TGATCAAATCCACTTCCTAATTTCAAATGTTTCAAAGTTGATGGAAGATGATTAATTGGATAATTGAAAGTATGCGAATGCAACATATGCAATATATGCAAATTGTGTGGAAGATTATCAATGGATTGATTGAATCCCCAACCTAATATTAAAGTATGTAAATTCTTAGGAAGATTATCAATTGATTGATTAAATTTTCCTATTGAATAAAAATATAATGTATGAAGATTAGGAGGCAACTTGTTTACCGATTGATTGAAATGATTTCCTAAATATAAAGTATGAAGTGCAGAAGGTAAATTGTCAATTGAATGATTGAAATTCCATCCATTTAATTTTAATGTATGAAGATTAAAAGGTAACTTGTCTACTGGTTGATCAAAATCATCTCCTAAAATTAATGTATGAAGAGTAAAAGGTAAATCGTCAATTGGAAAATTATAATTTTCTCCTAATTCTAAAGTATGTAAATTGGAAGGAAGTTTGTTGATTGGATATTTGCATTTACGTGTTAATGTAAATGTGTGAAGGTTTGGCGGAAGTGTACTAACATCATTGTTTGATCCTAATATAATAAAAATAGATGATATATAATCATCCAATTTAAAATATTCATATTCATATAATGTACGATAAATAAAACTTAAACTTTCATTTGATATATTTTTGTATATGCCTTTGCATCGTGATATTTTTTTACATGTTTGATAAAATTCTAATGTTGTCAAATATGGAGATAATTTATCTATAGTTTTGTTGATCAAAATATTAATTTCATTTATGTAACTATGTATATCATCTATTGGTTTCATATCTTCTACAAGAAATGAATATTGATATAACAAAATAGTACACAGTTCAATATTGATATTGGTAGGTATAAATTTTGTATGTACAATGTGTTCAAAATTATGTTGTGATTTTAATTTTACTTTTGAAACTAAATTGTATATACATTTATTAGTAGTAAATAAATGATAATTATCAAGATCGTCCAACATAGGAGATAATTTGTATAAAGTTATATCATGTGTTAATAGATGTAAAATGTTACTCATGATTAATCAGATTGATTTATACATTTATTAACACATGGTATAATAATCACATTTTTTGATTCATATAATAATTTTAATCTCAAATTACAATGCATTCAACCATATCATACGTTTCACACGTTTGGCATCTCTATTTTGTTTATCAGTAAAAAATTCTTTTAATTCATCAATATCTTTTGATCGTTCTACCAATAATTTAGATGCATCATTCCATTCTTCATTGTTATATAATCCTTCACGATTTTTATAATTATGTATAGCCATATCTTTATTGAATTCTCTTACCATCGTATTATAATAATCATTTTCTTGATCTATACAATATTTCCAAGATCTTGTAGTAGATGGATCAGTATTTACAATAGATCTTAATTTTCCCAAATCATTTTGTCTTTTCTTTAAAGCTTCACCTATGATATTTCCTTCTTCTTTACTTTTGTATAATCCTTCTTTGCATTTGTAATTATGAATAGTTATATCGTTTTCTAATTTTCTAGCATATTTTGCAATATAATTTTCAGATGTTTTTTGTTCTTGTTCATCAGATTTATTATTTACAGGATGAGTAGAACGATTGCCCATTTTATTTTTGAACTATACTTCAAAGTATTTATATACCAATTGCATTTTTCAAATAAATGATTTATTTGAAAAATATATTCATTGTAGAGAATTACAATTCTTGTACCAATACCGTGCCTGATATTATATTTGATGCACCTGTAAATGAGAAAGATAATGTAGTTGCAGTTGTAGTTTGATACACAGCCATTGTATTTGTACTACCTGTAAATGAAACGGATCCACCACTCAAAAAGGATGAACCAGAATTATATTTAGTTCCTCCAATAACTGGATATAATTCTGTATTTATTAATCCTATAGTTGCATTAACATGCGCTGATATTTTATATAAAGTATTCGCATTTAATGAAATTGTTCCTCCTGAAGAAGTTACGCCGCCTACAGATGCAACTGATGTATAATATAATGGAGATACAGCTCCTGTTGCGACTAATGTACCTGCATAATAACTCTTTGGTCCAGTAGCAATATTATATCCATTAATTGTTTGAGCACTTGTACTTGCACTCATAATAAAACTAGCATTTGTACCTACATCTGGCATAGTATATGTTCTATTTGCTGCTGGAGTTGTACCAGCCATTATATATACTGGATCATTCATGGCAGCTGTTTTATTTGGATTGAATAACCAAGGTCCGCGAAGACCTAATGAATAATTATTATTTCTACTTGAATTGGTGTCAATTGTAAAATGTTCTCTATTTCCACCAGATAATAAAGGAGTTGTAGTGGTTCCAAGAAAATTCGAAAGAAATGCAATTGGAATTGGAGCAGCTGCTCCATTGTTTACTGCAGCAAATGAAAAATAAGTTGGAAATAATTCTTGTCCGCCTGATGCATTATACGGACCATTACCTATTACACCTCCAATACGTAATTGTGCAACTTGACAATTTGCCGGAATAGGTACAGTATCATTGCTTTGATTAGTCGATTGTATAGTAAGTACAGCAATATTGTCTCCTTTTTGTTCAAATCCTGGACCTGTAAATGGAGTAGCGGACCAATCCCGATTGTCAGATCCAGAAAAGAATGCTCCAGATGTAACATTTGCATTTAGTCTACCCGTATTTGCTGTACTTGATAAAGTAAGTGCTCCTGCGATAGTTTGTCCTGCTGCACTAGTACTCATAATAAAATTTGCATCTGATCCAACATCTACTAAACTATATAATCTACTAGCTGCAGGTTCAGCACCACCAAATACTGCATAAGTTCTTCCATTACTGCCAATTGGATAATATGTGGCTCCAACTGTTACTCTTCCAAGATTATCTCTGGCCACAATTGCACTTGCAGTATTTGCAGAAGTTGCTGTAGTTGCACTATTACTAACTTTTCCTGATGTAGATATTGTAGCCAATTTCGTATCTGCAATAGCTGCAGCAACATCGATATCTGCATTGACCACAAGAGAGGAGCTCAATAAACCGGATGCATCATTGTGTAGTACACCTGCTGTAGTAAGTGTACTTATTGTAGGTGCAACACTTAATGTAAAAGGACCACCAATGGTTTGTCCTGTAGTACTCGTAGACATAATAAAATTTGCATTCGCACCTACATCTACAAGGTTATATCTTCGTATCGCTGTCGGGTCCACACTGTCTATAATATATTGAACAGTAGACGTAGATGTATCATATTTCCACAATTCTCCAAATACAGATAATCTATTTACAGTTGTACCGCCACTACTGTTGCGTGACATAATTGTATTGGCTGTATTTAAATCTGTAGCTGTAGTTGCACTATTTGCAACTTTGCCTGCTGTAGATATTGTTGCCAATTTAGCATCTGTAATCGTTCCATCTGTAATATCTGCATTTACAATATTTGAAGTCGATAATAAACCAGATGAATCTGTATGAACTATACCTGCAGAATTTAATGAAGATAATGTTACATTTCCAGCGACAGTTTGCCCTGATGAACTTGTACTTAGAATAAAATTAGCATTTCCTCCAGCATCTGGCATTGTATACGTTCTGTTTGCTGCAGGACTAGATGCAACATTTATCATAATATAATTTCCACCGGTTGCTGCCAACTGTGGACGTGTATAAATTTGACCACAAGATATATTCCCATCAGTTCCTCTAGTAACAATTGTATTAAATGAATTAAAAGGTGTAGCAGTTGTGGCCGAATTAGCAACTTTTCCGGCTGTAGATATTGTTGCTAATTTAGTATCTGCAATAGCAGCAGAAGCATCAATATCAGCATTTACAATCGAAGAAGTGGATAATAATCCTGCTGAACTAGTATGAACTACACCAGCAGAATTTAATGCTCCTAATGTAACTGGTCCTCCAATTGTTTGTCCACTTGTACTTGTACTCATAAGAAAATTAGCATTTGCCCCTACATCGACAAGACTATAACTTCGAGATGTAGTGAATGCTGGTTGTTTGATGTAAATATATGTATTTCCAACTCCAGTACTTGATTTCAAATAAATATCATTATTGAAACCTGCTACTCCATTTATAGATAGCACTTCTCCTGAAAATGCAAGAGGAGCTGTTGTTCCAATACGAACTTTGCCTACATTAATTGCTCCAGGATCTGTAGTATCGCGAGCTACAATTGCACCTGCTGTATTTAAAAATGTAGCAGTTGTAGCTGAATTAGATACCTTGCCAGAAGTAGAAATAGTTGCTAATTTAGCATCTGTAATAGTACCATCTGTAATATCTGCATTTACAATTGAAGAAGTGGATAATAATCCATTTGTATCTGTATGTACAAGGCCAGAACTATTTAATGAAGATAAAGTCAATCCACCACCGATAGTTTGAGAAGCACCGGTACTCATAATAAAATTGGCATCACGTCCTACATCCAGAAGATCATAATGCCGCGTTGCAGTTGTAGCTGCAGGTACAACAATTAATGGAAATGTAGGAGTTGTAAGATTTGTTAACCACAATTCATCTTTTGCAAACACTCTATTAAATGAACCATTGCCTCCTCCATCTCGTAATACAATTGTATTTCCAATTGGACTTGTTGTAGCTGTAGTTGCAGAATTGGCAACTTTTCCAGCAGTTGAAATAGTTGCTAATTTTGTGTCTACTATAGCTGCAAAATCATCGATATCTGCATTTACAATCAAAGATGTAGATAATAATCCATCTACATCATTATGTACTACACCTGCAGGTGTAAGAGTATCTATAATTAAATTATTGATTGCAATATTTCCATTGCTATCTCTTAATGCAATTGTATCAGGAGTAGAAGATGTTGTAGCAGTTGTTGCACTATTTGCAACTTTTCCAGATGTAGATATTGTTGCCAATTTAGCATCTGTAATCGTTCCATCTGTAATATCTGCATTTACAATTAATGATGTAGATAAAACACCCCCTGAAGAATTATGAACTATACCTGTAGTATTTAATGCTACTAATGTAGCATTGTTTGCACTAAAATTACCTGAAGAATCCCTTGTAATAATCGCGTTAATAACATTTCCACCTGTTGCTGATGTTGCAGTATTCGCTACCTTTCCTGAAGTAGCTATTGTAGCTAATTTAGCATCTGTAATAGTTGTATTGGTAATATCATTGTTTACGATTAATGATGTAGATAATACTCCTCCTGCAGAATTATGAACAACTCCGGTTGTACTTAATCCTACTAATGTAGCATTGTTTGCACTAAAATTTCCTGAAGAATCACGTGTTACAATTGCGTTTATTACATTTCCACCAGTTGCAGATGTAGCTGTATTAGCAATTTTACCAGCAGTTGATATTGTAGCTAATTTCGAATCTGCAATAGTTCCATCTGTAATATCATTATTTACAATTAATGATGTAGACAATACACCTGCAGACGAATTATGAACTATACCTGTAGTATTTAATCCTTCTAAAGTTGCATTATTTGCAACAAAATCGCCACTTGCATCTCTTGCTACAATTGCATTTGCAGTATTTGTATTTGTTGCTGTAGTAGCTGAATTATTTACTTTACCAGCAGTTGATATTGTAGCTAATTTAGCGTCTGTAATAGTTGTATTGGTAATGTCTGCGTTAACAATTAAAGAAGTAGATAAAACTCCGCCTGCAGAATTATGAACAACACCTACAGTATTAAGTCCAACTAATGTAGCATTATTAGCACTAAAATTTCCACTTGCATCTCTTGTCACAATTGCATTTACAACATTTCCACCAGTAGCTGAAGTTGCAGTATTAGCAACTTTTCCGGTAGTTGATATTGTTGCTAATTTAGTATCTACTATGCCAGCTGCAGCATCTATATCTGCATTTGTTATCAATGAACTTGAAATAGATCCTGTAGATGAATTATGTAAAACACCTGGAATAGTCATATCTGTTAAATTAATTCCATTTGTGAAACTAGTATTTACTGTAATTATATCATTGAAAATACCAGTTGGTCCAATATCACCTTTCGATCCTGTTGGGCCAATATCACCTTGTGGACCTGTATATCCAGTATAACCGGTTGCACCTGTGTTTGCAGCAGATCCTGGTTGTCCAATTGGACCTGTATATCCAGTATATCCTGTTACACCTTGTATACCTTGAATACCCTGTGGGCCTGTATATCCAGTATAACCCGTATATCCAGTAGGTCCAATATCACCTTTAATACTTATTCCTTGTGCACCTTGTAATCCTTGTGGGCCTGTATTGCCTTGTATACCTTGATTTCCTTGTGTGCCTGTTGCCCCTGTTGGTCCACGTGCACCTATAGGACCCGTTGATCCTGTTGCGCCTGTATTTGAATTTGTTCCATCTGCACCTCTTGGTCCAGTGTATCCAATTGGACCAATTTCGCCTTGTAAACCAGTATAACCAATTGGACCTGTTGGCCCTAATTCTCCTTGTATTCCTTGTATACCCGTAGGACCAATATCACCTTGTATTCCTTGTGGGCCAATATCTCCTTGTAAACCTTGTGGGCCTGTATATCCTGTGTAACCAGTAGGACCTATTTCGCCTTGAATGCCAGCGCCTGTTGGCCCTAAATCTCCTTGCGGTCCAATTGGACCGGTTGCACCTGTATTCGAGGCAGATCCCGGCAAACCAATTGGACCTGTTGGTCCTATATCTCCTTGTGCACCAATTGGTCCGGTTGCACCTGTATTTGAAGATGTTCCTGCTGGACCGGTTGCCCCAGTATGTCCAATAAAATTTAAATCTGGAAATTGTGTACTATATATAGCAGTTGTTCCTAATAATGTAGAATTGTCAGTTCGTTGATCTAGAACTAATTTGACTTTGAAATTTTGATTCTGATCAGATGATGTTGACATTTACTTGTTTTATTGAATATTATATATTTTTTTAATTGTAAAAAATAGTGTTAGAAAAATAAAAATTAGCGACCAAAGCAAAAAATTTTACATGTCAGAAATATCATCATCACAACAAAATTATAAAACAATATTAGATATACATAATGACATTTATCCATTAATGAGTAACGATACTCTTTATCTTGCAGAATATAATTATACATTATTACCTATTATCAATTCATTTCGTATCATATTTAATAATCATTCGAATATGTCCAAATTTTTTGGAGTAGCAAACTATACACCAGAAGAACAACAAAATATGAAACAATATACTGCTGAATATACTCGATTAATTCAACGATTTGCAACTAAATATAATATTAATATACCTTTACAAGATAATTCATGTACAGTATGTTCAAATTGTGGAACTGAAGATTTTATTTATCAATCCAATATGATGGTATGTGTATCATGTGGAAATCAAACCGAATCAGATTGCAATGATTCAGTCAACTTTAAAGAAACCAATAATAAATCCAATGTACAAAAATATAAATATTCAAGAATTACACATTTCACAGATACATTGAATCAATATCAATGTATTCAAACAAAAGTTATATCTGATCGTGTTTATAAAAGTCTTGAAGAATGGTTTGAACGCAATCGATTAGATATCAAGAAAAGTACTCGAGATTTAATGCGAAAAGCTTTAGGAGAAACAAAAAATTCCAAACATTATGAAGATTTGAATTTAATTTATAATTATTATACTGGAATAAAAACACCTGATATTAATGCTATTCGTGAAGATCTTATTGCTGATTTTACAGCTATATTAGATGTTTATGATACATTGGAAGAACAAGTAGATAGAGTAAACTTTTTGAATGTACAATATGTATTGTTTCAATTATTGAAACGACATAAAATCGAACAATCAATCAATGCAGAATTTGAAATTCTAAAAACAAAAGATAGATTGAAATTACATGACAAAATTTATAAATTAATTTGTGCCAAATTGGATTGGACATTCGAACCTGTAGTATAGTTTACAATTTAAATTTATACACATCATTGCCAATATGTAATTCTTGCAATTTATTTGGATAATATGAAATAAGATGATCAAAATTTCTACTTACTTTTAATATACAAAGATTCAGTGGCAATTTATATATAGGTTGATATCTTCCTGGCAATATTAAAGTATGAATACTATTAGGAAGATCATCTAATAGATCATTATAAAAATCCAATGTTAATATTCGCAATGTTTTTGGAAGTTTATTTATTGGTTGACTAAAGTTTCCACCAATGTTTAATGTATGTAAAGTTGGCGGAAGATTATCAATCGATTGATCATAAAAATACCCTAAACTTAATATTTTAATACTTTTAGGCAATTTATCAATAGGTTGATTAAAATTGCCACCTAATTCTAAAGTATGAAGATTTACTGGAAGATTTTCAATTGATTGGTTAAATCCATTTCCTATTTTTAATATACGAAGATTTGTAGGAAGATGGTCGATAGATTGGTTGATCAAATTTCTTAATATTAAAGTATGAAGATTTGGTGGCAAATCATCAAGTGAATCATTATAAGTACTTTCTATTTCTAAAGTATGCAAATTGTATGGTAAATTCTTAAATATTCCTGATGATGACAATTGAAATAATAATAAAGTATGAAGGTTTGGAGGAAGAGCTCCCGAATTATAAAAAATGGATGATACATGTTCATTTAGTTTAGCTTGTTCAAAATCTCCTATTTGCATAAAATAAAATAATAAAATCTCATCGTTTATTACTTCTTTATAAATAGTTTGCATACTAGTTCTATTACAAGTAAAATAATAATTTAACACTTTGATATGCGATAAATTATTAATAACGATTTGATTAATAGAATGATTAAGTTCAGATATATATGAATATATTTCAGTTGTCGGTTTCATTTCGTTCTTGAGATTTGGATAATAATAGAATAAAATATTAATCATTTCAATGGTAATATTAGTTGGTATAAATTTGGTTTTTGCAATGTATTCGTATTTGTGTTCTGATTTTAATTTTACTGCAGGCGCTAACATATAATTATAATTATTAGTTGTAAATAAATGATAATTGTCCATATCATCCAACATAGGAGATAATTTATATAGTACAATATCTTGTGTTAATAATTGTGTAAGATAACTCATGACGAATGTATTTTTTTTCAAATAATATATTTGAAAAAAAATTTCTTTGAATATAATTTTATAATAACATTTTTTATTGCAATCAAAATATGATGTCTGACTCGTATTGTTTTTGTTGACAGTTGATAAAGACGAATTTCCCATATTATTATTTGAAATAAAAATGTGTTATGTGGTTGAAGCTTTATCGTTTAAATAATCACACAAGTTTGCCATTTCTTCTTCTTTTATCAACAATATTTTTAATTCGTATTTTTGATTTATCGTTAGAGGGCTCGATTTCCCTTCATTATCATCAATCATAATATTAACAGAATTTTTCAAATCTTGTATAATTTGATTTCTTTTATATATAATAGTACGTTTCAAATCATTCAATTCATTTTCTGTTTTCTCATGTGCATTGATACTAAAAGATAATTCTTTCTTCAATATTATATTTTGTGATAATGATTCTTCATATAATTTAGAAATTGCATGAAGAGTTTTAGTATTTTCATTTAATGCCTTTTCTGTTTCAGCAAATCCTTTTAATAAATCTTCAACTGTAGTCATTTCTTGAAAATTTTGTATAAATAAAATAAAAATAATTGAAATCATTTTTTTTGATTAAATTTTCAAATGAAAAAAAAATGATTTCAATTATTTTTCATAATGATGTATTCTATATTTCAAAATGAATAATTCAAAACAACATAAAGATTTCAATCAAATATTATCTCATGATATTATATTATATGTATTATCTCCAATGTTATATAATAAAGACAAATATAAATTATTTTCTGCCAACAAATATAATTACAATGTGTTAGCTCCAAAAATAAAATTAAATAGTTATTACAATTATGATAATGGTCCAATAACTAATTTTAAACGTAAAAAAATTTTTATTTATAATTCTGAACAAATTCAGAATTATAAATTGAATAATGATATTCGTTCTATATCTTATCGTAATAATGAAATTACAAATATGCATAAATTAGCAATGTTTCCACATCTTAAAAAAATATTTTTTCTTTATCCACGTTTTGATAATTCATTGGATGAGTTGCCGAATACTGTTGAAGAAATTTATATAAGTAGTTTATTCAATCAACCTATTAATTATCTTCCTTCAAATCTTAAAAAATTTCAATTGGAATCGTCAACAATGTTTCTTAGAGATTCATTTAATCAACCTATAAACAAATTTCCTTCAACGATCACACATTTAAGATTAGATTCATGTTTCAATTATCCAATTGATTTTATTTGTACAAATTTAGAAGAGTTAAGATTAGGAGATTATTTCAATTACTCAATCAATCATCTTTCTCCAACTTTAAAATTTCTTAAAGTTGGTGACGCATTTGATCAAGATATTGATTTTTGTAGTTATATTAATCTTGAAACATTAGAATTTGGAAGCAAATTTAATAAACCTATTGATAATAAACTTCCTACCAGTTTGAAAACTCTTAAACTTTCACATTATTTCAATCAATCAGTTGATCATTTACCATCTAATCTTCATACATTAAAATTAATTGGATGGAATTTCGACCAACCTGTTGATCATCTGCCAACAAACTTACATACATTAAAATTAAGTGGTTATTGTTTTAATCAACTTATTAATCATCTACCTGCAAACTTGCATACTTTGGATATAAATGGTTATTGTTTCAATCAACCAATTGATCATCTGCCAACAAACTTACATACATTAAATTTAGGAAAGAAGTTCAATCAACCATTAGATAATCTTCCAGTGAATTTGAAAGAATTAATTATAGGAGATGAATATAATTATCCATTAAATAATCTTCCTTTGAATTTACATACTTTAGAATTAGGATTTCAATTCTTTCATTCTTTGGATAAATTGCCAGACAGCATTGTAATATTAAGACTTTATTGGCGACATGTATATTGCAAATTATTAAACAAATATCCTAAGAATCTTGAATCGATACAAGTACCGTTTCTTAAACAAAAGGATAGGTTTACACATATTCCAAAACATATACATATAATATATGAAGATTTTCATACAATATAAAAATTTTTAAGATTAAAAGAATTAATCTTAAAAATACACAGGACAAATATGAGAATGATCAGATCATCTTTTAATAATTTTCTGTTAATTGAACATTCTTGAAAGATGATCGAATCATTCCATATTTATGAGTAGATGTAGATGCCAACCCAACATAATATTCTTTGCTCATATCTATTGTAGATTTTCCATTTTGATGAGCGATCCAAGTTATCCCATCAGACGATATATAATTTGTGAGTGTATTTCCAATTTTACTTATTTTCATCCAATATGGAGATGCAGGAAGAGGTATTGTTGTTTTTGCTGTTATTCCTGCTTTAGTTTTTCTATATAAACAAACTGTTGTTTTATCACCGGGAGTAGTTCCCATAAATGAATGTTCAGAATTAGGATCTAATGTATTACGAATCATAACACCCAATCGAGAATGAGAACTTAAATATGTACAATCTACCAATGCTACAATAGTACAATCTCTATCCATCTTTTTGTAAATATAATGGAAATTATCTTCAGTGCCTTCGATAATTAATCCATATGATGTAGATACAAACTCTCCGTCTAAATATCCAGCTGTTCCAGAATATAATGGAAGAATAGTACCAATATCGTGTGCATCCCATCCTTTTGGTAATGGAGCAGGAATTATTTCAGTCTTCAAAATAGACCATTTATCTTTGCCAAGCCCTACTCCATAAATATCACCTGTACGTCTAAATCCATATTCATCGATACTTACATATGATAAATAACCTTGTAAATCATAACCTGCTGGTCTATCTTTGAATGAAGATGATCGTAATAATCTAGCATTACCTGAACATATAGATACAATAGTTCCTTTATTATCAGACATTGCATAATCAATTACAGGAACTTTTTGACTATCTGATGTATTGTTACGATTTACATTCAATCCAATATCTTTGTCCCATATTTTGCCATTCCATGCTTTCCAATCTTTAAGTAAATATCCAGGATTTCCTTCATGATCAACTAAAACACATGTTCTAGATTCAAGGAATGGAGGTGCATCTGCAGTTTCTAATATATCTGCTGTATTTGGAAGATTTGGAATAGATCGTAATGGAAATCCTTTAATTAAACTCTTATCTTTTCTTCTCCAATTAAATCCATAATCATCTGTTACTGCATAAATGGCACTATTATTTCCATCTAATTTTGGATTATTACTAATACCTGTTACAAGATGTAACTTGTTATCTTTATCGAATGTAAGATTCGATAGAAATCCTTGATAAAATGGAGGTGTGCCGATCCCGCCGTTGTCCCAGACTAAAATTTTACCATAAATTCCTTTTCTTGTATCTTGAGCTAATCCTCCAATTGCAGACCATGTACAACTTCTTTCATTGTATTGAAATAATCCAAATCCCATTTCCCCCGGAACATGTCCACCAATAATCGCTCTTACACGACTAGAATAAAACATATTTCCAGTAGAATCACAGAAGAATCGACCATAAGTAAAACAGCTACCAGGAGGAGTATATGGCGAACCTTTATAACCAACGAAATCGAAACCTTGAGTAACATCTTCAGGCAATTTAGATTTCCAATAGAGCATATCTTGGAATTGATATCTTGGAATATAAGGAGCTCCAGTTGTATTGCTATAATTATGCATATCTCCCGTTGCATGAATATAACCATCGCGATCTACACCAATAGAAAATCTATGATGCCCATCATTTTGAACAGTATAATCAGGTTTAGGATCAATAGGAGACATTTTAACTTCTCCTGAATCGTTGATTTGTACTATCCATGGTCTTTGTCCGCCATCTATCCATGCAAAATATGTACTATCTTTATAATGTATTAAACTCGTGTATTGTGTGTCGCTGCTTGTACCTACAGAAGGCAAATCCCAAATAATAGATGTCTTAAGTATTACTTCTTTTTGATAACTTGACATTATTATTATCATTGAATAACATAATTATGTTTTTTATTAGTTTTAAAATATTATATAACATATATTATATACACTAATAATTATAGCAATATAACATTTTAAAATCTACTCTTCATTATGTAAATTTTACCTTAAAAAATGTATATTTATATACAAATACATAAGTTCAATAATAAATGCTTTCCGCCGAAATTAAAGAATTCCTTACCTTACATACTAAAGCAAGCAAATATGTAGATGATATAAACCGCAAATGCACTCATATATTTCGTTCTGGAAAAAATAAGGGAAAATCCTGTGATCAAATTCAATGTAAAAGACATAAAAACTTAATTCCATAATAAATTGAGATAATTTATATAATGAATACATTCATTATATAAATTTTTTGCCATATACAATATATGTTTTTTAATGTTAATCAAAGAACAAATATTCAATAGTTGAAAGTTCCTCGATGTTGTTGTAGTCAGTATAGTGCTCGATTGTCGATTTCAATAGTTGATATCTATGATCCAATTCTTCTTTATTAGGAATGAGAATGTTATCTTTGTCAAATTCGAAACAACCTATTCTTGTTTTTGTTTTATCAGGATTGAATCTAATCATAACCATAGGACGATCTGCTAAATCTGTAAAGATTTCGTTTGTTCTAGTTTCTTCACAGACAGAATCATAAGATTTGTGTGCATCTTCATCTATTTCTACAATAATTGTATGTGTTATAAATTCAAAGAAAATATCAGGCCGACGCTTTGAACATGCATTTACTGTCTTATCATAAGAAGTTATAGTGAAATCTTGTTTTAATAATTCATGGAGATAGTTTTGTTTTCGTTTAAATTTATTGGGTATATTTGCATCAGGATATAATTGATGAAAACAATCTCTACAATAAGGATGAGTTTTAGCCTGCTTGCATACTATGTAAAAATTACACTGTTTGCAAAAAGGAGTTCTGTTAGTTGCACATCTATAACATTTTCGTTTCTCTATATTATGTTTGCATATACGTGAACCTTTGCACTCTTTACATGTTGATTTTATTCGTTCGTGTTTACAATAATCATTGCCTTTGCACGTTTTGCAACAGGCCTTTCTTTTATTATGTTCGCACATTTCACTTCCTTTACATTTTATACATCTTGATCTTATTTTTTGATGTTCACATATACTTGCACCTTTGCATTCTAAACATCTATGTTTTCGCTTATTATGCAAACATATCGATCCGCCTTTGCATTCAGTACATTGAGATTTAGTCCTATTATGTTGACAAAATCGTGAACCTTTGCATTCCTTGCATGCAGATTTTACTTTATTGTGCGGACATATCGAGGAACCCTTGCATTCAACACATCGATCTTTTATTTTATCATGCATACAGAATTGTGACCCTTTGCAATCGCGGCAATAGAGTTTTCTTTTTTTATGCTCACAACATAAAATTAAATCTTTACCATTCCATCTGTAAATTTTGTTATTTTTCATATAAAAATTTTTAACAATCCATTTATTTTTGTCGACAGGAATATCTTCTATCAAAAGATTGTCAAATTGCTCGTTGATATTATTCATTTTTTTTTGATAATGGTGGAGTTATTGATTAATATTTCGAATATTTAAATGCTATATTCGAAATAATACTATAAAAATTTATTGTAAATTTTGTCCATTTAATGTTATATTTGAAAAACTAGCTCTGATACTTCCATATCTATGAGCCGACTGGCATGCAAACCCGATGTAATATGATCCATCTTCATTTGTTTCTAATCCAATGAATCCATTCAAATGTAATGTCCAATCTTTGCCATCTGCAGAAATATACATTTTCATACTTTTAGTATTACCATCACAATCAATCTTAACCCATAATGAATCTGTTTTACCTACTAATGGTTGAGAATATTTATATGAATTAAATTTGTTTCGTAAAGTTATACGGCTCTGCCATTCTCCTGGAACTACACTCATAAAACCATGTAAACTTTTGGAATCAAGAGATGTTCTTGCCATTAATCCTAAACTAGCATGTGCACTTAAATATGTAGAATTAAGTAAAGCAACTAATGAATTAACACCTGTTACTTTCTTATAAACATATCTGAATGAATCATCAGTGCTATCGATTATTCCACCATACGATTCGCTAACAATTTCATTGTTTAAAAAGCCAGACATTCCTGAATAAAGTGGTTGAATTGGACCTAAATCTTCAGCTGTCCACCCTTCTGGCAATGATGCTGGTAAAACTTGTGTTTTCATAATTGCTAATGCATTTGTATCTGGATTAGTAGCAAGTCCATAAATGTCTCCGGTTCTACGAAGAGAATATTCATCAACACTAAAATATGACTTAAATCCTTTGACGTCATGACCTGTAGGTTTATCTTGAAAGTTTTTGGCTAAACAAATTCTAGCATTTCCGGACACAATAGATACAATAGTACCCTTGTTGTCGCCATAAGCGTAATTAGGAACTGGTACACCTGGTTCTCCATTAGGAACATTACGATTAACATTTAATCCAATATTGGCATCCCATTTTTCTCCATTCCAGGCTTTCCATGTGTACATAACATAACCTGGATTACCTTGAGCATCAACCACAACACAATTCTTATCGGCAATAGGAGCAGGAATTCCATCATAATTTTCAACTAAATCGGCTGAACTAGGTAATCCTTGTGTTGCTTGCAAAGGTAGTTTGGCAATTGCTGTGCCATCTCTATGAGTCCATGTATTTCCGCCATCGGCTGATACAGCATAAATTCCCGAATTGTTACCAGCATAAGTTGGATCACTATTGAATGGAGTAAATAAATGCAATTTGTCATCTTTATCGAATGTTAGGTTGCTTAATACAGCCTGATACCATTTTTCAGGAGCGAATCCAGCCAATTCCCAAACTAACACTTTGTGATAAACACCTTCTCGAGATTTTGGTGGATAATCTCCTAATGTAGACCAAGTACTTGTTGTTTCATCATATTGGTAAACCCCCAAACCCATTTTTCCTGGCAAATGTTGTCCTTCAATGGCTGCAACACGAGCATTTAAATATAATGTTCCAGTCGAATTATAAAAGAAACGAGGATAAGTCCATCCTGCTCCATCTGGAATTTTTGTGTATTCTTTGCCAATAAAATCAAATCCTGTAGAAATATCATTCGCATTCTTTGATTTCCAATATGTAATTGGAGCATTTGCATATCTTGGATTTGTAATGAAATTTTGTGAATTATGCATACCACCTATTACATGCACAAATCCAATCTTATCTACAGCAATAGATAATTTGTTATGACTATTATTCTCTATAACAATAGTTGGATCAGCATCCAAAGGAATAGTTTGTGTAGTTCCATCATCTTTAATTTCTACTACCCATGGGCGAAAAGAAGAGTCAATCCATGGAAAATATGTTCTATCTTCGTAATGAATTACACCCGTATGCTGCACATCCCCAGACAAACCAACGTTAGGTGCTGTCCATACGACACTTGTCTTGACAATTGATTCTTGATTCATATTTTAATAAAGGTATCTTTAATAAAAAAATTTAATATTTATTTTATATCAATATGCTCTTAATGCATGCATTTTTCGCTGTATTACATTAGCAAAATTTGAACCATATTGTTTAATCAAACATTGACAAATGTTGGGTGGTATGTTTTCCAAAGGTTGATTGAAATAATAACCTAATTTTAATACTTCAAGTGTTGATGGAAGATTATTAATAGATTGGTTAAAATGATAACCACATCTTAATTGTTGAAGATTAGGTGGCAAATTATCTATAGGCTGATTAAACGTATCTCCCATAATTAATATTCGTAAATTAATTGGAAGATGATCAATTAGTTTATTAAAATAATAACCTAATTCTAATTTTTCAATTGATGTCGGCAAATTATTTATTAATTGATTGAATTGTTGAGATGTTCTTAATTTTTTGAGTCCATTAGGAAGATTATCAATTGTTTGGTTGAAGCATCCATATTCATACATTTTTAATGATCGAAGCGTAGATGGTAACTTATCTATTGGATGATCGAAATATTTACCCAATTTTAATTTTTGAAGAGTTGGAGGAAGGTTGTCTATTGTTTGATTGAAGTCATCACCTAATATTAATACTTTAAGATTTATTGGCAAATTGTCAATTGATTGATTAAAACATTCACCTACTTGTAACATTTCAAGTGATAATGGCAAATTCGGTAAGAGTTGATTGAAATCATGCCATAAACTTAATATTCGAAGTTTAGATGGAAAAACAAAAGGAGATTTGTAGAAAATTGAATCTTTGTAAACTTTAAATTTGTTGCGTAGTATTAATCTTTCTGTATGAATATATTTTGGATCAATATACCACGAATTTATATTTGTAACTATGAATTTTATGTTACGAGGAATAAAATATGAATTGTATAAAGTTACTTTTGGAGCTAATGTATTATAACTATATTTATTAATTGAAAATAATCTCCAATTATCTTTATCTCTTAACATTGGAGCTAACATATGTATCATTAAATCATCAGTAATATTATTCATCATTTTGAAACAAAATAGTTGTAATTCGTCGATATATGTTTCACTTTTTTGCTAAAATATTTTTTTTATAATCGTATATTGTAAGTAGAAATATGACATCAAGTTCAGACAATATACCAAATACTCTCGCGTTAAGAGATAATGACGCAAACGTTCATGCCAATCAATTAGTATTATGGGACCATGGTGGTTCATTATATCACATAAAATTAACAGGTTGGTCTGCTGCAAATGCAACTGCCACTATTCCAGAAATTACAAATAATGCCAATTTTATCATGTCAAGTGGATTATCAACTCAATATATAGATAGTCAACTTATTTTATCTGATGTTGCTGGAGCAGGAAGTGTTCTTGTAAATAGTTACGGAAAACTCACAAGTTCCGAATCGGATGAAGTTTATCCACATTTAATTTCTGGAATAATGGGCAATGGTACAACGACTCCATTCTATAATGCAGCAGATAATGCACAAATTCAAGCAGCGATTGATTCAATTCAATCCAATAATAATTTATCAGGCTTAGTTAAGTTTAGTGCCTTTAAATACGATGTTAAAAGTTCAAGTAATGTTGGTTCGAATATATCTTTCAAAGGCGTACTCGCATGTGTTTCTGATACCAGAAAAGGCACAAATATTTTTAATAACATAGCAATATCAACACCTGTTCTCAATATGACTAATGGATCTGAAAATACATCTGTTGAAAATATTACATTTTATTCTGAAGTTTATAGTAGTATAACATATGGGTATGGAATTGTATATAATCAATCTGTTCAACATTACAAAGTAAAAGAAAGTGTATTCCAAGGATTAGGTGAAGGAATTAGAATTGCGGCAACAAATACATATGGTGATATTAAAGATAACAAATTCGTCAATTGTGGTGCAGGTATTGATTTTGCCGATTATACATCATCAAATTCTGCAACAGAACATGTAAAAATTATGAATAATTTATTCAAGAATAATAAATATTGGGGACTGAATATCAATCAAGGAACAATTGCAAAGAATATAGTTATCTCTCATAATAATTTTGAATCATGTACATCTACAAACAATACTGCATTGAATAGTATTGTTGATCCAATTAACACTTGGATTCCATTTAATTTCCAAACAGCTAAACGTGGTATGTTGTATGCAAGATGTAGAGATTCAATTATTTCACATAATACTTTCCAAGATGCTGGCATAACTACTTATATTCCCACAAATACTTTAGAATACACGCCATCAAATACAATTGCTTGGGGCGCTATAATTCAAGGAGGATTAAATAGAATTACCACTAATACATTTATTTCTAAAATACAAACAGAAAATTCAAGAACAGGTGGATTACTGGTTCTAAATGAAAATACTACAGATGTAATTGGAGGAGGTGGAATAGTTAGTCAAAATGATTTCAATGGTGTATTTGCATATAGTATTTTATTGTTTGCTGAACGATTACAATGTACGAATAATATTATTATTAATAAATTGGCAAATACAACAGGAGTAGGTATTATGTGTGCTGGATTTGATTGTGTTGTTAACGATAATCAAATTCATGGACAATCTATAGGTATTCAAGTTACTAGAACTGGCAATATAATTGGACATAATATATATAAACAAAATACAATTGATGTACAAATTGATTCAGGAGTTGACGGGACAATTGTTACTCTTGTACCTGGATTAAAATTACTTAATAATGGTACAAATACTATATTGGTTAATTCTGCATATACATCATCATCTGCACCAAATCCAGTTGTTATTACTGGTACAGGAACAATTAGTTCTCTTTCACATTAAATAAATCACAAACTTTCTTTGAAATTAAAAAATAATAGAGTTTGTGATTTATATTTACATATAACTTTCGTTGCAACGAATCGAGGTTACATTTCTCATGGCTCCGTGAACAACTGATTCAACTGTGCGAGCTGGACCAATTAATGGTACAAATTTTCCAACTACACCTGTTGAAGTAGTTGGTTGAGGTGCCCCATTTAAAGGAGGCGCATCTGGTGCAGATGCTGATGGTGCAAGTACAGTTCTACGAGTGTAAACCATATTTGGATTTTTATGAATGCGAAAACCGTTTGACATTGTGTTTAGATTAATGTATTGATTTATTTAAACATATTTCTTTTGGGAAAAAAAATATTTTAAACTTTTATAATCGAATCTTGATCTTCGTCTTTTCAATTTCATTACCATGAAGATCACTCAATATAGTTGTTGAAGCATAATTTGTATCTAAAATATCAAATCGTTTCAATAAATCAGATAGTTTGTTATATTTGTCTCTTTTACCTAATCGATTGAATGTACTACTAGTTGTTTTTTGTATTTTATGTTTACCAACATTCATTTCTTCCAATTTACTTTCTTCCATATATTTAATAATTTCTTCTTCTAATAAAGTTTTTCGTGTGCGAAATCCTTTCAATTGGATACTTAATTCTTTGATACGTTCATTCAATTGGTTGATTTCTTTGATATTGCCTTCCATTTTAATCGTCTACACTTAAGGCTTTAACATTTTAAAATAAATTATTTGAAAATATTTTCTATTGTTTAAAAACAATAACATATAAAACTCAAAATGAGTAACAATACAATTCCTGTGCGATTTAAGGAAATATTATTAAAATTTATTGGACAATTGAGTGAAATATATCCAGGTGATTTAGATTTACATTTATCTAATCATTTTGTAAAATTTATTCCTGTAGACGAATTGATTAAAGGTTATACTACATTTGTATTGCCACATATCGAATTAGCAAACAAACGAGATGTTAAATTTTTTGAAGAAGCTAAAAACAATAAATTTGCTTCTAAATTTTATGGTAAATTTCAAGATCGTTGGAAAGATATGCCAGAAGAAAATCGTACAATCACTTGGGATTTTATTGAATGTTTGAATAAATTAGCTTTGAAATATGCAGCATAATTATGAATGAAATGACACAAAAGAATGAAATGACATATAAAGAGTAAAACAAGATGTATTAATAAAAAGTTTTATATGCATTAACATTAAAAAGTGCAATTCATGGATATAACATACAAAATACCTTTGGTTATTATTGCTGCTATAATTGTAATCATTATGATGACATGGGGCAATCCATCAAAACATGTGCGTTCTGCACGAGAAAAAATTAAAGATTATTTTGGTACATCTATGATTATACCTTCAAACAGAAATATTTATTTTGCAAATGCAAATTTTCTTTCTGGTACACCTGATTCATATAATTATGCGAATAGAAATATAAATACATTTTCATCTATTCATAATCAACAGCAACCAACACAATCACGTTTTGGATATTCAGAAGAGAAATGCAGAAGTATATTGGAAGATATATTCAAAGTTCCTTTTCCAAAAGTTAGACCTGCATTCTTAAAGAATCCATATACGAATCGACCATTAGAATTGGATATGTATAATGATAAATTAAAGTTAGCTGTAGAATTTGATGGACAACAACATGCAGAATATTCATCTTATTTTCATAAAACACATGACGATTATATTAAACAAGTAGGAAGAGATAAAATGAAAGATGAAATGTGTAAAATGTATGGAATTAAACTCATTCGTATTCCACATACTGTAAAATATCATGAACTCGAATCATATATAAAATCTAGATTATAAAAAATCCCACAATTATTTTTTTACAAAATATTTTTTTCGTTTTGTAAAAAATTTTTATTCTTTCTTTACTTTAGGATTAAATTTTCCTGTGGGGGCTATCCATTCAGTCATTGCTGCTGTACCTTCATCAAACATATCTACAATCTTTTTACATTTCACATTTATCATACAAAAGTTAACATTGTTTCGTCTTATTTTACTTATTCGTTTCATTGCAAAACATAATATACCATTGATCATTACAGTTATATTATAGAGTAATCCAAATGATGAAGATGAAGGTTCATCGTCCAAATATACACCTAATGCAAGTATTGATTGATGAGGATATTGTTTTGTTGCATATTCTAAGGGAAATTGGTCTCCTAATGCACCATCTACATATAAATGTCCATTCTTTTCAAATGGACGGCAAACTATAGGTACACATGAACTCATTTCAATTGCTTCTATAATTTTCAATGTAGGATTTGTTTCATAATTGAGATATTCCAATGATTTTGTTGAAAGATTGAATGTTGTCATTGTAAGTTTATATGGATATAATTCATATAATTCTTCAAATGTCATATTAGCATAAGGTATATTGTTTTTGATATAAATGATAATATTAATGAGACTAATATTTTCTCGTAGAATCAATTGATATATTTCTAAAGGTGAATATTGTATACATAAAAGAAAAGATATAATGGATCCAATACTTGTTCCTATATATGCATTAAATTGAAGAGGATTAACATTTCCACGTTTCATTGACAATGCATGTAACATACCTATAAATATAACACCTTTATCACTTCCACCAGATAGACAAAGAATATCAAATGGTTGATTATATAAAAGTTTAATTGGATAGCATTCCATTTAAAAACGTAGTTATTGGGTGATAAGAAATATGTCTTTATCACCCAAAGAGGAAGAATTAAAATCACAATCTGTTCCTTTACTTCAAAATGAACGATTTTCATCATTAGATGAATTAAATGAACCTATTACACGAGTAATGACATCAGATGCGAAAATGGCAGAGATGTTTTATTCAATGAGGACGAATCCATTATCAAAGGAAATGAAAGCTGAAAATCAACCGATGGCTGCATATAGTGCATCGCTTTATGATATGGATAATGATAAATTTGATACAGCAGGAAATATTATTGTTAAATTTCATAAACAATATGTTATTGCATGTAATCCTGAAGAATCATTTGATAATCGTATTTATGCATTGAGATTTTTAGATTTAACACCGTATGTTCGTAGAGAATATTATCTTGAAAAAGCAATTTGTTCATTTTGGGATACTACTCATGATAAACCTGAAGAAGAAAAATATAATACTCTTTTTGGATTAGTTAATCCATTTAGTAATTTTGCTGTTAATGTATGTTATAATCATATTTATAAATCAACTGGGGGAAAAGATGATACTACTGGTATAACCCAATCAAAGATTGATTCTGCTATATATCTTTTGCAAAGCACACATGAAATCGAATATCATGAATATTTACTTGAACATGCATTGGATCAGTTAGGTAAATATAGATCCAAGTGTGCAGATGCATTATCACGAATTGGATTACCAAAGTATGCATTGAAAGGAAGAGAAATTTTAATGGAACTAGGTGGTCTTTCCAATGTTTTATACAACAATGAACAGAATATACATATGATATGTGATAATAGTATGAAATTAACTATTAAAGCTGTTATGGATAATATTACACTTGATGATGAAAATATTAAATATGCCGATGAATTATATGTTGCAATCTTTACTTTATGTAAACAACATGTGAGTATAAGTACAATGATGGAAGCTTATCGTTATTTATTAACAGATAGATATATTTTCTATGGAGCTACATCCAAAGATATATTATTTCGTTATTGGCATATAATGCGAACACAACTAAAAGAATCACAAGATAATTTTATTCAACGGGTAGGCGAAGAACTTGTTGATATGTGGCAAACTTGTACAACAGGTTATTTCATTAGAGTAATTAATATGGGTATTGGATTTGATGAACTCAAAGATTTTATCTTTATTCAATTTGAAGCAGACGTTGGAATGAAAAGTACAATTACACATAGAATACAACAATTATTATCTACAATGGATCAAGATGAAGCAGGAATTGTATTGGCAATGATGATAGATAAAGATGATCCTTCTGTAATTGATTTTGTTCAAAGTAAAGATATGTTAGATCTCAAAGAAAAATTAAAGAATGAACATTCTAATCTAACTTCAGAAATTGATTTTGAATTAACATTTGCACATACAGTGAATGAAATGTTCAATCTTTCTATGAGATAAAAGATATAGAATGCAAATGAAATGAAAAATATTTCGAAAAAAAATGTCGTTTAAAAAATGTGAAAGATATATAATAAAACAATCACTTTCTCTCTCTCTTTTTATTCTTATTATATATCTATCTATTTGACAAATTAATCTATTTATCTCTACTATTTACTTATTTAATCAAAATGGCTCCTCGTCCTCCTATTACTGTTGTTCATATCAACGATTTGAAAGTCGAAGATGTAATCATTAAACCAATGATTCGTTCTCCAGCAAATAGTAACTTTGTTTATTATCGTTTTAATATTGCTACAACGAATGCATCTGGTGCATCAACTTTATTAGCTATTCAAATGAATGAAACATTTTCATCTGGTATTCGTGGATTTGCTGATAAACTTAATCCATCTAAAATTTCGTATCAACAAGCATTAACTCTTCATGATCCATCTGGTAATGCTGATACATTAGCTCGTGATAAAATCAATAGTAATAAACTTATTGAACTTAAAAATATGATCAAGAAGAAAGTTCTTGAAAATTTTCATACTGATGTTGCGAAAATTGATCGCGAACTTGGTGGAAATAAAATTAAAAATATACCTTCAATGGAAACACTTCCATTTTGTATTTCAAAACTTGATAATTTTGTATATGTTCCTGAGAGTGCAGATTCTTCTCCAATTCTTAATCCAAAAATCATTGCCGATGGTGCAGGTATTCGTAGTACATTACGTTTAGGCAAAATTGGTTCAAATCGTGTAAAGACAGTAACTGTTGAAGATCTTAAAGCTCAAAATTTAGTTGCATTAGCAGAAAAAGAATATCATCATATGCGTGTTGAAACTGTAATTTTATTAGATAGTATCTTTGTCAAATCTACATTTGGAGAATTTACTATTCAATGCAAAGTTTTAGAAAGTGTATTATTTCCTATTGAATCTTCTAAAGCTACAGTTCTTGACAAGTATCAAGAAGCAGGTTCAGATGAAGAAATGGATGAACATATGAATGATGCACCAACTACTGCAGCAACATCCAAACCAATTCCAATTCCGGCAACCACTAATGCTCCTACTGCAAAAGTTGTAACTATTGTACAGGAAAATGAAGATGAACAAAACGCCGAAGAAAACAAAGATGAAAGTGATAGTGAAACTGAAGAAGAAAGTAATAGTGAATCGGAAGATGAAGTTGCACCTTTGCCTGCACCAGCAGCGAAAGTTGTACAATTAACTACTCCTAAAGTTGTTCCATTACAATCTGTAGCTAATAGAGTTGATACTCCTATGCCTGCAAAACGTCAACGAAAAGTTGTTGCCAAATAAGCAACAAAACAAACAAATATCTACACAAAAAAATGTCATATGATTTTTTATTTTATTTTTATTACATCTTAAAAACAAGACAACTTGTAATAAAAATATATATCTTTTTTAATAAACAACTTATTCTTTTACTTGAAAATGACTTTACAATTAACAGAAGATAAATCTTATCGTTATATTTTTGAAGATAACGATAATGTTGACAAAGCTCCTATTGCTGCAGTATCTTTTGGAACTATTCCGGAATATCCTAGACATTCAAGTGAATTAGAAAATGCATATAATCATTTTGTTGAAAATACACAAGGCAACTTTCGTGTATTTTATTCTCCAGAAGGATCAATTGTTAGATTGTATTATTATAATGATGAATGGAAATTATCAACCAATAATAAACTTGACGCATATCGAGCATCTTGGGGCAAATCTCATTATAGTTCATTTGGACATGCATTTAATTCATTGTTATCAAAACAAGGTTTAGGTGAAAATTTTAATGAATTTGCAGAAAAGCATGAATTGGATAAAACATTAACATATGTATTTCTAATTGAAAATGATGAATTGAATCGCATTGTATGCAATCGTGCACCAATGGGTTCATTATATTTTCTTGGATGTTTCAAACATGAAAATGAAAAAACTACATACATTAATGATCACGAAATAAATATTCCTGGATTAATTAATTATCCAAATACAGATGTTTCCTTGGAATCTATTTGTGGTTATGTCAATACAATTCCAATGCTTGAACATCAAGGTGTTATACTTGTTGGAGATAATGGTCATGCTTTACGCATTTGGTCTGATGCATATACATTTGCAAATACACTTCGAGGAAATGCAAGAGATGTACCATTTCGTTACAAACAATTACTTTATGAAAATTATCGTAATACGAATGTATCTTTATTAATTATGACATTTCGACAATTATATCCATTGTATGCAGAAAAATTCGATCAATACGATAAAAATATTGAATCATTAATTCAGTATATCTATTCATCGTATATGAAACGTTGTGAACGAAAAGAATTTATTCATTTGCATCAAAGTTGTTATAATTTCTTAAATACATTTATTACAGTAAATGGTTGGTGTAAATTTCGTAGTCATGAAAAATTCAATGAACGTAAAATTACTGAGAATGAATATAACTTGTTGAAAAGTATTATTTTATCTTCACCAACCCATCAAATCAAACATGCATTACTCAATATGCAATAAAAAAATGTAAACTTAATTAATTTGTTCAATAACACAATAGAGTGTATATAAACTTTTTTATAAATATTAATACATACACGATATTTATAAAAAGAAAATGAGTAAAATTTTAATCATAGGCGATTTACATATTAAAGTATCCGATGAAGAAATTATGGAGAAATACTTTGCTTCACTCATTCTAAACAAAGATATAGGAATGGTAGTTATTTTAGGAGATACATTACATGATCATGGTGTAGCTAAAATTTTAGCTTTGAATATAGCTATCCGTTTTATTCAACAAATTTCGATTAATGCACCTATTACATATATTCTTATAGGCAATCATGATTATATCAATAATCAACAATTTAATTCAACTCATCATTGGTTACATTCAGTACAATATATTCCAAATGTAGTTGTAGTTCAAACTCCTATATCTACATTATTTCATAACAAATTGATTGCATTTAATTCTTATGTACCTGATGGAAAATTAGTAGAATCATTAGATCTTAATATCAAAGATTGGAAATCAGCAAATTATATCTTTGCACATTCAAGTATAAATAATGCAAAAATGGGAGCAATTGTTGTAGATAATGCTGATGATTGGAAAGAAGATTATCCCATGTTAATTTGTGGTCATATTCATAATAAACAAACTGTAGGAGAAAATGCCATATATGTTGGAGTACCTATTCAACGTAGTTATGTTGATTCATGTTATACACATACATTAGATGTAATTACAGGCAAATGGGAAGTATTTGAATTATCTCCTATTAAGAAAAAGATTGTACATGTATCATATGATAAGTTTATTGCAATGAAGCCAAAAGAACTTTCTGTTTGGAAGAATGATGGTACAACTAGTTGGAAAGTTGTAATCGATACAAATAATACAAATGAAAATAAAATTGCTTATGGATCTAAATTAGCTGCTACATGTATTACAAATGGAATTAAAATTCAATGTAATGTCAAAGAAATTAATAACACCAATGAACAAACACAAGATCAATCCAATTCAACAAATAAAAATACAATTACATTCAATTCTATTCTTGATGACATTGTATCTGCATCAAAAGATAAGTTTATTAAAAAATTACACAATGAACTAAAATTATAATTGTTTATATAAATCCAATTTGTATATCTCCCAATACACGTTTCAATCGTTCTTCAAATTCTTCGTATCCTGTAGGCAATACAATATTTTTCAATTTACGACACAAAGATAGAGGTTTTAAATTTTGATTGAACGATCTACCTAATCGAATAGTTATTAATGATTGAAATTTAGGTAATGTATCAATTGGTTGATTAAAATCTTGATCTAATACAAGTATTTTCAATTGATCACATTCAACAAGTATATCAATAGGTTGATCAAACATAGGACCAAATACTAAAGTGTCTAATTGTTTGCATGAAACTAATGCATTAATTGGTTGATTAAAATATGAACTGAAGAAAAGTTTTTTCAACTTTTTACAATTGGATAATACTTCAATCGATTGATTAAATAAACCATGAGTCCATCGAACTTCAGGTTCATAATCACTATTTCTTGGTGATATCGATATACGATCAAAACTTAATTGTTCTAATTGTGTACACCCTTTCAATGCATCTATTGGTTGATTGAAATCAACACCAAATGCTAATATTCGCAATTTAGGACAATATTCCAATGCATCAATAGGTTGATCGAATTGATCACCTAATGATAATATTTCCAATTCATTCCAATAATACATTACATCAATAGGTTGATTAAAGTTTGCTTTGGTTGATCTTGGATAATCATAGATTATAATATTTGACAATTCTCTTTCATAATCTTTATTTGAAATATCAATTAATGCAGCAGTATAAAATCGTTTTATAAATCTACATGAACCTAATGCATCTATAGGTTGATTGAAAAGATTGTTGATATAAATATATTTCATATATAAACATTCTGCAAGAAAATCAATTGATTGATTGAATCTTGTTAATTGTATACATTCCAATTCAGAACAATTTCCTAATATATCAATTTGATTTGTAATTTCTCTAAAGGAATGAAAATGTTTCAACTTTGTACAATAAACTATATTGTCAAGAGAATGTGTAAATAAATCGTTTGCATTACGATGATTCTCTGAAAGATGAATTGTTAAACTCATTAAATTAGGACAAAATCTAATATTGTCAATATCTATATCTTCATGTATTTCTAATTTGTTTAATTTATTAGTAGAAACATTTATAGGCAATGCATTTGATGGGAAATAATCAATTGATTTAATATTTGTTGTTTTGAAATCTTGGATAGAATTTGTATCAACTGTATCTGTAATATAAACTTTTGAAATAGCTTTACGTGTAAATTCAGAATGATTGATATCATTTGGAAAACGATTTTGATACGAATAATAATCATGTAAAGTTTTAGGAATGAAATATTTCTTTGGGATTATAGGATTCGTTTTGTTAAATTTTCGTACATGAGTATTATATGTGGATGTGTAATTTAATTGTTCTGCATCTGTAAGAAATGGTAAGATTCTATATTTAATAATATCATTATCAAGAACTAATTCTTTTGGTTGATTATTTGAAGAAGTTGATTGTGTAAGAGGTAACGACAAAGGAAGTGATAATAAATTAGGTAACGACATTATGAAATGAATGGTATTTAATTATATTAATCTTATTTATTGTACTTTATATTTTACATGTAATGGTTTTCGATTTGAACGAGATCTTGCAGATTGTAACATACTTAATCTAGTTTCAAGATTAATATTTCTATAAAATGACCATGGAACTGTCAATTCATCTAAATTATTTAATGATCCTATTGATGTAATGGGTTGTGCAAATCCTTCACCAATAATAAGTTGTGTAAGGTTTTTGCATTGTTCTAATGGAACAATAGATTGATTAAATTTATCTCCAACTCGTAAATAAGTTAAATTTTGACAATATTGCAATGCACTAATTTCTTTATTGAATGCATTTCCAAAATAAAGTTGAGTTAATTTTGGACAATTTCTTAATGCACCAATAGGTTGATTGAATGCATTTCCAAATATAATTGTAACCAATTCAGTACAATTACTCAATGATGCAATTGATTGATTGAAATGTGTTCCGAATTTAAGATAACGTAAATTATGACATGCACCTAATGCTTGTATATTTCCATTGAAATTATTACTTAACATGAGTGTTTGTAATTCATCACAATGTTGCAATGCATCAATAGATTGATCAAAATGTTCTCCTAAATAAAGACTTTGTAAATTTCTACAATGTTGTAAAGCATTAATAGGTTGATTGAATACCGATTCATTGTATCTTTCTGGATCAGTAAAATGATATGTTGCACCTATTACTAATAATTCTAAAAATTTACAATTTGCCAATACATCAATTGGTTGATTAAAAGCTTTTCCTACACTTAATGCTCGTAATTGTTTACAATTCTGCAAAGCAATATTAATAGGTTGGTTGAAATTTGCACCAAGAGATAATATTTGTAAATTTGTCCAATTTGCTATGATATCAATTGGTTGATTAAATCGAGTGCTTACATTTGTACCTATTGGCATATCTAATCCATTAATCGTATCAATATAAAATTCTCGAATATGTATACATTCTGCTAATGCGTCTATTGGTTGTGTAAAATGATTAGTAAATTTCACAAGTTCCAATTGATGACAATTACTTAAACCATCAATTGATTGATTGAAATTAGTACCTAATTCAAGAGTTTTCAATTCTGTACAATTTCGAAGATTATCACCTATAGGCTGATTATAATTTGTTAAACGAAGTGTTTCCAATTCAGGACAATATTGAAGTGATTCAATAGATTCTTCGAACAAACGATCAATTACAAGACTTTTCAAATGTATACAAAATTGTAAACTTGTGATTGGATTAGTAAATACAATTCTTCTTGCTCTATTATCAGTAGTATACTTGATAGCTAATTCTTCTAGATTTGTACAATATTTAATATTCGTAATATCTGTATCACGATATATTGCTATTCTTCGTATATCATCATTACAAATACTACGCGGAAGTGGATCATTGCTATAATAACTAATATCTTGAATATTTGTACCTTTGAATTCTGGTATTGCACTTGTATCTGCATTTGCTTCAATATAAACTTTTGATATTGCATTTCGAACATCTGAATCTTCTGGAAAAACATTCTTGTATGAATATTTTTTATGTAAAGATTTTGGTGTAAATGATTTAATATTCTTATTCACAAAGGGACTAGTAGATGAAGAGACAACATTGGGCAATTTAGCTGTTTGATTGTTTAAATTTTTTATATATGTATTGTAGATAGATGCATATGTTAATTGTTCGATATCTGTTAGAAATGGTAATATTTTATGTTGAACAATATCAGAATTTAATTTTGAAAGTATATCAGATTCTGGTTTGCTAATATTATTGTTCAATTCAATATCCATTTCATCTCCACGATCCATACTCATTTCTTCATCGCAATAAAGATCATCTTCGTCGCATTTACTATTGCTACGTTGTCGTTTACGATTCAAATTCACGTTAGACATTTTATTCTTTATTTCACTTGTAAAAATAAAGAATAAATATTAAAAAAATAATTAATTAATCATAAAATATAATTCGTGGAGCATTACGATCAATACGAAATTCTCGCAAGAATGAATCTACAAAATGTTTGTTGACTTTACGAAAACGACTAGGCAATGTTATACGTGTCTCATTTAATAATCCAATTAATGGGCGTAATGATTGATTAAATCGTCGCCCGAAAACAATATTTTGTAAATATATACAATGTGTTAAGAATTCAATAGATTGATTAAATGAATCTCCAAATTCTATATTTAGCAATGATTGTGGAAAATATACATTTTTAGATACAGCTTGATCAAATGATATTCCTAATAGAAGTGTTCTTAATGATATACAATTTGCTAATGCATCAATGGATTGATTAAAATGATATCCAAAATGCAATCGATTCAATAGAATACATTCACCTAAAGCATCAATGAATTGATTGAATTTATAACCTAAATATAAAATTCGTAAATTTGTACATGCTGATAATGCATCAATTGATTGATTAAATTCACTTCCAAAATACAATTCTTTTAATTTTTTACAATAACTTAATGAAGTAATCGGTTGATTGAATGCAGATTCATTAAATCGATTTGCAGAATTTCCACCAAATGATAAATATTCAAGTTGAGGACAATTTTGTAATACATTAATCGAATGATTGAATGTTCTTCCAAAATTTAATCGTTTCAAATTATGACAATTAATCAAAGTGTCAATAGGTTGATTGAATGATGCACCTAATTGTAAATTTTCTAATTGTGTACATGCAGATAAATATTCAATAGATTGATTAAAATCTTCACCTAAGTTGACATCTTTCAATTTAATACAATTCTTTATTGGTTCAATAGATTGATCAAATAAACGTAAACTTAATACTTCTAAATCTTTACAAGGTGCAAGAAAAGTTATAGGTTCTTCGTATGCAGCATCAAATATAAATTTTTTCAATTTGGTACAATTCGCAACATTTACAATAGATTCATTAAAGATTAAATCATTATAATGATAGATTCTTGAAGTCAAGTTAATTGATAATTCAAGTAAATTTGTACAATATTTAATATTTTTGATATTGATATTGTGCATTATATTCAATATACGAATTCGTGGTGTACACATACTTTTTGGAAGTGGCGCGAATCCTTCATAAGAAATTTCATTTATATTTGTGCTTGGAAAAGCATTTATATGAGTTGGGTCAGCATCACTTGTAATGATTACTCTTGATATTACACTTCGTGGCGGATTATCTGCTCCTTCTGGAAAAACATGTTTCATTGAATATTCATTATGTAATGTTTTAGGAAAGAAATGTGATCTAGGAGGATTAGTAGGATTACTTTTATTATATTTTGTTGCTCGCACATTATAACGAGAAGCATAATCCAATTGTTGATCATCTTCAAGAAATGGTAAAATTTTATTTTTCATTACATCAAAAGTAACAGGCAAATCATCACGAGAATTATCTTTGTTATCATCTTCAATTAGATGATCAATAATTTGTGTATCTGCACGTTCCAATTCATATGATTTTTCGTCTTCTTTTGAATCATAATTCATATTGTTTATATTTGTTAATTCAATTAAAATTTATTTTCATTTTCGTTTTTTCAATATGAATGAATACATATTGAAAAAAATACAATGTTTACATACGATTTGATGCTGAAGTTAGATAAATAATTGCAAGAATTAATGCTCCAATAACTATGAGATATGGAGTGACATAACATCTATCTTTACAAGCTTTACAACGACATTTATCATCATCATAAGGACTATGAGATCTTGGTTGAATCATTGAAGCAGGTAATGTATCATAAGGAGATGGCAACGGCGAAGCCGGGTAAGCTGTCATGTCAGCGCGATATGTTTGTGGAGGTGTATTATACATTGTTTGATAATTTGTATTTAATCCTACAGGATATGAAGGTGCTAAACTAAATGGTACAGATAATGCATCTTGATCAATAAATTCCGCTTGATTCATTTTTAATTTAATGATTTTATAAAAAAAAGTTTATTTATTTATTTTTTGTTTTTAATAATTCATATGAAAACTTGGATTTAATTTACGCATACGCAATTTTATTTGGGGATGTGCTTGCAATCCATGACTTTCTCGTTCAGTAGTTGCACTCCAAGCTGAAAAATTAGCATGATTATTTCGTGCCATTTCTATAGTATCTTTTACATATCGTTCAATGTAATTAATTGTCATTAATGGAATAACTTTTCGATCATGTCTATAATGTTGAGTAAATGAATCCAATACATTCAAAATACTTTCTCTTGGGACTATTACATGTCGATTTCTCAATTCTTTATCTATTTCATCGATAATACATCCATTCATCAATGGATCTTGTAATTGTAATACACGTACACTTTGTACCAATGGTTTAAGATATTCATATTTAGGTTTACTTTCACTCATATGATTTTTTTAATATATACATATAATACTATTTATTTATTTTATATTTTATTGTGTTTCTTTAATGAAAAATATGCTGATATTTGAAGAAGTGGATTAGGTGCAGAAGGAGAAAAATTATCACTTTGTGCAAAAGATAAAGGTGGACCATCTGGAAGATATACTTTCAATCTTATATCTTTGAGTGGATTAAATCGTACAATTTGTGTTGAATTTGAATGTTTTAATGTATAAAATGTAGTTACATCACTATAATCATCAATAGGTACTTTGAATAATGCTAAAGGCGAATTGGGATTATTACTAATTAATACTTGAGTTGCTGAAATATCACCTTCATTATATAATGCAACATAAAAATATGGATAATCTTGTGCAATGCCACCATAACCATTATTAAATACAGATTTTGGAATTGTAAGTGAAATTAATGAAATTTCATATAAACCTGTAGTATTTGTTTCTGTTCCAAGAGAAGGATATAATAATGGCGCAACATTATCTCTAGATAATGCCATCAATTCAATTGTATCGCCTGGAGCTAATCCAGATGACATTGCTGTGCTAAATGTAACTATATCGCCTGCGATGCTTGCAACTGAATACATTTCATTCAATAAAGTACCAGTAGCTATACGTAAATATAATACAGCACTTTGAAGATTTGAAGGTGTATCATCAAGTTGTATAGTATATGAATCTGTTATTGCAGCAACTGTACTTGTAAATAATGGCAATTCTTTTCTGGTAAAATAAGATGTACTTGGAGCTGGTAAACTGGTTAATGGAGTAGATAAAGTTGCTACTTTAGTTGTTCCATCATATGCTGTAATTAATCGAGATACTCCATCAATTGTAAGATATGAATCTACATATGCATTATCTACTGATGTTTCATCTGCATCTAGAGTAATTAAATCATTCGCAGTAGATGTTTGTGTAACAAGAGAAGGAGGTTGTTTTACGATAGATAAAGTATAAGGGGTGGCATTGAATACAGGATCTTGAATAATTGAAATATTATTGGATGTTCTTAATGGTACAACGAAATCACTTTGTAATGGATAAAGTTTTCTATTTCTAAAAGTTGAATTAAGATCAATATATTTTACTCCTAAACTTAAATTACTCGACATTTTATAATTGTGTTTTTTAATTTTTAAAATATCCAACTAAAATATTTTAAAAATTATTTCTTGTATATTTTTTGTTAAATCAGAGAATCATTAGTATTTGCTAATTCAGCTAATGCTCCATAATCTATACTTCCTAATATAGAACCTGTTGATATTGGATCTAAATGGAATGTATATTCTCTCCATTCACGTGGGCGATTGAAATCATCAATCATTGGTAATATTACATCATTATTTGAAATTGTTGTTGCCAATGTAGATATACTAGCACTATTGTTATTCAAAATAGGATTACGTTCAGGAAGAAATAAATCAAGATTAGGATTGCATAATTGTCTATGTACATTGAAATCACAATTGCGGTATTTTTCTTTACAATATATACATTCTACTATACGAAACATACATGTTTGATTATGTGCATTCATTGCATTGTTTGGAATACATTCAAAGCATTTGTTACACCATGAACATGATTGATTAATACATATTTTATTATGAGAAGGTAAATCAGATATACGTACATATTGCTTGCAAAATTTACATGTAATACTTCTATTCATACAATTGTATGTATGTTTTTTTGCATCTTTTTGACAATACAACATATAACAAAATGTACATTTGATAATTCTAAACATACAAAGTTGTTGATGAAGATTCATTAATCGTCGTGTAGTTATATGTTTACAATCTGGAAATGTACACATAATAGGAGTAGATCCACAATTATATTGTATATGTTTATCCATATCTGAACGTCGATATATTCCTGCACATTTATCACAATTAACCAATCCTTTTGAACAATTATTTGTATGTTCTGCTAATTTATCAAGTGGTAATGTAAGTTGACATGTTTTACATTGAGTAATAACATATGTACAAAATTGCATATGATTATGTAGATCTTTGCGTGGAAATGTCATATTACACTCTGATAAAGGACATTTTACTAATGCATTATCTAGAAATGTAGTTGTTTCCACATCAATAGTTATATCTCTTAAATCTCTTGAAATATATGTACGACACATTGGACATTCAATTTGATCTGTAGTTGATTTTAATTCAATATAATTCTTGATACATTCATCACAATATTTATGATTGCATTGAGTACGCACAACTGTACCTTTGAATACACTTATACATATTGGACATTTATATTCTTCTAGAATATGTTCATCTACGTATTGAATAATAGTAGTTGTAGTCATTTCTTCGTTAGTATGTATAAATAATATAAAATTTCTTTTCAATAAACTTTTTTTTACTTTTTGTTGTATATGGATACAATTCTATTTAGATCAAGAATATATATACTTTATAATGCTTGTCCAAATTGATATTCTATTCGAACATTTGATGCAAACAATTCAGATAAAGTTTCATGATATGGTTGAAACATACCTGGCAATCTTATTTCAGATAAAAAAGGAAGAAATTGTTGGCCTAAATATCCGAGTGAATCTGCTATTTGTTCTCCACCCATCCATCCAAGTGATATAATTTCTAAATTCTTACAACGAGAAAGTTCAGCTACATATTGATCAAACTTTCCAGGAATAATTAATTCTTCTAAATTTGTACAATTGCCTAATGTATCTATAGATTGATTAAATTCTTCACCTACTTGAAATTCTGTCAATAATGTACAATATCCAACATTTTGAATGGATTGATTGAAATTATCTCCAATATATAAACGTTCAACTTTTCTACAATATTTCAATACATCAATTGATTGATTAAATGCATCACCTAGAAGAAGAGTATTTAAATTGCGACAATGTTTTAATGTATCTATGGAATCATTAAAATTATCTCCAAGATATAAAAATCGAAGTCGTGTACAATTTCCTAAATATAAAATTGAATAACTAAATGAATTTCCTAGAGATAATGAAATTAAATTCACACAAAATCCCAATGCATCAATAGATTTATCAAAATTATCTCCAATACTTAATTCTTGTAATTCATGACAAAATTGCAATACATTAATGGATTGTCTAAATGAATTACCTAGATTTAATCTTTGCAAATGAGGACAATATTCCAATATATCAATATAACGATCAAATGAATTACCTAAATTGCATTTCAATAATTTTGGACAAGATTTCAAATAATCAATAGATTGATCGAATGCATTTCCTATTGTTAATTCTTCTAATTTCATACAATATTGCAATGGACGAAGAGTTTGATTGAATGCATTGCCTAGTGTTAATTGTTTGAGATTAGAATATTGAATATATTCATATAGAGACATTTGATTTGTAATTTCTTGTATATCTTCTCGAATTGCCAAATCATCAATAGGTTGATTGAATGCATTTCCAATCTTTAATGTTTCTAAAAGTGGAAATGCACGTATAACACCAATAGATTGATTAAATGTATCTCCAATGATTAATTTTTTCAAAAGTTTATTATTCTGTAAAGCATCAATCGAATGATTGAAACCCGGAGCAGTTAAATTTACTTCTTGTAAATTTTTACAAAAAAATAAAGCATTTATATTATGAGGATTTGTTGTTATTGTAAATGTAGTTATTTTATCATTACATACATTATTAGGAATAGTATGATTAACAGCACTAAATATAATTTGATTTACATTTGTGTTTTGAAGATTTGCAGAATGTCCATTAAATGTATTATCTATGATGATTTTATTAATATTTTTACGTGGACGCAACGAAGATTTTGGATATAATCGTTTGATTGAATATGCATTATTCAATGTTGGTTCATATTTAGTATTCTCTTCATTATTGTTATTACTATTGTTACTACCAACTTCGACATTCATAATATTATCATCAGACATTGGTTGTATATCATTTTCATTATCGTTATCATTATAGATAGAAGAAGCAATAGTATGTTGATGTTTTCGTCGAGATGCAGGAATATTGTATATTGAAGCAAATGTAAGTTTATCTTTATCTGAAAGAAAAGGCATAATTGCACTATCTAAAATATCTCGATGAAGTGTATATAATCCATGATTATTAATGTTGTTATTTACAAGTTGTTCTTTGGATGTATTTAAAGATTCATCATTAGATATAGCAAATTTTACTCGTTTTGGTGAAATATTTTGAACTTTTTCCCTGCTGCCACTACGTATTTTACGTTTATTTTTAGGAGTGCCGTTGTCCATTTTAGTCATAGTTAACATAAAAAGTTCATGAATGAATAAAATCTTTGATTGATTATATTATGTATTTTGTTTACAATATTCCACGCACTTTTCCAAAGAATTTAGTTGCAATTTTATTATAAAATGATTTAGATTGTTGTGGCATATGCCAATTTGGTTGTTTTATAATTTCAATTTTTGCTGCTAATTCTGGTATAGTTGTTCTTTTTAAGATAGTTGAGTTTGAATTTGTTATGTATATGCGTCGCAACTTTTTACAATATTGCAAAAGAGATGTTGATACTTCTATATCAAATAATTCCATTACTTCCAATGATTCGCATGCACTTAATTCATATAATGGACAATTAATTGTTGCATATGAAGCAACAATACGTTTCAACTTTTTACACGATGACAATCCTCTTATTAATAAATCTGAAATAACGAATCCTTCTAATAAATGAAATTCTTCCAATGATGCAAGTGCAGGATTACTATTCTTCATATTATATAAATTAATTTCATTTTCAACATGTGCAACTTTTAGAATTTTCAATGAAGGAAAATAACCATGCCAAACATCTAAATGATCTGATTCAAGTTCAATATGTTCTAATAATGGAAGTTGAGTAGTTGAATGTATAGCAATCATCCACATTCCTTTGCTAACTTTTCCTGTAATCACTAATTTTTTCAATGTATTTAATTTAACAATCTGTTCAAATTGTGTAGCTGATACATCTCCATTAATAAAAAGAGTTTCAATGAATGGAAGATTAGTAATAATTTTATCTGAATTTCCAATAACAATAACAGTATTATCTTCAGGATAATCTTCAAAGGATACACTAGGAAAAAGTTCGTTATTCATAATTTGATTTAGTTTTATTAGTCTTTTATGACTTTATATTTTTTATTACAATTTTTTTTATAATTGTTCATAAAAGGAAATTGCTTTAGGATGAGCACGAATCATTTTTGCTGATAATTCTGTACTAATATGTAATGATTCTATATCACGAATTCTACTTAAAGCGACATATGTTTGTGCATATTCAAACATATTGGATAAATCTACATGTGCACGAGAAATTGTTGCACCTTGTACTTTATGAATAGTAGATGCATAAGCCAGCATCAATGGAATTTGTGTATATGATGCATATTCAAATTTTTTCTTCTTTTGATGTTTATTAATTTCCCACATTGCAACTTCGATTTCAATAACGCGACCATTTGTAAACTTTACTTTTGGAATTGGTTGCTTTTGTTTATTTTCAGTTGAAAAAGATACAACTACTCCTCTACTTCCATTTACTAATCCCATATCAAAATCGAGATTCTTCACCAACATAACTTGTGCACCTACAGCCAATGTAATAATGCGTGGAGCAGAACAATTCTTAGCTAACACATTTTCTGCAAGATATGGATCACCTTCTAAAATTGCATTATATACAATCTTTTCAGTTGTAAGTTTTTCGAGACGAGATTGATTTTCTGCATCTACAGATGCACGAGTTGAATACAATTTAGTTGGTAATATTCCATCATCTGGAAATTCACGATCAACACATGTATTAAATAATGCTTTTGTTTGATCTGTAAATATACCCATACGAATTTCGGATAATGCTTCAATTAAACTTTCATCTTTTTGTCTACAACTTTCAAGTAATTTAATAGTTGTTGGAATACATTCATTCCAATAAGGTGATTCAAAACAAAATGAACTTTTAATAGGTGGTAATTGTAAAAAATCACCACTGACAATCAATTGTATTCCACCAAATGGTGCTTCGTTGTTCTTCATCTTACGTGCAATATAATCAAGTTTTTCAAATAATTCAGCTGAAATCATACTAATTTCATCAATGATTAATGTTGTTACATCGTGCCAACGAAGTTTAGCTTGACGTTTCATATCTAATAATAATTTATCTGCAGAATCAGCACCTAAACCTATACCGGCAAATGAATGAACAGTTGTTCCTCCTATATTTATTGCAGCAAATCCAGTAGCTGCAGTAATAAATAATCCATTTGAAGATAATCGATTGATAATTTGATTTAATAAATAAGTTTTTCCATAACCTGCTTCAGCTGTAATACATATTGATTTACCTTCAATAGCCATATTAAAAGCTTTCTGTTGTTGTTCGTTTAATGTATTCATTGTAATATATATTATAATTAGATATATTGAAACGAACAAAGAATGAAATTATTGAATAAACATTTTTTTCAAGATTTTTTTATTCATCACACATAATATAAAAATGGAAACATCTACAAAAATACTTTTATTTTTTATTTTATTGTTCATCCTTGCGATCATTGGATTAAGTGTTGCATTGAAAATTTATTATGATCGATACACAAATTATGAATGCCCAGTTCAAGAATGTCCAACACAAACATGCCCTACTTGTCCAACATGTACAAATGATTGCTCTATTTGTCCTTCTCCAACTTGTCCTACATGTATGTCTACAAAGGTGACAGATCGACAATTCACAACTTTTAAAGATGCATCTGTTAATGGATGGACAAATATTAATATTCCAAATGTTACAGAAGATGAATGTTTAACTAAATGTAAAGCGGATGCTTCATGCACAGGTCTCAATTATGTAGTTGCTACTAAAGCATGTTCTTTGAAATCTGTACCATATGGCCGTAAACCAGCTCCAACAACACCAACAACTGGTACAAATTCATATGTTCAAGTATCTCCATACATTGCATAAAAAATAGTTTTCTTTTTTTTATTTTACAAATTAAAATACATAATATATTTGTGGAATAATAATATATTTAATGTCCAAGTGGTACACACATTTTCATGCGTTTATTACGATTAATTTCAGCAATTCTACTTGATCTTCTTTTACCTGCTTTATGTTCAAGAATCCAAGAAACAGGCTGTTCAGATATAACTACAGGATTTGATTCTATATCTTCTTCATAAGCTAAAATATGTTCAATTTCATCATCCGTAAATACTTGTGGTTCACCAAGAATAATAAATGGATCAATCATTGTTTCTGTTTCATGTATAGTAGAAGATAAATCATCTTCAATGAATGAATGATTATCTCCTTCTACCGCGAAAGCTAATTCTCCTTCATGCATTGGAAAATTATCTTCATTAATCGAAAATGTTTCTTCTTCAGTTTGTCCTGGATCATCATCGAAATTCAATTTGCGTACAAAAGTTTCTTCTTCATTCTTTTGTGATTGTGTTTCACATTGTTCATTTGATGAATGTTGTATTGGTGGTATATTATTTGTAGATTTGGAATATGCTTCAATGTAATTTTTTACGAGTGCATTATGACATTCAAGTATATTTTTCGTAAAAGTACTAAAACGAATTTTTTCTTGACAATAATGAATAATTTCTTCATTATTTAGATCATTCAAATATAAATTTGTTGCATTTGCTGACTTTGCAACTGCAACAGAATGTACTTGATGTATTTCTCTATACATTTCAACAAGTGTAGTAACAGTATTATTTACTAAACTATCTCTATATTGCGATTGTAATAAATTATTGTAATGATCAATAAAATGTTTGAGTTTTATTACAATGTCACATTGCATTTGACTTAACGAAAACAATGATTCATCTAATGTTTTTTTATATTGTTCAATATATTTATAATTGATTTCTTTTGCAATATTATATTTGAACTCTTCTTGTTTTATTAAATTTTCAATGTATAAAATAATACTTGTCATTTTTCTTCTTGTAATAATCATCATTTGAAGTTTTTTATAAAAAAGCTACATTTTTTTATAAAAAAGTTTACATTTATATATTTTGCATAAACAATACTCTTGCAGCAGATGATGCTGTAGGTGTAGCTCCTGTACGATTATTCTTAAGATAACATAATTGAGCTGTTGGTTCAACGAGTGCAGCATTGCATGATGGATTCGATTGGCAAGCATTTAAACAAAAAGTTTCAGCTGCTGTTCCAGTTGTAGTTAATGGAACAGCTTGAATATCTTGTCCAGATAAATCTTTTCCAGGATATCTGGTGAATGTACGAGTTGTTGCTGGAGGATTAGTAGTTGATGGAGTAGTTTCATAAAACAATGTTTTCCATGTAGATGCTGAAACTGGTTTCACATTTGTATTATTATTTTTAAGATAACATACTTTAGCAGTAGTATCTATCATAACAGCATTACATGATATATTTGCTTTGCATGAATTTAAACAAATATCTTCTTGTGCAGTTCCAGTTGTACTAAATGCTATATTTTGTATATTCTGTGCAGCCAAATCGAAACCTTGCATTTTAAGAAATGTACGAGTAGTTGGTGTATTTGTAGAAGGACAAGGTGTAGGCATAGGACATACTATGGGCGCCGGACAAGTTATTGGAGCAGGACAAGTTGTAGGTTTAGGACAAACAATAGGTGCAGGACATACTGTCGGAGCAGGGCAAGTTATTGGAGCTGGACAATCTTTTGTAGTATCGCATGCGGGGCACGGTGTAGGAATTGGACATACTGTGGGTGCTGGACAATCTTTTGTAGTATCACATACAGGACAAGATATGTCTTCTCCATTACATATAGGGCAATCCTTTTTTGTATCACAAACTTCTGGAGTTGGACATACTGTTGGAGCTGGACAAACTTCGGGCGTTGGACATGTGGCATTTTCATTATTGGTATATTTTTGATAATAAACTCCAAATGCTATAGCAAATGCAGTAGTTGAAAGTAGCAATATTACTACTACAACGCCTATAGCTGACATTTATTTATTTTTTTGAACTATTAAAAAAATAAATAATTATTTATTTATATATTTTATTTATTTTCTACAAATAACACTCTTGCAGCAGATGACGCTGTAGGTGTAGCTCCTGTAATATTATTTTTAATATAACACATTTGTGCAGTAGGTTCTACAAGTGCAGCATTGCATGATGGATTCGATTGACAAGCATTTAAGCAAACAGTTTCAGCAGCTGTTCCAGTTGTGGTCAATGGAATTGCTTGAATATCTTGTCCAGCTAAATCTTTGCCTTGCAATCTAGTAAATGTACGAGTAGTTGTAGGCGTATTGGTACATGGTGTACAAACTGTAGGTGCTGGGCAATTTTCTGTGCCTGTACATGTAGGACATGTTGTTTCTCCTGCAGCACATGTAGGACATGTTACAGGTGCAGGGCAATCTTTTTTGGTATCACACGTTGGGCAATCTTTACAAGTTTGACATGTTGGACATGTTTCACATTCATAATTTGTATACATTTGGTAATAAACTCCAAATGCTATAGCGAATCCAGTTGCTACAAGCAATAATAATATAATTACAACACCTATAGCTGACATTTATTTATTTTTTTGAACTATTAAAAAAATAAATATTTATTTTATTTCTATATTTTATATTGTATTGTTAGTCAATTAAATGTTCAATACTCGGATCTGGTTCGTATGAATGATTACCCATTTCTAATGTTTCCAATGCTTCATTTAATGATTCTTTCGTTAATGATTGTGAAAAATTACTACCAAGGTATAAATACTTTAATGTTTTAGGTAATATTCCAGGATATATTTCATAATTAAATGCATCTCCAACATAAAAACTTTTTAAATTTTCAGGAAGTGATTTGAAATCCAAAGGTTTATTAAATTCATCAGAAAGATTTAATGTTTGTAAAGAACTTGGAAACATACCTGGTCGTAAAGGTTGATTAAAAAATCCTTGTACATCAAACCATATTATACGCAATTGATAACAATGAACAAATACATTTGATATACTTTGATTGAATGCTTCTCCAAAATATATTTCTTGTAATGATGAAGGTAACATATCCTTTTCGATTGGATGATTATATAAACTGCCCATATGTAATATTGTCAACGAATCAGGTAAAACATCTTTTGTTATCTTATGATCATACATAGATAAACGTAATTCTTTTAAAGTTTTTGGTAATGCAAACGGTTCAATAGGATGATTATAACTTGATCCAATGTCTAACTTTTGTAAATGAGTTGGCAATGAATCAATAGATAATGAATGTACATTCCAATTGTTTAAGAATAATTTTTTCAAAGAATTCGGAAATAAAGTTTTATCTATTGGATGAAAATAATTGGATCCAAATAAAAAATCTTGAAGATTTGGAGGTAATGTTCCAGGATATAATCGATTCATTGTACAACGATAAATATATAACTTTTCCAATGATCGAGGAAGTTTAATTATATCCATATTACAACCTTCGAGTGATGGACATATTGTTAAATTCTTTAATGTTTTTGGATAAGATTCTTCTTGAGGGAATGTTATTGTGGATAGATATAATGTTTCCAAATTTGGCGGAAAGAATTTATTATCAATAGGATAAGCATAAGTATCACATACATTTAATATCAAATGTTTTAATCCTTTTGGAAGTACACCTGGAATTAATTCATGATTGTATGCTAATCCAAAATTTATTTTTTCCAATGTAGATGGTAAATCATTTGGATTCAATTTGTAATTGTATATCATAGGAAGAATTAAATCTTTGAGATATTTAGGAAGTATATTATTTATTGAAGTATTAAAAAGCATTCCATCGCTTGCGAAATGTAAAGTATCGACATTCGATTCTTTGAATGAAATAGATTGAACAGGAGTAGCATATATTATCTTTTTAATATATTTTGGCAATTGGAATTGAATATTTGATGTACCATGTACAGTTAATGTTTTAATTCTAAATGTATGAATATTGTCATCTTTCAAAAGATTAGGCCTTGATAAAGATAAATTAATAAATGTATATGAATCCATGTATACATTAGGAATAAGTTTAGCTAAATATTTGCATGATGTATACATATTGAATTTATCTTTACAATTAATCATTTCATTCAATATACAAATTATAATATCAGTAGACAAATTAAAAATAGAGGCACTCATATTTGTGTTTAATGATTATAATAATTGTATAAAATACACTTGATATAATTTTACATTTTTAAACTCAATATGCCCGCTCAAATAAAACGGGGCATGGAGCATCTTTGATATTAAAAAAATATTTATTTTCTATTCTATGATTGTAAAATAAATGAAAACAATTCTTGTTGTATTTATATTAATACTTGTTATTTGGCAATCTATTGAAGTTTTTTATGCACAACAAAAACTTGACAATATTACAAATGGTGTAGCATATTTAATCTTTCAAAACACCTTTTCGATACCATCATATACACCAATTGATAATAATAAACCAACTCCAATATTATTGTAATTTTTTTCAAATAATTGATATAAATATTCATTTGAAAAAAAAATCCCTATGAATAAACTTTATTACATAATAAATAAAACAAATGTTTAAAATACGAACGATTCTTCCACAACGTGGTGATTTAAGTTCACTAGTTTCTACAGTTTCTATTTATTCTACAACTGTATTGCCTAATATGATATTATCTGGGGGAACCGGGCCAACTGGTCCAGCTGGAGTATCTTCGAATACAGGTGCAACCGGTAGCCCTGGAACAATTGGTCCAACTGGTCCTAAAGGTGATACAGGTGCATTTACATCTATTGTTACTGATAATACAACTTTTCTAAATGGAATTAATATTACAAATTTTAATGTTGATGGTATAGTTCATAATACATCTACAGGTTCATTGACTTCATCCTTAATCGCAAATGCAGATATTGCATCAGCTGCAGCAATTGCAGATACAAAATTAGCAACAATATCTACAGCCGGAAAAGTATCAAATAGTGCAACCACTGCAGATTCAGCAAATACACCTAATACAATTGTATTACGAAATGCACAAGGTAATTTTAGTGCAAATTTGTGTTCATTAGTTGGATTAAATACTATAGGTGTTGTTCATAATTCTGCATTAGGTGCACTTAGTACATCATTGATTGTTGATGCAGATATAGATTCAAGTGCAGCAATATCTGATTCAAAATTAGCTACAATATCTACAGCAGGCAAAGTATCAAATAGAGCAACATCTGCTACTGGAGCAAATGCTGTAAATGCAATTGTTACTAGAGATTCAAGTGGTAATTTTAGTACTGCGGGTATTACATTAACTGGATTAACAAGTGCATCTGCATTAGCAACAGATAGTACAGGAAAGATTATAGTTGGAAGTGGAGGAGGAGGTGGCACTGTACCTTGTTATGTTATTTATACTGGAACAAATACAACAACTTCTAATACATTACAATATTCAACAATACAATTTTCATCTGATGCAAAATGTACATTAACAAAAAATCCGGGCGGAAATGCATATAATAATGTTATTACCTTAACAGCTTTAGATACAGGAGTATATTTAATTAGTCTATTAATATTTGGTACTAATGCAGCTGCAGCTGTTGTTCCTACATTAATAGTAACAATAGGTGGAGCACTTATTGTTAATAATTTAACTGTTGCGACACAATCCGCTACAGGAAATGTATTTGTATTTGCAGCATCTATGCCATTAATGGTTACAACATCAACAACATTCAGTATATCTATGCAAGCTTCAAATTTTAATATTCCGTCTCCTTCATCAGGACAAGGAGTAATAACTATTTCAAAAATAGGATAATAATATAATCAATTTTTATAGCAAAAATATATATCAAACAAATATTTTATTGTATCTACAATAAATAATAAAAAGATGTTCAAAATTAGAACTATTCTTCCTCAAAGAGGAGATTTAAGTAGTTTGGTTTCTTCTGTTTCAATTTATTCCACTACTGTGCTGCCAGGATTGTTGATTGCAGGCACAGGACCAACTGGTCCTGCTGGATTATCATCAAATACAGGAGCAACTGGTAGCCCGGGAGAAATTGGACCAACAGGTCCTGCAGGAAATACTGGAACTCCTGGCGATATTGGCCCAACTGGTCCACAAGGATTAATAGGACCTACAGGCGATATTGGTCCAACTGGTCCTATGGGATCAACTGGAAATTTTAATTCTGTTGTATCTGAAAATATATCATTTACGAATGGAATAAATATTACACCTTTTAATATTGCAGGTGTAGTTCATAATACATCTACAGGTTCATTGACTTCATCATTGATTGTAAATGCTGATGTTAGTGCTTCTGCTGCAATTGTAGACACAAAATTAGCAACAATATCTACTACAGGCAAAGTTGCTAATACTGCTACATCCGCAACAGGAGGAAATGTTATAAATGCTATTATTACAAGAGATTCTTCTGGTAATTTTAGTGCAAACAATGCTACATTAGTTGGACTTAGTACTACAGGTATTGTTCATAATTCTGCAGCAGGAGTTTTATCTACTTCTTTAATTGTAAATAATGATATTACCAATACAACTATTACAGATGCTAAATTAGCTACAATAACTACTTCTGGCAAAGTTGCTAATACTGCAACCACAGCTACAAATGCAAATACTGCAAGTGCAATTGTAGCAAGAGATGCAAGTGGTAATTTTATTGCTAATAATGTAACACTTGTCGGATTAAATACAACTGGTATTGTACATAATACATCAGGAGGAGTATTATCTACCTCATTAATAACAAATGCAGATATTACAGATGGAACTATTACAGATGCTAAATTAGCAACAATATCTACAGCAGGAAAAGTATTGAATAGTGCAACTACAGCTACTTCTACGAATGTCAACAGTGCAATCGTAGCAAGAAATTCCGGGGGCGGCATTGAAGTGGGTGCCATATTATGTAATGGAGGATTGAGACTTTTTAATGGTTCATTTGCGTTAATTGTTAATCCTGCAGTAGCTGCAGCAACAAGACAATATAATCTTCCGGATGCTGGAAGAGATTGTTCATTCATTATGAGCACGGGAACATCTCAAGGTATAGGAGGTACATTGAATTTATATGGTGATTTACAACTTGCCAATATTACAAGTGCAAGTTCATTAGCTACTGATTCTTCAGGTAAAATTATTGTTGGAAGTGGAGGAGGGGGATCTACTGTAAATTATTATTTGAATACTCCATTGAATGCTTTAGAATCTTCAGCTATTGCGTATGGTGCATCACCTACGCAAGGAGGTGCAAGTACTATTTCCAATGCAAGCAATACAACAATTAATTTGCCAGTTGGAGTATTTTGTTATAATGTTAGTTTAGCATGTGATATTAGTCCTGATGTTACAAGTAAACGAATTTTAACAGAATTAACTGTAACAGCTGGTACAACTAATCATGTATATAATATTAATCAATATTATGAGGATCCTGCAACATATGATATATCATCAATATCATTCAGCAATTGTCTAAAAATTGATTCTGGTACTATACTTTCAATATCTTGTATAACAACAAAAGGAACATTTAATAGTATACTTGATACAAATTCAGCAATTTCTATTTTTCAAATAAGCTAATTCAAAATTTTTTTTTATAAACAATAAAAATATTTTTATTGTTTATATTTTGCATATTTCCATCAAACGGATAATGCAATACCTATGATTATCAATAACAATAATCCAATACCACCAAGAATAATAAATATTTTATATTTATCAAACATACTTTCATTATCTTCATCTGGTATTTCCGTAGGTGGAGGATTTGTTGTATCATCTACATCATCTGGAGGTGGTGTAGTTGTTGAATCATCATCTTTGTTGTCATCGCCGGCTGCAGGAGGATTATTTATAGTTGTATCACTATCTGTAACATAAGATTTACATTCTTGAGAAGGATTAATTCCAATATTTCCTTCAATTTGACCTTTATTATCAACATCTACATATGCAATACATTGCGTAATAGATGGACATACACTTCCTTGATTATTTTTCACTTCAAATGGTTTTAATGTCAATGGATTTGCACATGAACCATAACATTGAGATTGTTGACAATTTAATTCTGCTTTTGGAATATTTTCATTGATTTTTTTACAATTTGCTTGTGTAACAGTTGCAGGTAAAAAACAACTACACATTTTCAAATATCCATCGATTGTTAAATCTACATCTGGTTGAGAACAAAGTGTTGATAAACGTGCATCACAATTATTAGATGCTTTTTGGCACCAATTATAACATCCACTTGTAGATGATAACATTCGAGATGTAGTACATTTAGTATTGTAAAATGTATCACAATCAGTTTGAGCACTAATTAAATACATTGCAATTTGAGTTTGAGAATAATTACCTAATCCTTGAAGAAATTGTTGACAACTTGTATCTTGAAAATCATCATTACGAGTCCAATATGCATTAAGAAATTCTTTCAAATTCAAAAGTAAAACAAATGGTATAGCTGCTACACCTTGATCCCATTGATTATCTGAATCATCACCATGCATGAAATTGATTGCATTAATAAATATATCAGATGAATTTGTTGTATTAGTAATTGCTGGACTTATAATAGTAGATTGACAATAAGTATCAGTAGGATTTGTACAAGTGACATTATATGTTGTTGGATCATTAAATATATATGGATCTCTACAATATGCTGTACCTGGTTTTCCATCTGTTCGGGAAATTACACTATCCGTACGTGATGTAGGACGAATTGTTGTATTTGGTATATAAACACATTCCCATTTGAAATACATATTACAAACTTTACCAACATAAGATTCTATAGTTAATTGACTTAGTGCATATCCTAATGGTGCCATAACTAAATCAGTATATTGACTCGTATAATCATGGTGTGTAGCACCAATATATGGAGGTAATGATGAATTTGATCCGGATCCACATACACTATCTCTTCGTGGATCTGTTTTTTCTGGAACATTATCACTTCCATAACCCATTGGTGCAACAATATGAAATTTCGATGGATCATATACATTATAAAATTCAGTATAATACATTGCAACAATTCGTGCTATACCTGCGCCATCAAATAATCGTGCAATTCTAAATCCTACAATAACAGTAGATGTACTATCATAAGTTCCGGAACATACACTTGGTAGAGTTACTGGTGGTTTGCCTTGAGAATTATAATATGTACATGTACTCACTCCATTTGAATATGTCAATGGAGTTTTATTTTGCAATATAAATGATTGTTTTGTTAATTCTGGCGATCTAACTTTTAATAATGATGATGTACCAATCATCTTTTTTTATTTATTGAAATAGTTTAAAAAAATTTTCTATTTCAATAAATGGCAGCTAGTACATTTACAATAGAACAATTTATACCATATTATCCTGTACTAGGTGGAGATTCAGATACAGTTCCTGAATCAATTTATAATAACAATATTAATCAATCTAGAGATATTTATTTTGACAAGTATGAATTTAATGAATTGGAACATGCAGCAGAAGAAAAAGAAATAACTACTGTAGGTAAACCTTTACAACGGCAAATATTATTAACTAGATTAATGGCAGATGTTTCACCAATTGATGGATTATTAGTATACGATGCTGTAGGTACAGGCAAATGTGTTCATCCAAATTGTACAGTTCGTGTAATTGATGAAACCAATAAAGCAAATTGTACATATTATACAATGCAAGAAATGTGGGATATATTTGTAGATAAATCAAGTATAGAATATGAAGAAAAGAAAGATAAAAATAATCATTTAGATCCTGGATTATGGGGCGATTTACGCGAATCTGTTAAAATTTATTCTAAACGAAATGTTACAATTTATCCTCAATTTGTTTCAAGAATGTTTAGACAATATGTATCTGAAATTCTTTATGTAATTACTGTAAAAGTAGCAAGATTGGATAATCCTAGACAAATCATTTGTACAGGATTACATAAATTATTTAGATTATCAACAGAAGAAAATATGAATGGATGGACGCCATCAAATACATTATCTGTTGGTAATATTGTTCTTATGTGTATAACAAATTCACATAAAGATACAGCCAAACAAATTATTCAAAATGGAGAAATTATTTCTATTTCTACAAAAAGTTATACAGGTTATGTTTATGATTTTGAAATGAATCTAGATCATAATTATATTGTAAATGATTTTATTACACACAATACATGTTCAGCTGTTAATATTGCTGAAAATATTATGTTGCATCGTCCAAATATGAAACGAACATTAGTTTTGTCCAAGAATAATTTTATACGTAAAAATTTTATGAATGAAATTGCATATAAATGTACAGATGGTAAATATATTGAACCTAGTTATGATCCTACAGATATATCATCGATTAATAAAAACAATGCACTCATTCGTAAAAATTATGAATTTGATACATTTGAATCATTTGGAAATCAACTTAATAAAATGAAACCTGAACATATTATATCTCAATATTCCAATCGTGTTATTATTCTTGACGAAGTACATAATATTCGTGATCAAGTTAATTTTGTTGCATTAGCTGATGAAGGCAAAGAAGATTTAGCAATAACAAATACTCCATTATATGAAACAATTTATAATTTTCTACATATTGTGAATAATGTGAAAATTATATTATTGACAGCTACACCTATGAAAGATCAACCTGGAGAGTTCGCTCAAATTATAAATCTTATTCTTCCAGTCGATAAACAATTACCTATTGGAAAGAAATTCAAACAAGAATTTTTCGATTCACAAAACCAAATCAAAAGCAAAAAATTAGGTAAACGAATTCAAGGTTATATTGCATATGTTGAAAACAATAAACCTACAGTAAATATAATGAATGAAGGTAAATATAATGATGATTTGAATCTTGATATATCTATTATGGAAATGAGTGCACATCAATCTAAATCATATATAACAACAATTCCATTAATTGAAGAAAAAGAAGAAGATGATGAAACAACAATTACTACTACAACTATTAAACGTAAGAAAACTCCTGGCTCTGCATTTTCATTGGATTCAATTCAAGCTTCTTTATTTGTATTTCCAGATGGATCATTTGGAGCAAAAGGGGAATCAACATATCTCATTAAACAGAAAAAGACAACTGCAAAACGTAAAGATGTCAATAAAATAAATCTTTTAGATATTATTCGTCATGATGGTATAAAGAAATTTTCAATTATATATTATCAAACAATTGAATCAATTAAACAATATCCTAATGAAAATGTATTTGTATTCAATAGTTTAGTCAATGGATCAGGTGCAAATGTTTTTGGTTTGTGTTTAAAAGTATCTGGATTTGAAGAATTCAATATTGCAAACAAAGTAGATATAAAAAATATGCAAAAGGCAAATCGATATGTAATGATTACAGGTGAAAATTCTGAACAATCTGAATGGGCAATCGACAAAATTTTCAATCATGAATTGAATAAATATGGTGAATATATACGTATATTAGTAGGAAGTAAAGCAGTAAGTGAAGGTAGATCATTAAGAAATGTTCGCCAAATTCATATTCAAACTCCACATTGGAATAGTCCTGAAATAGAACAAGCAATAGGTCGTGGTGTACGATTTCAAAGTCATACAGATTTACCAGAAAATGAAAGGCATGTTCGAATATTTAGACCTGTACCAATTCAATCAGAATTGACATTTACGATTTCTCCAGATACTTCATTCGAACAACGATTACATCAATCTATTGCATATAGAATGTATTTAGCTTCTGCAAACAAAGATGAATTTATGAATCAAGTAAAAGATATTGCACGAAAATATGCAATTGATTGTAATTTAACTAGAGCACGTAATGGTAATAAAACATGTGCATTAATTCCGACTGGCGAATTAATTTATGATACGTATAATCTTTATTATTCTGAATTGAGTTCAACTATGCTGGCAATTCGTCATTTATTTGCTTCACAATTTCAATATACACTTTCTGAAATATATAATACATTAAATGAACATACACATTATAATATTTTGTTGTCATTGGATAGATTAATTAGAGATAATATTTCAATCATCAATCCAAATGGATTTAGTTCATATTTACGTACAGAAAATGATATTTATTTTGTATTGGATAGTTCACGTTATCCCTCAACCATATCCATTGCTTCTTATATGAAAAATATTCTACCTTTTGAAAAGAATACATTTGAACATGCATTTACAACTTTACAAAGTAATTTCATTATAGAAAATCAAGAACAAAATTACGGAGATATACAAAATAGATTTCTTTTGTTTGATAATAATATACAAGATGACTTTATGAAAAATGCAATTGAAATCAATGATAGAGAATCAATGCGTATATTCCATAATAATATTGAAGAAATTTCTCCAAATACATATGTAATTACATTGCTTACTACAAATAAAAAGATAATCTATAATTATGAACAACGAAAATGGATTGATTATATTGAAGCTCCTAGAACATTTGTTATGCCTAGATATGCAAAAATATATGGTTTACAAACACCAAAAGGTGTAAAGATTGTTGATCGCCGAGTAGATGATAATAAACGAATTAAAGGTGCTGTATGTACAACAATTACACCTATTGAAAAAATCATAGATATAATTGTAGCATTGAAAATTCCATTTCCTTCTAATTTGCCTGAAAGAAAAACAAAGAAAGAAAAAGAAGATTCTACATTAAATGAATGGTTAAATCGTTATATAGATGACGAAGATAAAGCTGCATTTACAAAATGGTATAAACAAGGATTTTTGCGTTTAGATTTATGTACAATTATAGTCAATTGGTTTAGGGATAATAATCATATCAAATCAACATTGGATGAAGAATGAAATAAAATAATTTATATGAATGATTATTAAAAACATAAACAATGTCTACTGTGTCAGATATTATAGCAAGAGCAAATCAATTAAGTGGTAGAATAAACAATGCAGCAAATAATGTTGTTGTCAACTCTAGACCAATTCTTTTACAACAACAAGCAAGCACAGGATATAGAGGCAGAACTAGATTTGCAGCCGGACCAATTCTTTTACAACAAGGATATATACCTCCACCTCAAATTAATCCTTATACAGATATATCTGGAACAGCACCTGAACGTTTATGGATTCATAAATATTTAGAACAAGTTTGGAATTATAAACATGCTATTGCATTCTTTATTGTATTATTGGTTTTGATTATTTTTATTCTCTTCATGACAGATCAATTGGCTGCAGGAATGAGTTTCGTAACTATTATTGAAACATTCTTTATCTTTACGATTGGATGTCTATTTTATTTCTATGTATTTCGGCATTGAAATATATAATTATTTTTACTAACTTGTTGCAGTTGGTAAAAATTTTACACATTTGAAAAGAATTTAAGCTTTTGTACTATCTGTTGGAGTAGTTGTTGTAGGTTGTGTATTGCATGTACATGATTTTTCTTGACAAGTTTTATTTCGATTGTAATATACAGCTGTAGTTACAGATAAAGCAATTGTTGACATGATGAATAATATTAAGAAAACAACTAATACGGCATCGACCATAATTGAATTTTATTAATATTGAACTTTAAAAATATTTTTTAATTTTCGATTTTAGAGTGAAGGAATTGAATTTTTGTGTTTATTGTAAAAACAATATCCGGTTGCAGCAATGACTAAACCGATGACAATCCACATAATGATGATAAATGCTTTACCACTATTGGATTTGGCAAATGAAACTAATCTATGTTGAGATGAAGATAATGCTGTTTCTTCTTCAACAGAGAAAGATTTGTTACGTAATGCTGCAACATATGAAGTAAATACGGATGCAGCAATTACAATGACTACAGTAGCAATGAAATGTGGTTTACCCAAACGATTAAACATAGAACTGCATACACTGCTTGGGACACCATTAATTACCCATGCTCCTCGTTGCTTATCAAAAGATGTTACGTTAGTAATAGGCATTATTATTTTAGAATTAGTACAGAAAAAATAAAAGAAAAAATAAAAAAAATTTTCCGTTGAAAAAAAAATGTTGTTAAATTATTTTTTCTAAAATATTTATATCATCATACTTTATATTATTAGTATATCTATAAAATGACTTCTATTCCACAATTAGAATCTACATTTTCTAAACAAATTCTTGATTATTATACTACAAATATTATTGATCATGAATATTTAGTTGCACATCATTTCGATACATACAATCATTTAGTTACACAAGGTATAAAAGATATTATAGCTGAATTTCCAAAAATTAAAGTAACACAAAAATCAACAGATAAACTTGAACGATTAGTAAGTATTGAATTTTGGATTGATAATATTAATATTCCATGTGCGAAAGAAGAAAATTTAGATACAATTATTGCACAAGGATTGAATTATTTTGTACCCATATATGTGGATATGCATATGACTACACATGATAGTATTGATCCAGATAAAAGTCATACTATTTGTAGAGAACGTGTATCGATTGGAGAAATTCCTGTAATGATTGGAAGTGTAATTGATTCGACAAATCGACAAAACAACATGGAGTACAAAAAACAAAACGAAGGAGGTTATTATATTTATGGTGGAAATGAAAAAGTTTTAATTTCTCAAGAACGTATCAATAACAATCAATGTTATATATTTCGTTCAGAAAATTCAAGTCCTTCTATTATGATACGTTCAAGTGAACATCCATTGAAATATTCGACTGCTTTTCATATTTATTTGGATAATTTTACATTGTGGGCGAAAATCAAATATCTTAACAAAGAAATCTTATTACCTTATCTATTTCAAATTCTTGGTTATACAATTGAAGAAATGATCGAATTTATTGGATTGCCTCATGATCATAAAATCATTTATACAACATTAATGCGAACAGAAGATCGTACTCGAGATGAAATTATTAAATGGTGTATATCACATACAAATACAAAAATTAATGATGAAACCAAATTAATGAATATTATTACAACCAATGGTATATTGCCTCATATATCATCACAAACAGATAAAGTTAAATTCATTGGATACATGACCAATCGTTTAATTACAAATACATATAATAATCATTTAACTGGATCGATTCAAAAAGCTACACTTGACAATTCAGATGACAAAGATTATTATGGAAATAAACGTTTAGACACAGATGGTATTTTATTTGGATCAATTATTCATAATGGATATAGTATATTTTATGATTCAATTGAAAAATCAATTTCCAAAATGATTGGATCTATGTTTCAACGAGGCAATATGGCAAATATCGACAAAATTATCAATTCTCAAAAACCTACAATTACAAAACAATTCGAACATTCATTATCAATGGGAACATATGGTTGGCAACAGCATGTACGCCCAGGTGTATTTCAACCTTTATTAAGAAGTAATCAAATTGGTTTTATTTCACATTTACGAAGAATATCTACACCTATGACCAATTCGAAAACATCAACATCAATTAAACCACATTTATTACATAATTCTCAACTTGGAATGATTTGTCCATGTGAAACTCCAGAAGGATCAAATTGTGGTATGTTGAAAAATATGGCAACAAGTGTACATATTACAGCTTATCATGATCCAAAATGTATTTATGATGCATTACGTACATATTTCACATCAGATACAATCAAAGGTATAAATATGATGTTTATTAATGGTATGCCTATTTATCATATTAATGCTAGTCGGCTGTATGTTACTTTGAAACAATTGAAAATGAATGGAAAATTACCTTTTGATATATCTATATTTATCAACAAATACAATGAATTGATTGTATATACAGATAACGGAAGATTTACACGTCCATTACTTGTAGTTAATGAAGGTAGATTGGTTTTGAAAACATTGGACGATTTGAAATTGAAATATGGTGTAATTGAATATGTAGATGTCAATGAATGTACAATGATCAAACTTGCATCACATTTATCTCAAGTAGATGAATCTCATACTCATTGTGAAATTCATCCTTCATTGATTTTTGGATTAACTGCAGCATTAATTCCATTTCCTCAAAATACACAAGGTCCACGTTTATGTTATCAATGTCTTGATCCTTTGGAAAAAGTATTAATGAGTGATCATACTGAGAAAATGATTAAAGATGTTCGTCCAGGCGATCGTGTAATTACATTTAATTTGAATTCTGGTAATACAAGTGTTTCTACTGTTATAAATCAATATGTTAGATCTACTACCAATCCAATATTCAAAATTACCTTATCCAATGGACAAACATTAACTGGAACAAATAATCATCCTTTGGCAACTTTACTTGGATGGAAACAAATGGGAAATTTACAAGCTGGAATTGATCGCGTAGGTGTACATATTCATCCAACTCGAAATGTTCGTGTTGATAATGGAACGTTTGAAGAAATTTATTCGGGTGATGAACATATGAATACATTATATACAAATGATTTAGAACGTGTATTACCATTTACTCGTATATTGGGTTGGTTATTTGCTCATAATTTCAATGTAATGTCTGTACGACCACCTCTTGATTTTATGCAAGATATGATTACATGTGGAATTCATTCAATGTATAATCTTGTTATGGTTATGGAAAAATTAATTGCTCCAAGAAGAACAAATCGTATTCCACCATTATGGATTATATATGGATCAGATATAATCAAACGAGAATTTCTAAGTACATTTAGTTGCATTCATACAATATTACTTGCACCAATTTATCGTAGAATGTATGAATCACTTGGTGTAACATGTTTAGGTGATCGTGTACATTTATGTTATGTAAATGTATATTCCAAAAGTTTTTTAGACCGAATTGGCAGAGCTTATCAACGATTTGATCGAAATACATTATCTCATATTTATCAAACAAATTTATGTGTCAAAGGTAAATTAATGTTTCTTCCTGTGATTTCTGTTGAATTATTACAAAATCATCCAAAGATTATTAGTGATATTACAGTTGAATCAGATGATCATTCATTCTTTACAAGTGGTGGTATAGCTAGTTCTAATTCCAATATGGCAAAACAAGCAATTGGTATTCCTTGTGAAAATTTTATGAAAAGAAATGATAATAATTCTCATGTTCTAATGTATCCACAAAAACCTATTGTGGATACAGCCTATTCAAAATGCATTGGATTGGATGATTTGCCTTGTGGACAAAATGCAATTGTTGCTATTATGTGTTATGCAGGATATAATGTTGAAGATGCAATTATCATTAATCAAGCTGCAATTGATCGTGGATTGTTTCGATCCATTGAATACAATACATATACAGATAATGAAAATAATCTTGGTATGAATATTGAAGAAAAATTCTCTGAACCAAAGAAACATAATCAAAAATCACGTATAGGTGCTGATGGATTTGCTGAAGTTGGTGATTATATGGAAAATGAAGCTGGAATAATGTGTAAAAATATATCTGTTGGAAATGTTCAAAAAGATATTATTACATCTATCAAATATGGTGATAAAGGTTATATTGATAGAATCACATTAACAAATACAAAAGGTAAATCAAATTCAACTAATGCTAAAATTCGAATTTCTACTACAAAGAATTTAGAAATTGGAGACAAATGTGCAAATCGTTATGCTAACAAAGGAACAATTGGTATGACTTTACCTCAAGAAGACATGCCATTTAATATTGATGGTATAGTACCTGACATGATCATCAACCCGTGTGCTATCATTACTCGTATGTCTATTGGACAATTAATTGAATCTATATTGGGTAAAGCAATATGTTTAGAAGGTCATTCGAATGCACAATATAAAGAATTAATGAATATGGATTGTACTGGTTTTCAAGATTACAATATAGTTGAACGAATTGGCGAAATGTTGAAGAATTGTGGTGTTCCTGGTTCTGGAAAAGAAATAATGCGAAACGGAATGACTGGAGAAGTAATGCATGGGTTAGTTTTTCAAGGTGTTGTATGGTATCAAAAATTAATTCATATGGTTAGTAATAAAATTCATTCAAGATCAAGAGGTGAAGTGAATATAGCTACGTCTCAGCCTGTTGAAGGACGGAAACGTGGCGGCGGATTTAGAGTAGGTCAGATGGAATTAGACAATTTAGTCGTTCATGGAGCTAGTTCAACAATCAATGAACGATTATTAAAATTATCCGATGATTATGTCACAGATATATGTGGTGTATGCTGTATCATAGGAACTGTTGATTACAGTAATATTTGTCGTATTTGTAAGAAATCTGATATCAAACAATTAAGCATTCCATATGCACTTAAATTGCTCAGTCATTATATGGGAAGTATGAATGTAAAAATGAAATTAAATGTATAACCAAAACAAAAATATGAAATAAAGAATTTTAAACATTTATCGAATAAATATAAATTGTAAACAATGTCAACGAACAATAAAGTTGAAAATCAATTGTCTAATGAAAAAGAAATCGAACAAGAATGGGGCAATACAAATTTTGAATTTACAGAATCCAAAGAAGATATTTATGAATTAATGTTTAATGCAATTACGAATGACGATGTGGACGAAAAACCAACTAAACCATTATTAAGTGAAGAAGAAATAAAAGATAAATGGAAGGCACTGGAAGGAAAAATTATAGTTGAATTTACATATGAAGATGTGGATATTTATGAATTGATGTTCGAAGCAATGGAACGCAAATAAATATTTTATTCAATATAAGTTTTTATTTGCGACTAGTATTAGGTCTATCTTTGACATATTGAAAATAATATGGCAATTTCGAAACTTGTTTCCCATTACAAATTTTAGTTATGTATTCATTGCAATGTCCAGTAATTGATGTAGCATCTTTCATCGATCTAAATGTATTAATAATTTCATGTGTTTCACTATTCTTTTGATACACTTCTCTGCGTATGGCACTACTGTCTTGTGCATGATGATGAACACTATTCTCTTGTGCAGATACCCATTCTAGATTTTCAACTCTATTATCTGTTTTTATACTATTTTTATGATTTACAAATGGTTTGGATTCAGGATTTGCAATAAATGCTTCTGCGACCAGACGATGCACAAAGAATGATGTTTCTTTTCCATTTTTAGATAATGGAGCACGTTTATAATCATCTGTAATGGATTGAAGTTTATAATTTTGCTTATTTTTAGAATATATTTCTCCTTGTTTTGTAATATAATAATTTGGGTAATCTTTTATTTGCACAGAACCTTCTGGAATATCAATTGTAGAAGAAGGGGGATATTTATATTTCCAATTATATTCTTTACCATTTATATTCTTGTGAGGTATATTCGTTTCGCCTGAAAGTCTACGTTGTATAGTACTTCTGTGAATTTGTATTCCATTTGCTGCATTAACTAAACTATCATATTCTATTTCTGTTTCATCTGTAAGATTCATTTCAATAATAGTAACACGATTATAATTACTTGGATTTACATGATTACGACAATAATGAAGTAAATTTTCTGAACATGTAACCCATTCTAAATTTGTGTAATGATTATTAAGTTTATCACTATCTATATGATTAACAATGGTTTTATTTTCAGGATCATCATTTACTACAAATCCAATTGCTACTAGTCTATTTATACGTAAATGAGTTTTATTATTTATTTTAATTGATTGATATCCGTTAGATAATTGTGGATTCATAAATTTTTTGCTTCTTGTATTAGCATAAATTCTTCCATCTTTATAAACATGATATCTTTCATCCAATTCGCATGGAACAAATTCTTTATCTAAATTTTTGTATTGTATATTAGTATTCATTTTATTCAAACAAGCTGATATGGTTTGAATAAAATATTTCGTTTTTAATCCTTCATTTTTTTTTAGTTTAAGCTATTTATTGATTTAAACATTTGCGTCCGCGATTTTCGTACCGAGAATCTGCAATGCATGCAACTTCATCTTGAGATTTTAAGAATGCAACATCGCCTGGTGCAACACCAGCTGCAGGAGGAGCAGATGCAATATCATAGAAAGGATGTAATGCCCCATATGGTGCTACAGATTCACGAACCATTCGGCCGGACAACATTGTATCATAATAAGGAGCATTTTGGTTTGCAAAATCTGTGGTTTGTAAACTATCATCGTAACCGACACCTGCTAATCCTTGATCTACATTAAGATATGAGCTATATCGTGGACGTAATGAATTTTCGACAGTAACTCGACTCATAGCACTATTACAGCCAGCTGTGAGGGTATTAATGGAGTCTCTTGCGACACCTATGACGCCCGAGTCGGAAATGTTACTGCGCTGGGGGCAAACGCGCCAATCAGAGAAGATACGGGCAGATTGCAACATTGGTGCAGCTCCTGCGTTTACATGTGGAGTTCTAATCGTAGAATACAATGAAATATCCATTATTTGTTTCTTTTATGAAAGTAGTGTAAAATAAAAAAATATTTTATTTTATTTTGTGAAGAACTATTATTCATTTTCAATCTAAAAGTTTAAATGTCATCTTGTAAACATTTATCATTCAATTATGAACTTCTTTGATATTCGAACAATTGTTCAGCAACTTAATAATCCAGTTATTACAAAATTAGCCTACGAATATGGTTTATCTTTAAAAGATGATTGGGATGTATCACATTCTGATGATTTTTCCATTATCGCCTACCTCAACAAAGAATATGATCAAGCATTCCTTCATGCCAATATTGGTATGAATATGTGTAGAGGAAATCCTGAAAAATCTGATTCATATGCAAGAATTGTTACAAATCTTACTAACTTTATTATTCCTGAATTGTTAAATATTGAACGACCAATTCCTGGTTCCAGTGATGTATCTCCAATTCCAACATTTAATCCTAGAGGTGATGTGATTATTACAATGACTACATGCAAACGATTGGATTTATTCAAACGAACAATGAATTCATTGATTTATTGTTTAAAAGATGATATTGCTGCACATGTACGAGAAATTTTTGTAGTAGATGATTGTTCTTCAGCAGATGATCGAAAAGTAATGCAAACATTATATCCTTGGATTAATTATCATTTCAAAAATACTCCAAGTCATGCAGAAAGTATGAATATCATTCGAGATTATGTATATACTCCTTATTTCTTTCATATTGAAGACGATTGGGTAATATTATCTCCCAATAATTATATCTCTCAAACAAAAGAATTATTGTCAGCTCAAAATAGAATAGGTCAATGTTTATTAAATACAAGTTATGGAGAACAATTAGAAACATATGGTATATTACCTGGAGAAAGTATTTCATTATTTGTAAATAAACATGTATATGCTCCAAATAATAATACAAAAATATCCAATGTGTTATATTGGCCACATTATTCACTTCGTGTAGGATTAAATCGAACATATGCTATTAAACAAGTAGGTAAATACAATGTTAATGCAAATCATTTTGAAAGAGAATTCGCAGAAAGATATGTAGCATTGGGATTCGAAACTTGTTTTCTCAATGGATTGCATGCATATCATATTGGAAAATGTACTTGGGAACAAGATAAACCTAATGCGTATACATTAAATGGAATTGATCAATTTGGCGAAAAGAACAATGCTACTATTGAAATTGTTCAATCAACTGAAGAAAAAACAAATGCAAATGAAACTTATACTTATCCTCTGGTATTAATATTAAATCTTGCAAGAAGAAAAGATAAGAAAGAATGGTTTCTCAAACATAATGCAGATGTTTTGAAAAATATTCCTTATGCTTTTGTAGAAGCAGTAGATGGAATGAAAATTCAACCTACTCTTCCTATTGTGAAATTATTTTCTACTAATGATTATCATTATCGTAGAGGCATTATTGGTTGTGCACAATCTCATATGTTTATGTGGGAAGAACTTTTGCGAAGTGGATTAGATAAAATGATTGTATTTGAAGATGATGCTAAACTTGATTCTCAATTTGATTATCATATAAAAAATATTCTAACAACACTTGACAATGATACAAAAGATTGGAATATATGTTTCTTAGGTACATTCTTGAAAGATAAAAATTTAAAGAATAATAATGATAATAATCTTATTGAATTATGGACTCCTGAACAATGTTTATCATTATCATTTGGTGGAACATTTGGTTATATTATTTCTGCAAATGGTGCCAAACGAATGTTGGATTTTATTAATCAAGTTGGTATGACAAATGCAATTGATTGGATGATGTTTAAATTTCCTTTTGGTGTGCATATTACTACAAAACATTTAGTTACATCTGAAATGGGTAAAGATAGTGATATCCAATCATCTTTTGATACATTGGTTAATCAAACAGATATTGAAAATATGCTTGAACAATTTACATTGTTTGATGAAAATAATCCACCAACAATTTCAGATTATCTTACTCAATCAACTAGATGTAGAATTAAACCTCCAATATATATGCCTTGTGCTCATACACATTTTGATGATTGGTATATTACATCGCACTCAAATCAATCTATGAATTTACTTGACAATTATAAGAATATTTATTTTTCGTTTGATGTTTTACCATATACTATGAAATGTTACAAAATAGCTACAATCAATACAACAAAAGATAAATTGTCAGAAAATTTTCTCAAATGGGCAGAAATAGCATTGTATGGCAAATTATTAGTAGATGGAAATGTAAATACTGATCATCATAAAATCATTTACAATCCTAAACATTTTCATGAAATAGATGAATGTCATTTACTTTTATTTTTTAATATAGATGATTACAATGCATATGCTAAACGAGTTAATATACCTTTACATTCATTGAGATTTCCTGATTATCCTATAGCTATTGATAAAATTTCAATGAGAGTATTTTCTATGAAATTTTTATTTTAAAAATTATTTTTTTTTCGAAAAGATTTTTTTAATTTTTTTAATAATTTTTTTTTCTCTGCTAGGTAATTAAATATAATGTCTTCTCCAAAACGTAGCTCTCCTTCTCGTAGCCGCAAAGCATACAAAACTCGTAAATCACCAAAAGTTGGACGTAAATCTCCAAAAGCCCGTCGTTCTCCACGTAAAGGACGTAAATCCCCAAAGGCTAAATCTCCTAAACGCAGACGCCGACGATCCCCAAAGAAACAACACTAAATATTTTCTACAATCATTTAGTATAATGTTCGTACAATAACAAGAATTTTTACATTCTATATAGAATGTAAAAATTTCAACAATCATTGATAAAAGTTTGTTTTATATTATCAACATGTAGTTATTACAAAAATAACAAGATCTAATCCATCATATTCATTTTATTCATTTCATCATATTGTTGATCAACAACTCTAAAATTTGAAACTAGTACAAGCAATTGTGCCTTTTCTTCAGACGTAAGAGTACTTTCTTTATTATAATCCTTTTCATTTATGTGGGGCGCAAAACATTCTATCATTTCTTCAATTAGTTTATCTCTTTTGTTGGTAATTAATTGTTGTAAAGTATGTAACTTTTTCTCTGCAATTGCACGTAATTCTTGAATGGTAGGATTACTTGACATTTTCTTGGTGTATTCGTTAAATAAAATGATTATATATCTTTATTTTCTCCTTAATTTTCAATATTACATTTTTTTAATATTTTTCGGCACGAAAAAATGTATATCTTTCCAATATATACATGTTAAATAATATTATTCACCCTTCAAAATAAAATGAGTGTATACAAAAAATACAACAAACATAAAGATACTCGTTATCAATCTCTCAATAATACTACCATTGATGAGCTTGGATTGAGTTTATCAAATCTTAAGATTGATAATACTGTTGATAAAGGTGAACAATGGTCACCTGAATTCAAAGAATTTATTATCAATCTTTTTACGAAATTAGGAATAAATAATAAAGATGATTTCATTGATCAATTAACTACAGATGAACATATGATTGAATGGTTACGAGCATTTACTAGTAAATATTACTATACTACTGGCAAAACATTCAATTATGAATTCTATGAATTTATGGGCGATAATATTGCCAATACATGTATTACTACTTATCTTGCTAAACGATTGAATGTATATACGATGAATATTCAAGGTAAACAACGATTACAAGCAGCAATGACTATATTGAAAAATCAATTTACATCTAAATTGGCTTTAAGTAGTATAGCTCATATTGTTCGTATGCAAGATTATATTCGTTATAATCCTGAAGAATTAGGTTTGAATATGAGTTCATTATTAGAAGATTGTTTCGAAGCTTTTCTTGGTTGTCTTGAATATTTAACCAATAAGATTACCAATAATAATTATGGATTTAATGTAGTTTATCGAATCATTGCAAATATTTTCGATAAAGATGAAGGAATCAGATTTGATTTTGATAATATTGAAAATAAACAAGATGCAATGACTAGAATGAATAATGCAATTGGTGTAGTATATAGACATAATCGTCCAAAATGCGAATGGGAATTTGAAGAATTAGCAGATGGTTCATTCATTACATCATTAAAATTAATTTTGGGCAAGGAAGAATTATTTTCTTACAAAGGAGTAAAATCTACACTTAACAAATCATTAGGAAAACAATTTGCTGCAGAAAAAGTTCTATTATTTTTAGCTCCAAAACTAACAACAACTTCAACTACATCTTAATGTATTTGACTCGTGCAAACGCGTCATATTTATGTTTGTACGAGGCACAAAATGGACAAGCATATGCAACTCTATGTCGCAAGCGTCCACCCATTTTATGACAATTTACACATGTCACATTATAACAACACCAATATATCATTATTTCATCTTCAATATTTTTCATACATATAGGACATGAACTTTCAGTTAATCTTTCTTTTAATCGAGTATGAATGGATTGTTGTTCCATTTGTAACTTTAAAATCATATTATTTGTAGCAGAAATGTAAGCTGATATAATGTCATTGTTTGATTTAGAATATTTATCCTCGGATAACGAAGATTCCTCTTCATCATTCTCCATTTATAAAAAATGCATATAATTTATTTTTTTAATTTTTGAATTGTAAAAAACATTATTCATGGATTATAATAAGCTCTCAGATACGAATAATTTATTACCTAATGATTCAAGTAACTTTATGTCCTGTGCATTGCCTGGGGCAGATATGTTTTCATGTCCTTATCCGATGGAAAAAGATAAGTATGCTAGTTACCAATGTTCATTAGATTGGACAGGAGATTGTGATTTATATACACAATATGCAGATGATCCTGTACGATTTTTACAAGATACAGCATTTTTGAAATATTTTAAATTAGATGATTCAAGTCAATGTAAATATACATGTACATCTGTAGATAGTATGAATAATCCTAATTATGAAGATGATGCAAATGTTCGTGTATGTTCATATACTGGAACAGATTTTGCTGTAGATAGTAAAGATTCGGCAATTAGTCCATTGTTTGCATTAGGAAAATGTAAAATGCAAATTGTACCACAACAAATAAAAGAAAATGATAAACTTTTGAATCAACTTATTACATTCTATGATACTCATGATGTAGTAGATGCATTATGTGCTAACAATACAGCAGTAGCTAATAATTCTCAATTAGCTAGTTATTGTGCAGATAAAAAGGCACCATTTGCATATCCTTCTTCAAATGGAACATCTTTTTCTTCTGCATCTACAACAGATAAAAAATCATCAAATTGGAGTTGGTATGAACGTGTTCATTTTTTACTAACACCATTAATAGTTATCTTAAGTGTAATCTTATTAATGCTTCTTTTATGTTATATATCATCATCTTATTCATCATCAAATTCTAAAAATTCATTGTTTTCAAACACCAAGAATTCCCGCGCGTCTTCATCAATGTCAAAATCATTACACTCTAGATTTTCCTCTCGATCAAAATAAAATAATCAATCATATTTATTAAAAAAAAATGTTTTAATTACTATTTATAAGTTTTTTTTCAATAAGAATATATAATAAGAAATGGATAATGTAACTACGTTCGATGATTTCATGCACAAAAAAACACGCAGAACATATAGAGAAGATGAAGATTATAAGATTGTTACAGGAAATGGAGAGTCAGTTATTCGAACCAATGAATTAAATGAATTTATATCAATGTATGCAGATTTATTAAAACAAAATAAAGCCGTAAAAGTATGTAGACAAATTTCAAATCAATTGCCATTACATGTAACAATCGAAACCATAGATGCAGCACCGATTGATTCAATTGTTGCTGTATGTCAAAATGTCGCAACAGAAGTATTTAATGCATGTGAATGTTATGTAACGAAAACATATCCTGTAGGACCAAATCATAAAATTACACTTCTTGTACATTTTACATACAATGTAAATGTCAATGATTATCAATATACCTTTTTCCCATTAGTAGCAGACAAAATAAATGAATTGCGTATTCCTCATACAGAAGAATTAATTTGTAATACAAGTGATAGTTGTCCACTATTTGGTATAGCTAAAGAAGATGCATTAGAAAAACCTATAATCGTCGGAAAATATATGGAATATAACAAAAGAGTTGATGTAGATATCAATCAATTAGAAGAAATCATTTCAAATGTAAGTTTCCCCACGATTAATCATTCTATATCAGATAAACTTCGTATACCTAATGCAATATTTGAAAAAATATATAGAGCAGCTGATATTGATACAGAACCATCTGAATATATACGACACCTTGTTTCATGTATTGATCCAGATCGAGCAGGAATTTTACATGAATGGTTAGCAATAGGAGGTGCATTACGTAAAATAGGTAAAGGTAGTCGTCATTTCTTTGCATTATGGGTAGATTTTTCCGAACTTTATCATAATGAAAAAGAATGTTTACATGAATGGTTATTACCTCAAGATGATGATTCTGATTTCTTTTTAGAAAATTTCGCCAAATTAGATGATCCTGAAAATTATGAAGATTATCGTGACGAAGAAAATATACAATATATTGATCAAATATTAGAATCTATGTCTACACAAGCAATAGCACATTGGATGTATTTCTTATATGGAAGTAAATATGTTTGTGTAGATATAGGTAAAAATTTATGGTATCGATTTCATGAACATCGTTGGCAATTATCATTAAATGGTGTTGATATACAGAAAGAAATTAATAATATTAAACGTGATTATCTTGTAACTGCAAAACAAAATATAATTGAAATTACTAGAGATATGACTCAATCAGCTGGTCAACACAAATTGGCACATGCAAAATTAGAATCAATGAATAAATTTATTGAGTGTATTGAAAAAATTACTTTTCGCAAGAATATTATGCATGAATGTCTTACATTATTTTATGATCGAGATTTTTCAAAGAAATTGAATGGTAATCCTTATTTAATTTGTTTCAAGAATGGAGTATATGATTTACGTACATTCAAATTTAGACAAGGTTATCCTACAGATTATTTATCATTATGCACACAATATAATTATAAGATGCGTAGTGAATATGATTTAGATATAATGATTGTCGAACAACATTTACAAAAAATATTTCCAGATCGTACATTATATGAATATTTTATTGATTATGCTGCAAGTTTATTACGTGGTGGTAATTTTAATAAAACTTTTTTAATTATGACTGGCTCAGGCGATAATGGTAAAAGTATATTGATTGATCTTCTTAAAAAAGCTTTAGGAGATTATGCTCGAACATTTCCTACATCATTAATTGTTGGGGGAAGACGTACACAATCTAGTGCTGCAACCCCTGAATTGGATAAACTTGAAGGTGTACGTTATTTCATTGCTCAAGAACCTGAACCAGATGATACAATCAATACAGGTGTCGTCAAAGAATTAACAGGTAATGATGAAATGTATGTTCGTGGATTATATTCAGAAGGTAGAAATGTTATATTGATGTTCAAAATGGCATTGATTTGTAATAAACTTCCTAAATTATCTCATAATGAACAAGCTATTTGGAATCGTATTCGTGTATTAGCATTTGAAAGTCAATTTGTTCGAGAAAATGAATGTCCTAATACTTTAGAAGAACAGCGTGCTCAAAAGAAATTTCCTCGTGATGCAAATCTTAGTAATATCATCAAAGAAATGAAATTATATGAAGCATTAATGCATATAATGATTGAACGATATAAAAAGACTCAAGGTGTAGTTACTGATCCGCATAAAGTTACTGAATCTACAGCACAATATCGTTCAGATAGTGATATTTTTATCAAATTTATTACCGAGTGCACAATTAAACAAGAAGGATCAACTATTTCATCTAAAACATTATTCAATGAATTTAAAACTTGGGTATCAGGATTAAATTCAAATAATAAAGTAAACATCACACGAAATGATTTAGAACGATATCTAAGTGAACGAATGCCTAAAGTATTTCGTAATAAGATTCTTCATAATTATGCATTTGTAACAACAAATGAAGAGATTGGAGAATAAAAAAAATATAATAAAAAGTTTTTTAAAATAAAAAAGTTTGTTTTTTTATTTTAATTTTGTTACTGTAATATCAAATGGAAGGTTTATCTGGTTCACATATTGCATTAATATGCATAGCTATCATTGCTGTTTTATTCTTTCTTCGTACAAGTGTTTTTATTTCAACTGAAGGATTTAAATCTCCTGCATTGCAATCATTAAAACGTACGAATGGTAGAGAATCATATGGTTATTTCAATCTTGGAGGAGGATCTAAAGAAGGTATTACATATGCCAAAAATAAACGTGTAGGAGAACCATTTGATTATGAATCATTTGGCGGATTAACACATGGAGCTGCTATGGCACGCGAAGGATTTTCAAATGATTTTCCATTACCACAAATAAAATATAATCTTTATGAACAATTTCCTGATTATGCTCCTAAAGAACCAAGTTTTGCTCCACCATATGTAGGCTATTCACAATATCAACAATAAATTGGTATTTTTTTCTTTATTATTATTCAAATGAATAATAATAAAGATTTAGAAAAGGGATCATTTGCAATCCGTACATCAATAACACGAAATGAAAGTCATAATAGTCCTCAAATAAGTTTAAGTCCACAACTTCAAAGAGTAAATTCTGGATTACTTACAACAGCAACTTCAAGTACATTACCTACATTTGGATCATTCAGAGCACAAGTTGCTACTATGTCTGCAACCAAAATGGGAATAATATCGCCAAGTGTAAGTTTAAATAATCCTCCAGAATTTATTGATAATAATGATAATGCATCTACACCGGAACGAAGGCTTAGTGGAGATGAACAACAATTACCTCCATCAGATTCTGATCCTGTATCAATAATTAATAATAATAATAATAATAATACTGTTATAAGTTCATGGACAGAACAAGTAATTGCTAAATATTTACAATTGGCAGATATATGTAAGAATGATTCTCGTACATTGCGTAGAATGTATTTTGGATGTAAAGTAAGTAGTGATGTAATCAATTTTTTAATTATTCTAAGTGGATTGGCGACTGTATTTTCAGGATTCTCATTAATTGCTGAAGACTCACAACGTATTATATCTATTGTATCTGGTGCATCAACTAGTTTATTAACATCATTGAATCGATATTTTGAATTTGCAGAAAAAGCAGGAATATGTTTTACTGCATGCGAAGAATTAGATCGAACAGTTAGAGAAATTAATATTGAATTGATTAAACCAGAAAATGCTAGACAAGAACCATATTCTTATCTTATGAAGATTGAAAATAAACGTTGGAAGATAATGCAATCTGTGAATAAATATAAACAGGCAGGTATATAGAAAATTTTTTATATAAAATTTGATTGATTAATTTTATATAAAAAATATGAAATGGTTTTATTTTGATGATGAAGAAGATGAAGAACTATTATTATTATGAGTACGATCTCCCATATAATCAAGTAATTTATTATTATGTGTATCACCTTTAATGGCTTTTAATGCCTTTTTATATTGTTCTATATATGTAGTACGATATTCAGGATATTTTTCATCTAATTCATCAAGTTCAACGGATGCTTTAGTTGCAGCTACTTTGCAATCTTCAATACATTTCAAATATTCATCTCGTTTTGCTTTAATACTTGCAAGTTTAACTTGTACTTCAGTATAATATTCAAGAGTAGTTTTATCAATAACAGTTTGTTTTGTATCTTCAATTAAATCTTTACGGCGTTTCTCCATACTTTTAATTTCCTTTTTATCCTCTTCTTTACGCTTGTTAATATATTCTTTTGTAATTGAATCTGCATGATTAGGATCCAAAGATACTTCTTTATCATCTTGTTCATGATATTGAGTAGCAGATGGATCTAATAAAGGAAAAAATTGTCCTGTATATCCAATATCATAATCATAATATGAATCGACATCTCGGACAAGTGTTACAGCATGATTTTCTGCATCTTCAACCGATCGAAATGTACCTCTGAAATTTGCAGCCCCATAACATCCATCTGAATCAGGTTTTGCTCCTTTTGATGGAATAAATGTAAAGATAAAATAATCTTGATTTTTAAGTAAAATATCTTGATTGCGTTTTCGTTCTCTTGGAAAATGAATTAAACTTTTTGCAGCAGCATCAAGTTGTTCTTCAGTCATTGTTGTTGGCAATCTGGTTAATGGCGGAATATCTAAAATACATTGAGGAGCACCTTGATTCTTTTTAATAGTTGATGATTGTTGATCCATCTTATTTTTATTTTAATGATAGATTTTGCTTTAAGTGATATTTATATAAAAAATTATTCCCAAACATGTGTATCAATTGAAATTTCCTTGTTTCATTTAAAAAAAAATGTTATCTTAAAGAAAGATTTTTTTTAAAGAAAGTTTATTATCATCATGAACAATATTACATTATCAAGTCAATATGTACGTGAAACACAAATAGAATTGGAACGTAGAACAGAACCTCTTTTACAACCTGAAACTAGAAAAACAATCTATCCAATATTACATGATAATTTATGGAATTTTTATAATATACATCGTTCTTTACATTGGGATGAAACAGATATTGATTTAACTAAAGATGAACGTAGTTGGAATACATTATCTGAAGGTGAACAATTCTTTTTAAAGAGTGTATTAAGTTTCTTTGCCAATAGTGATTTTATTGTAAATGAAAGTGTTGCCAAAGATTCTTCTGAAATTAGTATACACGAATATGATTTTTTTATGACAAATAAAAAAGATCGTGAGAATATTCATTCACTTACATATGCAAATTTATTACAATTCTTTGTTAAAAATATTGATGAACGAAAAGAATTGGAAAATGCTGTAATTACTATTCCTACTGTTAAATTGAAAGCAGAATGGTTTCGTAAATATATTCAAGAAGGTTCTTTTGCAGAACGTACAATAGCTACAATAATTGTAGAAGGTATTTTCTTCTCAGGTTCATTTGCAAGTATTTTCTTCTTTAAAAAACAAGGTAAACTTCCAAGTTTATGTTCAGCAAATGTATTGATTTCACGTGATGAAAATATACATATGTTGTTTGCTATAGAAGTATATAATATGCTTGTTAATAAACTTCCTAAATATTATGTAATCCAAATGATTAAAGAAGCTGTAGATGTGGAAGCAGAATATATTAAAGCTATATTACCTAATCAATTGCCAGGTATGAATGCCGAAAGTATGAAACAATATATTGAATTTGTAGCAGATTTTGTATCGATTAAAATTATAGGAGAAAAAATATATGGATCAAGTAATCCATTTGAATTTATGAATATGATTAATGTAGGTACAATTGAAACAGATTTCTTTAGTCATCGTAGTATGGAATATTCCAAACAATCCATTATGGTATCAAAAGAACAAAATATGATTCGTTTTGATGCTGATTTTTAAGATTTTTTTTACCAATCTATTACTTGCAATTTGTAAAGATTTGTAAAAAAAGAATTACAATATTGTACCTATTACTATAAATTTATCTTTACTGAATGATACAGATGCAATTTCTACATTAATTGTTTCATTTTCTTTCAATATACGATTTGTACTTGATTTATCAATATATATAGGAATGTGAGATGTTGTTAAATAACCTGTTTTACCATTATTCATTCCTTTGATTTGTGTAATGATATGATCTTTTGGATATAGAATATATCGTTCTACTTCTATATCTATAATACATTCAATTTGTCCATTTTGTACAATTTTACCAAAATCTACAATATCATATCCAATAATGTTTGTAATATATCCAACAGTATTTATATTCTTGTGTAATATTTCTGTATCAATATATTGTTGTATTTGTGTATCCATATATTCATTCAATGTATGGATATGATTCAATACATTAGGTTTAAATAATAATATACGACGAATTATACTCATATTTTTTTTAATAGATGATAGAAAGCTTTTTATGTCTCATTTAAGTTTGATTTTTTTTATAATTATTTTTATAAATACTAATACTAAAAAAATATGGGTAGTGCGCAATCATCTACAGTTACAAGTACAATTACTAGTATAAATGAAAATCTTACCAATATTATACAGAAAACGGCAAATACATCTTCGAATACATGCAAAACAAATCAACAAGTTAAACTTATAATAGGTGAAACTGGTGCACTTGTTGGATGTGGAATTAGTATAGGACAAGTTGCAAGTACAGATTGTAAGTTGGATAATACATTTAATATACAAAGTTCAAGTGATCTTACTACAGCAATTACACAAGCAATTGATAATTCAGCTTCCAATTCTCAAAAGAGTGTACAAGATTTTCTTGCAACAAGTTTAAGTGTACAACAAAGTAATACTTCTCTTAGCACATATTTGAAGAATGTAATTCAAACTAATTTTACATCAGAAACAATAAATAAATGTTTTAGTGAAGCATCTATTAATCAAAATCAAGAATTAACAATTAATGGGCGAATTGAATGTACATCCGACGAAGATAATATTAATTTATCACAAAATGCTCAACTTTATATTCTTACAGAATGTATTATGAGTAGTGTAATTGATATCATAAAGAATGATACTGTAGCAGTTGATGCAATTAATAAAGCAGTTTCAGAACAATCCAGTGAACAAAAAGGATTGAGTGATTTCATTAGTTCATTAATGAGTGGTTGGGCTTTAATTATATTTGGAGTATTAGCAGTTCTTGTCGTTGGCGGTATTCTTGTTTATTTTCTATTCTTTGGTGGAGGCGACGATAAAAATAAAGATAAAGATGGAAATGGTGCTGATGGGAATAGTAATAGTGGCAAACCAATGAGTAATGATGCAAAGAAAGAAGCATTCGCAGCTCAAATGCTTACCAAAGGCAAAGTGCCTACTAGTCCAATGGGATTGTTATTGACAACACTGTTAGCATCACAAGCGGGTAAAGGGGGAAATTAAAAAAGTGTAGCAATTTATATATTTTAAGACTTTGATTATATGTTCAAAGTCTTAAAAAATAGTTTATAACCAAATGGGTATAAAATCATTATCTTCGTTTATACGCGAACGCTATCCAAATATTGCACAAAATAAATCTATATCACATTTTAAATCCATAGCAATTGATCTACCTAGTATTATAGTCACATACAAATGTGCATTAGCACACGATTGGGAAAGATTATTTCATCAATTTTGTTCTCTTCTTCTCAAATATAATATCAATGCTATATTTGTTGCAGAAGGATGTTCACCAATTATAAAAGCAAAAACTAAACTTGAACGTAAAAAGCAACGACAAAATGATGAAGATATTGTTTTCAATATTGAATTAAGTTTAGATATGTACAAGAATGCATCTATATTAACTCCTACATTATTATATGCTCAAAATTCTGCTAAAAAATATTCAACAAGAGGTAAATTAGTATTATCAAATGGTGTCATGTATAAAGATGACAATACAATCGAAGAAAGAGAAAATGACATTGATGTCGATAGTATAGAAAAACTTATTGTTGAAAGAAAGAAAAGACAAATATTTTTTATTCCAAATGAAGAAGAAATTGTCAAAGGAATTATAGAACAATATAATTTCAGATATATACAAGCTCCATTCGAAGCAGAAACATTATGTTGTGATTTATTTATGAATGGAGATGTCGAAGGTATAGTATCTGAAGATAGTGATATATTATGTTATGGTGGCACAATGTTATCTGGAGTAAATACATTGAATGGATTATGCAAAGTTATGTGTGGACAATCTGTTAGAGAAGCAATGAATTATACACATTCTCAATTTATTGACTTTTGTATTCTCTGTGGAACAGATTATAATTCTAACATTCCAGGATATTCTTGTAAAAAAGTTTTTGGATTGATGGAAAAATATAAATCATTTGATGAAATCACAAAGAATATTGATACAACAGTTATCGATAATTATCCTATTGTATACAAATTGTTTTCTACACGTGAATATAAAGAAGAGGATGCAATAGCATCTTCGATTAAAGAAGAGGATGATAATACAAATATTCCAATCAACGATAAACCTATTGATTGCAATGAATCTATTTTGTAAAAAAAATGTTGTTGAAATAAATTTTATAAATTTGAAATAGATTTATAAAATTCAAAAAGTTTTACAAAACAAATTCTATAATATTTTTTTTTACAAACATGTCAATCGAAGTTAAACTCAAAGTTGGTAAATATGATTTAATCAATACTGATATAGGTAATGCTGGTTATGATATTTGTGCATCCAAAAATGGTATTATTCGACCTCGTGAAATTTTAAAATTTTCGACCGATATATACACAGAATTTCCAAATACAATGTATGCACGTATTGCACCTCGATCAGGTTTAGGATTAAAAGGAATAGATGTATTTGGAGGTGTAATAGATAGTAACTATAGAGGTGAAATAGGTGTTATTCTTTTCAATTCTACAGCAACTGATTTTCATATTTATGCAGGTGATAAAATTGCTCAACTCATTTTCACTCCTGTAATTCATCCAACTTTTACAAAGATTAACAATGCCAATGAATTATCTAATAGTGTAAGAGGCGATGCTGGTTATGGCTCAAGCGGTATGCGCTAAATGCATTAATTGTATTTATTTTCAAACAACTACAATTTGTTTGAAAATAATATTTCATGTTTATCCTAATAAACCTGCTTGTTCTACATTATAATTTGTATATGTGATTGTGAAATTTGTCAAAGTGTTTAATAATTCATCTAGTGATATAAATAGTTTAATAATCTCAGAAGAACAATTCTCAAAATTATTTTTTCTCCATAAATGTCTCCAATTGTTTACCCAATGTATCAAATATACATTATCTGTAAATATTTTAATTTCATCAATATTGTTCATTTTCATCAAATGAGTATATAACAATTGAAATTCATATGCATCAATTGTTAGAAGAGTATTTTCATTCAATGGTGCAGTAGATTTTTCACGAGATAATACTGATCGTTGATTAATCGATGAATCAACAGTATATTCATTTCTACTTGTATCTTTGTATAATTTAAGTATACCTGATTTTGTATTCGATAGATAAGTTTCGAAAAAATTCATGTATTACCATATATATAGTTCCATTTTAAATCCTTATTTTTTCTTTAATGCACATGTACTTTGTGAAATGAAATCGTGCAAACTATCTACACTATTTAAATTAGAATTATAAGATGAACAAGGTTGTCCATTCTTGAACAAAATAATCGTAGGATATCTTCCTCCTACTGAATACATAAAGTCTTTTGAACGCGGAATAAGATCTTTATTGTTATCAATATCTACAGTATATATATCAATAGTTGTACCATATATTTTTACAAATCGATTTAGTGTCAATAAAAATGTTTGACATTGATTACATGCTTTCACATAAAAGAATACAAGTGCATCTGGTTTAACAACAATATTCGATCCAATTGCTCCTCCTAATACAAAATCTTTCGCTGTTAATTGTTTCAAAGAAACAAGTTGTTGATTATACCAACGATTTAAATAGTCCATTTATAATAATCGGATAATAAAAGAAAATGAAGAGATTTGTTTATACTTGGGATGCAGTTAGAGCTTTTGATAAGAATCTTATTCTTCGTGCATATACAATTGATCATGAAGGGAAAACTATTATTGTTAATATTGAAGGATATAAACCATGTTTATATGTTGAAATGCCTACATCTTCATCGATTGAATTTCAAGAGAAAATAATTGAATGGGGAGAGGAACAACAGGGTGTATTTTTTGCAGATGTAGTTTTTAAGAAAAATTTATATAATTTACATCTTGATGATAATGGCAAAGATATTTTATTTCCATTTTTAAAGTTGGAATTTACTAAATATGGTGATTTTACTCAATTTACAATGAACAATGCTGGTAAAGCTGTAGATATATATGGTAAACGTATTATATTAAAATTACATGAAACACATTTACATTTGGAAATTGTTGCTAAATTTTTAGCAACAACATGTTTTCCGCCAACTGGATGGATTGACATCAATACAAAATCGCCAATCTATCCTCCAAATAAATCATGTACATTTTATTCAACTAAATGTGATATAAGTGAAATTACTGTTGTATCAAATGATGATACTATTGTTGAACCTTATGTTGCATCTTTTGATATTGAAGCAAATTCATCCAATATTAATAGTATGCCTAATGCATTAATAGAAGATGATCGTATTTTTTTAATTAGTGTTGTTGGTGTAAATTCCAAACATACAAAGAAGAATATATTTTGTCTTGCCGAGTTGGATGATCATATATTAGATGAAGGTACTATTGTTCATAAATGCAAGAATGAACAAGAATTATTATTACGGTTTGCTGAACATGTTCGAATAGAAAATTATAATATATTAATTGGATATAATATTCTTTCTTGGGATTTTGAATATATATACAATCGATCATTACAAACCAAAGTTGGCGAACAAGGTGTATTTCCAAGATTTGGATGTTATCCAAATATGACAGATAAAATAGCAGATGTACGTACAAATGCTCGTATTAATCAAAAATCAACATATATCAATCCTGCTGGAAGATTAATTATTGATTTATTACCTATTATTCGTAAGAATTATTCATTTATGAATTATAAATTAGGCACAGTTACAAAAGAACTCGGATTGCCTACAAAGAATCCATTGACACATTTAGATATTTTTGCTGGTTATCGTGAAAGTAATAGTGGTGATAATCGTAAAATATCTGAAGTTGCTAAATACTGTGTACAAGATTCACATATTACTTATTTATTATATAAGAAATTAAGTATCTGGCAAGGATTATGTGAAATGGCAAAAGTTGTCCAACTTCCTATATTTGAAGCATATATTAGTGGTAATCAATTGCAATTTGTTGCTCAAGCACTTCGATATTGTATTGAAAATAATATTATGATGACTTCTCCAAAAGAAATTGATATGAATCGTGAACATAAATCTTCTACTTCAGGAAGTAGTGATGCACTTGATAAATATATGGGTGCAACTATTCTTGATCCATCTGCAGGATTACATGACAAAGTAGTTAGTTTTGATTTTGCAAGTTTATATCCAAGTATTATGATTGCTTATAATATTGATTATCAAACATATATTGATGATAAGGTTTTTATTATTGGTGTGCATAATGCAGGATTATTATTCGATTCCATGAAGAATAACAATAATAGTACAACTTTGAATGTAAAATTTCCATTCAATTTTCCTTGTTATATCAAACAAAAACAAAGTAAACGAATTGTATCCGATGAAATTGAACAATGGATTAAAGTTGAAACTATTCAAGAAATAAAATCAATTGTTGATAAAACGTTATCAGAAGTTGTTATTCCAAATAAATTTGCCTATGCAGATGAACAAACTGCAAAGTTAGTTATTGTTTCTCAAACAATTCCAAAAATCAAAGATAATCAATGCAATGTATTCTTTTGGGAAGAACATGTTAATTGTGTTCATGATACAAATCGTAAACGACGCAAAGATGGAACAGATAGTCAAGCTAAATGTCGTGTATTATGCAATTGTTATTATCATCGATTTGCACGTCCTAGTGTTGCTCAAGGTATGATTCCTATTCTTTTGACTAAATTATTACAAGCAAGAAAACAAGCACGAAAAGATATCGAAAAGTTAGATAAAGATGATCCAATGCGAATTGTATTGGACAAACGACAACTTGCTTATAAAGTATGTGCAAATAGTATTTATGGTTGTTGTGGTATTAAAGGAAAATTTGCCGTTTTACCTTTACGAGTAGGTGCATGTACAATTACATATCGTGGAAGATTATGCATTCAATTCATTTCGAATTATATTCCAACAAAATACAATGGTAAAGCAATTTATGGTGATACAGATAGTGTTCATATTCAATTTCCACATTTAACATCAAATGTAGATATCTATAATCTTACAGATAAAATCTTGGCAGATATTGGAACTCATTTCCCAAGTCCAATGAAATTAGAATTTGAAAAAATTTATGATAATTATTTAATTTTCACAAAGAAACGATACATTGCAACTGTTAAAGATAAAGAAGGTAAATTTATTGGAGAAACATTACGTGGTATTATTCTTGTTCGAAGAGATAATGTATCTGTTGTACGAAGAATATTTAGAACATGTGTAGATATGATTTTCAAACGTGAACCATATGAAGATATTATATCATTATTGAATTCTGAAATTCTCAAAATCTTTCAATGTTGTTATTCTACATCTGATTTTATTCTTACGAAAGGAATGAATAAATGCATTACTGAATATAAAACTTCTGCAACAAGAAAACCTCCTCCTCATGTTCAAGTTGCAATTAAAATGTCAAATCGTGGTATTAATGTAGGTGTAGGTGCACGAATCGAATATGTATTAACTACACAAGATAAATATGCCAAAACAGATAATCAATCAAGTAAAATTCAAGACTTTGAATTATTTCATAAATACAATGACTTGATGAAATTGGATTACTATTATTATTTGAAGAAACAATTTGTCAATCCATTGGATGAATTATTCAAAGTTGCATTTAACAAAGAAAATATTATGGGTAAAATTTATCAAACACATTGGAACAAAGCTTTACTCAACAAACAACTTTTAGATAAAGTTGGAGAAGCTACAATTACATTTGAAGAATAAATTTCATTCCAAAAGATCCAATCGAAATTTATTTGAAGATAAATCAAACAATCTATCTTCAAATGATAAACATCATGATGACACAATGTATATATGTTCAATTGAATTCAATTGAAAAAAAAACTTTTTATAAAAATATTTTCCAAAAAGTTTTTTTTCAATTGATCTTTGAAATTTATTTGAAGATAGATCGAACAATCTATCTTCAAATGATGTAATGATTACGTTTATTGTTTGATCTATATCTTCAAATGATATAGATCGCGATGACACAATATATATGTTCAATTGAATTCAATCATCTTCAAATGATAAACGTAATTATGGCATAATATATTATATGATCAATTCATTTTACAATCCTAAACATGTTTTGATTTTACCAAATGGTCCTGTACTGCAACATTGTTTTACTACATTTAATTCTAATATACCTTTTGATGCTAAAATGACTGTATCTATAAATGTAGGTAGAAATGTTGCAATAAATTTCTTATCTTCTGCAGACATTGAACTTTTTTCGATTGCTCCCATAATTGTATTAACAACAAGTTTTTTCTTTTGATCTCCTGTAAGTGTTTTGTATCCTTCTACAAATTCCATAACTCGTGTAGTATAACTAATAATACTAGGTATATTTATATTTCCTTGTAATAAATCTGTAGGAATAGGAAGTTGAATATTGATTTGATTGGAAGCTTGGCGAGTATCAATATTATCATCTTCAATAGTACGAACTGTAGTTGTTGAATTGTCAGATTGTTGTTCTGCTTGTGTTGATGTTGATGCAATAGAAGTTGGGTCAATAATATTTCCTAGTGATGTATTCATATTTTTTTATAATATTATTACTATTATAAAAAAAATTATTTATTATTATGAACTCAAAACCGAAGGTGCCATTGTAACTGTTGGTGTTGCTGTAGTTGTTGATGTTGATTTTAATATAACATAATATACTCCTGCTGCTGCTATTAATGCTTTAATAATATTGTATAGATTCGATTGATTAAATATAAGCATACTAATACATCCTAATAATGTTATTGCAGATACACGAGTAGCTAATGTTCCATATTGTTTGAAATAAACAATTGCTGCAACCAATACACTAATTAATGCTAATAATATCAATGATGAATTTTGATCATTAGATAATGATGAAAATCGAGATTTAAGTGATGATAATGTAGTAGGCGGAGTTGTTGATGTATCTGTTGTACCAAATAAATATGGAAGAACTTTATCATTGTTCATATACATAGGTTGATCATTTGGATCTACAGGTAGACTATATATAGAATCGCCCATAAAGATGTTTTTTATAGAATGATGTTTATAATTTTAAAAGTCTTTCTTAAATATTTTTTTTATTATTTTTTACAAGAATGATATAAAAATAATCAGCTTCATTTATTAAAGGAGATGTCAAAAGAAATTGTCATTCATGAATTGGATATTTCGCGAATGATTGGTCCATTTAGTGAATCTGATTTCACAAATCCAATGGTATTATTATGTTTAGGTAAACGAGGTAGTGGTAAATCTGTATTGGTAAAAGATTTAATTTATAGAAAACGTCATATTATACCTACTATACAGGTATATAGTGGATCAGAAGCTGCGAATGGATTTTACAAAGAATTTATTCCTGATATCTTTATCTTTGATGAACTTTCAAAAAACAATATGCAATATGTAGATAATTTTATTAAACGGCAAAAATTAGCAAAACAATATTTTGTACCTGCAGGAGTTAATCCATTTGCATTAATGGTAATTGATGATTCTGGTGCAGATTTAAAATGGACTAAGCATCCTAGTGTTCATACTCTTGTACGAAATGGTAGACATATTGCAATGAATCTTATTATTGCACTTCAATATGCAATGGATTTGCCACCGGAAATTCGTTCCAATCTTGATGGTGTATTTGTATTCAAAGATAATATATTAGCTAATCGTAAACGATTATATGAACAATATGTAGGTAATATTGATGGGTTAACTTTTAATGATTTCTGTACAATTATGGATAGAATAACAGAAGATTATACAGCATTATATATTAATACAAAACCTACAAAGAATAATTCAATACAAGATGTTTTATTTTATTATAAAGCAAATCCACAAGCATCAAAAGGTTTTAGATTTGGATGCGAAGAATTGAAAAAATTCCATGACGCCCGTAGAAGTGCACAAGAATTTGGTGTATAATAAATATATGTATTATAATGAAACTTGAATGTATACTCCCTGTGCCCATATGTTTTTTTCAAAAAAACATATGGGCACAGGGCATGGAGCATTCAAAAGATAAAAATGTATATTTTTCAATACACGCGATTTATATATTCAATATATAAAGTTTAAAGATATACAATGCGAAGAAATAAATATATATTTTTTTATATATTTATTTCAAATCAATAAGTAAGACAAAATGACAATAGCTGAAGAAGTGCTTAAAAAAATTCAAGCGAATGCAGATGCATTGGACATTGATGTTCCTCATAATTTGGAAGATGCAGAACGATTTATTAATGAACATATTGGCACTATTGCAGGCGGCGTTGCTGCACAATTGGGATACAATAAACTTGTAGCTGGACTCATTGGAGCTGTTGTTGCAAAAGCTGCCGGTCCATTAAAAGAAAATATTGCAAATCGATTTGCATTTTTGATTGCAGAAGAACATCGCGAAAATGAATCTGCCAAAAGAAAACAATCTCGTCGTAAAGCTGAAAAAGAAGAATCAACTGTAAAGAGAAAAGCTCGTCAACATGTTGATACAGAAATGGTATTTAGTGCATTCAAAAAAGATCCAAAAACAAATGCACTTTTATTAATTCATACACTTGATAAATTTGTGCGTGAAGAATTGTTTGAAATTGCGAAATTTCTTAAATTGGATATACCCGCGAAATTAGGTAAAAAAGAAATTATTGCAAAGATTATTGAAATTGTACAAGATACTCATATATTAGATGCACATACTAAACCAACAAGTCCAACATTTTCATATAGTCCCAGTTCACCTGTACAAAACAACAGTCCAATAGCTGTACCATTATCATCTCCAAAGAAAATCATTGAAAGTCCAAAACAACAACTAATAGCTATGCAATTATCAAATGATGATATGGAAACTGATACTGAAGAAGAAAAGAAAGAAGAACAAAAGCCAAAAAGAATAAAGAAAAAGAAGATTTCTCCTAAAAGAGCAAGAAGTCCTGTACCTTCATCATCTGACGAAGAAGATGTTGTTCATCATAAAAAGCCTCAACGAATTAAAAAATCTGCAAAACGTCGTAAAGCAACTAGCCCACATCATAAATCATCTTCGTCAGAAGAGGAGAAAAAAGAACCAGCAATCGAACCATCCAAAGGTATCAAGCGTGTTCGCAATCAACCTCGTAAATCAACAAACGTTGAAGAAATTGTTCAAAATGCTATTACAAAACAATCTATAGATAATGCGAAAAAACTTTTAGAAAACATACAAGAATTACGCGTTGAAGATTTTCGCAAAATCGCTAGAGCATTCCATTTTACAGTTCCTGCTCGTGCTAATAAGAAAGCTGATTTGGAACAATATATTCAAACAAGATTGAATTCTTTTATTCATAAAGAAGTCGAAAACGATGAAGAAAAATCTGATATTGAAGAAAAATCCGAAGTTGAAAATGTTAATGTATGTGAAGATAAACCACAATCCCCTGTAAAAGAAAAACTTCAAGTATTACCAAAAGAAGAAATAATTAAAGAAGCAAAACAAAACGAAGAACAAAATGATAGCGAAGACGAAGAAATGATAATTACAATTAGTGACACAGAAGACGAGGAAGATGAACCTGCTTCTCCTGTTCGTAAATCGAATGATCTTGTACTTCAATTACCTACTGGTACAAATGCACAACGTGATCAATATCAATTAAGCAAAGTTGGTAAAAATATACAAGCAAATGAAAAGATAAATGTACCAAGTAAAAAGATGGAATTAAGCAAACAAATGTATGATCTATTTGGTTCAGATTCAGAACAAGAAGAAGAGGCGAAAGTTGATAAAGCAGAAGTTGAACGTAAATTATATCAAGAACTTTACAATCTTCCAAATGATACACCTCATTCTAAAATAGAAGAAGTATTGAAAAAATTAGATTACAAAAATATACCTTTGATATTCTTTTACCAAAAACCAATTATGATGCATTTCATTTTATTAGCAAGACAAAAATCAACAAAAGACTTTGCTGATCTTATTGTTGGTGCAAACGATCCACAACATGTATATCACCCACAACTCAAAAAGTATGTTTTGAAAAAAGGTTTATTGCCTCCACAAAATATTGTATTACCACAGCAACAACAAGATAAAAGAGAAATTGATACGTTTGCACGTTCTAATCGTACAGTTGATCTCTTTGATGAAAATAATAAGAATAATCTTGATCAAGGTTATGAACATGCACGAGCCTTTATATCTGCATCTGTATCACCTGCAGCTACAAAAGATATTCCAAATTTCACAATTCAAACACAAGCTGAACGAAACAATCCTCGTAGAATAAGTATGAATAATAATCGTGCGTTGCCTCCACGATTTATTTCAACAAAATCAAATTTTACATTTTTAGTGACTGCTGCTGGAGTGAATGCTCGCGCAAGTCAATTAAAGAACGTAAAGGATGTAAAATAAGAATAAATTATAATCTTTTTTTTAATATTGTTTTAATATTAAAAAAAAGCAAATGTCTAAAAGTTTTGATGACGAATATGGAGCCACATCTGGTAAATATATTCAATCTTACGATGGAGCAGATCCTCCAAAATCATTTACTCAAGGTGATTCTTCGTATGCTGCATTAAATTCAATTGATTATACTATTAGCCCAAATTCTTCAGTATATTCTGCATCTCAATATACTGAATATAAATCGCAACCTTTAACTGTAGGAAATACATCCAGTTTAGGGAAATTTGCCGGAACAAGTTGGCAAGATGCAGTAGTTGACGACATTAAAGATAAACAAGAATTTAAAAGTCAATATTGTAATTCAAATAAAGAAAAATTTGGATACCAAACTCAAGACCAGATTTATCACGGCGTTGGACTAGTAACTCCACCATGTTATAATAGACCAGGACAAAGTATTACACGATCACATCGCTATAATGGACATACTCGTCGATATAGTGAATACAGAAAGAGATTAATTTGTCGTAAAATCAAACAATTGGTTGTATTATTTGTTTTGATTTCTCTATCATATATTCTCATGGCCTACGCTAAAATGCAACGTAATGTAGGTTTCATAGCAATATCTAAAATTGTATATTATGCATTACTCATTGTATTTGTTATAACATTAATTCGCATGTTATGTTTATTGAAAAAATAAAAAAGTGTAACTTTTCTTTTGTACTAAATTTAGAATGTTTATTCCAAAAGATAAAATGTATTCAATTAAAAATTGTTCATCTATCAAATTAGCACAAAATGTTAAGAAACAAATTTGTATGTTAGAATTAACATTAAATCGTCCATTGTCTAATAAATATTTGTTTCTTAAATATGGTTGGTTAACAGAAAATTACAAGAGTGATATTTCTGAATTCAATTCATTTCATGTTGTTTTAGAATTGCCATCAAAAGAAGATGATTATGTAAATCGTAAACTTATTTATCATTTGGATAATCAGATTAGTCCAGATGTAGTTATAGGTAATGTTGAATATAATAGTGATGTATCTATACTCATTGGATTAAAATCTATGAATGAAGAAAAATTTTTAAAAAAGAAATATTATTCATTAAGAATTGCAGGTGTAGATATTACTAGAGCATTATGTCCAATTTATAGTGTTGGAACTTGTCCAAAATATAGTGCAATCTATTCTGTAAAAGATAATATGCAAGAACAACCTCGCGTATCTGCATTTTATTCGGGTTATATTCCTAATAAAATGTAATTCAAAATAAATTTTATTAGTCGAACATTCAATAATTGATCTTAAATGATAGTTAAACAATTGATAATCAAACGCAAATAATAATATAGTAGTATACCAAAATGGGCATGGAAACAATTAATAAAACATATATTCGCTGGGCAAATAATGAAAATTATTTAATTTTTGATGACGGAAAAATTTACAGTTTAACATCAAAAAAGTTTTTAAAACCTCGTATACAAGATGGATATTATATTGTACACTTATATGTGAATAATAAAAACAAACCTTATAGAATTCATAGACTTGTTGCGAGTTGTTTTGTTAATAATCCTGAACCATCAATACGAGATGTTGTAAATCACAAGGATTTTAATAGACTTAATAATCATTTTTCGAACCTTGAATGGACAACAGTAAGAGAAAATACCATGCATTATGTTAATAGTATACATTATAAACCAACTGGACAGAGTAAGAAAGTAGATCAAATTGATGTTTTGAAAAATAAAATCATTGCTACGTTTGAAAATTCCAAAGATGCATCAGAACAGACATCTATATCTATCGATGTAATTCGAGGACGATGCAACGGATCAGTCAAAACTAATATTAAAATTAACAATAGAATATTTACATTCCAATATAATACAGAAAATATTATAAGTGAAATACCTAAAAATTCAAAGCAAATTGAAGGATTGACAAATTTTTGGATTACTAATGATGGCAGAGTATATTCAACCTATACCAAAAAATTTATTACACTTCAAGATAAATGTGGATATCGTGCTTGTGCATTAAATAAAAAATGGTATCGAGTACATCGAATTGTTGCAAAACATTTTCTTGAAAATGACGATCCAAAAAATAAAACTATCGTAAATCATATTGATTCAAATCGAAGTAACAATCATGTTAGCAATTTAGAATGGTGTACTCCTAGTGAGAATATTCAACACGCGGTCGATTTTGGAAATAGTGCTAAAACAAAAAAGGCAGTAAAACAAATATCGATTGAAACGACAAATGTTATCAATATTTTTGATTCTGCTAAAAAAGCTTCTCTTGCATGCAATATTAGAGATTGTAATATTAGCCGCTGTTGCCGCGATAATCTTAAGGGAAATTTCATCCATACAGCAGGAGGATTTCGGTGGGAATTTGTAAATACAGTTGTTTCTACAAATATATTCAATGCACCTGAAATTGCTATAACATTGACTGCCAATAAAATTAGTAATAAAAATAAAAACACCCAAACAAATGGTAAACGACATGAAAAATCAATAATTGTTTATAATGACAAAGATGTACTGATTTCAATTTTTTCATCAGTATCGTGTGCAGCAAAGGAAATGCACATGGATGCCTCAAGTATATCTAAGTATTGCAATGGTAAAATGAAACCACGAAACAATTACAAATGGCAATATTTGAAAGATAACTTAGAAATGTCAGAATGTTTTGCGCAGATGAGTATAGATTTATATTAAATAAAATTTTAATAAAGTGATCACTTTATTAAAATTAACACGAGTTTGTACTAAATATCCACTATAATAAGCAGATACTCGAGTATCTGCTTATTATAGTGGATATATTCCTAACAAAATGTAATCATATAAATTTTATTCATTTACAAAAAATAAACATTGTTGTTTATTTTTTAATATTCTTTTAATCGATCAAATGGAAGATCAGCAATTGTTTTAAAGCGTCCAGTTGCATATTCCGGCATAACCAACACTTTAAGTCCTTTAGGTAATATCTCCTTTTCTAATTTTTGTTTAAAATATGAACCTACTATTAATTTTTTTAATGAATTTGGAAGTACACCTGGTAATATGGGCTGATTAAATGCTTGTCCGCACTGAAGTATAAGTAAATTTTCAGGAAGAGATTTTAATTCTAAAGGTTTGTTGTAATCATACGATAACGTAAGATATTTTAATGAACTAGGAAGCATACCAGGTAATAAAGGTTGATTAAATTCAACTCCTAAAGATAATGTTTCTAATTTATAACAATGAGTCAACACATTTGATAATGATTGTGTATATCCTTCTCCAAAATGTATTGATTCCAAACTAGCTGGTAAAATTTCTGACGATAAAGGATGATTCCATTCATTTGTGAAATGTAAATGTTTTAATGTGTTTGGTAATACATTTGGTAACAATTCATAATCATAATCTAGAAAAATTAATTTTTCTAGATTATTAGGAAGTCCACGCAAAGGACGATTATATCCATATCCAAGTTTAAGTTTCTTTAAAGAATCATGAAATGTATCCTTTGTAATTTCATATGTATAATGGCATAATATTATTTCTTCTAATGATTCTGGAAACATCGATTTGTCAAATATTAATGAGATGTTAGTGCCAATAAAAAGTTTTTTTAATATGGGTGGCAACATTCCTTTATAAAATCGTTTTATTTTGCAATCAGCAAGGGTAAGTGATTCCAAAGTTCTAGGAAGTTTAGAAACATCTATAACATCTGAATAATTGTTTGTAAGTTCTAATGTTAACAACTTTGAAGAATAACATTCATCATCTATATGAATATCAGGATCAGAACTGAATCCCCATGAAATATATAAATGTTCGAGATTCGGAGGAAACCATTTAGATGTTACGATGCAATAATTCTGTTTGTATTTGAAACGCAAATTTTTCAATGACAAAGGAAGTAATCCTGGTACTAATGGATAAGAATAATCATCTCCTAAATATAATTCATGCAATGTATTTGGCAAATCTCCGGTGCAAATTAATTTATTAAAATGATGACCAACTCGAAGAATTTCCAGAGTTTTTGGAAGTAATCCATTCAACGAATGATTGAAAGAATTACCGAATGTGATATTTTTAACATTTGAATTAGATAAATTTGGAAATAGATCATTAATGAAAAAATTTACTTTTTTTACACATGATGGCAAATCAATAGATTTATCTTTGATTGTTGTCCAAAAACAAACTTCTTCAACTTTGAATGTATGTGAATTTTGATTTTTGAATATATTTGGTGTAGGAGTTTCGCGTGTTTTTACTGTATATGTAAAAGAATCGATAGTTGTCAAAGGTATTAATGAAGATAAATGTTTACTTGCTGTATAAAATTTGAATTTAGTTGTGGAATCAATTAATGGATTAAGAACATAAATGAATACATCATTAGGAATGTTATGTATATGTTTATTTGAAGTAATCATCTTGTTTGGAATATATTTATTTTATGTATAATTTTGAACGAACATTTTTCTTAAAAGAATACTTTATTGTTAACACTCTATGCATTTAATTTCTGCAACACTACTACATTTCCAACTTTGAAATAATTAATTGACGTAGGCAAAACTAAATCTTGCAATGATATACAACTATCAGGATTACTTATAATAAATGTTTCAAGGCCTTCATTCAATGCTACATTATTTAATTTTTGTTGAAAAAATCCTCCTAATTGTAATTTTCTTAAAGATTTTGGCAATACACCATGTAATATTGGATGATCAAAACTTTCTCCCATAATTAATGTATGTAAATTTTCAGGAAGTGATTTAATATCCAAAGGTTGATTATAAGCATATGAAAATGTCAAATGTTTTAATGAACTAGGAAGCATTCCTGGTAATATAACTCTATCGAATATGACACCTAAATCTAATGTTTTTAATTTAGTGCAATGTACCAATACATTTGACAATGAATGATTAAATCCTCCACTAAAATGCAATACTTCTAAATTGGTTGGCAAGGATTCTGGTGGCACACAATAATCCCATTCAGGTCCAAAATATAATTTTTTTAATGTTTTGGGTAATAATTTCAAATCAAATTCCAAACTATAATTTGAAAGATGTAATTCTTCCAATTGTGATGGAAGATTTGTAATACAATGATTATAACAACCGAGATTAAGTATTTTCAATGATTCTGGAAATGTATCTTTTGTAATTTCATGAAGTTTCCAATAAATCAATATTATTTCTTCTATGAATGCAGGAAACATTGATTTATCGAATGGTAATGATTCATATTTACCAATAACAAATTTCTTTAAATTTGGAGGCAACATTCCTTGTGTAAATTGTTTAATATCACAATCTTCAAGGATTAAAGTTTCTAATGTTCTGGGCAATTTGGATACATCAATAACATCTGAAAAATTATTAAGTAACTCTAATGATAATAGTTTTTGAGGATAATTCTTCTCGATAATATGCACATGAATATGACCATTATATTTACAATCAATTGTCAGATGTTCAAGATTTTCAGGAAAAATTCCAGATACTACAGTATGAAGAGATTGCCTACTATAAAAAGTTAAACTTTTCAATGATGCAGGAAATACACCTGGTATTATTTCATGTGTATACATATCACTCATTATTAATTCTTGTAAACCATCAGGTAGATCTCCTGGATTTAATTTTCTGTTAAAATGTCTTGGCAAATGTAAATATTTAAGAGTTTTAGGAAGTAATCCTTTCAATGAGTGATTTAATATGTTTGCCTTTTGCATGAATATTAATGTAGTTATACTTGAATTTGATATATTTGGAAATGCTATATCACATACATAATTTGGAAATGCAAACCCAGCCAAATAAATGATTTCTTTTACAGATGCAGGTAAATTAAATTCTATATTTTTATATGCATGTTCAAAGATAATTTTCTCTACTTTGAAGGTGTATGAATTTTGATGTTTAAAAATATTTGGAGTAGGAAGTTTGTTTGTTTTTCTATTGTATGTAAATGAATCAATAGTTGTCAAAGGTATTAATGAAGATAAATGTTTACTTGTTGTATACAATCGAAATTTAGATGTAGAATCTAAGAAAGGATTGAGAATATAAATGAATATATCATTAGGAATATTATATATATGTTTATTTGAAGTAGTCATATTGATTTGTATAGAATATATATAAAGTAAATTTTGGGCGAACATTTTTTGTTACTTTTTACGAAGGATTAATGTTGCATTATATAAATTCTAATGTAACATTTTTTGCATTAGAATTTATATATAGTAATCATATTTGTTTCATATTTGTGAATAGGCACTATATCTACATTTAATTCGTGTTCATAATCACGAAGTATTAATACTTTTAATTTTGCAGGAAGGCCATTGATCAAATGTTCAAATTTATAACCAAGATCAAGTTTTTTTAGCGTATCAGGAAATGAATCTTTCATAATTTCATGCTTATTCCATTTATGCAATACGAGTTCTTCTAATGATGAAGGAAATATTGATTTGTCAAATGTTGTATAACTATCTTGGTCAAGTGTAAGTTTTTTAAGTTTTGGTGGCAACATTCCCGGAATAAGTTGAGGTGTAATACAATCAAACTCTAATGTTTCCAATGTTTGTGGCAATTCATAAATATTTATAAGTTGTGTGTTTGATCCTCCACCTAGTTCTAAAGTTAATAATTTTGATGGAAAACATTTTGCATCTATAATAAATTCATTTAGCATTCGTCCACAACAAGTAAACTTTAATTTTTCGAGATTTGCAGGAAAGAAATCTCGAAAAATTTTGTATCCAGAATTGTGCAAATTAAATGTCAACCGCTTCAATGATGATGGAAATATTATTTTTCCATTTTGTAAAAGATGATTTGCCTGATTCGTTTTCAATTCTTCTAACGAATCAGGCAAATCACCAGGATGTATAATTAAACGTATCCATGTAGGCAACAATAAACTTTTAAGAGTTCGTGGTAATTTGCCTGTTATTTTGTTACTATCTGGTATTTCGATAAAGCCTGGTATTTCGATAAAGCCTGTTATTTCATCATGTGGTGCATATACTAATGGAATATAATGTATTTTCTCCACATTAGATTTAGATAAATCGGGAAAATATGGATTTTTTGTTTGATATACGACTTCTTTGACAGAGGAAGTCAAATCATATTGTACATCTTTAAATGTATAGAGAATATACAACTTTTTTATTTTGAATGTATGATTGTTAGAATTTTTGAAAATATTAGGCATTGATTGCATAGATGTACTTTCTTTATGTTTAAAACTATCAATGATAGTATGCGGAATCAATAAGGATAACCGTTTACTAGCTGTATATAATATAAATTTATCAACATCTTGAATCATTGTATTCAATATATGAATGAATATATCATTAGGCAAATCATGGAGATGTTTAGGACTCATATTGAGATGATTATAATAACCAAAAATATACTTGATAATTTTTATGAACAACATTTTTTTTCACATTCTATTTATATATTATACGCTTGTAAAGTCCAATTTTGCATGAACCTCGGAGATTCATTATATAATATTTTTAATGTTGATGGTAAAATTTCTGGATCTAATTTGTGTTTATATTCGTCGAGTATCAATTCTTCTAATTTACTAGGAATCCCAAGTATACATTTCTTAAAGAAATAATCAAGCGAAAGTTTCTTTAACGTATCAGGAAATGTATCTGTTGTAATATCATGTGCATTCCAATACTTTAATGATATTTGTTCGATGCATGCAGGAAATAATGATTTATCAAGAGTGTACTTGCCATATCCAAGTGCAAGTATTTTAAGTTTTGGTGGCAACGATCCGATAACAAGCGGTAATGTGTAAAAATCAGGAAGAATTAACTTTTCTAATGTTCTTGGCAATTTAGATATATCTATAATAGTTTTATAATTATTATGTAATTCTAAGCTTAATAAATTTGAAGGATACCATTCTTCATTTATATGTGTAGTATTCTTCAGATTCAAATTGTCCCAAATAATAATTAAATGTTGAAGATTGCATGGAAAGAAATTAGATGCAATTTTATAATCAAGTTGATCACATCTAAACTTCAATGTTAAACGCTTTAATGATAAAGGAAGTATTATCAAATTATTGTCACTACAATATCCACCATTAATATTTAATTCTTCAAGAGTATTTGGTAGATCATTGCTTGACAATAATGTATTTGTCCATTTTGGCAAATGTAAGCTTTTAAGAGTTTGAGGAAGTCTTCCTGTTAATACACGTTTATATGATCCTCCTGGTCCAACAAATGATAATTTAGTTACATTTGATGTAAACAAATCAGGGAAAATATCAACTGTTTTATGAATAACTTCTTTAATATATGAAGGTAAATCAAATGTCACGTTTTTAGTTATACGTTCAATGAGGAGCGTTCTCACTCTGAACGTATGATTATGTTTATCTTTAAAAAGATTAGGTGTTATTTGTTTGAATGATTTTTCATCATTATAAACGAATTCGTCAATAGTAGTAAGAGGAATCAATGAAGATAAATGTTTACTTGCTATATATAAATTGAATTTGTCAATACTATTAATCATTGTATTTAATATATGAATGAATATATCATTGGGAATGTTATGTATATGAATAGTCATATTGATTTGTAGAGAAAATATATACACAAAGTAAATTTTGGGTGAACATTTTTTGTTACTTTTTACGAAGGATTAATGTTGCATTGTCATATATAATACGACGAAGTGATGCAGGTAAATTTTGATTTTCAATTGTATGATTGTCCATATCATTATTAATAATTAATGTTTCAAGTCCTTCATTTAATGCTATGTCTTTTAATTCTTGATTAAAACATTCGCCAAGTTCCAATATTCTTAATGATTTTGGTAATACACCAGGTAATATTGGATGATCAAAACTTTCGCCCATATCTAATGTATGTAAATTTTCAGGAAGTGTATTAATTTCCAAAGGTTGATCATATTCACTAGAAAATGTTAGATATTTTAATGAATTAGGAAGCATTCCAGGGAATATAGCTTGATCAAAATCAATTCCTAAATCTAATGTTTCTAAGTTGGTACAATGAACTAATGCATTTGATAATGAATGTGTAAACTTTTCACCAAAATATAATTCTTTCAAACTTGATGGTAAAGTTTTTTTTGTTAAAGGATGATCCCAATCGTCTCCAAAATATAATTTCTGTAATGTTTTGGGTAATATGCCTGGTTTTAATTTCAGATTGCAACCTTCAAGGTATAATTCTTCTAATTGTTCTGGAAATTCAATTGTAAGATGATCATATCCAACTCCCACGTGAAGTATCTTTAATGCTTCCGGGAAAGTATCTTTCGTAATTTCATGCTCGTTCCAAAGATTTATTTGAATGTCTTCTAATGTTGTAGGAAATAATGATTTATCAAGAGTAAACAAAGCAGTATCACCAATTATAAATTTTTTCAAATTAGGTGGTAACATTTCTTTTGTAAATTGCTTTACCATACAACCACCAACCGATAAATATTTTAATGAGCGTGGCAATAATGCTACGTCAATGGTATCTGAATAATTGCTATCAAGTTTCAATGTTATCAACTCTGAAGGATAATATTGATCATTTATATGAATATGTTCATCCGTGTCAGGATCCCAATGAATAGTTAAATTCTTAAGATCTTTAGGAAAAAAATCAGGTGTAATTGTTTGAATATTTTGCTTATAATAAAATGTTAAACTTTTCAATGACTTTGGAAATACAGCTGGATCTATTTCATGATTGTAATTTGAATTCATAAAGAATTCTTCCAATGTATCCGGCAAATCGCCGGGAACTAATTTTTGATCGAATGCATCTGGTAAACGTAAATGCTCAAGTGTTTTAGGAAGTAATCCTTTTAATGAACGAGTAATTTTAATTGCATCTCCTGCAAATACTAATTTAGTAACATTTGAATAGGATATATCAGGAAATGGAATATCAGTTACGTAAAAGAGGTCTTTTACATACGAAGGTATATCGAGTTGTAAATTGTTATATGCACTATAGATTGTAATTGCATTTACTTTGAACGTGTGATTATGTCGATGTTTAAAAATATTCGGTGTTGGATATTTTTCAGTTTTTCTATTATAAGTGAACTCATCGATAGTTGTTAAAGGTATTAATGAAGATAAATGTTTACTTGCTGTATACAACTGAAATTTAGATGCAGAATCTAAAAACGGATTGAGAATATAAATGGATATATCGTTAGGAATGCTATGAATATGATTATTTGAAGGAATCATTTTATGTTTGAAATGAATTTTCTATACAGAGAATTTTTAATGAACATTTTTGGAAATATAGTGCCCTTTTGTGTTATGGGACTAAACGAAAGGGGGTTATTAATACTAAAGATTCCGACTGGATCGGAAAGAGATATTTGAAAAAATCGGGCAAAACCGATTGATGCTATCAAATGCTATTAAGAATTTAAAAGATAGTTAAACGATTGGTAATAGATATATAAAATAGTAGTACCTTAAAAGGTATTTTAAAATGAATTCAGAAATAACTAATATTGATGAGCAATATATTCGTTGGCCCGTAAACGAAAATTACTTGATATATAACACAGGAAAAATTTATAGTTTGACATCAAAACGATTTTTAACACAAAGAGTAATGGGAGGTTATTATCATGTAGATTTATCTGCAAATAACACAAGCAAACCGTACAGGCTTCATAGATTGATCGCTCAATATTTTGTTATCAATGATTCTCCACTTATTAATACCATTGTAAATCATAAAGATTCTAATAAGCTTAATAATCATTTTTCCAATCTTGAATGGACAACGATCAAGGGAAATAATATTCATCATACCAAAAGTAAAAATTATAAACGCGAAAGAAAAAGTTATAAAGTTGATCAGATTGATATTGTAGAAAATAAAATTATAACTACCTTTGAAAGCACTAAAGATGCATCATCCAAATTATCTGTATCACTCGAAGCTATCAGAACAAGATGCTTAGGAAAAGTTAAATCCAATATCAGAATTAATGGTAAATTTTACATGTTTCAATACAATCAAGAAAATATAATAAACGAAATTCCTACTGGATCAAAACAAATTGAAGGATTACAAAATTTTTATATCACAGATGATGGATGTGTATATTCCACTCGTATAAAAAGGTTTATGAAACTTGAACTTTCTAGCGGATATCATGTTTGCAAATTGAAGGGTAAAATGTACAAAGTTCATCGCTTAGTAGCTAAACATTATATCCCGAATGATGATCCAGAAAATAAAAAAATAGTTAATCATCTTGATTCAAATCGAACTAATAATCATGTTAGCAATTTACAATGGTGCACAGCAAGCGAAAATGCAAGACATGCAATCGATATTGGAAACAATACTAAATGCAAGCGAGCCGTAAAACAAATATCATTAGAAACAAAAGAAACTATTAATATTTTCAGATCTTGCATGGAAGCTTCAGAAACTTGCAATATTAAATATTCTGCATTAATTAAATGTTGTCATAAAAATATTAATAAAGAAAAAAACGATATATTACAAGGATTTCGTTGGGAATTTGTAGATACAAATATTAAACCAAAAGTTATTACTACTCCAGAAATTCCAATTGCTCTATTGCCTATTAATACCAATACACACAGTAATAAACCAATACTTGTTATGAATGATAAAGGTTTACTTGTATCAATATTTTCTTCAGTAAAATCTGCAGCAGCAGAAATGCATATTAATGTTAGTAATATACCTAATTATTGTCAAGGTAAAGCAATACCTAGAAATAAATATAAATGGCAATATTTAAAAGATAATCCTGAATTCTTCGAATATTTTTCTCTAATGAATATCAATCTAGATTAAATAAATTTTTACTAAAAGTAATTAAAAACAATTACTTTTAGTAAAAACAATATGAGTTTACAACTACCGAAGACTAAGGGATTTACTTTGAGTGGATATGAACGCTCGCAAATTATGAGGGATCCTCCGCGCTCAGTACATACCAAGAAACGGGAGAAAGTTAACTTTGGCGACGTAAAATTCATGGTTACACCTGATAATGGTGATCTACAGAGTCAATCACGTATCAATGAAAATATCCAATATTTACCTAGAGGAATTAACGTTATGACAGATATCAACTACAATAATAATTCCGGTAAACAAGCTTATATTGTTCCGGGCGGTTACTCCTACGCATTTCGTCCACCAACTATTAAACCGATTGATCTCGAGGCAACATCTCGCTCGAGAAGATTGGACACTATAGCCTATACAAATCCAGGCGTTCCAGCTAATTTCGTGGATAATCCGATGCTCGATCTTTCACAAATAAATGATGCAACAGATGTACAACGTTTAAATTCATTAGGCATTACACCTACTCAATATTTCAAAATGCAATTGCCAGCTGAAGCTTTTAGTACTTCAAATTATGTAAATGATACACCTTTACAAACTGCAACAACTACAAATAATCATATTAATATTCAAGTTTATGATACAAATGGAAATCATATACCTATTCGAGAGATAGATAAACCACATATATCTATGCAATCCGCAGCATCACAACCTATTCAATTAGAAAGATTAGATGGTACACATATCAAACTCAATGATTATGTTTCTAAAGTTGTAAATACAAATGCGGGCACAACACTTGTAGTTCAACAAGTTGTGAATAATAATGATTTTCTTCCTATGAATACTACAAAAGATTATATTTCTAAAGCAGTAGCTCCTAATGCTGGATTTGTTATGCAAGATAATAATTCGAATTCATCTTATAAAGAATTAAATAAAAGTTTACCTTATCATCGTGCAATGACTAATTCTTCATCAAATAGATTAAATGTTAGTAATCCTCAAATTAATTCATATTTATCCAATAAACCTAAAGGAATGGGAGGTACATTAGGAAGTTTTGTAGATAATGTAAATTATATTCCAAAAATGCAAGAGAATCAATCATTCAATCTTAAAAAGAAAATAGTTCTTCATTAAAATGTTATGTACTGGAAAATACAAGAATGGAAAAAATTGTGTTTATAAAGCAATACCAACAACTCAATGGTGTTCAAGACATAAACCTTTTGTTGCACCAGTTGTTGTAGAATCTTCTTCGTCTTCTTCTGCAATTAATACAATTAAACCTAAAACAATTATACATGAACATATTGATGAAATTTGTGCTGTGAATGTGTATCCAACACAAGTAAATATTGAAACATTTGAATTGTCTAGTAGTAAACACAATGGTATTAAACTTGTAGAACCTAACAATGTATATCTATTGTTTACAAATGAACAAGTTCAAAATGATAATCAATTAGATGAAGTTATAAATACAATGAGTACAATGAATTTAAATAATGATCATCATCAATTCGGAAAAATATATTGTAGATTCATTGATCAATCTTATAAAGTTGATTTGATTCAATCTGATATTGATTGGTGTAAAAAGAATAATATACCTCTATCTACTCAACGTAAAAAAGTTATATTGTATGGTAAGAATATAGGTAATTTTGTACAATATACTATATAAACTAAACAATTTTTACAAAAACTTTTTGTAAAAATTTTCTTTTGAAATCTTACAGATTTTTTATGCATCATCTTCTTTTGATTCAAAATCTATATCAACAATAACAGACATATCATTCACAGTTTCTTCTGGTAATAATTCTTCCTCTTCTTCACTTTCCGTTTCTTCAACAATAGTTGATTGAGGAATAACTTTTCTAGAAGGTGGTCTAACTGGCATTGGTCGCATTACTTGTTTTTGCACAATTGGAATTGCAAATGATTTTTGTGTAATAATTCGTGGATTAGGAGTATAACGAACAGATGGTTGCTCAGTTACTGGAGTAGGAACGGAAAGTACAAATTGTTCTTGTTGAGGTTGATGACGTACTTGCTCATGTTGTGAGTGAATTTGTGGATTTGGTTGTGATTGAGTTTGTTGATTTTGTGTTGAACTATTATTGCTATTTGATGTTGATGAATGTTGAATCTTTCCTTCAATATATTGAAGTTTCTTTAAAACATACCATGCAATGCCTAATACAGCAATACTCACAGATGCAATGATAATCCAATGTACCTTTGTAAGCATAATTTATTTTTAGAATGGTATTTATTTAGACATGAATGCTGACAAATTTTGTAAAAAAATATCATACAATTTTAATTTAATGGTGCAGTAATTATTCCATCGTGTTTATAATCACAAAGTTTGAAATCTTCAAATGTAAAATCATCAATTTCTTTTCTTTCTTTGTTCAGAATTAATGTAGGAGATGAATGTCCACCATTGTTTAATTGTTGAATAGCTTGATCAATATGATTATTATATATATGTGTATCACCTAAACTCATAATCAATTTGTTTGGTTTCATATTGCATATTTGTGCCAACATATATGTTAGAATAGAATAAGATGCAATATTATAAGGTAACCCTAAGAAAACATCACATGATCGCATAGTGACCATACAACTTAAATGCTTCGACCCAGAGTTGTTTTCTTCATGAATTATATTCGCACTGCTGTGCTCATGAATTCTATTCTCAGTATTTGTCACATAAAATTGAACCAATAGATGACATGGTACTAGTGCTGTTGTTTCTAATTCTAAAGGATTCCATGCAGACAAAAGAATTCTTCTACTATATGGATCTGTTCGTAATAAATGAATAATATTTTTAATTTGATCCATTCCATTCATTTTGATATCACTATGATTATTATATGTTCCACCAAAATTTCTCCAAGTCATTGGATAAGCTCCAGGACCTAATTCTCCTTCAGGATAAGTAGTTAATCCTTGTTGATCTAAGAATGCACGAGAAGTATTATGATTCCATATTTTTACATTGTTTTCTTTCAAATAATTAATGTTTGTTTTACCTTGTAAAAAGAATAATAATTCATGAACAACATTTCGAAAACTTACAAACTTTGAAGTTAATAATGGAATTGAATCAGAAATATCAAATGTTAACTTTTCACCAAACAATGATCGTGTACCAACATTTGTTCGATCTTGTCTTTCAATTCCATTTGATAAAATATGTTTGAGAAGATTGAAATAAGATAAATCTGCAAGGTTATGTATCATTGTATATTGAATCACATTTACATCACAATTGTTTTGTATATATGATGTAATGATTTTTCCAGTACACATTTCCCGAAGAATAGATACAAATTCTTGCATAAATGTGGAATATTGTACAGGTTGATGTGGACGAATCCATGAAATATATGCATGTTTCATATTATGAGGAAAATTCATAATACATTCTTCTATAACTTGTTTTCCACCAATAATAAAAATAGATTTATCTGTATGCATTGTATATGCATATTCAAACGCTGCATTTAATGTTTGTACAAAGATAATATCATTTTCTTTATATTCTGAAGCAGAATGTGTATCAATTACAATATTTATACGATTAGGTAAAGGAACAATAGGTAAGCTTTTGTATGTTCTATATCCCATAATGACAACAGAATCCATTGTTGTTTTCTTAAAATGTTGTAAATCATTAGGAATATGCCAAGGCAATTTAGATTCATGATTTGCTATACCCCCAGATGATTGATCAATAGCAAGAATACATGAATATTTGAAATCAAAAATATTATTTTTGGTAGACATTGTATGTTTGATTATTGAAATAGTTTATATTTAGATTATATACATTTTTTTATTACAATGAAAGATTCTAATAATCTATACTGCTATCACTATCATTGTCGTCATCAGAAATAGATGATTCAGAATCTTCATCTTCACTAGTACTATCACTTTTGTTTTTACTTCTTTTGTTACTTTCATCAGTGTAATGTGATCGTCGTCGTTTGGATTTTGTAATTTGATCATCATCTTCATCCAAATGTAATGATAACAAATCATCTACTGGCACTATAGGTATAATTGTTCGCATTGGTGGTATTGGTTTCATTTGTGATTTTAAAGTAGAAAGAGATGTTGGGCTTGCACGTTTGCGGTTTGCACGCATTTGTTCTAATTCTTTCTTTGCTTTTTCTGGATTTACTTTCGTATAAACAGGAGATGGTTTAGCAACAATCTTTTTAACGATAACTTTCAATAATAAATCTTTGTAAAGTTGTAGATTGTCCATTGGAGTAACTGTTTGTGATCGTTCAATTAAACCAACGCAATCATACATAGTTTGTGGTATATCATTCTCCATTGTTGTTGAAGTTGTTGATAATAAAATTATAAACGTCGAATTGTATTCTTTATCGATAAAAGACATATCTTCAATAGCTATACGCGATTTATCCAAAATAAAGATGTTCATATTTTGAATCATACCAATTTGGTCAACCACATTGTTCCAATTTGAATCACTTATAATCATAGATTTCATTTGAGATATCAATTCGGAATCTGCATTTGATTTGGTTAAGAAATCTGCACACTTTGTGAAATAAGATGTTCGAAAATTTGCTCGTTCAATTGTTGTTGCATTTGCATATTTTCGACTTCCTGCAATAAGAAAAGATTCAACAATGGAATTTGTACTATAAAATCGTACAAGTGGATAAAAACTACCTTGCATAAAATTGAAATACATTGATTTGTTCGGATTCAACATTTCAAACTTGTCCATTTGAATAGGTAAATCTTTGGAATAATTGAATTCTTCAGATTGATTTCGAACAAAAACAAATTGACGAAATAATGATGAAAAGATTTGACTATCGCCTTGTAAATTTGCTGCTGAAAATTCTTTAGATACAATTTGACTAAATCCAGCATCGCGCATACTTGTTTCAAACATATTAAAATCAACAAGATATTCTTCTTGATCTTGAACAATGGAATCTTCAACATGAAATAATATTTTATTTCCACCAAGTCTTTTAATTTGAAAACATCTACCAGGCGAAATATATTCATCTGGATTCTTTGAATCGTTTAATAATGCCGATACAGCTGTCATATCTACAGATGTGCCAATGACATGTCCACCTGGTATAACAATCTTGAATGATTCAATTAATTCATTTAATGATTGTTGATTTTTGAAGAAAAAACTTAATGAAAAGAATGTTGAAACTACATCTACTTTTGGAAAGAAATTTCTATTCAATTCAGTTTGGATTGCATCTGTATTTGTTGCACTAATAAGATTGAGGAAAAGATTCTTCATATGATAAGTTTTTTCGTTTCGTTGAAAAGCTTCTTTGAGATTTTCTTCATTGACATCTACACCAAATACTCCCAATGTATGAGCTTGTTTATATTTACCAATGTCACCTCCACGACCAATACCCAAATCTAATACATATTTGTTATCTGTATATGTATTAATAAGTGCAGTTTTGATTTGATTATGATATTTTCTGGATTCGGTTAAGCAATCTGATTTGAAAATTGTTGGAGAATTAATATGTGCATTTCGCTTGTCAACATTATATAAAGAAGAAGGAGTTTTGTTGTTTGTTTGTGGAATACGAGGCTCTAAATGTAATGGGGAAATAGCTAATGGACGATGCGTATTTAATACGGGTTCTTCTTCTGGTAACATTTCAACATCTTCATATTCAACAACAATTTCATCACTTTCTTCATATTCTTCCCAATTTGGACGACCATACATTTTGGCATTGTTATATTTTTGTGCAAGTAACATTTCAAGAGTTATTGGTGCCATTACATCATCCATGACATCTGTAGCAATATCAACATAATTTGGATTTGATTTGTCATATCTAATTTTTCGTGGAATAAATTCTTGAGATGATGTATTAAATGCGCATTCATAAACAAGTGAAGTATCTGGTATCAATGTTGTATTTTCAAAATTGATAAGATATGTTTTTCCCTTGTAATAAAATAAATCTGGCATATTCTTATCTGTTGTTTTCACCATAACAATTGGAAGAAATTTAATATTATCATTGTTTCTACGAATTTTGAAATCAATAGTTAAATCTTGAGGCGGTTTCCATTTCAAAGGAGGATTTGCAGTTGGCATAATTGGTGTAAATATTAAACCATCTGATGGTAAATCACTATAAGAATGAAGTGCTTGTTCAATTGAATTTTTGAATTCACCATTGAAGAAAACTTTCTTTCTGTTAACTATCAGTCTACTTGATGTATTTTTTCTTATAGTATATCCTTCTAATATTTTCTTATTAAGATTTGCAATAAAGGAATCTGTAAGATAAGCTAATCGTTCAATATAACTTTTGTTAGTGATAATTTCACCATTCATTTTGCAAACATCATAGATTTCATAACGATAAGATAATACAGGTTGATGTATAGTAATCAATTCTCCAACTACTATACATTCTTTTGATGTTATTAAAGATGATCCAACAGGTATACCCATAGTTGCAATATTGTTATGTAAAAAAGCACCATCTGCGGATAAAGTCATCCATGTATTAATACCATCTAATTTTGAAGAAATGGCCCAATCTTTTGTATTTAAATTTGGTAAATCTCGACTTTTCAAATTGACTGGATTTGATATTTGTGAAGCAAAAGGTTGTAATATGTGTTGAATACGTTTAGCATCAATGCATGTACTTGCTAATAAATAAGGATAATCTGTCATATATGCTAAAAATGTTGCAATGATACGAAATATTTCATCTACTCTTCCCTTCACATTTGGCAATTTGTGAAATTCGATTTCAATTTCATATGTAATATAAGGCGATTTTTTTCCAACATTATTATTTACTTTTGTAAATTCAATTGAATATTTATCAAATTTGTATGTAATTCGTCTGCGAGAACGAATCATTGAAGGTTTACCAAGTTTTTGTGTTGCAAGTGTTGGATTATCTGTTTCAATAGAATGTGTTAATCGTACAGCATATGGACTAAGACATAAATCTACTTTACTTGTACCAATCGATTGTTGTTTTTGTTGATATTTACGTGTAGATATTAATGGAGTATTATTCTGATCATCTAATGAAATAATGGATCGAATATTATTTGGATAATATTCGATATTTTCAAGAGATAATATACGGGTCACTATACTTTCATTCGTGTATGCAACATTTGTTTTCAAAAGTTTATCAAATGCACCTTTTTGTTCTAAATATTCACCTTGTGGAATATATAATGTATCAATGGATTTCAATACTTTGAAAAAAGTATTTTGTGATACAGATGAATTAAAATGATTGTCCAATCCATTAATCGTTCCAAATCTTAATTCAATTTCATCATCTTTCGGTAAAATATCAGGTAATCCATTTAATAAATTATTAATTTCATTCTTAATTTGTGTAGTTACCTTCAAGTATACACGCTGTGAAGAATTCATATTCATATTTTAATAAAGAATTTAAAACAAAAAATTTTTATAAATAATAAAGGAAAATGAGTGTACTCGAGCAACTATCTAATAAGTTTATTCACACAAAAATACTTGAAATCGATCGAGTATTAAATATTGCTTATGAATGGTTGAATTTCGTAAAACAGTCGTCCACAGAAGATCAACATAGATTCTATTCGTTGTATATTGTTTCTTCTTTTTTTGGATGGAACAATAATTTACATTTTTATCATGAAAAGTCCCCGCCCGACAATCCCGCCCTTTTTGATGAGAATATTCTATTTTACAATCGGGGACGGGACCGTGAACTTGCACTTATGAAAGCATGGATTCAATATTACCGATCAATGACATTTATTGGAGATAATATGGGACCATCTAGACCAATAGAAACCGTTCCTCTTACATTACCAAATGAAACAATTGAACTTATATGGAAAATTTTATCTTATTATACAGATTGTATTCAAACAGATATCATTGATAAATTTGGAAAAGAATTGTTTCCACAAACTATGGAATATGCATTTTTCGAATCTAAAGTAGCAGATATGGGTATTGCACCTATGTTTGAATATACAACTACAAATGCAACTAAAACAATTGCATATATTGCAGCAAAATTAACAGATTGGTTTGCAATAGATACTGTAGGTAATGATGCATTAAATTTCGCAACAAATCTTATGTTGCCACATAACTTTTTAGAAGAACAAATTACACCTAGTGATGCAGATGGTATTATTAAATTTATAACACTTGATTCATTGCAAATGGAATTAGCTCAATTAAATGTTAAAGTTGATTTCACTAAAGTAACACAAGAACAAATTAATAGAATCAATTTGTTGTTATCATTAGCAAATAAAAAACATTATCCAATATTAGTAGGTTATCCGCGAAAATAAAAGGATTATTATAAAGAGTAAAATTAACAACAAAAATGCATGTTGTTAATTTTTTAATTCCTATTTAAAGAAATAAATTTATTGTGATATATATACAATATACACTTGAAATAAAATGACAAATACTTTTATTTATAAAACTCCACCTAGACAAACTACTCCCCGCAATATGGGTTTACCACCTATGATCAAAAAATCACAACGAAATAGATCAATGATCACATTTGATAAATTATCATTGGAAATTGAGCAATTTACTATTGATTCTACGTCTAAATGCAATCCATGTCCAAGCGAAATAAGCAATGGTACCTGCAACCTTATCCATAAGTAAATCATTACATCTACGACGATTCGATTTATTTGGTACAGTATGAAATGTTAAGGAATCTACAGTATCATCACTATCACAATCGATATCACTTTCATCTGCATACGAATCAGAATCAGGTTCTGTATCATAATCATCCGAAGAAGATTCCGATGTTACTTCGATATTGTGTTCTTCGTTATATTCTTCAAATTTACGTTTTCTTTGTAAACGTTTATATTGTTCTAATTCTTTTTGATAATCTGCAATCCGAAGAGAATTTTCTTCCTTGGATTCATATTCTGTATCTTGTTCAGGCGAAATATAAGAACAATAATTATTAGAATGCAGTAATTTTATTGGCTTTTTTGTAATATTATATGTTTCTTTATGTGATGCATTATCATTTGAAGTAGAAAAATGTCGACGAGATTCAGCAGATAAATTCCCTTCTTTTTCTTCTTTGTATTCGACATTTGATTGTTGTTCTTCATTGTTGCATTCGTTATGATTCGAACAATTCGAATGACATGATGCACATTGAGTACAATGCAATGCACATGAATATTTTGATTTCAACATTCCTAGTAAACAAACTACAAAGAATTTGTAATCTTCTAATGTTGCGTCAATTGTATTTTCTAAAGTTTGTGTTTCTTTATCGCTATCTGCTCTTTTATCGTCACCTCTTTTGTCGTCAACTTCGTTATCATGAAGTGATGGCATAGTTTCATAATCATTTTCAGATTCCATTTTTTATTAATAGAGAAAATCTTCTATTTAATACAACGTTTATTTTACAAAATAGTTTTGTAAAATAAAACAAACTTCAATTATTTAAGCAACTTGTAGAAATAAGGAATATAAGATATATATCGCATACCTAATATATTCCAAAATGGTGCAGTTTGCATTGTAACTGTTTGAATAAATTCATCCAATTTCTTTTCATCAATAATAAAATCAAATTGTGCATATACTTGTTCATACGTTTCAATATTTGTATATCCAAGCATATTTCTATACATGAATTTAACAATATCAGATTTGTATTTATTATTCTTGATATTTTTCATCATACTTTTATAATTCTTAAAATTGGAAATATTAGAAACATAATTTTCCATTGTCGTGTATGTTTTTGTATGTTGATCATATCCTGTACCTAATTCATAATAAATTTCATCTTCTAATTCCTTCATCTCATTGTTGTCATAAGAACTACGAAACATCCAATGCATTGCTTTAGTAAAATCAAAATTTGTATTCATCCATTTCATTAATGAATCGACAGCTGTTTCAATAGTTTCTTCTAATATATCTTTTCGTTGTCTTTTCTTATCAGGTTTATTATGACGACCTAAACTATATATTACATGCATCCATGTTAAACATAACAATATACAATCGCCCATATATTGTGTGGAAAATATTTGATCTGCAAAATTATCTCTCATAAATTCAGTTGCTGGAAGAAATAATGATTCAACACTTTCATTTTGAAGATAAGAATTATGTAAATTAGCATTGAATAAACTTTTATAAACTTCATTGTTTGGATAACATTTAATTGTATGATCAAAATCTCCTTTCAAACTTGCCCATCCAAAATCAATAATATGTAATGTTTTATCTGTTGTACTTTGAGTAATATTTCCAATATGTAAATCATTATGTTGAAAATGAACTTCTTTGCAAATTTCAATATATCTAGGTAAAAATTCAAGAATAATATAAAAAGTTAAAGTTTTAATTAATTCAGCAGTAACTTTAGTTTTTGATTGAGGTGTTTTTCTTGATGCTATTGAATTTTGTAATGATTTATCTATACTTATTCCAGCATATTTTTGAATAGATGCTACAAATTTTGGTTTATTTGCTTGATTAATACGTGCAACATCAGTTAAATTTTCTTGAGCTTTATTATATGTATCTGTTACTAAATAAATATAAGGCAATGAATCAACAAATAATTTATCATCAACTGAATACATCATATGTTGAATGATTGATTCATAATCATAATTTGTATATTTTGTTAAGATTTGATCATAACTAGCATTACAATATGCATCAACATCATAATGTGGACGAAATTTACCTGTTTTAGGATTAATATTACAATTGAGTTGAGAAACTTTTAAAATCCAACCATCCCAATCTTTTTTATTAACATCTTGAAGATAAAATACTTTTCCAAATGATCCTTCTCCAATAGATTCTTTTGTTATTTTATAAACTGTGCCATTAAATGGAATACCAATATGTTTAAAGCTATCCGCATTTATTGCACGAAGACTATTGTGTTCCGTTTTAAGAACAATAATTTGGTTAAACTTTTGTCCTCGAAAAGAATCATCAATTGTTTTGAGTGTTACATCTACTAATTTTTGTATTTTATCTGCAGAAATTAAAGATGTCGAAGATAATGAATTAGAATTATCAAATGATGATGTTGAACTATCACTACTATCAATTCCAAAGTTTGGCACTTTGGAATTATTCACACCTTGATTTTCAAATGAAAGAAAAGTAGGTGAAGTAAGATCCATACTTATGTGTCTTTCTGGATTTTCTTTGAACGATGTCAAATCTATAAAGTGTTTTTTCTTTTGTTTCTTTTTCCATGGTTGTTTTGCCTTTTCACTTGAATCAATGCTCAAACTAGTAAATTTCATTGTGATCTTTAAAAATAGATGTGGTTTTTTTATTATTGAATAAATTATTTTTTACAAAACAAGGTTAGCTTTGTAAAAAAATTATTATTGTTTTTTTTATTCGTCTAAATTACGGCGAAATGCAATACTACCATATTTAAATTCAAATACTTTGCCTGCAAATGTATTTTCATAATCAAAAAAGTACTTATATGGATAAACAAACAAAGTATTAAATACGGATCTAGTTGCATTTGTAATCTTGTTCTTCATACGAATAACACGATCTCCGCATCCAGATCTTTTCTTCAATCTTGAAATTGCAGCATTTCTACGAATTTCACGTTCTCGATCGGCCGTGTCTTTTGTTTCCTTTTGTATTTCATTACGTACTGCTGTTTCCGCTCGTAACATGTCAAACCAGCAATGAGATGTTGGTGTCAATGTGGCATAATCTTCGCTACTATATTCAATAGGCATATAACTTCCTGTACGACAAATATTATATTCACATTCGCCATTTTTAATACATTTTGAATGATCAAATATTTCAAATTTATCCTTAACTCGTTCTTCAAATTCAGTGGTATTATTAATCAATGTATTTAATTTTCCCATTTTGAACTTTAAAATATTTTAAATAAGATAGTTTATTTTTTAACTATTAATATTTTACATGTTGGATTGAATATAGATTCATTTTTTTACAACAAAAGTAATTGTAAAAAAAATATATTATATACTTTTTAAGGGCGATTTATAATTGAATATGCGTTTTATTACCTTTGTAGATTAACCAACTATGATCAATACTATTGCGTATAATTTCTTCAGATGTTAATACTTGTTCAGGTTTTTGTTTTGATGTTCGTTTCAATTGTCCAACAATAGATGTATATTTTTCTTTCATATCTTTTACATCAATATGTGGCAATAAAATCTTCATATCCCAATCTGCATATTTGCCTTCTTGATCCGTACGAATATTATCAGCTGTATCCAATAATTCATGAAAACATTCAGGCACTAACATTTTACTTTGAGAAGGTATAACCATAACAAGTTGTTCTAATGGAAGTAATGGTTTAGTTCGATTGAATTTAATTTTAATTTTCTCTTTGGTTGCAGTTAATGAACTCAAATCATGTAATAATGGTGCATAATGATATGGATATGACCAATTCCAATCTGGCATTGTTTCCGTATAATAAGATAAAACAAAACACATACCTTTGTAATATTCATATGCTACTGTTGCTGGTATTGCATTTTCTAATCTACGTTCATAATATAATTCTTTGTAATCTTTCAAATTTACAAATTGTTTTGAGTTTGCATTTGTAACACTTTCTAATAATACAGAATCAGGAAACATTGGACGATTTTTAGTTACTTTAGAAGTGAATAAACTTTCTTCGCGTTGAGCTAATAAACTAATAAATGTATGAAAATTTTCTTGTGTAATTCTATTTTTGTTTCTAATACGTTTAACAATTGGAGGATTTGTTTCAATATATTCTTTATAAACAGATAATAAACATTCCATACCATCATTGTGCAATTCGAGAGATGGAACATTTGGAATGAAATCATTTCCCAACATAGATGTAATCACAATAAAATCATTGAGAAAATTGGTTGTAGCAACTTGATTTTCTAATCCATTTAGAACTTCATTCAAATTCATTAATGTATCTCCATAACGATTATCAGGTCGATACATCATTATATTTCTATTACCTAAAGAAGAAGATGATTGATCTTTGTTGTTATCAACAGATAACAAAATGTTATCCACAGAAATATTTGTCGCATTTGAACGTTGAATAAGTGTCATTCCTAATAAAATAATATCTGCATCTGGACTCAGAATAATATTTGTTTGAGTATCAATTTGTCTTATTGCTTTAATAATTTTATGTTCACCTTCACCTGGACAACGATGACCACTAAAAATAATTTTCAAATTTGGAAATATATAAGGTAATTTTTTTTCAATATATTTTGAACATTCTTCCATAAATAATGTACCCGTCGATATATGACTAGAATTAAAATTAGGATGTGGAGTCATTGCAGATTTATATCGACGTTGTCTTTGTTGATTACATTTACTTAATCCGGCAGTACCATCAATTGCACAAATTAAATATTGTTTAGGTTTTGCAATTCTTACATATTCTTTGACTTTTGCAACAACCAATTTATAAATTTTATTATGTGTAGGCAATTCGACTGTATAATTACTATTGGATAAAATTGAACTGTCATCTCCTCCATATCCATATTCTTTCTGACAAATAGGATGAATAATAGCATTCAAATCAATTCCCAAAGTATCACATTCTATTGTTTTCCAAGATTCATAATTATATCGTTGAGAAATAACACTAGATGAAAAACTTCTACGCAATTTAGACCAAAGTAAAGGAACACCCATTTTATATTAATTATATGTTTGTTTTAAACAATAGATTAAAAGAACAATAATATTAGATCAAATAATGAGTAACACTTTTTGTTTGGGTGCAGCATTAATGATTAAGAATGAATCAAAAAGAATTTGCGTTTCTCTTGAATCAATTAAAGAACATGTAGATTGTATTGTTATTTTAGATACTGGCAGCACTGATGATACCATACAAATTGTAAAAGATTGGTGTAATAAAAATAAATTACTCTTGTATTTATATGAATGTGCATTTGTAGATTTTTCTACTACACGCAATGTATTATTAAAACATTCTACTAATCATTGCGATTGGGCATTATTATTAGATTCAAATGATGAATTGCGTACACCAAATAATAAACCTTTACGATCGTTTATTGATCCTGCACAACCTGGGTATTTTCTTCAACAAATGTGGGACAATCATGGAAGAATAGATACATATTTTAATATTCGTTTAATTAAAATATCAGGTGGAACTACATGGGAATACAAAACACCTATACATGAATATATTGTATGTACATCAAATGAAAATGCTATAATCAAATTGGATGATATTATTATTTTTCAAGATCGAAAATTTGATGAAGAAAAATCAAGATCTAGATATACAAGAGATCGAGAAATTTTCGAAAAAGAATATAAAAGTAACAATAGAACTGGAAGAACATTATATTATTATGCACAAACTGAAGCTTGTTTACAAAACAAACAAAATGCATATATGTTGTATATGGAACGAACTAAATATTTTCCAGATGATTTCAAAGAAGAAATATTTTGGGGATATGTTCGTGCAGGTGATGTATCAAAAGAATTAGAACATACATTTGAACATACATGTAGTTTATATCTTTCTGCATTTGTATATTCATCTAAAATATTTGATCATCCAAGAGTTGAACCATTGGTAGAATTAGGTCAAATGTATATTAATCAAAAGAATTGGAAAAAAGCATATGATTTTCTTCATAAAGCATGCGAATTACCTTATCCTAATGAAAAAGTTGTTTTATTTGTAAATAAAATATATTATGATTATACTAGATATCATTTAATGGGAATAGTTGCATATTATGTAAATAAACTAGATGAAGGTAAGAATGTATTGGATAAAATTCTACATCTTAATCATTCTGTCGATCTTGAAAATTACAAGTGGTATAAACAAACTAATCATTCAATCAAAATAAAAAATAAAAAATATTTATTACATCTTTGATTTATAACAAAGGTCGATCGTCGTTAAACAATCATGAATCAAGGTATTTTAAATTTAAATCAAACCCATTTTAATGTAATCAAAGGAACTGCACCAAATACATATGTTCTTGCATTAAATACACCTAAATTATGTTTGGTTTTATTTTATAGTCAAATGTGCCAATGGTGCCCAGAAGCATTGAATGCATTCTCTCAAATTGCACAAGTTGAACCTAACTTAATTCAATTATGTACATTGAATTTATCTGTGAATAAACAAGTTGTATTGATGGCTAAATCTACTATTCGTCCAATAGCTAAAGTACCTACAATTTATTTATATATTAATGGTCGTCCATTTATTGAATATACAGGAGAAGTTACTGCTAAAAATTTAAGTGCATTTGTATCTCATGCAAAACAAATGATTGCTCAACAACAAAAACAAAAACAAACAGGAACAAAACAAAAGATAGCTCCAATGTATACTTGTGATGAAAAAGAATGTAAAGAATTTATGCCATACAATTTAATAGAAGATAGTGAAGACAATTGTTATATGATGTGTGATGATTTCGGTGGTAAAAATTAAAGAATATATATTTTTTTCAATCAGCAACATTGATTGAAAAAAAACAAAGAATAAATTATATGTTTACATCATCATTTTCTTAGCTTTATACATAAGTGCACTTTCTGCAGCAGATCCCATAAAGATACCAATTATTTGAAGAGCAATAACAATCCATGAAATTACAAGGAATGCTAATCCAGCTTTAGATTTTGAAAATGAAATGATAGAACATGTAAATGTACCTCCATTTCTGTATTCTTCATGAGAAAATGATCTTGATCTAACATGTGTAATATATGTTGTGAGGATAAGTGCAATAACTAAAGTGGCAATTTGTTGCATTTATAAAACATTTCATATAAAAATTTTTATTTTATTTTATTTTTTGAACGGAAAAATTTATTTGGTTATAGTTTTTATCGAACCAACAAATCGTTCAACTTGGTAGAATGAATGATAATATATCCAATCATTCCATGATAAACTTTTGATCAACTTTGATTTCAATTCAGAATGATAATGCATTATTGATTGTGTAGCAGATTCGTTATCGCTAGGCAAAGCATGTCGAATAGATAATAACCGATTGACAATTTGATCTTCAGGTTGTTCATTCTTCAAATGTTCATTTATATTAGAACGAATATCAGAAAAATCAGATGCAATTTGATCACATCTTTGTGTTTGCCATAATTCGCGAATAATAAATGGAGATGATACTTTATTATCAAGGCATTTTAATATATTCCAATAAATTTTATGACAACCAGATATAGTTATTGGTTTATTAACATTTGGAATTGGTGTAATAGTCATGTTTATTTATATAAATTTATTACATTACACAATTTAAACATCGTTTTTTACTTTCTTCTTTAGCAAAAATAGATGCAAGAATATCATGTGATCTAAAAATACATAAATTTTCGCGAAGAAGATGATCAGTTGGATGATTGAAGTGATATCCTGTTTCTAAAGTTCGAAGAGTAGATGGAAGATTATTGATTGGCAAAACAAAACATAATCCTAATTCTAAAGTTCGTAAATTCGGAGGAAGGTTATCAACAGATTGATTAAAACATTCGCCCAATATTAATATATGCAAATTTGTAGGAAGATGATTAATTGGTTGATTAAAGAAACATCCTAATTTCAATGTGTGTAAATTCATAGGAAGATGATCAATTTGTTGATCGAAATCTCCGTTTAATTCTAAAATGTGCAAATTCGAAGGAAGATGATCAATGGGTTGATTAAAATGAAATCCTAGTTTTAATATATGTAAATTTTTAGGAAGATTATTAATAGGAAGATTAAACCAATCGCCCAATTCTAACGTATGCAAATTAATAGGAAGATGATTAATTAGTTGGTTAAAAATCAATCCTAATTTTAATGTATGCAATTTTTCAGGAAGATGATTAATTAGTTGATTGAAATTTTGTCCTAAGATTAATGTATGCAATTTTTCAGGAAGATGATTAATTGGTTGATTAAAAAGATGTCCTAATTTTAATGTATGCAAATTAGATGGAAGATGATTGATTGGTTGATCGAATGCATACCCCAATTGTAAAGTATGTAAATTATCAGGAAGATGATTAATTGGTTGATTAAAAAGATGTCCTAATTTTAATGTATGTAAATTTTCAGGAAGATATTGCACTGATTGATTAAACCAACCTCCTAATTCTAACGTATGAAGATTAGAAGGAAGATAATAAATAAAACAATTAAAACGATCCCCTAATTTTAATGTATGTAAACTCTGCGGAAGATTGCCGACTGGATGATTAAAATGATATCCAAATGATAATGTATGTAAATTCTCACATATTGCTAAACGATCAATATGTTCATCGAATAATTCATTAAATGAAATGGAGTGAACAGTTTTCAAAATAGAATCATCAATATCAACAAGAGATGTAACATTTTCTAAAATATTATTAATAGTAGTCATGTTTATTGTGTATATATACATATCCATATATATTTCAACACATAAAACAACATTTTTATATTTAATATGCCCGCCCGAATATCACGGGCGGGCATATTAAATATCTTTATTTTATGTATTGTATCTGTAAATTTTTAGGAAGAACACTAGGTAATTGATGCCGTTGTTCCATTTTAATATGTATTGTTTTCAATTCTTTTGGTAAAATGTTTTCGCCAATATTATGTGAAAAATTTGAACCTATAATTAAAGTATTTAAATTGCTAGGCAACACATTTACATAGAATGGATAATTATACTCGGTTCCAAGTTCTAATGTGTGTAATTTTGAAGGTAACACATTTGCCGGAATAATTTGATTGAATTTTTTTAATTTTAATGTATGCAAATTTGAAGGAAATGCAATTGTATTTAATTGAAATATAAACGGGTTATCAAAAATCAAAGTATGTAAATTTTCAGGTAAAACATTTATATTCATGGCAAAACTATATCGAGCAAATATTAATTCACACAATGATAAAGGTAATATTCCTGGTTCTAGCAATTGATTGAAATAATATAATGTTAATCCTTCCAAAGTTGATGGTAATACATTTGGTTGCAATGGATGATTAAACTCACCAAGTACTAATTGTTTTAAATTGATTGGCAAAACATTTGGCAATAAAGGTCGATTATATTTTATTAAAACTAATGTACACAATTTGGAAGGTAAAACATTAGTAGTTAAAGGTTTATCAAAATTGACAATATGAAGTGATTCTAATAATGTAGGCAAAACAGTTGGATAAAGTGGTTGATTGAATCCTGATATTTTTAAAATACGTAAACTAGAAGGTAAAACATTTTCCTTCAAAGGTTGATTGAACGCAGCACCAATAGATAAAAATCGTAATTTTGGGGGCAATACATTAGGTAATAAAGGTTGATTGAATGCATCACCAATAAATAAAAATTTCAATTCCGGTGGTAATATATTAGGTAATAAAGGCTGATTGAATCCTTCTCCTAAAGCGAGACTTTTCAATGATAATGGAAATACACCATTCAATAATGGGTGATTGAATGATCCGGTAATCTGCAATTCTAATAAATGGTTGGGTAGTATATTTGGTTCAATAAAATCATTGAATGCATATAATCTTAAAAATTTCAAATTGTGTGGAATAGATAAAGTATCGAATGCTGGTTCCGATGTAACACCAAGCCCTCCAAATACTAAAGAAAGATCTCTAGTACTTTTTGGCAACTGTTCTAACTTGTAATATTTCAATAATAGTATAGCCTTTTCTATTTTGAATGAATTATAGTTATATGCTGAACATACACCAAAAACTCGAGTATATAAATAAATATCTGGTATATGTGAAGAAAATGTTTTATTGATAACAAATAGATTTAATTTATCTATATCGCGCAACATATCTGCCAATACATATTTTACAATTGTAGAGTGTAATTCATTCATTGCTGCAAAGAAATACATTCTTATTAAATTTAATCGAAATCAATAGATACATTTTTATGCGAAAAATGTATCTATTGATTTCGATTAAATTGTTATGATGATAAATTTTAATCCAAAATGAATCATGATTTATTATCGGATGATATATTTGTATATAATTTATCTTCTATGTTGGATGATAGAGACAATTATCATATGTTTACAATCAATAAATATAAATATAATCATTTAGCTCCTAAAATAAAATTAAAATCACAATATAACACCCTAACAATAAAATCAACAAAATTTATAGTTACAAATGTTACTGTTTACGATGATTTAAATTTTGTTGATTTACAATGCAGCATGCAAGATAAAATTGAAATTTTATCTATATTCAGTCCAAATTTTAATAAACCTATTAATTTCCTTCCATCTACATTGCATGAATTAACTCTACCAATTAATTTCAATCAATCAATCGATAATCTTCCTTCAACTTTGCATACTTTAGAAATTGGACATCAATTTAATCAATCTATTGATCATCTTCCATCAAATTTGCATACATTGATACTTCGATATGGATATCTATTCAATAAACCTGTGGACAATCTTCCCTCTAATCTGCATACTTTGATATTAAGTGTATACTTTAATCATCCGATTGACAATCTTCCGTCTAATCTTCGTTATCTAAAATTAGGAACCAATTTTAATCAATCAATCGATAATCTTCCATCCAATCTTCACACATTGATATTAGGATTTGCATTCGATCAAATAATTGATAATCTTCCTATTAATCTTCATACATTAAAATTAGGTTCTCTTTTTGGTCGTTCAATCGACAATCTTCCGCCTAATCTTCATACTTTGAAACTTGGAAAATATTTTAATCAACCAATAAATAATTTACCTTCTAATTTGCATACATTAAAATTAGGGGCACGATTCAATCAACCTATTAATAATTTGCCTTCTGATTTGCATATATTAAAACTTGGATATGATTTCAACCAACCTATTAATAATCTTCCTGTAAATTTACATACAGTAAAATTGGGATTATGTTTTAATCAACCTATTAATTATGTTCCCCCTAATTTGCATACATTAAAATTAGATTCCAATTATCGCATTAGCATTGATCATCTTCCAGTACATTTAATAGAATATAAAACACAAAAAATGTAATTACATGCACAGGAATGTGCAATATATAAATACAATAATTATGATTGAATTATTGTTACAAGATATTTTATTATTTTGTTTATCTCCAATGTTAGATGATAAAGGTAATTATCATTTATTTACTATGAATACATATGTGTACAGTTTAGCATCTAGAATAAAATTAAAATCACAATATGATTTTGAAAATATTCAATATACATCATTCATAGCTTCAAGTGTGGCGTTTGATGATATAATGGAGCTATATAATCTTAAAATTAATATAAGAAATAAAATTGAAACATTGATAATACTTGGAGGGAAATTTAATATTCCATTTGAAGATATTCTTCCATCTAATCTTCACACATTAATATTGCCAAATAAATGTGAACAACACGTTGACAAATTGCCAATTACTTTGCATACATTAATATTCGGATGGAATTTTATACATTCTGTTGATCATTTACCTTTTAATTTACACACATTAGAATTTGGATATACATTCAATAGATGTATTGATCATCTTCCTGACAATTTACATACTTTAATATTAGGTACTGAATTTAATCAACCAATAGATCATCTTCCTATCAATCTTCATACATTGATTCTGAAATGGTTTTTTAATCAACCAATAAATAATTTGCCATCAAATTTACATACATTAAAATTAGATTATGAATTCAATCAACCTATAGATCATCTTCCTCTTAATTTGCATACTTTAAAATTAGATGGATTGTTTAATCATTCTATTGATAAACTTCCAACTAATCTTCATACTCTACATTTAGCAGGCGAAATTAATATATCACTTGATAAACTTCCTGTAAATTTACATACATTAAAATTAGATGGACTTATTAATAATTCTATGGATAAACTTCCAATCAATCTTCATACTTTGTATTTAGGATGTTTATTTAATCAACCAATAGATCATCTTCCTATCAATTTGCACACTTTAAAATTAGGAGGCGAGTTCAGACAATCACTTGATAATCTTCCAATGAATTTACATACTTTGGAAATGCGATTTTATACAAAATATTTACCAAATAATTTACCTACTAATTTGCACACATTAATATTGGGCAAATGGTTTGATTGTCCGATTGAGCATTTACCAACAAATCTTCATTTATTATACGTAGAAGAAAACTTTGATCAATCTACAATAAAGAATATTCCGCCAAATCTTCGTATATACCCAGAAAATAAACTGCCATATTTTTACTTGTAATAAAAATGCAAGTAAAAATAAATTATTGTATTTGTTCATATATATTATTCATAAACATGAATATTATTGAAGAATTAACACGAGATGTATTGTTATATCGATTGCCTTTATTATTAGATGATATAAGCATTTATCGTTTATTTAAGATGAATAAACATTGTTATAATCATTTAGCTCTTAAAGTGAAATTAAAAGCACAATATCATTTTAAAATTGTTCAAGCAATAAAATTTATACCAGCTAGCATCAGCATTCATAGTCAAGGAGAATTCGATAGATTGCGAAATAGTAATATATGTAACAAGGTTGAACAATTGCACATATCAAGAAGAGATTGCCCTCTACTGATGAGAAATGATCTATCTTTTTCTAATTTGCATACACTTGATCTCGGGCCATATTTTAATCAACCTATCCTCGGACTTTCGCCAAAACTACATACATTAATATTAAGAGAAAAGTTCAATCACCCCATTAATGATCTTCCTGAAAGTTTACATACATTAAAATTAGGAAGACGTTTCAATCAACCTATTAATAATCTTCCTTGTAATCTTCATATATTAGAATTAGAACACAACTTTAATCAACTAATCGATCATCTTCCCAAAAGTTTACATACTTTAACATTAGGATATAAATTTAATCAACCAATTGGTCATCTCCCGCCTAATTTGCACATATTAAAATTGGGATTTTCTTTCAATCAAAATATTAATCATCTTCCAAAAACTTTACATACATTAATTCTTAAAGGAAATTTTAATTATCCAATAGATCAGTTTCCGCCAAAGCTTCATACTTTAACATTAGGATATGCATTTAATCATCCAATTGATAATATTCCATCAACTATTCAAATATTAACATTGGGAGATGATTTTAATCAATCTATTGATTGTTTACCGGCTAATCTTCAATCATTACAAATTGGATGGAATTTTAATCAACCTGTTAATCATCTTCCCAAAAATTTACATACTTTAACATTAGGACATGAATTTAATCAATCAGTTGATAATCTTCCATTATCACTTCGTGTGTTAACATTAGTTGGGAATTTTAATCAAACTGTTGATAATCTTCCTATAAATTTACACAAACTAATGCTAATTGGAAAATTCAATCAATCTATTGACAATCTTCCAAAAACTTTACACACATTAATTATTAGAGGAAATTTTAACAAACCAATCGATCATCTTCCTCCAAATCTTCACAAGTTGGAAATCGCAGGTTGTTTTAATCAACCAGTAGATAATCTTCCATTATCACTTCAAATATTATCATTAGTTGGAGATTTTAACCAATTTGTTGATCATCTTCCAAACATTTTGCATTCATTATTGTTAGGAAATAAATTCAATCATCCAATTAATCATTTGCCTTGCGATTTACACACATTAGAGTAAAATCTCAATATAAACATTTTTAACTATATCTAATATTTATGTTAGATATAGTTAAAAATGTTTATTATACAACAATTTATCATATAATAAACATTCAATGGAAATATGAATCATCCTTTTATTGAATTGTTGACATGTGATGTTTTATTGTATAGATTATCTCCTTTATTGGATGATATTAGTAATTATCATTTGTTTACAACTAATAAATACATTTATGGTTTAATATCTCATGTGAAATTGAAAAATCGATATACATACAAACAAATTGTTGATATGAAATGTATACCAACAAATATTGAAATTTGTGCATTGGATTTTCATAATTTGCAATCAAATATTAAAAATAAACTTGAAAAAATATTAATATTAGGAATAAATTTTCCTAGTCTGATTGTTGATCATCTTCCGAACAATTTGCATACATTAACATTGGACCAATATTTTAATTATAAAATAGATAACCTTCCAGTTAATTTACATACATTAATATTAGGATTTGGATTCAATCAACCAATTGATCATCTTCCTAAAAATTTACATACATTGAAATTAGGAAATATATTTACTCAATCACTTGATCATCTTCCGGAAAATTTGCATACTTTATCTTTAGGATTTGAATTTAATAGACAAATTGATCATCTTCCTAGTAATCTTCGTAAATTAACAATTGGATGGTATTTTAATCAACCTATAAATAATCTCCCTATTCATTTACATACATTAAGACTCGGATGGTATTTCAATCAATCTCTTGATCATCTTCCTGACAATTTGCATACATTATCATTAGGATTTCATTTTAATCAACCAATTGATCATCTTCCTAAACATTTACATACATTAGAATTGGGATATAACTTTAATCAACCAATTAATCATCTTCCCAATCATCTTCATACATTGGAATTAGGTTGGCATTTTGAACATCCAATTGATAATCTTCCAAATAGTATTCACACATTAAGATTAGGAGAATTTTATAATCAGTTTATTAAAAAATTTCCATCTAATTTATGTATATTAAAAATAGGAAGTCGGTTCAAACAATCCCTATCTCTTTTGCCTTCCAATATAATTGTATATTAGAAGGCAAAAAATGAATTTTGAATGTATATATGTTATTCTTATATTCAACAATCAACAATGAACTCATTATTACAAGATATCATAATATATACATTGTCTCCAATGTTGCACGACAAAGATAATTGTCGCTTGGTTACAATGAATAAATATTTTCATACTTATTTAGCACCTAAATTACAACTGAAATCACAATATGAATATGAAACTATTCGTAAAACAAAATTCATGTATACAAATATAAAAATTAATGCTACAGATTGGTTATTTTGTATGCGTCGTGGTATATCCAGTAATATCAAAAAGTTAGATATGCTAATAAATAAAAAGATTACTCATTCGATCCAAGACAGTTTACCATCTAATCTCCATACATTGATTATTTATGGAAACTTTGAACATCAATCATTTGATCATTTTCCTCCCAATTTGCATACCTTGAAACTAGGACTATATTTCAATCAGCAAATTGATCATCTTTCCTCTAATTTACATACATTAGATTTAGGTTATCATTTTGATAAACCAATTAATCGTCTACCGCCTAATCTACATACTTTAAAATTAAACATGAGATTCAATCAGCCTATTAATAATCTTCCATCCACTTTGCATACCTTAGAAATTGATGGTGTATTTAATCATCCTGTTGAACATCTTCCAAAAAATTTACATAGTTTAGTATTGCTTGGTTGTTTTGATCATACTATTAATAATCTTCCAATAAATTTATACAATTTAAAACTTGGATGTCATTTCAACCAACTTATTGACAATTTGCCAACTAATTTACATACTTTAGAATGCAGAGGACATTTCGATCAACCTATTAATCATCTTCCTCATAATTTGCACACTTTAATATTAGGCGAAAATTTCAATCACCCCATTAAACATCTTCCAACTAATTTGCATACATTAACATTAGGAAAATATTTCAATCAACAAATTCCAAATTTGCCCCACAATTTGCATACATTAAATCTTGGATGGGAATTTAATCAACCAATTGATCATCTTCCTGATAATTTACATACATTGAAATTGAAATTTGATTTTAATCAACCAATTGATTATCTTCCAGCTAATTTACATACTTTAAAACTTGGGACGCGGTTCAACCAACCAATTGATAATCTTCCTAAAAATTTACACACTTTAAAATGTGGCTTCAATTTCAACCAATCCATTAATCATCTTCCCCAAAATTTACATACTTTAAAACTTGGAATGCGATTTAATCAATCAATTGATAATCTTCCTAAAAATTTATATACTTTATCTATATTAGGAATATACAACCAACCTATTAATTATCTTCCAGATAGATTGCGGGAATTAATCATTTCTAGATATTATAATCATTCACTTGATCATATTCCTTCTACAGTTTTAGTACGTAGTAGATTTATACGAAATATGATATGGTTTGCTGGTATTTGTTAAAAATGAATTTTGAATGAATCTATGTTATTTTATTCAATTATCAAAAGATGAATTCATCATTGCAAGATGTTATTGTATATTGTTTATCTCCTATGTTGAGAGATAAAGACAATTATCATTTATTTACGATAAATAAATATTATTACAATCAATTAGCTCGCAAAGTAAAATTGAAATCACAATATGATTATGATAACATACGAATAACAAAATTTATATTTACAAATCTTTATGTTGGGTTGACGCGTTTACATAGAATACCAACAGATACATTTAATAAAATCGAAAAATTATATATATCTAACGTATCACTTTGCAACGATATCGATAATGATCGTTTGCCACGTAATCTTCATTCATTAACTATAGGACAATATAACAATCAATCTATTAATAATTTTCCATTTACTCTTCATACTTTAATTCTTGGTAAACATTTCAATCAATTGATAGATCATCTTCCGTCAAATTTGCATATATTAAAATTAGGAATTCATTTCAATCAATCTATTAATCATCTTCCTATAAATTTGCATTCATTAGAAGTAGGATTTTGGTTCAACCAATCTATTAATCATCTACCTACAAATTTACATACTTTAGAATTAAATAGTTATTGTTTCAATCAACCAATCAATCATCTTCCGCCCAATCTTCGTATATTAAAACTCGGACGAAATTTCAATCAACAAATAGATAATTTACCAATACACCTTCATACATTACAATTAGGATTTATGTTTAATAAATCTATTGAACATCTTCCTGTGAATTTACACACATTAAAATTAGGATATCATTTCAACCAACCTGTAGATCATCTTCCTGTTAATCTTCATATTTTAGAATTTGGAGAAAAATTTGATCAACCAATTGATCGTCTCCCATCTAATTTGAAAGAATTGAAATTAGGAAAATGGTTTAGCCATTCAATGGATCATCTTCCACCAAATGTTCAAATATCTCCTTTGAGTTTTATTTTGTAATTAGATTGATATTAATTACAAAATAAAAATGTAAGTTGCTTATCTTGTATTATATTATATATCACAACAATGAATTCATTAACACAGGATATCATTTTATATTGTTTATCTCCTATGTTGAATGATAAAACTAATTATCATTTGTTTACAATGAATAAATATTATTACGATAATTTAGCTCCTAAAGTAAAATTAAAAAATCTATATCATTATATTCGTGTACGAAAAACGAAGTTTATACTTACTTCTGTTATAGTGGACGAAAAATTAATACAATTGCATACTATACCTTTTGATATTCGAAACAAATTTGAAGCATTATGTTTACATTATATACACAATAAACAAACACTTGATAATCTTCCAATAAATCTTCATACTTTATCAATTACTGGACATGTGTTTAATAAACCTCTTAATCATTTGCCACTTAATCTTCATTCATTAACCATAGGAGATAATTTTAATAAACCAATTGATAATTTACCATCTACTCTTCACACATTAATATTAGGTAGAGATTTTAATCAATCTGTTGACAAACTTCCTCCAAATCTTCATACTTTAGAATTAGGATGTTGGTTTAATCAATCGATTGATCATCTTCCTTCCAATTTGCATACATTAAAATGCAGGGCACGTTTTAATCAACCTATTGATAATCTTCCCATCAATTTGCATACATTAAATTTCGAATACGTATATCATTTTAATTTTCCAATAAATAATCTTCCTCCAAATCTTCATATATTAAAATTAGGAGAAATGTTTAATCAACCAGTAGATAATCTTCCATCTACTTTATATATATTGGAATTTGGTTGTGAATTTAATCAACCAATTAACAATCTTCCTCCAAATCTTCATACTTTACTATTGATGTACAACTTCAATGAACCTATTAATAATCTTCCATCTAATCTTCATACATTGAAATTGCATAGTCGTAAATATGATAGTTCGATCGATCAACTTCCAACTAAATTGCATAGTTTAACATTAATTGGAACATTCAATCAACCAATTAATAATCTACCTTCAAATCTTCATACTTTATATTTAGGAAGTCAGTTTGACCAACCAATCAAATATCTTCCACCTAATTTGCAAGAATTACAAGTAGGAGCATCATATCCTCATTTATTGCCTCTTTTTGGAGTTAGTAAAAAATGAAATTACATTGATTGATATACATTCATGTTGACAATTCTAAATCATGAATAATCTTATTATGACATCATTATCACATGATGTCATAATATATATATTGTCTCCTATGTTGAATGATATAGATAAATATCATTTATTCACAACCAATAAATACAATTATAATCATTTAGCTTCTAAAGTAAAATTGAAATTATTATATAACTATACAAAAGTCAAAACAACTAAATTTATACCCACAACTATAGGAATATATCATAGATTAGATCTGCAAGAATTACAAGATAATGTAAAATTCAAAATGAAAAAGAGAAAACGAACGAGATCAACAACTTTAACAATGTTGAATGATTCTTTTTTATCTAATATTCATACTGTGAGATTAGGCGATAATTTAAATGGTAAAATTGATCATCTTCCACAAAATCTTCATACTTTAATAATTGGATACAATTTTACACAATCGCTTGATCATTTGCCTTCAAATCTTCATACTTTGAAATTAAGTAATAATTATAATCAATTGATCAACCGATTCCCATCTAATTTGCATACATTAGAATTAGGAAGTTTATTTGATCAACCAATCGATAATTTACCATCTAATCTTCATACATTGAATCTTGGAGCACATTTCAACCAATCTCTTAATTACCTTCCAAGAAGTTTACATACATTATCATTAGGTTGGTTATATAATAAATCAATTGATAATCTTCCAGATAATATTCATACTTTAATATTAGGATGGAAATTCAATCAGCCTATATTGCATATTCCTAGCAATTTGCATACATTGGTATTGAGTTGGTGTTTCAAACAATCAATGTCTCATTTTCCAACAACCATTAACATCCAAAAACATAATACAAATTTATTGTGAATATAAAATAATACACAATATATTCTATTTACATATCTAATTCATTGATAACTTTTCGTATTTCATCTTGTGCATGTAATGTTCCATTATTTTTTCCATACAAGTTTTCAACAATTGATACTTTCTTCAATGTTTCCTTTTGTTTATTCTTGAGTTGAGACAATTCAAGTTTCTTATTTGCGATTTCGTTTGTCAATTGTTCAACCTTTGTTCTATTCCTATAAAAAGTAGACATTAATGCATCTTCTGTCTTTTGTATTTCGAAATAGGTTATATCTTCGATACTTGAACTAAAAGGTCGATTCATTTTCTTTTCTTAAATAAATTTTAAGTTTATTTAAGAAAAATATTACCATTCGTTTTTATTCTCCAATAAAATTAGAAAATTCAATGGTAGCAGTTGGATGAATGTTCATTAGATCTTTATATCCTAATGGTAATATGATTAACTTTAATTGTTCACATTTACTTAGTGGAGATACATCTTGTTCAAAATTATAACCAAACATAACTTCTTCTAATTTTGTACAATGAATCAATATATCAATTGGTTGATTAAAATCATTTCCAAGATGTAATGATTTCAAATTAGGACAATATTTTAGATTATCAATTGAATGATTGAAATATCTACCCAAATATAATTTCTGTATCTTTGGTAATTTTTTGATAAAATTTATAGTTTGCGAACATTTCTCAAATTTTATATCTTCTAAATTTACACATCTTTCCAATGGAATTAAAGATGTTGTTAAATTACGACGAGAATGAAATATTTTTAAATTATGACATTGCCCGAGTGCTTCAATTGAATTACTAAATTCTTCGTTAATAACAAGATCAAAAGTTCCAGGAATATATTTGCGATATCGTTCACTATTATAATCAATGGACCAACCAATATCAAAATGATGTAATCGTTCACATCTTGCAATATTGCTAATATCTATATTTTCAAATATTTGCAATCTTTCTAATTGTCTGGTACAAATACTTTCTGGCAATGGAGCATTCAGTTCGTAACTAATGGATTTGATATTTGTATTTTGTAAATCTTTTATTTGATTAGCATCCGAACCAAATTTTATAATTACACTATTAATAGCTTTACGTGCATCATCGTTATTTGGAAATAAATGATTATACGAATAAAATTTATTAAGTGTATGAGGAACAAAATGTTTGTGATGAATTCTATTATAACGAGATGCATAATCGAGTTGGGCTGTATCGGGTAAAAATGATAACATATTACGCTGAACAATATCTAGTGGTATTCTACTCATAAAAACTGCATTACGTTCATCTTCTTCGTTGGTATTTATGTTTGTATTATTTTCTTCGGGTGTTCTACTTCTTTTTCTATGCGATTTATCAGTTATATGTTTGCTAGAACTGGATGATAAACTCGTCATTTTATTTATTAGTATGTATCATAAAAATAATTATTGGAAATGTCATGCAATTAAAGTAACTTAAAACAAATTTATGTTGATATATCAATAATTAACTAAAGGGTTGTTGTATTATAGTAAGAGTTGATGGAAGATGATCGATTGGATGTGGATAACATCTTGACAATTCTAATTCTCGCAATTTCGATGGCAAATAATTAATAGGATGACTAAAATAAAATCCCAATTTCAATTCTTGCAATTCTGAAGGTAAATGATCAACTGGATTATTAAAATTTTCACCTATTACTAATTTTTCAAGTGATTGTGGAAGATCGTCTACCCATTGATCAAATTCATTACCTAATCGTAAATAATATAATTTACTTGGAAGATGATCAATTGACTGATTGAAATCATCTTCTAAAACTAATGAATAAAGATTTGGAGGAAGTTGGCCAACAGGTTGATTAAAGTTTCCTGCTAATTTTAATTCTCGAAGATTAGTTAAGGAAGATAAACAATCAATCGAATAATTAAAACTTCCAATTATTGTCAATGTTTCTAAAGTGGATGGAAGTTTATCAATGATTTGATTAAATTGCCATCCAAGTTTTAGATTCCTAAGATTAGGCGGAAGATGATCAATGGGTTGGTTAAATGAAACTCCCAATTCTAAAGTTACAAGTGTAAGTGGAAGATTATCAATAGATTGATTGAAACGAGTTCCTCGCAAATATAAAGTATGTAAACTTGAAGGAAGATTATCAACAGGTTGGTTGAAATAATTATCAAATGATAATGTATGCAAATTCGTAGGAAGATGATCGATCGGTTTATTGAATTTAAGTCCCAATGCCAATGAATGAAGAGTAGACGGTAATTGATCAATTGATTTGTTAAAATCATAACCTAACACTAAAATATGAAGATTAGGCGGAAGATTATTAATAGATTTATTGAATGATGATCCAAGTCGTAGTGTATGTAAAGTTGAAGGCAATTTATCAAGAGGTTTATTAAATGTACCTCCAAAATTTAATGTATGAAGATTAGGCGGAAGATGATTAACACATCGATTGAAATACCATCCAAAACTTAATGTATGAAGAGTAACTGGCAAATGATCTACAGGTTGATTGAATTTGTGTTCCAATTCTAAAGTATGAAGATTAGGCGGAAGATGATCGATTTTAGTATTAAATGTCCAACCTAATCTTAATATATGAAGAGAAGGCGGAAGATGGTCAACACATTGATTAAAGTTATCCCTTAAAGTTAAATTCTTAAGGCCAGATGGCAGCTTATACAATGGTACGATATATTCCTTTTTACAAATCATATATATACTTTCTATTTTATTATCAGGCAAATTGTATAATTCTTGTGTATTATCTATAATAATATTTGTGCTCACGAATTTTGTATTGCAAATATATTTATGATGATATGCCCAAATCAATTTGATTTTATTTGCTAAATGTTGATAACTATATTTATTTACAGTAAACAATCGATAATTGTCATCATCGTCCAACATAGGAGATAAAAGATAAACAAGAACATCTTGCGATAATAAATCAAATATAGTTGTACTCATTGTTAACATAACCTTTATGTAAATCATACAAGAGTATAAAAACATGAATCTCATTTTTTAATTCCATACAATGTCAACATTATTATCTTCCAATATATCAATAGAATGAGTAAATGTATCTGGCAACATAACCATTTCCATATGATGATTTTTCAAAGCATCCAATGGTTGATTGAAATCTTCTCCAAATTCTAATGTTTCTAAATCGTTACAATGTTCCAAAGATGTTATAGGTTGATTGAATTTACTACCAAAATGAATGAATGCCAATTCCTTACATTTTCCAAGTATATCAATAGATTGATTGAATTTACACTTGTCATCAAACTCAATTACTCCAACATTCGGAAAAAACACCATAAAGTCTAAAGATTTATCAAAATTTTTTCCGAAGTAAATTTCTTTGATTGATAAATCTTCTTTTGTGTATGTTTGTTCATTATCTTTGATTACAAGCTTCATTTTGTATGAGATGATATATATTGTTAAATGCAATTCAAAATGTAGAACATTTTTTCTTTTATGTTCATGCTCTATATATTCCTTATGTTCCATGACACCCAAGGGGCGTTTTAAATCCAAAAATGTAATAATTTGCATGTGTTGTATAATCAATATAACTCTATAACAATGGGCAATTGGGCAACAAAGTCTCGTACAAATACTCAAGAAGATTATTTTACAAAACATAAACAAAAATTAGATGATGATATGATTATACACAGATATAAAGTTGAACAAAAGTTATATGCGAATAGTGAAGAAGAAAAGAATGAAGATGAATCATTGAATAAAAGAACACGAAACTTAATTTTATTAACTTCTATTGTAGATACTATTCCAACAACTGATGAAGAAAATAGTCGAACTAGAACACAAATTGCATTGTATATAAAACAAATATCAGACGATCTTAAAAAAGATATTGTTATTCACAATTATAAATCTCGTGATAAACTATATACTGACAAGAAGAAAAAATATAAAGAACAAGAAAAAATAGAAAGTAGACAAAATGACCTGAGAGAATTGTCGGATTTTCTTCAACTTAAATCGACATTAAATTCAGGGCGATTGTGGTACATTTCAACTAAAAAGAATTAACATTTGTTTATTAATGAAACTTATACTGTGTTTTCCCAATACATAATTTTTTCAAACTATTAGGATAATGTGTTATCAATTTATCATATTCACTTCCAAGTTTCAATGAACGAATATTAATAGGCAATTTAATTATTTGATTAAAGCGAGCAGTTATTTCAAATTCTATATCTAAAACTGATGTAGGAATATTAGATATGATATTATTAAACGAAAATCCTAACTTTAATTTACGCAAAGTAGATGGTAGTTTATGAAGAGGTTGATTGAAATGTCCAATATCATCAAATTCTAAAATTTCAAGAGTACGAGGAAGATTGTCAAGTGGATAATTAAAACATATTCCTAATCGTAAAGTATGTAATTTACTAGGAAAATTATTAATTTTTTGATTGAATATATTTTGATATCCACCTGATAGATCTAATACATGTAAATTAGATGGAAGATGATCAACGGAACAATTAAAATCATGTTGAAAATTCCAAAATTCATTCTCGCCAAAGTCAGATGCATGTATTTTGCATCCTAATTGAAATGTATGAAGATTAGCAGGAAGATTATTAATTGGATAATTGAATCTTTGACCTTTCATGATTAATGTATGCAAATTAGAAGGTAAATGATCTATAGGATGATTAAATTTTCTTCCTAATATTAATGTATGCAGATTTGAAGGTAAATGATCAACGGGCAAATTGAAGTTTCCAGTTAATTCTAATGTATGAATATTAGGGGGCAAATTGTCAATATCTAGTTTACATTTATCTTGCCAATTTATAATTAATGTATGAATATTAGAAGGAAGTATATATGTACTTTTGTCGCAAAATCCTAATATTGTTAACCTTTTCAAATTTAATGGAAGATAATTGACATCTATTTTGAATGCAGGTGATAATTCCAATATTTCTATTGGTGATGTTTTATGTACAATTTGATTAATGAGTTTATCAACAGAATTATCTATTCTATGAATATAATCATCAAAAGTTTCTCCATTTAATTTCAATAAGTGTAATTTAGCAGCAGGAAAATATTTATGCAGGATATGACATACAGAAATTCTAATATTTGTAAGAATGAATTTGATTCCAATGACTTCTTCCAAATTATATTGTGATCTTAATTTTACTTTAGGAGCTAATGTATTGTAAATATATTTATTGGTGGTAAATAATCTGAAAATGTCATCATCATTTAACATAGATGATAGATCATAAACGATTGTATCATGAGGTAATATATTCATTCTATTAATAATTATTAATAGAATGAATTGAACATAATCATTACATTTTTCATCATATAAAAAATGTGATTTGTATGATTGAAATGATTAGAATAAAGTTATATCAATATGGAAATATATAATGCTGATAGTTTCGTTGAGTGCTGCAACGATTTGTCTTATTTGCATCAAAATAAAGATTTAATTGAAGGTATATGTTACAAAGGATTATATGATGGGAGAACAAAACAATGGTTTGTCGGAGAAATATTACCAAGTATAAAATTTACCGTATCATTGTATAACAATTTAGCATTCAAATATTGTTACGAAAAAGAAAATACTAATGATATTCAAAAGAGTATTAACGATTATGAAGTTGGAGATAGTCCCGAAATATGGCCATTGAGAAATGATCTGAGATCATTTCTCGTATCAATTCATAAATTATCTATTCATGTAAGAGTGTTTTTGACTAATTGCAAATGGAGCAAATATTGACTATATGTAATTTAAACAAAACGAATGCTCATGTAATTTGTATCATAATAAAATGACCGATACATTAATAATTACTTCTACTTCCAATATTCAAGTTAATACTAATGATCATGAACATTACTTAAATGTGCATCCAAAAATTAAGAATATAGAATTTCATGATACTATCAAAGGATTTTTCAACTTGCCCAATCATATAGAAAAGTTAACTATCAAATATAGAGATAACTTTGATCTTCCTACTCTTCCTACCAATTTAAAAGAATTGTGTATTATAAGCGAATATTTTGATTCGCCTATCGATAATGTTTTGCCTGCAGGATTAGAAAAATTATCAATAAAAACATTATGGAACACACAAGATCTTTCTTGTTTGGAAAATTTACATTCTTTGAATACTTTATCTCTTAAATTATGCCAATTCAATAGATCAAAAAATATAATTTGTCCTAAGAATGTAAAGCATTTACATCTCGAAGGATATGGAGTAAAAGATATGATTTTACCTACAAATTTAGAAACATTAGGTTTTGGACACAATTGGAATGTTCCAATGAATGTGTTGCCTGATACATTAACATCACTCAAATTAATAGGTATATTTGAGACTATCAATTGTTTTCCATGTAATATCAAAGAATTATATGTTCATGGATGTTGTGAATCCATTCGTAATCTTCCATCTACATTAAAGAAACTTACATTAAAATATAGTCTAATAAATTCGATAGATATTCCTGATAATGTCGAAGAAATTTATACATACGAAGAAAATGTAAGATTATTGAAAATACATACTCGTCCATATATCGAATATCAACCGCATGTATATATGAATGATTACATGGAACGAGATTAATTGTTGCATTTATAAAATATTAATTATACAAGATTTATTCTTGTATAATTACGTAATACTTTCAACTTTTGTTAAGTGATAACAATACTTTCAATTTTTGTTGATAATCTTGAAGCAATTGTACCTTGTTCATATTTGAAATAGATTCGTCATTAGTACACGAAGTACGTGCGATATCAATTTCGTTTTGTACTTGAAGAATTGTTGTTTCTAACCAAAAAATGTCATTGTTTATATTCCAAAATGAAGTCATTATAATATGCAATATAGTAGTTTATTGTTAGATAAATCAATTTAAAACATAAAACAATTTAATAAATAAGAATTATAAAGAAATGTCAATGGAATTACAAACCGAAAATAATAATAGTACCACTTATGAGAAATGTCAATCCATCTATTGGAACTTGATAGAATTATTAGAAGCAAAACATTTCGATCTAACAGCTACAAATATTATAAATGAATTAGAACAAACTTCACGATGTGATAGTATATCTAAAAATCTTTCTGAACATAGAGCTGATATAAAACAAATGGTAGGAGAAGATACATTGGAAAGAGTATTTAATTTGAATGAAAATGAAATTGATGAACGTAAATGTACCCAGGCATTAATTCATTATCATACATATACGCGCAAAGCAATAGCTGAAGGATTATCTCCTATGAATAAATTGTATTATTATACTATTCATAAACCTGAACGCATGGCAGGAACAATTACAGGTATCACATCATTTGCCGGATTAGGTGTATGGGCAATTAAACAACAAAAGGTACTTAAGAAAAAGTATCGTTAAATTGTAAACAAAAAATGTTACTGTAAATGAACGATACTTTTTATTGTAAAAATAGTATATAATCATGTTCTTACAAACAACATTTTCTCCCACGGAAATATTCGAATTGATTAATTCATTTACAAATATTGAAGATGAATATCAAGAAACAATTCTATTATTTATTAGAGATTGTCAAAAATATACTGACATCGACAAACTAGACCGGGAAATGAATCTTATTATGTATTATTTTGATGATGATAAATCATATATGTTTGTTTCAGAGAATACTCTTTTACATAAATATATTAATAATTTGTATACTACTCGTCGCAAAAAGTTATTGTCATCAATCTAAATTGTTGTAAATATTTAATATAAAAAAATAGTAGGATTGTATTTATAAATATGTCTGCGAGTGCTTTCTTCATTGTCTTTTTTTTATTGACTACAATTACATTCATTATAACATTTGTCATTTATTATAAAAAGTATAAGAATTATGAATGTCCTGTAACTACATGTCCAACATTAGATTATTCTAAATGTCCAACAACAACTTGTCCTGAACCAACTGTTTGTCCAACATATGAACCTACAACTTGTCCTCCTGCAACTACATGCCCAACATGTGAAAAAACAACTTGTCCAACTCCAACGGTTTGTCCTGCACCTACTATATTTAAGCAATATGTAGGATACGATTTACCAAGTACATACAATAAGAACTATTATAAAGTAGAAGTCGATGAATGCATCGGTAAATGTAATCCTGCATCAGGCTGTACCGCTGTATCATTTAATACGGCAAATAAAGCATGTTATGTTATGAATCCTCCTACAACAGAAAAACCTACACCAGCTCCAAATGGTGATGTACGGCATCTAATTTTTACAACATATTAATAAAAAAAATGTTATTACAATACATACAATTATTGTAATAATAACAAACAACAAACAAAAAACAATCAACATGATTAAAGAATTTCTTCAACGATTATTAAACACATATTATTATGGTACAGATGATGATACATATAAAAAATATACTCTTTTCAATGAAGAAGATCGAATAGTTTTACTGCCACAAAATTTAGCTAATAGAACTTCGTCTTGCCCATGCGTTGATTACTTTGGAAAAGTTAGTTTATGTAGTAAATTAACAGAAAAAGGGATAGAATTATGGGAACCACCAAAAATAGATTATAATATGTATGGCTCAACAATTGTCAATTTTACTATTGTAAATAAATCTAATGAAACTATTACAATAAATAAATGGGGCAAACTTGCACATTTAGTATCTCGATAATATGCAATAAAAAAATGTTTTCAAAATAATAATGTGTATTTATTTTGAAAACAAACAACTATAACTATACAATCAATCAAGTATATTAAATATGAACGCTGAAACTGAATCAAAAGAAATCGATTTGAAGAAAATATTAGCAGATAGATTACATCGAGATCGCATATCCATTTCAAAAGATGCAATCAAAAAAATTGAAAATAAGTTGAACTTTGTAAATTCCACAGAAGCAATTCGATTTGGCAATAAAGTAACATATATTCATTTTAGCGGCAAGTCCGTAAATCGAACTGATAATTCAAATTAACACACATATGTTTGTATTTACAAAATAAACATTTATCTTCCTTCCGGTCTATCTCCTGTTCCCAAATAATAATTTAACATAGTTTTCTTCTTGAATATAATGTGTAAAACTATTCCAATTGTTAACAACAATATCATCATAGATAAGAATAAACTCCAATCCATTTGAGAATTATTAATGTATAAAGTTAAGATATATGCAGCAAGAAATGTACATACCCAATCAAAGATTGACATTTTGAACACTCTATATTTACGTACTTCTTTGAGTAACTCCATTGTTTATTAATTATACATGATACAAAAAAGAATAATTTATGATAAAATTTGCACGATAGAATGTGAATTAAACCATTTATTGAATTGATTTTTTTGTTGATTTTTCTGTTTGTTTCTTGCCAATTCAAAACATTTTAGAAACTCTTCTCTTGAAATATGAATAGATGGTATTAGTAGACATTGATTGCGTCTCAAATTTATTACATTTATTAATATATGAGCCGTACGTCCGTTGCCATCAATGAAAGGATGAATAGTTAGAAATTCTAAATAAATATTAAGAATATTTTCATCTTTATGATTATTTATCAATGACAATAATTGTTTTATTTTTGCTTTAATAATCCAACTTGGAGCATATGTACCAGATTGACACATTGCAGGTTTAACATCTATTTTTCGAAATGAATTGATTGTATCTTCTTTTCCTGTCAATACTAGCGAATTTATGGTAAATAATAAAGATTCATTTATAGTATTATTGTATTTAGTTATATATGTAACAGCCTTTATAATATTATCTTCTTGTCCTAACGTAAGTTCCTGAATACAAAGATTTGTTGCATATAACTTGATGATTGCCTGATCCATTTGTTTAATATTGTTATTATTTATGTATTGATTGCATTAGCAATTTTTTCAAACGGTACAAAATTAGTTTGAAAAAATTATATTCTTGATTTTTTATAGGCCATTTGTTGCATTGGAAGAGTTTTGTTATTACTCATTTTATATTTAATAAATGCAAGTAATGCATCTGTTAATATTTTTCTACTAGTCGATTTAAGATGCGTAAATTCATAGGTTATTCTTCTTAATTGTTTCATATTGTATTCATTGCTTTCCAATTTATGAATGATTGTATTTGTGAATATAACTACAAAGTTATATAATTCAGTTACTAATTCATTGTTGGATGTACTTTCATGATCATATGTTATCTTTGAATAATCTTCATATATTTTAGAATGAGTTGTTCGTAATATATCCAACTCATTTTCATTCACAAAATAAAATTCTTGATTGTATTTATTCAGAAAACATAAAAGATTTTCTAATACAAATTTAACAGACATAAAGTTGTAGAATGGATTCATTATATTCTTTTTTTATAATCAATATACTTCTATCTTTATTGATTATAAACATTTTTACGTTTCTTCTTGCGTGGTTTTATGTATTGCTCTTCTCCATTAATTATAAATTTCTTCAAATTTGCAGGTAAAAAATCTGGATGAATATATTCATTAAAAAATCCTGTAAATTCTAAAGTATGCAAATTAGGAGGCAATGCATCCACTTCTTCGATTTGTCCATCATAACATGAAAATTTAAGTGTGTGTAGACTTGCAGGTAAAATACCTGGTTTCAAAGTATGAGGATAACGTTCTCTGAATTCTAAAACACATAATTTATTAGGCAAACTACCTGGAAACAATTCTTGATAAAACATAAATCCAAATTTTAGAGTATGTAAATTTGGAGGTAAAATTCCTTTTGTTAACGGTTGATTGAAATCATCCCCGAATATAAGTGTATGCAAATTTTCAGGTAAAACCTTTTCGTGGATAGGTTGGTCAAAATTGCCACCAAATTCAAGTGTATGCAAATTGTTAGGTAGAACACCTTGAATAATGGATTGATTGTATGCCCAATTAAAACTTAATTTGTTTAAGTTAGTAGGTAAAACTCCTGGTTCTAATGATTGATCGAAACGTTTTCCAAATTTTAATTCTTGCAAATTGTCCGGCAAAACACCTTTATTAATTGGTTTATCAAAAGACCAATGAAATTTTAATATACGTAGACTTTTAGGTAAATCTCCTGCCAATAAAGGTTGATCAAAATCATACCCAAGTTTTAAAGTATGCAAATTTGCAGGTAACCATTTATTGAGAGGATAATTATATTTTCCATTGAATACAAGTGTATGCAAATTCAACGGAAAAGTAATTGTATCTATAGGTCGATTGAACATATCTCCAAATTTAAGTGTATGAAGATTTGGTGGCAAAACATCTTTATTTATAGATTGATTGAAAAGGTATCCAAGATTTAATGTATGCAAATTAAAAGGTAAAATGCATTTGCGTGTGATTTGTTTTCTAGGTATAAGAATTTCGAATGCATTTGAATTTTCAGGATCAATTATATCCATATTTACAGGCACATTTATTTGTAATTCTTTAATATAAGATGGAATATATGTTGAATTCTCAGTTAAAATATATTTTTTTATTTTGAATGTATTTGCATCTTTTGGAGGTAATATTTTAAATTCACGTCGAACCAAATAAATGTCAGATATACACTTGTTGAATTTATGATTAATCACAAATAAATTATGTTTACTTTTATCTGATAGCATATCTGCTAGTACATATTTGATGATTTCAGGAGAAATGTCGTTCATTATAGTATAAAGGTTATCAATGTTTGATTTGTGTGTAGAATATTTACATTTTTTCATAAAGTATTCAATATATAAACATTGATATTAAATTACCATGTAAGACAATACATCTCTCGTAAATTTTAAATAAGGTTCATATTCATAAATTATATTCAGATGGTTAGGAATGATATCTTTATATTTACGCGACGGATGAAAAATCAATGTTTGCAAATTTGATGGTAAAATTTCTGGAATTATAAATTGATTATAAAAAGATCCAAATTTTAATTGCTGTAAATTCGAAGGAAGAATACCAGATGATAATAATTGAGTATATCTACCTGAAAGTGCAAGCGTATTTAAATTTTTAGGTAATACATCAGGCAATATAGGTTGATCAAAATAGCCATTAAACGTAAGTGTATGTAAATTTTCAGGCAACACATCGGGCAATAATGCTTGATTAAATGATCCTCCAAGAATAAGTTCTCTTAAATTTTTAGGTAATACATTAGGTAATAAAGGTTGATTAAATTTCATTTGAAATTCAAGTAATTGTAAACTTTCAGGCAAAATTCCAGGCAATAAAGGATCATTGAATTTATTTCTAATCTTAAGATTAATCAAATTAGGAGGTAATCCGCCTTTAATGATTGGATTATTACCATTTCCTGCTAATTGCAATGTATGCAAATTTTCAGGCAAAATGCCTTCGTCGATTATTTGATTTGTGTTTCCTGCAAAATGAAACATGTGTAAATTTGGAGGTAAAACTCCTGGATCTAATAATTGTTGGAAATCTCGTTGAATATAAAGAGTATGTAACCCTTCAGGCAATATTCCTTTTATTAAAGGCTTATTAAAAGCATCTCCGAATTCAAGTTCTTTTAAATTTGCAGGCAATGATCCAATTTTCAAAGGTTGATTGAATTGTCCTCCAAATTCAAATCGGAGTGTATGCAAATTTATAGGTAAAACTCCAGGAACCAACAATTGATTAAAATTACCTCCTGGGCGAAATATATGTAAATTTATTGGTAAAACGCCCAGTTCTAATGGTTGATTAAAATCCCATCCAAGTTTAAGTATATGTAAACTAGAAGGAAGAATTCCTGGTAATAGAGGAAAATTGAACTTGCAATATATTTTAAACGTATGTAAATTTGGAGGAAGTATTCCTGGAAGTAAACGACAATTAGATCCATCGTAGATTTTTAATGTATGCAAATTTGATGGAAGAAAAGTTGATGATAATATGGGTTTATAATATCTGCCAAACTTTAATTTTTGTAAATTTGCAGGCAAAGGAATAGTTGCATTTGAAAATAATTCCATTTTACTTTCAGTAGGATCAATAAACAATTCTTTAATATAAGAAGGAATACCATTGGATAAATTGCACATTGTATATTTGTTTATCTTAAATGTATTTACATCTTTTGGAGGCAACTGTTCAAATTGCTTTTCATTGAGGTAAATGTCAGAAATGCACTTGTTGAATTTATGATTAATAACAAACAAATTATGTTTACATTTATCAGTTAACATATCTGCTAGTATATATTTAATGATTTCATTGGGAAGATTATTCATTTTAACTAAACATACAAATGATTGTTTCTTTTATTTTACGTACATTATAGCAATAAACATTTTTTTTCAATTATGACAATGGTTGAATTTTTCCATCGATCATAAATTTTCGTACTCTAGCAGGAAAAACTTCTCGTGATATATGTGAATTAAAATATCCTTTGAATTCTAAAGTATGTAAATTATCTGGTAATATTCCTGGTTTTATAATCTGTCCAGTATAACTTGTAAATATAAGTGTATGTAAATTTGTAGGTAAAACATTTGGTAATATACTACGTTTAAATTCTCCTGCAAATTCAAGTATATGCAAATTGGCCGGCAAACTTCCAGGCAGCAATACTCGATTAAATCTGTATCCAAAAACAAGTGTATGCAAATTTGCAGGCAAAATATTTTTTGTTATAGGTTGATTGTAATCATGCCCTAAAACAAGTGTATGTAAACTATCAGGCAATACTCTTTGATCTATAGGAAGATTATATGAATATCCAAATATTAAAGTATGTAAACGATTAGGTAAAATTCCAACTATTAATGGTTGATAGAAATCATCCTTAAATTTTAATGTATGCAAATTAGGAGGTAATACATCTTCATTTATAGGTTGATTAAAATAATTGCCAAATTTCAATGTATGCAAATTTGGAGGTAAAACTTTTGGATATAATGGTTGGTTAAAATCTCTACCAAATTTTAATATGTGTAAATTTGTAGGTAAAACTTCTAGATCTAATGGTTGATTGAAATATTCTGAAAATTTCAGTTTATAAATAGATGCAGGCAAGATACCTTTTATTATATGTTGATTAAAGCAATATCTTAATATTAACGTATGTAAATGTTCAGGTAAACTATTCTCATACAATGGTTGTGAATTTAGTGTTCCGCATACAAGTGTATGTAAATTTTTAGGTAACTGTTCTTTATTTATAATTTGATTGAAACTCCAACCAAATTTTAGTGTATGTAAATTTGAAGGAAAATTGATTTTATCTAAAGATTGATTAAAATCACTTCCAAACTCAAGTGTATGAAGATGAGTAGGTAATATTTCTTTATCTATAGGATGATTAAATGCATTACTGAATTTGAGTGTATGTAAATTTTTTGGAAACATACCTTTAACAAGTATAAGAGGATCACCTCTTTCTTCTTTTAATACAAGTGTATGTAGATTTTCTGGGAGAAATTTGCCTGCATTTATAAAATTATTTATATTATATTCGAAGATTATTGTATGTAAATTTGAAGGAAGAATTGTTGGCAAGTAATGTACATTAGCATAATTACAATATATTATTAATTTGGATAGATTGTTAGGCAAATTGATTGGTTGAACATCTGGTAATATTCTATACATAAATATCATATGTAATTCTTTAATGTATTGAGGAATAGGTATATATCTTGTATTATTATCTACAAGATATCTTTTTATTTTAAATGTATTCGCACATAGAGGAGGTAATTTTTGATATTCACGTTCAACTAAATAAATATCAGATATGCACTTGTTGAATTTATGATTAATAACAAACAAATTATGTTTACTTATATCTGTTAACATATCTGCAAGTACATATTTAATGATTTCATTAGGAAGATTATTCATTCTGTGGGAAATTAGTTATTTATTTTTAAATTTTGATTTGACACACGAAACATTTTTATGTTGTATATTTGAAAGATGATCACAAAATATCATCATATATTGCAATTAAGATGAACTATTATAGCTTTCTTTTACAATATTATCTGCTTCTTCTTTCGATAAGGGAGGAAAATAACACTCTATTTCTGATTGTTCTGTTACTGAACGTGTTTCACCTTGTAATTTAAGATAACCATCTACTTTTTTAGTTATCATATCATTAAATACATCTTCTTGTTTGGATAAATTATTGAATGTTTGTTGCAATGCTTCTTTAATTATAATTTCTGCTTTTTCAGGCGATTTAAGAGATTCTTCAATTACTTCTTTAGCTTGATCATCAGTGTATCCTTTTTCGGATGTAAGATATTCTTGCAAGTCTTTTCTAATAACATTGTCATCATTATCGCCAGAACCAAGATATTCTTCTAACATTGATTTTAATAAAGTTTTCAAGTCTTGTGATTTATCATTGCTTAATGATTTCATATATTCTTGCACTTGATCTTTTATTTGATTTTTTAATTCCAAACGGTCAGTATTCATAGTTGATTGATCATTCTCTTCTGGCATTGATTGTTCTCCTAAATTTAATTCATGAAGATTCGATGGTAATTCACTAATTGGTTTATCAAAGTTATATTTTGTTGTTGGTTTGATAGTATAAAGATTTGAAGGTAAATCGCCAATTGGTTGATTGAAGTTATATTTTGTTGTTGGGTTGATAGTATGAAGATTACAAGGTAAATCGTTAATTGATTTATCTAACTTATATGATGTTGTTGGTTCAATAGTATAAAGATTACGTGGTAAATTTTCTGGAGTGATCAACGTGTACTCATATTCTTTTGGCTTGATTGTTTTATAAATATCGATCGAATTGTTCTTTTTGGATCTAAATGGTGCATCATTTTTCTTCTTTTGAGCATATCCATCCATATAACTTAGATATGCAATAAGATCATGAGTATAAAATCCATCATTGAGTTCTGGATCATAATAATCAATGTTGGTGCAATAATAACGGAATATATTAATCATTGTATTAAAAATAGTCATCATGTTTCGTGCGATATTTTGTAAATAAGAAATCATTGTTTATTATTAGCAAAATGTATAATATGCTTATATGATAAATGTACAAAATAAAATCGACATTTTTGGATTTTAAAAGCCCCGCTTCATAAATATAAACGGGCACATAAAAGTTTAGTTAAATTTATACAAAACTTCACCAATATATAATTCTTTTAATTTGTTTGGATAATGTCCAATAAGTGAATTGTAATCGCCTCCTAATTTTAATATACGAATATTATTAGGTAATTTTTTAATAGGTTGTTGAAACCTCGTATATCTACTAAATTCTAATTCTTCAATGGTATCTGGAAGATTATCAATCGACATATTAAATGAGTGTCCACCTAGTACTAATATTTTAAGATTATGTGGAATTTGTTCAATGGATTGATTAAAACAACTTCCTAATGTTAATACACGAAGATTACGAGGCAACTTATTAATTGTTTGATTGAAAGAATGTCCTCTTATTTTCAACACTTCAAGATTACGTGGAAGATTGTCGACCGATTGATTGAATCCTGATCCTAATTCTAAAATTCGAAGATTAGGTGGAAGATTGTCAATAAGTTGATTGAAATAATGTCCTTTCAATTTTAATGTATGAAGATTAAATGGCAGATTAGCAATAGGTTTATTAAAATATTTTCCCAATTTTAATGTGTGAAGATTTGGAGGTAAATGATCAACTGTTCGCATAAATCCATTTCCTAATTTTAATGTGTGAAGATTTGGGGGCAAATGATCAAGTGATTGATTGAATAAACCTTTTATTTCTAATGTATGCAAATTGGAAGGTAAATTATCAACAGAACGATCAAATCTTGCACAAATGGAACATGCTGACACAGTTTTATCTCTATACGTATAATGAAATTCATTATAATTTTTGATTCTTAATGTGTGTAAATCACGAGGTAAATGATCAACGGGTTGATCAAATTTATAACTTAATTCCAATATACGAATGTTACTAGGTAAATTGTCAACAGGATCATTAAATTCTTGACTTAACTTTAAAGTATGCAAAGTATTTGGAATATTATCAATATGATAATGAAAATTACATTCCAATAGATCCAATTCTTCTAATTTTGGCGGAAAATTATTATTTGGATAATTTGCATGATATAAATGAAATCTTTGATATAAATCTACATATGGATCCATTGAAATATTCTTATTAGATTCAAAGTTGAATCCTGAACCTACAGTTAGTTTTTTGGTATTGATTGGAAAACTATCTAACACTATTTCGAATGCATAATAAAATTCAAGTGACTGAATATTGATTGAGCGTTTAGCAATAGTTTCAGAAATTAATGTTTTTACTTTATCAATATAAGGTTGTAATGTACCCTTTGGTATACTATAATCTTCATTTATATCAGGAAATTCATTGCTAACAAGATCATATACATTGATATTTATATTTGTAGGTATAAACGTTGTATGTACAATATTGCTGATATTGTACATAGATTTTAATTTGATTTTGTTGGATAAATTGTATATATATTTATTTGTTGTAAATAGATGATAATTATCTTTATCATATAACATAGTACTTAATACATGTATGAGAACATCAATAGACAATTGTTTAATAATTGTACTCATCTTTGATTTATATATTAAATCAATTGTTACAAAATATTTTCAATCATTTTTTTTCAGAAAATGCTTCTTGTGCAGCTTTAAGTTTATCTAATTTGTTTATAAATCGTTTGGAGTCCGCATTCCATAATATAACATTGGAAGCATTATCTTCACTTTTCTTAATTATTTCATGAAATAATTTATAATTTCGATTGTGCTTATCATCATTCCAAAAATATTGTAAGAAAGTTTTTGTATTTAATTTTAAATATTCTTCAATGAGTTTGTTCAATTCTGCTTCATCTTTTTGTATTTGTTGTAATCTCTCTGAAAGTAGTTTATCTTCAATATCATATTTTTCAATCTTTCTTTTTATACGTTCCCTTTCAAATTCTTTAAAATGTTCTGTTTTAGTATTCATTGTATGATACATTGATTTATTTGTGTTGTTAATATAAAACAAATGTGATAAATACAATTTTGATTTTAATCATTTTTTCTCTGCAATTACTGCTTGTTCAGCTTTAAATTTATCAATTTTTTTTGATAAATTATCCATCTCGAAATTCCATTGTCTAGCTTTAGAAAGATATTCTTTTTCTTTGATTTTTGTTTCTTCTGGAATTTTATATCCATTCCAAAGATAATGTAAAAATCCTTTTCTATCCGGCCTGCATTGTTCTAAACATTCAAGTAATTCTGTCTGTTCTTTTTGAATTAGGATTGCCCTTTTGGAAAGTTGTTCCCATTCAATATTATATTTTGTTCTCTTTTTTTCTAAACGATTTCTTTCAAATTCTTTAAAATGCTCTGCTTTAATATCCATTGTGGTGATTTTTATATAATGTTTATATGTTTAAATTATTATTAAATTTAGTGTTTTTTGATAATATTGAGTATATCGATTCGCTGATTATCAATCATTTTACGAGTATCTTTTTTCCATACTGGATTGATTGTATCTGATGCATTGCGCAATTGTGTTCGAACAATAGCCAATTTTAGAATGTTTCCAGCAATCGATTTAGGTGAACAGTTAAGAACTTTTTCAATATCTTCTTTAGAATGTTTATGAATATTGTAATCTTATTTAATTTTATTGAAAACAAGACAACATTTTTATTATTCTCTCGAAAATTTTGATTTATAAAATAATGTAAGAATTTCATGTTTTCTATTGCTTAATATATCTGCCTCTTTTTGCAATTCATCATTATCAACATAATATCCATTAATAGCTTTATTATTATGTGATTCTATATCATTCATTATATGTACACCTTCTTGTCTAAGAATTTGCATATGATAATATCGATTTCGTTTACACCATGCAAAAATATTACCCATGTTTCATATATTAATTTGAAACGAATAAGATTACAAATAGTATTTAATTTTATTATGTGGCATTTTTATATTATATGTAAAGTAGTGTAATTGTTTGAATCAAAAAAATATAAAAATGCTAATTTAATTTTTATAGACAAAATGCTAATTAATCGAATTCATTATACAAATACAATGAGTGTGCAAGATTGTGACTACGAATATACTAACCGAGAAGATTTAATAGAAGATATAGAACAACTCGAAAATAGTTATGAATTTTTGAATCATCTATATAATTATAAAAGAACTAAATATAGTATTAAATATAGAGATGAATTAAAAAATAGATTAGAAGAAATGAACAATGAATTAACAAGTATGCGTAAAATGCTTAACCAAATTGATGACGACTCGCCGCCAAATAAAAAACAAAAACAGGAAAAATAAAATTATTAAACAATTTGATCTTTATAAATTGTTTAATATATAATTGTAATGAATATTTATAGTTATTGTTTTAATACATCTCCTAATAATCTTTCTAAACCATATTCACTTAACGTGTTTTTTATTTGATCAGAATTATTAAAATTTTGAGGTGCATTCATTGGATTAGAATTTCCATTACGAGATAACGTTGGTCTTCTGTTACTTTCATTCTGTTGTATTGAATGAGATGCATTATCAGTTTTCTTGCCTCGTAATGTAAAATATAATATTACTAGTAATGTCACAATTAAAACTATTATACCTAACGATGTTAATAAAATAAATCCTAATCTATTTTCACTACTTGCGAGACCAGTTGATAATACAAATCTATTTTTATCATTATCAGGATCATTTGGATCATGAACTCTATTAATAGCAAAGGTATTTCTACGCATTTTATATTGATATTGAAAAATAATAATAATAAAAATGTATTGTGATTTATTGAGTGAACTTGATTCTATATACATCGGGATAATCCTCATATAACATTGTTTTATACATATCTACATCTTCTCTATTTCTATCTATGCAAAACATATAATAATTTGTATTTTCGTGGTCATCCCATATTGAACAATTCTTCAATCTTGTATATATATTATATTCTTTGGTTAATGAATCTATCAAATCAACTAGTTCGGTTGCAGATAACATGCTGAATTATGAATAAAAATATAAAATTTATAGAGAAGATAAAATAAACATTTTTAGATTTTAATGTCCCATTTTTTGGGCATGAGGACTTTTCAAATGAAGTACTACAAAATTATATAGATTATTTTTTTTCATTAAATTTTTTATAATAAAACTAATCCAATATCATTTGGACATATATCTGGACATTTCCAATTGTAAATATAATAATGAAGTTTCCCATTACCCATTTCGAACTTGAGTTTGTTTAAAAATTCATTATTCTCCATAACATCAAGTGCATTGAATACATCAAATTCATTTCGTTGTGCCATTATTAATACATCATTCATCAAATTAGACCAATCATTCTTTGTTGCAACATTATAAAAAGAATATGCAGCACGTAATACAGAATGAGTAGAATTATTAAGAACCTGCGACGGCAAGCAATAAAACGAACAAAATTCAGTAATATTGTCAGTTGAATCTATAATAACATAAGAATAAATAACATCTTTGCGAGGAAGTAACCAATGTCGAATTTCATCTTCGGTAAATATCGGTGCAACTTTGAATTTCTTCAAATATGTAGTAAGCAATTTATGAACTATAGGTACATCTGTTTCAACCATTGGACGAATAGTAGTATGATATAAAGTATTTGGCAGTTTATATAATTTTATAGTACGTGTCATTGTCATATTTGAACGCAAATTATTAAAACCAATTTCAATAAGTTTCTTTGGATTAATAACACGATGATAATAACGATTAGTAGAGATAGGTCGAGGTAAAACAATGCCAGCAGTATATACAGCTTGCCCAATGTTTGTTAAATTTATACGACGTGTTACTTCTTTAATCAATACAGGAGCTAAACGTTTTGAACGTAATTTTTTATGAACACATAAAAAATTTACTTCTGCCATAGGCAATTCATGTTCATACATTCTTATATGTTGTGGTATGGCGGAAATGAAACCAACTAATTTCTTTTGTGTTGAATTTGTAATTGCAATTCGTACACCAACATGAAATTCTTTCGAATAATTAGGTGGCATTAATGCCCATTCTAAAAATTCTGTTGAATAATCAAAACGAAATGTCGCATCATCATCTTCCACATAATTTTCTTTTAATAATTTATAAACTTCTTGTCGTTCTGATAAACTTGTCATATCAATTGTACTCCATTCGAATGTGGGTGGTAATGGATATGGAGTCTTTAATATTTGATCTGCATGAAGTTTATTGATAGGTCCGATATCAGATTCAGATATTTCTTCGTTTAATGTAGACACAGGTTGTGTTTTCCAAAATTTATGCTCATGATAATTAGTCATATTGATAATTAAGGTTTATTTTCATACTACATATTTTAACCTACATTTTTAATTTATTATTTGTGATAAAAAATAATCTTTTGCTTTTTTGCTAATTTCAGCAGATATATTCTTCATAGTAAATCCATTTTCAGCAATAGTTGTATGTTCTTCAGAATTTATATCGTCAAGAATCCATTTAAGATATACGCCAATGTTTTTCTTATCGATTGCAAGTTTCTTTTCATTCAAATATTCAATGCCTTGTTCAAGTCTTCGATTAGTTACTACCGATTCAACAATTGCTTTAATATTATCAAATCGTTCTGTATCTACAGGAGCAAGAGTTTTAACTCGGCCTGCATTCTTTGAATGTTCGTCGCCTTTTACCTTGAATGCAAACTTGTACGAATTGTATTCTTTCTGATAACATTTAAAAACTAAGCCTTCCCCCACCCCACTAACATTGAACGCTTTACCAACAGGACATTGGCGTTCTACTTGGAGTGTTAATTCTACAAGTTTGTTTTGTATTGCTTTTGGATCATTGAAATCAATTTCAATTTCATAACAAGGATAATCAAGAATATTGTAAATTTTACTTTCAGGAAGTTTAATTTGTTTCAAAATTTCTGGTTGAGTCCATATATCATCAATCTTAATTGCAAAGATAACAAACATCTTTTCAAGTTTACTTACTGCCACGTTCTTTTGAATCGTTCCTCCACAATATTCCCCGAATACACTAATACTTTGCGGCAAATACCCAACATCTCCAAGTTTGTCACCTATAATTGCTTTTAAAAGTAAACCATAAAGATCATTTGTATCAACTTTGTTATAAATAAATGATGCAAATCCAAAATTATCATTGTCAGGTGTAATAATACAATTTCTCGATTGTGTATGAAATGTATGTTTAGATTCAGCAGCATTCCATGTATATACTATTGCAGCATTCGTGCCATGAATTTTTACACTACCATGATAAGTCAACACAGGAAGTTTAATATTGGAATTATATATGGGTTTACCAGTTGTTTCATCTATTTCGACAAATGTTGCTTTGTTCTTAACTTCACGAATAGCATCTCTAAATTGTCCGATTTTAGGCATAGAAATCATTTTATGTTGTTAGTTTAGTTGAAAGTAATTGTTGTTTATAACTTGTGTTATTTTTTGTTTATTTGTACTGAAAATAAATTTACATTTTTTTTACGTAGAATTTTATTTTTTCATCATTATTCCAACTGTTAATGCTTCTATAATATAATCTTTTGGCAATTTAACTTCAAATACATTAGTATCTAATGGATATAATACACCATTCATTGTCAATGCTCCATTATCATGACAAACATATAATTTTGATTTCTCGTTTCCATGAATAACTTCTATTGCATCTACTTTATCCATATTACCTTCTTGTTCACTTTCCCATGCTAATCCAAAAATTTGAACATAAGTAGATGTATTTATTCCAATAAACTTGCTGATATATCTATCACGAATTCTAAATGTATTTCTATTAAAATCAATCATAATTTGCTTCGAATGTTCATCTAACAATACTGATTTTATTTCATCTGTTTCAAGAATTGATCGTCTCATTTTATATTTATGTTCTATGTTATAATAATGGTTCAATTGTATGTACTGTTTATGTTAATACATTGATTATACAATAAACACTTTTTTCAACTATACAATTGTATGCTGTATTAATTAATCAGTTATAAGTTTAGAAGAAAAAGATACATTTTTGTTTAATGTAGAAATTTGAATGTTTTACGTATAGTATTTTGATAATCTTCCTCTGATTTACGTATTTGTTCTTCTCGTACCTTTCCGCGTTTAATATCTTCAAGTATATAATACTTGCAAATTTCATAAACCGTCAAATGACGTTTAGTTTGTTCATGTAAATCAGATTGATTTTTGTTAGCAATTATAAGTTCCATACGTGCAATTTCTTCATTTATTGATTGTACTCGCGCAGCCATTGGATTATTTTGATCAGTTGACATCTTGTTCTTGTTATATTCTCGATACTAATTGATTTTTAGAATGAACATTTTTTCTACATAATAAAATTATGTAGAAAAAACAATAGGATTATTATTTTTTGTCATATACTAATCCTGCTATAGCAATAGCCATAATAATCCCAGGAACTGCATGGAATGCTATTGCAAGTTTTTCTTCTGGTTCAAACATACTCGGCTTTTCTATCTTTATAGGTTGATGTATTTTTGTAGGTGTATATGCAAATGGAATTACTTTTTTATGTATTGAAGTTGGATGAAACTTTTTCTTTAAACATTTTGTGTGTGAAAAAATACGTTTAGGAATAGGCATTTTATTAATAGATATATTATATTCTTTTATGTATATATATGACTCGATATACAGATTTTAATCTATTATTATTCGCGTCGCGGCGATATAAACGCCAAAAGTGTACCACATATTATAGCAGTTACAGAAGTATATCCAATTACATCATATCTATGGGCGATTTCGGATTTTTTATATTCATTTTGTGCATATTCTTTTAGGTATTGAGGGATATGTAAATCACAATTTGTTTTTTTATTAGAATCGAATTGAACAGGTTTAAACTTTTTAATTGTTCGATTTACTTGAGAGAAAAATTGTTTAGGAATACGCATTTTATTAATGTAGATTGTATTTCTTTAAGAGATTAATGTTTATATTATACTAGTAACAATTTTACATTTTTTTAATCATCATCGGTTTCATTTGATGATGTAGAAGAACAATCATCATCGTTATCATTATTTTCACGACGATATACACTTTCTTCTATATGCACACATTCATTAAAATTAAATTCTCTTTTGATATCTCTCCATGATAATTCTATAGTTGATTCATTATAATCAATAAAATCAACATCTGGATGTTCTGTTGCTAATTTATTTAGGTGTTCTAATGCAGAATTAAAATTATCACACGCATCATCCATTTCTTCTAACATTTGAATATATGCATCACGAACCTTAACCATATATTCAAATGCATCTGAGGCATCATCAAATGCAATTTTAAATTTATTTTTAATAATTGGATCCTCATTATCATTATCAATATCACTCATGATTGTTGTTATTAGTCAAATAAGTATATTTTGAGAAGAACATTTTTATCATTAAAAAAATGAAAATAATTCTTAACTCAAAAAATTTACATAATATATACAAGAATGAATATAACAATTAATAACAAAACAGATTTGGATAAACATGTTAATGGAAGATATTTTCGAGATGCAAATATTACTTCTATCCAATTTGGTAACAAGTTCAATGAAGATATTACACATTTGAAATTTCCCTTAACATTAAAGAACTTAAAATTTGGAAACACATTCAATCAATACTTGAATGAATATATGTTCAATCATTATAATGATGGTAAATGCAAATTGGATACACTTGAGTTCGGAAGAGATTATAATAAAATTTATCTTCATAAATCATATATAGCAGATTCAAATGATCAACTGAGTGTTAATCTAGAATTTTTGAACAATGGCAATCATATACCTATTCCTGCTAGATATGATTTTGTAAAGAAAATAATATTTGGTGATAATTTTAATCAACAATTTTATATTGGAAATGTTATTGAAAAAGTTATATTAAACAAAGAATACAATCAATTACTTCCAAAATTTTTCTATATATATCCTGATCAAACTAGAATAGTGGATATATATTTTCCTGAATTGTATACTAAATCATTATTGAAATTTGATACAAGATATAGTTCAATATTCCCAGAGTATCGAAAATATATCAAATTTCATATGCACAAATCATACAAGAATATACTTGATAATGATTCCAATATGGTTATATTTTATCATCATAATCCTAATGCAATTTGTTTTGAAGAATAATAAGAATTAGATTGGTGTATTTTTACATACACATACTTATGTAAAAATAAAATACATTGGCTATCTTAAATATGAATTGATGTTAATGACTCAGGGAAACGAAAATCTTCATTGTCATTTATATCAAAATAATCAGGATTTCCAATATAAAGATTAGTTAATCCTTCTGGTAATGCACCTTGTATAAATTCTTGAATATAAAGTGGTCCAAGTAATAATTCTTTTAGAGACGACGGAAGTATACCCAATTCAATTGGATGATCAAACAAATCTCCAACATCCAAAGTTTCTAAATTTTCAGGAAGAGATTTATGTGTGAAAGTTTTATCAAAATTATCTGATAAAAATAAATGCTGCAATGAACTAGGTAACATTCCTGGCAATAATGGTTTGTTAAATTCTGTACCAAGACTCAAAGATTTTAATTTGTAACAATGAACAAATACATTTGATATCGATTGATTAAAATCATTTCCAAGTGCTACTAATTCTAAACTTGAAGGAAGCATATGTTCCAATATAGGTTGATTGTATGCATCTCCAAAGTATATTCGTTCTAATGTATCAGGTAATAATCCTCTATGAATTTTATGATTCCAACATTCCAAGGATAATTGTTCTAATTTATCTGGTAATGAATGAATAATACGATTATAATCATCGCCAACACAAAGCATTTTCAAATTAGGTGGAAATGTATCTTTTGAAATTTCATGAACATTCCATTCATTTAATTTGATATCTTCTAAACTATTGGGAAACAATGATTTGTCTAAATTGTAATGATAATTGGTTCCTAATCTAAATCGTTTAAGATTAGGTGGTAATGATGCTATAGTTAATTGTTTCATACCACAATATAATAATGACAATTCTTCTAATGATCGAGGCAATTTAGATACATCTATAATTTGTGTATGAGGTTCACCAAAAATTTTCAATGATTTTAATGATGAAGGATAATATTGTTCATCTATATGCATATTGTTCCAAAGAGTTAATTCTACAAGTTCAGAAGGAAATGTATCTTTTTTAATGGGATAAGAATAATACTTACCAATGGATAATATTTTTAATGATTTAGGTAATATCAATTCATGATTATATAATGATGTTGATTCAAAAATTAATTCTTCTAATGTATCTGGAAAATCTAATTTGCTATTAAATGTATGCGGTAAACTTAACTTCTTTAAGAATTTAGGTAATAACTTGTTTAGTGAATGATCGAATATAGAAAAATAAGGAAATGATATGGATTGAACATGTGTATCATATAAATTTGGGAATGGATCATCAGTTGAATAAATGATATGCTTTATAGATTTTGGCAATTGAAAGTCGTTGGTCGATTTAAATATTTTTAGATTTTTAATGAGAAATGTATTCGTATATGGTTGATCTTTAAGAATATTAGGCATAGATTTTTTAGGCTCTATGAAAGCATAATAATCATTCATACATGTATGTGCAATTAATGTAGACAGATGTTTGCTTGATGTATATAAATTTATTTTATTTTCATCATCTAACATTTCATTGATAACATGGATGAATATATCATCTGGAATCTTGTATATATAATTCATTATGTATGATGTTTATTTTATAAATATAATTCGTTTATAAAACAAAATATGAGTTGACATTTTTATTTATATAACATAATCAATTGCATTTTAACAATTCATTAATAATATCTAATCCTCCACACAATTGTATATGTCTTGAAAGAATATTTGTATTAATGTATTCTTCCCATGTTTCTTTTGGACGAGATTTATAAATACCTTTTCTATACATCCATTCAAAAGAAGGTATATGATTCATTTTACTCTTGATGAACATACACTTGTCTAATGTTTGATCTAATATATTCCAACGAGAAACTTGAATATTACTATATAAACTATTATTGAATGGGACTACTTTCATCTGGTGAATGTTAGGAATAATATTATTTAATATTTTCATCAACTTGTAATCATCTTTACAATCATTCTTATGCAATTTGATAAAGTTAGGATTGGATTCGTTAAATAAACGTCGATTTTCTTTCTTTGTATTATAATCAATATCACTAGTAAAAGTTAATCGATGCATATCTAATTCTATATCATACGTTTTGTCATTTACAGTAAAATGTAAATCGTATTCTGAATCAACGCCAAATTTTTCTTTAAATTCTTTTGGATATATAGTTCCTTTTGTTGGAATTATACCTCTTGAAATAAGAAAATTAGCAAGTGCCATTTGAGCTTTACTTTCCCATAAAGTTCCATCGATTGATAATGTACGATATTTATTATGAATATCATGGATTTCTTTCATGTACTTTTCTGATAAAATGGGTGTGCATAAAGTAAGTAGTTCACAATAATTTGAAAAAGTAAACCAATTGCTTATAGGTATACCTCCATTTTCAATTACGATTTCCTCGAATCTATTTTTAATTAAAACTAAAGTTTGACTTAGATGTCCTTTGAATTGAATAGAAGTCGATTCGTTGTTTATCCATTCTATTTTTATAGGTTGTTTGTGTTCTTCTTTTATCTTCTTGTTGACATCGTATTGTTCTTCGGTTTGCATTACTTGACAATGTTGTCTTTTGCGTGTAACTTGTTTTGTATGAGTCATTGTTGATAAATATTATATATAATATTGTTTGTGATGAATGTTATATAATGGACATTGAGTATGATGCATTTTTGAACTTAAAGTGCCCCGATAATAAATTGGGACATTGTATCAATTTTTAACGTTAAAAGTTTACCTAATTATATTTCAAAATGACATTTGGAATCTTTCTAGTTACAAGTGATAATAAATATGATCCTTTACCTAGTAATGAACGTATTATTGATGATATTATATGTAAGATGAAATATGATAAAGAACCTTTGCCTTTATACTATGGTGGTGACAATCATTATGATTATTACATTTCATTTATATATACAAACTCTTTAGAAAGCGAACAACAATTGATTAAACTTAATGAAGAAATGTATAAGAATCGCGAACAATATGTATCAATATTTGCTTATAGTGAAATGGAAAAGCTTAAGAAAGAGAGTGAAATAAAGAACCAAAAAGAAGCAGATGAACGAAAGAAGAAAATGGAAGAAAAATTAGATGTATATGCATCTATACTTATTCATGGCAATTTGCCTGGCATATTAAGCAATATGAATAGAATTAATTTCGAAGATGAATGAGTAAAAAAATGCAATCTTATTTTTTATTATACAAATAAATTCATTCAAAATGACTTTCTTCACCTGGTTATCTTCTAAGTTAAATAAAAAGACTAAAATTTCTATGTCAATTCCTGATGTTTTCGAAGAGCATGAAGAACGTGTTGTTGGAAGTACTGATGCATATGTTGTAACTAGAGAACAAAAAATTATACAAACAGAAAATGGACCTACACATTGTACTAATATTTGTATCACTCTTAAATAATAACAATGTGTTGTATTTCCTTTGTTAGTAATAAAAATGATTCTTTTATATATTTTTGTGTATATCTATTATTCAATATAAAATGTCGATCGAATCTTTTGAAGCTGCACATGATGTATTAAAATTAATTAAACGTAGATGCGAAAAAATAGAAACATTAAAAGAAATATTATCTCATAGAACAGATGATACAAACTATTATTATCAAGTAATTGAGCGGCAATTACTTGATACTATCAAGGATATTATATCCGGCAAGGAAGATATTATTACTTTTTTAAATAAACAATGTAATTCATTGTAAATACTTTTATTGTATATAAATTTTTACCTTGTCCAAACAGGTATTTTTTGATTTCTAACAGATTTTTGTTTTAATAATTTTGGTAATCGAATATTAACAATATTCGATTGTTTTTCATAATTGTCATTCATTACCCGAAAACTTTCTAATTCTTCGGGTAATGATCCTTGTATTAAATCACATGAATAACTTCTTCCTAATGTTAATTCTTTTAAAGATGATGGAAGTATACCTAATTCTATTGGTTTATTAAATGAATCGCCTGTAGATAAATCTTTCAAATTTTCTGGAAGAGATTTGTGACTAAAAGATTTGTTGTATCGATCTGATAAGTATAATATTTTCAATGAACTAGGAAGCATACCAGGCAATAATGGTTTGTTAAAATTATGACCAAAACTTAATTGTTTTAAGTTGGTACATTGAACCAATACATTTGATATAGATTGATTGAATTCTTCTCCAAAATGTATAAATTCTAAACTTGATGGAAGCATATGTTCCAATATTGGTTGATTGTATGAATCATCGAAATACAATATTCTCAATGTATCAGGAAAAAATCCTCTTGGAAGTGGGTTGTTTTTACATTCTAACCATAATTCTTCTAATTTATCAGGCAATGATTGGATATTATAACGATAATCACTATCAAAAGTTAATAACTTTACATTGGGTGGAAATGTATCTTTTGTAATAGGTTTGGTATACCATCCGCTTATTCCAATATATTCCAAACTAACAGGAAATAATGATTTGTGCATAGTATATGTGTCATCAATATCGAATGCCAACCTTTTAAGATTAGGTGGCAATCCATTTACGATTGGTTGTTTCATTTGACAAATGGTTAATACTTCTAATGATCGAGGCAAAATAGAAGTATCAAGTAATACATTATTATTGTTTCCATAAATTCGTAATACTTTTAATGATGAAGGAAGACATTCTTCATTTATTTGTGTATTGCTTCCTATAGTTATTTCTATTAATCCTTCTGGGAAAACATCTTTTGGTGGCGACAAATAAGAATTCGCACTATGAATTGTTAATTTCTTTAATGATTTTGGCAATGCACCAGGTATCAAATCGAGATAATAATTTGAACAACTATCAAAATGCAATTCTTCTAGTGTATCTGGAAGATCGTCTGGATGTAATGGTTCATTAAATGCAATAGGCAAATATAAAACTTTTAAAGATTTTGGCAATAAATTATATAAAGAATTTTTGATTGTTGTATAACCAAAAGATAATTTTTCTACATTAGATTCATATAGATTAGGTAATGTATTTTCTTTTGCTGCATATATAACTTCTTTTACAGATTTAGGTAATTGAAAATAATTTGTTTTCAATATACGAAGACATTTAATACCAAATGTAATCTTATGAGGTTTATCTTTTAATATATTAGGCATACTTTGTTTTCGTCCATTATAAGTATATGTAGATAAAATTGTATGAGGTATAAATCTTGCTAAATGTTTACTTGATAGATATAAATTTACTTTACTTGAATCTTCGAGCATATCATTTAATAAATGGATGAATATATCATCTGGAATTGTATATATATGATTCATATTGGAAAAAGGGAATATACATGATTTACCTCATGTATTATGAAATATATATAACATTTTTTCGCAATAAATTATGTATTTATTTTTTATATACTATTGTATATATATCTCTATTACAATTGGAGCATGATGTATATCGTTTTAATTTTTTATGTTTGAATATATATGTTGCAACATTTCGAATACGCAAACGTTCTAAGCTATTCGGAAAATTCATGATGAGTTGTTTATATGTAGTTGGTAAATACAAAACTTTAAGTTTATCAGGCAATTTGTTAATAGGCCAATCGAATGCATAACTTAATCCTAAAATTTTTAAATTGGATGGTAAATTGTTAATAGATTGATTAAAGTATCCAACTAAATTTAAAAAGTACAAATTAGAAGGAAGATTATCAACTGATTGATTAAAATCTACACCGATTAATAAAATACGAAGATTATATGGAAGTTTATTAATAGGGTGATTAAAACGATTTCCTAACATTAAACTATGAAGATTCAAAGGAAGTTTGTCTACAGATTGATTAAATTTATTTCCTATAGATAAATTGTGAAGATTTCCAGAAGGAATATTGTCAATTGATTGATTGAAATTATCTCCTAAAATTAAATCGGTAATAGTAGAAGGTAAATTATTTACAGATTGATTAAATTTTCCACCTAACAATAAAATTCGAAGTGTAGAAGGAAGAATACTTAAATCTATTATTGTATTTGTAAAAAGTTCTAATCGCAAATATTTAATATAATTAGGAAGAATGGTAGGCAATGTATGAGTAAAGTACGATCTAATTTTGAACGTATTATTACTGTATTCTGATGGAAACTTTTTATATATGTTTTCATTTATGAAAATATCAGATATATACGAATTGAATTTATGATTAATAACAAATAAATTCAATTTATCTCTATCTTTTAACATATCTGCTAGAACATATTTAACAAGTGCTGTAGAAATATGATCCATTTTGATATATGTAAAGTACAAAATAAATCTACTTTACATAAAACATTTTTTTTTACATAAACTACTTTATGTAAAAAAATTATTAATTAGAATGTAGAAAATACAATTCTTAATCCATCTGAAAAATTATTCGGTTTGAAATTTTTGTGTACATAAAGTTCACGAAGTGTTCTAGGCAATACATTTTGTTCTATAGAAATATTTTGATTATATTTAATATTAAGAGTATGCAAATTAGAAGGTAATACACCTGTTTCTATAGGTTGATTATATCCACTTCCAAATACAAGTGTATGCAAATTGCAAGGTAATACACCGATATCTATAGGTTGATTGTATTCACTTCCAAATGAAAGTGTATGTAAATCAGAAGGTAAAATATTTGGTTTTAGAGGTTGATTAAATTTACATCCAAATACAAGAATACGAAGATAAGGAGGTATTATATTTGGTTCTATAGGATGATTAAAATTAGTTGAAAGGTGAAGTGTGTGAAGTGATGAAGGTAACATATTTTCACTTATAGGATGATTAAACTCTTTACCTAATTTCAAGATAACAAGTGGCAAAAGAGATATTGTATTAACTTCAATAGGTTGATTGAATCTTTCTCCAAATTCTAGTGTATGTAACCATATTGGCAATACATTTGGTAATATTGGTCGATTGAATCTTTTTCCAAATACTAAAGTATGAAGATTAGAAGGTAATGTATTTGGATATATTGGATCATTGAATTCTCTTCCAAATGTAAGAGTATGAACTTTGGTAGGTAATTCTTCAATTTTGCCATTAAAATCTTCAATAACTTTTCGTTGATTTAGATCTATTTCATATATTTCTTGAGCTTTGAATACATGCCAAGTTGCTTGATTTGTCTTCGTATTAAAATCATTATAAAATCGATTTAATAGATCAAATGATTGATCTTCTTGTGTTTTAGAAGTCAAAGACATAAATATTGAATCTATTTTCCAACATTTGTCTTTGTCTCCTCTAATAATAGTATTCTTTAAATTTCTTTCCTTGCAATGTAACTTTATATTATCTACAAGTTCTTTTCGAGTGGGTTTATTAGGATCATTGCTACAATAAATAATATAAATTCCAAATGTCATTTTGATAATTAAATTAGTATATTTTATTTATTAAATCAACTTAAACTCATCTATCATATTATAAATTGAATATGAATAGTATTACAATTACTAATAACACAAATTTATCAAATATTGAAATAAATTCGAAAATCACAACAATTTTTTTTGAAGAATTTAATAAATCATTTGATTTTCTTATACCATATGCAATTCAAATTAAATCTATTTCATTTGGATCAGAATTTTGTTATCCATTAGATGATATTAAATATTTCACGGAATTGGAATATTTAAGTTTTGGATTTGAATTTACTAAACCTATTGATTCATTATCTTATTGTAAACAATTGAAAAATTTATTCTTTGGAGGATTATTTAATCAACCTATTGACGCAATTTCTAATTGTACAAAATTAGAAATGTTATCTATTGGTGGAACATTCAATCATCCAATAAATGCATTGGCAAATTGTAAAGAATTAAAACAAGTGATATTAGGTTGGTATAATGCTAATTTTAATCAACCTATTGATGCACTTGCAAATTGTATCAATTTAGAAAGAATAAGGTTAGGAGAATATTTTGATTATCCAGTTGAACCATTATCTCAATGTAAAAAATTAGAATTTATTGGAGTGAGTTGTTTTTACAAACATAAAGAATGTTCTATTAAACATTTAATCGTATGTTGTTAGAATATACAAAATAGAAAATAATTTATGAATTAGATTTAATATGAATACCATAAACTTTTCTCTCCAACCCAATTATCTTCCACAACGTGATTAATTCTACGATAACGTTTATTCATTGATTTAGGGTTGGGTTCTTCTGATTTTGTTATAGGTAAAGATTCTTGTTCGGCATTTGCTGTAATATTTTCTGAATTTGATTGTTTTGGAATTTCAAAAGTAGTTTGGATAATATTTTCATTTGATGACATTTTCGTTGAATAAATATTTTGAAATTAATGAATATATAATTATACATTTTTTTGATAAATGTATAATTGATAAAAAATGATTATTTGATTTTAAAAAACAAAATGAAAAATAAATATATATATTTTAGAATGACTACTTCAGTATCTCCAGATATGTTTCATGTTGCTTTAGCAATTGAAAAGTTCAACAGCAGATTTAATTTTGCTGATGAATTTGATGTTGAAACTGTTAATGTACAAACACTTCTTGATGAAGTATTATTCAAATTATCAAACAATAAATATACACAAGAACAATCAAAGAAAATAGCTTCTATTATGCTAGGCATCGATTGTGCAAGTGCTGTCACATATGGACTAAAACATACTTGTATGATTAAGAATCTTTATACAATTAAAAGATTAGATAAAAATTGATAAATGAAAGAATGTATTAAACTTTGACAATATTTGTTAATAAAATGATTTTTTAATATTCGAGTATCCAATATCCAGCATTACTGTATGTGTAAATATTTTCGGTAGTTGATGGATCACAATTTACACAATTGTGTAAATTGTTATATAATTTGGCATATTCATTAAAAAATTCAAAATAATGAATTCGAGATGTATACTTATTGCATATATTACATTTAAACTTAACGTATAAACTGCGAATAGTTTTTCCACTAAATGAAATGTTGCGAAAATGATTTGATAAAATTTGTTTTATTTCATTGATTTTTTCTTCTTGAAATAATTGTTTTAGGAATTAATCATAATATTATTTGTTAAATGGAATCTTTTAGATTCTCTGTTTTTTACAATCATTTTCATATGATGAAATAGATAAATTATCATCATCAATATCAATTGGCATTTCTTCGATTGCTTCTACCATCATTTCCCAATCAATGCATTCCATATCTTCTTCTGTTGGAATATAATCGTTTGGCATTTTATATTTGGCAAGATCAATATTCTTGTTAAAAATGGATATACCACGGGTGTTACCTTGAAATTTCCAAATATCATCAATGATTGATTTTTTCATGATAAATACATACATTGTATAATTTGTAGTTTTGGAGACCGTAGTAAATTTAATAAGATTCTTGTTCAAATCTTTCATTAATGTCCAAGGAGATTTAACTTCGATGATAATATCTGTATTTACTATTGCGAAATCAGGATAATATACATGATTCTTATCATTCATTATATAAGGAAAATTTGATACATATTTGTTGGTTAAAATATTCTCTTCTTGTACAACAATGCCATTGCCAAATAAAGGATGATTAAAATTATTCTTTAATAGATGATCCATTACAAAATGTTCATAACCCATTAAATTAATAACAATGCCAGATTTTGGCAATTTATATTCTTTTGTAGAAAATCCAGATTTCATTGCTTTATGAAAAAATTCAGGACATTGCAATGCATATTCTACATTGTAAAGTTTTATCATAGTAGCTTTTGCTTTTTCTGCAAAATCCTTTGAAAGCATATATCTGGACACTCCATGATGTTCTAAACATGTTTCTTCCCCTTTCTTTTGTATTTCTTTTGATTGCAATGGATATTCAAAGCCACAATTTTCTTTATGTATAGCTTTAATTTTTGTATACACCCAATCTTGACAAAAACTAAATTTCTTTTGGAATTTTAACATGCATGTATTGATTGTTTTTTGTCTAACTTCAGGATCTTGTTGTGGCCATTTATAACCTCTTCTTGTCATATTGGTATCTGATATTTTTTGTATAATTTCAGGAGCTTTAGAAGGATTATCATATCCATATACTTGTAAACTAGTTGCTTTCATTCTATCTGTTTTGCAATCAATACATAATCTACCTCGTCTAATTGCATTCATACATGTATTAAATTTCATATTGCATGGTTCTGGACAAATAGCAACAATTGATTTATTGTTAATATAACTAACAAGTTGCAACCCTTGAAGTTTTAATTCTTCTTCGACTTCAATTATTTCACGTTTATTTTTATCATTTTGGCACGAATTGCAACAATTTGTTCGTTTTCGCTTGAATCCTGAATCATCTGTCTTGCATATTTTTGCACATTCAGTGTTACCACATTTATATGTAACACCTCGATCTTCAGTTACAGACAATACAATACATGTATGACCTTTTTCGTCAGATTGTTCTTGTAAATATCTTATCTTCGTGGCTGCATCAAAAGGTTGTTTTGTAAAACATTTTGGACGATTTTTGCATTTTGGGCAAACATCATTCTTTTTTGATTCTAATGTATATCTTTTACATACATTTCCTTCGTGTCCACAATTGCCACATGTATAAGTGAGCTGTTCGTCTTCAGTGATAGATGTAACTATATCTTTTCTATTCTTTGATTTTATGTGATTATTTATAATAGGAATATCAATAGCAGATAGAATAGGTGCAGGTTGCGATGCGGGCGATGTTCGACAATCATTGCATGTTACACCATTTTTAATCGAAGCTAATTGCATAGTCGTGTATGATCCGCATTTGCACAAAGATTCCATTTTGCGTGCTGTAACATATCTTATAAGCATAAATCCTTTTGTGGAAAGAATATCTTGAATATCATCGAATGAATTTGTTCTAGGCATGTTTAATTAATATAATATATGCTTATTTTAAATTTGAATTGACACCTAAAAAATAATTTGACTCTTTTATTTATTGTATATAATACATATTGTTCCTTTATCATTTTCAAAGTTACATTTTTGTATTTTATTGTCCCCGAATTCTCATATTTTTACAAGTTGAGCATCGACCTCCTTTTTCCATATCTACCATTCGCAAAGTTGCTGTAGCAGAACATGGACATATAACATCTACTTTTTTACATGTATGATATTTTACAAGAGTAAATCCAAATGGTTCAATACGTGTTTTAATTTCATCTTCTTTTGGTTTCTTAGAATCAAGTTTGCATTTGTTGCAATAATTAGACCTTTTGATTAATTTTTTAATTTCATTTCTAGATTCGCATGTATTGCAAATATAAATAAATGTTTTTGTTTCTGAATTATATTCTACTTGCAATCCATATTCTTCTCTAATATCTTTATACCATTGTCTAATGATTTCTTCTATTTCTGGTTGTACATCAATAAGCGATGATGATTGTTTAATGACATTTTCTATTTCTTGTTGTATATCATGTGCAGATTGTACCATTTTAGTATATATAATTTATTTACAAAATTTGTCTTTTGTAAATAACATTTTTTTCGAAAAGATAAATGAACGATGAGAAGCTGTAACCCAAAAAATCCAGGGATGCCTAGAGAACCGGAAATCCAAGAGCGCCCCCTGAAACACGCACTACATTATGATTCACTCCGAGTACAATAAGTTCGAACACTTGTGTTAAACCAGCACCTTTAGATACCAAAGATAAATTTGGCGAAGATAATGTACCACCAGATTGAGCGGTGAGTTGTGCAATTTGAGATGGCGCGATTTGCATTGAGACGTTGGTTAATTTGCCGTAGTTGGTACTACCCATTGGATTAACAGACATCATATCAAGTGAGTATGAGTACATGTGATAACCAGTCTCAGATGGAATACTGATTGCATTGTACCATGGTTGGACAAGTGCAAAGTAATCAGCAGCCATAGCGGAAAGACGTTGAGTACCTTCGTAAGACAATGTTGCAGTGGCAATTGGATCAACTGCATAATCAGGACTGAATAAAACACCATTTGCAGTTGGAACTGGAGATGCTGCAGTATAATTGGACCATTCGGCGTTATTAGTCTTATTACGGACACCGAAGAATAATGCTTTGATAGCATGTGAGAAACGAATATCACTGGAAGTGATTGGTTGTGCTGCATTGAATGAAATGGTTGGTGCAGTTTGAACTTGTTCAATAAGGATATCACGTGGAGCAAGACCCATTTGTTTACGTTCATTGTTAGAGACAAGAGCATATTCGGCCCAGACATCAACTTGGTTCAATGATGGTAATTGACCAGAAATATCACTGGATTGAGCAGAAGTAGAAACACCAGTTTGGATGTTATCTAAAATGAGTAATTCAGTCCAATCACGGAAGTTAAAGTTCAAACGCATTTCATTGTATGGTAATGCGGCAACTGGAATAGCAACACCAGTATCACGTGAGAAACAGAATGGTAATGGTAAGTTAAGTGTGACGGATGGTAAAGATTGTACTGGAGTTGGTTGGCCGACTGCAGCTGGATTGGTGATTTCATCAGAGTTACCAATCATATTGTTGTAACCATTACGTTTACCTGCTGGGATGGTAAATTGACTCCAGAAATCTAAGTAATAAGCATCAAAACGCATTTCAACTAAATCATTGAATGTGATAGCAGCTTCACGTAAAAGTGAGTGCATTAAATTACGTGTCCAACGTAATGAACCTTGTGCACCGAAACGATTACCAGAAGATAATGTGACAGCTGGGATTTGAATACGTAAGAATGAACGTAATAAATAATCGCCTGCACGAGTGATAGAAACACTCCATTGTTGGCCGAATTGTGGTAAACCACCAGTCTTGGCTAAGGTTACTGGAACAACAGTGAACCATGAAGATTTGCGAACTTTACGTACAAAATAACTGACGGCAGATTGTCCACCATACATATATTTTTCTAATTCATCATAAGTGGCCAAATCGATGAATCCTGAGGTCAGGTTACTTGCGCTTGTAGTAGTAGACATATTGTTCTTTGTATTATTTAATAATGGGTAAATAAAAATTTTAAATATTTGTGAAATTTATTTTCGATGTTTAAAACCTAGAATGGGCTATCTAAACAAATTCATATGCCTGTTTTTCGGGCTGAGCATTTTAAATCCAAAAATGTCGATTTGATTATATCTATAATCTATATATTCATATTATAAAACAAAATGAGTGTTCCAAACTTATCTTTGTTAACTTTGTTGCCAGCTAAAAAAGTAGATCGTATTGATAACGAATGGTATGATTACAATGGTAATCCGAGACAATGGAAAAAAGATAAAGAATTATTGTTTTGTATACATGGTACTCGTGCAAATGAATGCAAAATAGGTTGCGGAAGTGAAAAATTTGCAAGTAGATGTACTAAACATAATGAATCGGATAAAAGTCGTTGTATTCAATGCCGATTATGGTATAATCCAGCCATTCATAGTAAAGCGATTTTACTTCCTGAACCTGCAGCTCGAGAAAAATATGTATTATACGTAAATGAATCAGGTGCTTTGTGTTATTGGAATCCTGATCGCGGCGACAAGAAACGAAATGGAGAATTAAGATGTATTCATAATAATCGAGAAAGACAATGCAATGAATGTAAACCTCTTAGATGTGTACATGGTGCTTCAAGAAAAAGTTATTGTATTAAATGCTCTCCACATTTATTTTGTGAAACACATAGTAAACTCAAAACTTTATGCAAAGAATGCGTTGATGCAAAAATCGAAGGAACAGGTGGAAGTTTATGTAAATGCGGAAGTGGTGTTAGAAAAACATATTGTCGTGCATGTAAAATTCAAGATATAGAAAATAATGTTCCAATCAACGAAAGAAGTGGTAATTCATTATGCAATTTACATCAAAAAAGTTCATGCAAACATGAAGAATGCAGACAGTCCAATACATCTAATACATTTTGTTCTGATCATGGCAAAGTTAAATATCGGTCAATTTGTCGCGAATGTTTTAATAACAAAACTGGCGGATCTAAACTTTGCATTCATGGAACAAAAAGTACTTGTGCAGCATGTGATGGCAATTCAATATGCAAAGAACATGGCACATCTAGACGCTCTCGATGCAAACAATGCAAAGTGTTAAATATCGGAGGGGGAGAACTTTGCAAAAATCATTATTTAAATGTATGTCTCGAATGCAAATTCAATCCGAAGCGAGGTTGCATTTCATGCAAGAGTGTTACTGTTGAATCCAAAAGCCCATATAAACCTTATTGTTATAGATGTTATTATTTTCATCATCCAGATGAAATACCTCCCAAGAATATTAGAGTAAAAGAACATTATATTTTTGAATATATTGCAGAAATGTATGGTGATATTCTTACATCAAGAAACAAACCTGTTGTTGGAGGCACATCACTAAAACGTCCAGATTTTTTATTTAATTTTGAAACTTATGCTATCATTATTGAAGTTGACGAAAATGCACATACTAAAGGACAAGATTATAAATGTGATGAAAAAAGAAGTATGGAATTACTCAATGATCTTAAAAAACCTGTAGTAATGATTCGTATTAATCCTGATAGTTGCACAATGCATCCAATTCCAGCATTTATTATGGATTCAAAAAATCAAGTCATTGTTAATGAAAAAGAATTTAATTATCGTATGGAAACATTATGTGATATGATCGATATATATTTATTAGAATCACCAACACGAGAATATACTGAAAAGAAATTATTTTTCAATAATAATGAACAATCAACTTCATCCAGTACACATCAAATGAAAGTTGACGATATTTCCAAAACAAAAAGAAGTCCAAAACGTGCTCATGTGGATGCATTTGATAACAATGAAGAAATAGAATCAAGTAAGAAAATATCATCAAGTAAATACTCTCTCGAAAGTATTATTGAATCATTGAAAAAATCAAATAGAACCGATTTTCCATCAAAATATGATAGTAAAACTCGCAAGGTTACATATTTTTGCAAATTTTGCAATGCAGATAGAGAAACACATGCTCAATCATTTTTGATAAAAACTACAGAGCATTGCAAGGTTTGTTTACAATCTAATTTAGCAAATAATACTATTCAAATGATTGACGAATCAAAAGAAAAACCAATCAAAAGTAAAGGTTATAGTAAATATGATTTTCAATTATTATTAACTTCTCTCAAAGAAATACTTGAAAGAGATGAACTTAGATTATTGCCAGAATCGCATGGAACGAAAAATCTTATTGTTCAATGTATTCATTGCAACACAAGTTATGAAAATGTGAACAAACATGCACTTACAAGAGAAGGAAGAAAATTCACTTGCAAAAGCGAAGAATGCAAAGAACGAAAAATATTAGAAGATTGTTCAAAAGGTATGGGAGAATTGTTAACAAAACATAATATTAATCTCATTAAAGGAACAACTGCACAACATAATCTTAGCTTCGAATGTAATGTATGCAGAACAACTTATCATGGTAAACGCAAATTTGATATTAAGGCGAAAGGATTTTCATGCGTTCAATGTGCATCAATTTAATGCTATAAAAATATATATTAACAAAAAAATAACTCATTGTTAATATAGTAAAAAATGTTCCTTCTCTATTTTATCCTATGTAGAAATATATAATACCAATAAATAAAACATTTACAAACATGCAAGAATATAATATTTATAACTTTTCAAAAGAAACCATTACTTTTCTTCAAGATTGGCTTAATGCAGAAACAGATTCTCTTATAGAACTAACTGCGAATGTGCGCACAGAAATCGATCATTTTATGCAAGAAGAATCGCCTATGAAAACGTTAACTATTTATCGAGCTGATGTCTCATCAGATACATTTGTAGAAACCGAATCTATTGAACTAAAAGCATTATCTTTATGGACACTTGATAAACAAATGGCTGTTAATTGGGCCGAAGTTGAAATAGGTAATCCTAATGGTGTAATCGAAGCTAAGGTTGAACGCAAAAATATCTTTTTGAATACCACTCTATTTAACGATGATTTTATTAAATATGTAATTGGAGAAGCACCCGAAGAAAAACGTGTTATTGTTAATCCGGGAACATATTTTTTTACAGAAATAATGTAGGTAAAAATGTAACCAAAAAATTGAGACGCAAACAACTAATAATAAAAAAAAAGAAAACATGAATTTAACTGATGATTTGTGCAAATATGTATTAAATACGATGTTGGATTATGGAAGTAAACATAATTTTTATCTAATTAATAAACGATTTTCTACATTAATTCCTCATACATTTACAAATGCTTATAGTTATTCAGGTTATGACAAATCTATGCCTAATATTTTTAAACACACTAATTCTCACACATTCAAAATTGAAACATTATGTATAGTACAAAATACTGATATACCACTTAATGTAGAATTATCTACACATATAAAAAAAATAATTTATATGTGCAACAACCCATTTCCAGATTTATCCAATAATGTACATATCGAAAAATTAATATTTACAAATGCAAGTACATTTAATTATCCATTAAACAATTTATTACCTAGATGCCTTAAAGTATTGGAATTAAATAAATCATTCAACATTAAATTAAATTCAGGCGATCTTCCAAAAACATTAGAAGAACTAACATTTTTGAATTATGATCATGAATTATATCCAAATATTTTGCCGCTATCATTAAAGAAATTATACATACAAAACTATAACTATAAGATTACAAAAGATTTCTTTCCTCCAAATCTTGAAAATTTACGAATATATTATAATAACTATATTAATGAAACATATTTTCCCACTAAATTGAAAAGTCTTCATTTAGTGGGACACTTTGATTATAATATATATGTCGATATTGCTCAGCTGCCAAGAACATTAGAATCATTAAAAATATATCGATATAATATAAAACAACTTGTTTCGAATTCACTCCCTCCAAAATTAAAAGAAATCGAATTATCGGTATATAACTATCCATTAAACAAATTGTTGTTTCCTTCTACAATGGAGTCAATTGATTTAAGCAAATGGGACGATCATTTTATTACACAAGATACATTTCCTAATCATTTGAAGCAACTTGGGCTTCATTTTATTTACAAATATTGTATAATTCCCAATTCTTTACCTGAAAAATTAGAAGAATTGAGAATTCAAAATTATTGGTATAAACTAGAAAAAAACACATTACCATCAAATTTAAAATTATTGCAATTTGAAGATGCATATAATTATCCAATACCAGAAAAAGTATTGCCACCAACATTGGAAAGAATACATTTAGGATATGATTATAATCATTCGATATCAAATGTATTTACTCATTGTTGTAAGTTGAAAATGTTGGAACTTGGGGATGCATTTAATCATCCTATTTTACCTGGAATGTTGCCCAATTCATTAGAAAGTTTACGTTTGCCTAATGCATTTAATAAATCCTTAAAACTCAAATCGCTTCCCGACAGTTTAAAGTATTTCTATACAGGAAAGAAATTTAATCAATCATTATTACCAGGAGTTCTTCCTAAAAACTTACTCGGAATTGGATTCGGTGATAATTTTAATAAATATTTATTGCCTAATGTTTTGCCTTCAAAATTAGATGAAATTCAATTTGGTAATAAATATGAACATTTTCTTTCTTATAATGTAATTCCTCAATCTTTGCGTACAATTTATTTGGATCGCGAATTTATGATTGATAGTAAAATATATGAACAAGTTGAAATTATTTCTTGAATAAAAAAAATGCAATATGTATATATTACATTTAAATTTGTTAACATTGATTAATGAGATGAACTCATTCAATAATTTATCTGGAGAAATTGTTAAATATGTATTAGCAGATATGCTATGCGATAAAGATAAATTGTCACTCTTTTCATTGGATAAACGATATAGATCATATACAAATGATATTTATTTGAACGAAAAAATATATACACGAATTTTATCAAATTTCAAAATAAGAAAATATAAAATTTTTTCAGATTGGTATCCAATTCCAGATTATGTTAAAGATCTTATTATTAATACATCAGGATTTTTTGGTGAAAGTATAGATAAATTTTTGAAGGAAAGACCGTTTCCTTCAAAATTAGAATCATTGCATTTATTCAATTACACACGCCCTATAGCATCAAATGCATTATCATCTCGTAATATACATAAACTTGTACTCTATGATTATATTCATCCTCTAGTACATAATATACTTCCTGAAAATTTACAAGAATTATTATTAATAGGAGAATCCAACTATCATCATATATTACTTCCAGGAATATTCCCATCAAATTTACATACATTGAAATTTATCCAAGGTATTTCTCAACCATTAGATATAAATGTATTACCTAAGAGTTTACACACTCTTGAATTTTCTATAGGATTCAATCAATTATTAATTTCAGGGTTGCTACCTCCAAATTTGCATACATTAAATCTTGGTTATTCGTGGAATAAACCTCTCAAAAAAGGAGATTTGCCTAATACATTACATACATTAAAATTTGGATATTGGTTTAATAATCCAATTGATGAAGATGTATTACCTCCAAATTTACATACTCTTCATTTGGGAAGATTATTTAATCAGCCATTAAATCGACAAAATTTACCTAGTACTTTAAAAGTTTTAAAGTTTCCATTTGATAATATTTTTGAACATTCGTTGCATAAGGATAATTTTCCACTTCCTATAACCATACATAGAGGAGCAAGTATACTTTATTTACAATAAACTATTATGACAATTGAAATTTTTGGTTTTAAAGGAAAGGAAATATATAAAATAATATTTATCAAAATGAAATCTTTTATTAAAACAATTACAGAAAGTCTTTCAAATGATCCTATTCTTAATCTCATTGATGATACAACAGTAACAAACAATTCAGAATCCGTAACAACAGATGATTCTAACATCAATGAATCACCACACGCAGATGGACCATTAAATGATATAGATGAAAATATTTATGCATATGATGACACACTTGATTATGAATATGAAAAATTATCAGAACAACAAACTTCTATAAATGCAGACGAAGAAAATGATACACCAATTAAATTAGAAAGTGAAGAATGCTTCGCAACAAAAGGACAGTTTAATATATTCCAAATGTCTTGTGATTATATACCACCAATAGATATATTTCATAAAATTAATATTAATACAATTGATACGGGACTTAAATTTAATCAACCTATTAATAAAGGAGATTTACCTTCATATTTGCGCGCGATCAAATTTGGAGATGTATTTAATCAACCTATATTGCCCGGATGTCTTCCTGAAAAATTAGAAATTCTTGAATTTGGTAGAGATTTTAATCAAACCATTGATATTGATGTATTACCTAAACATTTACAACAATTAAAATTTGGAGAAAATTATAATAAACCATTATTGTCTGAAGCTTTACCTAATAATTTACGCTATCTTACATTTGGAGAAAGTTTTAATCAACCTATCAACAAAGGAGAATTACCTGCTAAATTGTGCTCATTAACATTTGGAGATAATTTCAATCATCGTTTAGCATCAAAAGTTTTACCTTACAATTTACGATTTTTAGAATTTGGGCGCGATTTCAATCAACCAATAGATGAACATGTTTTACCTACAGGTTTATTTGGAATTAAATTTGGAGACAATTTCAATTTACCAATAGATCAAGATATTTTACCTGGAAGTTTAATTTCACTTAAATTCGGAAATCGTTTTAATTGTTTTATAAAAGAAGGAATTTTACCAGAGCAATTACACACTTTACAATTTGGATCAGATTTCGACCAACCCATTTTATATAAAACTTTTTCTAATTATTTGCGAGTACTTACATTGCCAGATTCATATCCAATGTGTATGTTTGATGATGAAATTGTGAGTCGTCACCCAAACTTGGAAATAACTGGTGGAGGTTTGACAATATCAAAATTACAAGTTCCCAATAAGAATACATTCGAATATGCAGAAGAATCACAATGTATTCATAATTGTAACACGAATGATATGCATTATCATAATGATAGCAATATGAAATTTATTAGAGGAAGTTATGCACGAATTTCAAGTTCAACAAAACCTTTATCAGATGATACATTTATTAATGAACGGTTTGAATATATCAAAAAAAATAATTCTCGATCATTTTCCGTTCAAAAAAATAATTCCCGATTGTCTTCTGTACAAGAAGCAATAGATTTATTATTTCCATCAGAATCAGAAAATTTAATTGGTCATTGTTCAGATGATATTCCGATACGTATTGGTGGGTATAGAGATCCATCGGTACCAAATGCAAATGATAGAAATGAAATAAATATATATGCATTTGATGATGTTGATGATTGTGATTATGAAAATACATTAGATCGATATGAACGAGTGAAAGGTCATCAAGAATTATTAGCAGAATATAATGAAAAATATTCACCAGATGTAGTTGATAAATTAATAAGATATGATATTATACTTACTCCTCGTATACCTAATATTATCAATGAAAATAAAGAATCACCTATCATCGACGAAAATGAAGAATATGAACCTAGCGAAAGTGAATTTGATGCAGATTCTGAAGATGAAGTTATACCTCCTACTAACAACAATAAACAAAATCATCGTCGCCTAGCAGATTTTATTACAGATTATATTAGTATTCCTGATGTAATTGCTTTCGCAATCGGAATGGGAGCATATCATTTAATGTATAAAATATAATCATATAAGTCAAATTGAATTATACAAAGAGAGTTTTCTTTGTATAATATATATAAACCTTGGGATCGGGCACATTGAATACAAAAATGAAACACTCTATTTAATATATTAAATATCCCACAATTAATATGAGTAATAGTTTTAATAAAAAGCGAACTATCAATAATTCATCGACAAATCTAACGAAAAAGACAAAAATAGATTCGACAATTGGAACAAAACATAAGACAACAATGAATTATTTGCCTTCTGAAATAATCAAATATATTCTTGCAGATATGTTAAAAGATAAGGATAAATTCAATTTGTTTACTGCTAATCAGAGATACAATTCATATATCAATGATATTTATCTTAATGAATCATTCTATACAAATCTTCCATTTCCGAATGTACATACATTCAAAATAAGAAAATATAAAATGAGTTGTCCAATAATTTTGCCTAATCATATCAAAGAACTTATTGTAGATGATATAGATTATTCTCAACTTCAAAATTTCAATTTTCCTAATAGTTTAGAATCTTTACATGTGAAAAGTTGTTGTGGAAAATTAACTCGGGAAATGTTCCCTGCCAACTTACAAAAATTAATAATAGATGGATATCTTAGCCGTATAACAATCGTGGACAATATATTTCCCGAAAAATTACACACATTAATTATAGAACAAATCTACCATCCATTATTGCCTAGAGTATTACCTCCAAATTTACATACTCTCAAATTCAGATGGAACACCAACGAACAACTTGTTCCCAGAATATTTCCTGACAGTTTACATACACTTTGTTTGGGAGTATGGCAGAATAGAGTAATATTACCGGGTGTTCTTCCGCCAAATTTGCATACACTTTATTTTGGATATCATTTTAATCAACCATTAACTAAAGGTATTTTGCCTGAGAGTTTGCGTTTATTGTCTTTTAGCGAACACTTTAATCAACCTATACCCAAGGGTGTTCTTCCTAGTAAATTAGAAATACTCGAATTTGATACATATGGAAAATTCAATCAACCTTTTGAAGATGATGCATTACCTGTAAGTTTACAATCACTTTGTATTGGAGTTAATTATTCTCATGAAATAAAAGTACATGAAAATTTGAAGATAAGAAGAATACGATGAATCTAAAAGAGAAATATAATACTATAAATGAATATAATTGATCAAATTCTTATTAATAGCTTTGTTGAATTGCCATCATTACCGGCCTCAATTGTAGATCGTGAAGAAAACAAATGGTATTCTTATAAAAATAATGTATATCAATGGAAAAACAATTTATTACATTGTATACATAGTGCATACACAGGCATTTGTAAATCTAATTGTGTACCAAATTTGTCTACGATTAATAAAGAAATAAATATAATTTATACTCAATCATATGTTGATTCACTAGAATATGATACAAATGATTTCGAAGAAGACGATGATATATCCATATTCGATTAAAGATATATTTATTAACAAATTAAACAAACAAGTGATTTGTTTAATTTTAATTACATTGTAATAATTATATTACAGGCTCAAACACGATTTTCGTTTGTATCAAATAATTCAGGAAGTTCTGAGTCACAATATATACACAAACATTTTTTATTCAATTATAATTATATTTTATACATTATCATCTTCATATACAACAATAGGTTTTGAAATAATAATCATATAACATTCTTTTATATCTTTTGGAAAATTATTCATATTTTTGACGTAAGATATAATATAAATGCTATACAACACAAAATACAATACCATTTCAAAATATTTTCCTTCCATGAATCGTTTTGAAACAATGTATACCAATAATCCAATCGCAACGAACAAAAATAGAATGGCTACACACATTAAAACAAGTGAAACAATCGCATCTTTTTTAATATGATTCATCTTATATATTCGCTTATATCAATAAATCATCTGAGGATAATTTTACAAGAACATTTTTTATTCAATTATATTTTTAGGAATGCATTTTCATTATTATCAACAAACATGAAATCTTCATTTGCGTCAACCTGATTTGACACAATGACATCATAGCATTCTTTCAGCTCTTTTGGAAGATGATTCATCTTTTTGCCAAGCCATATAAAATAAACAATCGAGAATATTATAAGATACAACATTTCATTATAGTTTTTGTTTATAAAATGTATTATAATAGCATGTATACCAAATCCTATTGCAAATAAATATAATAGAATACATATATTATATAAAACAATGGTGATAATAGCTTCTTTTTTAATACTGTTCATTTTATAGATTGATTTGTATCAATAAAAATATCAAAAAGAAATTTAGGCTCAACATTTTTTATTCCAACATATTTTACAACTAGATCTAATTGTAAAATATTTTATTTTATTCTAAAAACACAAACTATTTCTAATAACTTTCGTTTGATTCATCAATTCCTTTTCTTTATTATTAAGTGCAATCAACCTAGGCAAATAATACAATAAAAAGTCTTCTCCACATATTTCTTTGTCAAATATTTCTTTGTCAAATGCTTCTCTATCCGTGATTACTTGTTCCAATTGTGTACATAATAATTTGAGTTGTTTATTCTGTTCTATCAATTCTATATTAGAATGTTTCTCGGTCGAAGATATGTAATTACCCATTTGAAATATAAAGTGAAATGCTTTAAACATTTATTAAAATTATACATGGTCACAATTTATTAGCTAATTGTTAAACGGCTTGTCCGGGATTAGCACATTCACATTTATTGCAAATATCACCTGTTGCACGAATCATCATTAAAATTTCTTTCTTTCTTAATAACATTTCTTCTTTGCAAGCAAGTGCAAGTTCTTTATCGATAACAGCATATCTATTAATTCCTAAGTTAAGTAGATCAATCTCTCTATTTACTAAATATAATTCTCCTATTAATCTTTTCTTATATTCTCCTTTTCGTTTAGTATATTCAATATTTGTAGTATGTGCAACATTCTTAAGTTTATCAAGATCTTCCGGTCGAGGAATTGGACTGAACACAGGATTATTTTTGCGCGAACTATTACTATTTCCCATCTTATAACAATGATTTGTGTTCTTTTAACAAATAAAAATTTTGAGATTCATTTTTTACAGTAGAATTACAAGACATCCCTTATACAGTAATAATAAAACCATCTTTTTTTGCAGCAGATTTATATTGATCAATACTTTTGGTATCATTGTCTTTTATAGATGCATTATATATTTCAACACTACCATAATCAGTTGAGAATGAAGGATTATCATGTATCGTAATACCGATTGCGTTATCTCGTTTAATGCAACAAGTAGACATGAATATTTTGATTAGAAATACTGCATAACATAATCCACATAATAATACAACAGGTAATACTATGCATATTGTAACAATGACACCAATTTCATTATTTTCAATTTCCACAACAAGTTTATATATTAATATACCAACTATACCGACTATAGTTAACAGATTTAAGATGTGCAAAATATCATACATAATTCTCATTGTGAAAAAAGTGATTGATGCTTATATTGAAATCAAATGAAGTTACATTTTTTGTTCATATATTTAAAATTAGTATAATTTTTAATGAATAATCAAATGAGCAATAACATTTCAACTGATGTAGAAAAGCAAATGGTTATATGTTTGAAGAGAACTAAAAAGGATGGTATAATTGTTAATGCGGATGTTTACATTGGGCGAAAATTAACAATGGGTGGATGGAACTTACAAGAAAGTATATGGCATAATCCATTCACTATCAAAGAATATGGATTAGAAGAATGTTTGAAGAAATACGAAAAATATATTAGAGGTAACAATGTATTGATGAATAAAATAGTTCACGATTTAGATGGAAAAACACTAGGATGTTTCTGTAAAAAGAAAGGAAATGAACCATGTCATGGAGACATTTTAATCAAGATAATAAATGAGATCAAGAATGAAAGTTCATCTCAATAAATCTTTTTTTATTTACAAAATTTTTGTAAATAAATTCTATAAAAAAATTGCAAGTTTAATTTTACAAACGAAATAAAATATGATACAAACAAAATGACTACTCTTAATACTTTACAGCCTGACATTATTAAATATGTACTTGCAGATATGTTACGTACTAAAGATAAACTTAATATATTTATTATCAATCGTACATTCAACGCATATATTATTGATATTTATCTGGATTCATCATATTATCCAAGATTTCCTTCGTTAAATTTGCATACATTCAAAATAAAAAGTTACACAATATGGCCGAAAACTATAGATGTTATACCATTTATTCCATCTTATATCAAAGGATTACATTTATGTCCTCTTGATACTTATATGTGGGAAAATATCCAATTTCCTTCTAATTTAAGACTACTTGATGTTCATATTTCTGACAAGGTAAACTTTTCAAAAGGCAAATTGCCTTCAAATTTACATACACTTATATTACGAGAATTTAACCAACCATTAAAGAAAGGAGATTTACCATCGAATTTGCACACACTTGAATTCGATGGTAAACTTTTTGATCAATGTATTGGTGAAGATATTTTACCTATAAATTTACATACATTAGATTTTGGTGGTGTACGCACATATAATCAACCTATATTACCTAATGTTTTGCCTCCAAATTTACGTAAGCTTCATTTTGGAGATTGTTATAATCAACCTATATTACCAAAAGTTTTACCTGCAAATCTACATACTCTTTCTGTTAGTATTAATTTTAATCAAATATTATGGCCAAATATTTTACCTGATAATTTACATACATTATCTCTTGGATTGTTTTTTGAACAATCTATTCCTAAATATGCATTACCTTCAAATTTGCATACATTGAAATTTGCTAATATTTTTGAACAACCAATAGAAGAAAATGTTTTGCCTGCAAATTTGCATACATTAGATCTTGGTCTTAATTTCGATCAACCTATATTGCCTAATACTTTACCTCCAAATTTACACACTTTAATATTAGGATATACATTTGATCAACCAATAGAAGAAAATGTTTTACCTCCTAATTTGCATACTTTATATTTTGGTTATAACTTTAATCAACCTATACTTCCTAATGTTTTGCCTAATCGTTTGCATACACTCATCTTTGAATGTACATTTAATCAGATTATTAATGAAAATGTTTTACCATCAAATTTACACATTCTTAAATTTGGAATAGCGTATAATCAATCTATCAAAGAGAATATATTACCTACTAATTTGCGTATATTGGAATTCGGAAATAATTTCAATCAAGTTTTATTTCCAAATGTTTTACCTTCGAATTTGCATACACTTCATTTTGGAAATCATTTTAATAAATCATTATTGCCAAATTCTTTACCTACTCATCTACGTATACTAATATTGAATAGAAATTTTAACAAACCTATTCTACCAAATGTTTTACCTACGAATTTGCATACTTTAATCTTTGGAGAAAAATTCAACAAACCTATTTTGCCAAATGTTCTACCTTATAGTTTATATGTATTAGAATTTGGAAAACATTTCAATCAATATATTGGAGTTGGAGTATTACCTCCAAAATTGATTAAATTAAAATTTGGAAAACATTTTGATCAATATATATTGCCTAGTAATATTCCAAAAATGATTAGAGGTGATATATATTATTCAAAAATGTAAAGTAAAATACACACGTATTTTACTTTACAATCAATTAATCATGAATACTTTACAATCTGATATTGTCAAGTATATACTTGCTGATATGTTACTTGATAAAGATAAATACAATCTATTTGTTATTAATCATGTGTATAACTCATACATAAGCGATATTTATATGAATACCAAAGTATATAGAAATTATCCTAATTCGACACGGAATACATTCAAAATATATAAATATGGAATATCAGAATTAACAAGTTTTGTTCCACAATATGTTCGTAGTTTATTTATTTATCATTCACTTGGAAAACATATATGTTGCCAACAAGAATTAAATGATTTCAAACTTTCATCTAATATAAAGCATCTTTTTATCGGTTCTTCGTGTAAAATAATTGATTGTGATATGTTGCCCAAAAATTTGCATACTCTCATTTTGGGAGACTATCGACCCTTGAATATGGGAATGTTCAATTTAAATTTACATACACTCATATTAGGAGATGTATTTAATCAGTTAATTGATGAAAATGTTTTGCCTGTCAATCTTCACACACTTGTTTTTGGAAATCATTTTAATCAACCTATCAATATAAATGTTTTACCTAATCGATTACATACTTTACATCTCGGATATGGATATGCTCAACAAATTGGTAAAGATGTCTTGCCCATTCAATTACACACTTTCAAACATTCAGGTATACATGACAACAAATATATACTAAATGGAGATATTTTACCAATAAATTTACATACACTTGAAATTTGTGGAGATTTTGATCAAATTATATCCAAAGAAATTTTGCCTAAAAATTTGCATACATTTAAATTTGGCGAGTGGTGTTTTGTAAAACCAACAATCCAAAGTTTGCCAGAACCCTTGCACACTTTTAAATTTCATCGCAAATTTAATCAACCTATAAGATCGAATGTATTGCCAGCAAAATTGCATACACTTTATTTTAGTAATGATTTTAACCAAGTATTATTGCCAAATTCATTACCAAAAAGTCTACAAACATTAACATTTGGCGATCATTATAATAAACCATTATCACCAAATGTTTTGCCTGATAATTTACAAACATTAATATTTGGCGAGAATTTTAATAAAACAATATTACCAGGAGTTTTACCTATTAATTTGCATACATTAAAATTAGGTTATTGCTTCAATAAGAAATTATTACCAGGTGTTTTTCCTGCAACTTTACGTGTATTGGAATTTGGATATGAATTCAATCAATATATTGGATCAGGAATAATACCACCCAACTTAGTCAGGTTAGTATTCGGAAAACATTTCGATCAATATATATTGCCTAACAATATATACCTACATTCTTTATTAAAAATTGAAACATATAACAAGAATAATATTTCATTAAAAATGCTTTTATTTTAAAAGTCTTCTTTTGTAAAATAAACAAAATGAATAACAATACTATTCCAAATATTACACAACTTCCAGATGATATTATAGGCAATATTGCCTCTTTTATGACCAATAATGATAACCACGATTTTGCAGCTACATCTAGAGATATTCATCGTGGTGTATCAGAAACATATAACACAATGATTATTAATACTAATGTTAGCTGGTATGCACCAATAACTATTCCGCCAAATGTAACTAAAATATATATTAATTATAAAAGATCAATTGTTCCAATACCTGTAGGTACAATTCCAAATCATATTAAAAATGTGATTATAAGAGGAGACAATTATGATCATGAATTGTCAATTGGATTATTTCCTGACGAATTAGAACATATTACATTATATTCAAAATTGTCAACATATATTCGTCCAGGAGTATTACCAAATTCATTAAAAACATTAACAATTGCAGATCCTTATCCGTTACCTTTCCTAGAAAATGCATTACCTACAAATCTTGATAAACTTTCTTTATGGAGATATAATATACCTATAGCAATTAATGTATTGCCTAAACATTTGCGTATTCTGGAATTAAGAGCACTATTTAACCAACCTATCACACAAGGAATTTTACCCTCGTATTTGGAAGAATTAACACTTCCAATTGAATTTACACAAGAAATACAACCAAATATATTACCAAATTCTTTACTTAAATTATCTTTATTTCGTTATAATCATCCAATTCGTTCAAATGTATTACCATTGAATTTAGAACAATTGTTTTTAGGATATTTTAATCAAGATTTGAATCAAACTGATATTTTTCCTAAACAATTACAAAGTCTACATTTGGGTTATGATTTTGATGCACATATATTCCCATATGTTTTGCCAAATTCATTACAAAAATTAATTTTATCTGATGCATTTAATCAATCTATTAATAGTGCACATATATTCCCTTTGCAATTAAAAGAATTAAAATTCGGAGGACAATTTGATCAACGTATTGATCCAAATATTTTACCAGAAGGATTGCAAACGTTACAATTCACTCAAGTATACAATCAGCCTTTAGATTTAGGAGTTTTACCTCCTGATTTAAAAACATTAGAATTTTCATGGAATTTTGATCAACCTTTGAATCCAGGCGTTTTGCCTAATAATTTGCATAAATTAGTATTTGGATGGAATTACAATCAAAATTTAGTTCCAGGATCATTACCTCCACATTTGCATACATTAATTTTCGGAGCACGATTTAATAAACCTATAGCAGCTGGAGTGTTACCAAATAGTTTGAAAATATTAATATTTGGAATATATTTTGATCAACCTATAGGAGTTGGTGTACTTCCTGAAAATCTTGACAATTTAAGATTATCCCATGTATACAACAGTCCAATAATTAATGGAACATTACCTTCACATTTGCGTAAATTAGTAGTTGGAGATTTGTTTAATAAACCTTTGAATGAAGGAGTATTACCGTCTACCTTAGAAAAACTTACATTTGGTCGCAATTTTGATCAACCTCTTTCAAGAAATGTATTGCCTAATAATTTACGTATATTGAAATTTGGAAAAATGTTTAATCAACCTATATTATCTGGCGTATTGCCACAAAACTTAAGTTCATTAACAATTGAAAATAAAAATTATGTATATCCTTTATTTGAACATATAAGTCATTATTATGATTTTGCAAACACTCCATCTGTACTTCCTTCAAATCTCAAAACACTTATTTTACCAGAAGATTATTCACGTAATAAAGTAGGACCTATACCATTATCATTAGATCATATTCAGTTCGGAGAAGATCAATATCAATTTCATAGATAGATAAATAAGCATAATATGATCTAAAAATATATACAATATACATAAAATGTCTACTGATAAACATACTTCATTTGTAAATAGTTTTCAATATCCTTCGTATTATACTGGGCCAAAAATAAATACAATCAAAGATATTAGTGGATTTGCAATATTATTGAAAGAACTTTTACGATATAAACAAGGATTACCTATTTTGACAGCAAAACTTCTCAAACATGATCCTTTACCTAATATTAAAACCACTGAATTAGAAGAGATAATTAATAATATTCCCAATGATTTTCCAGTTATATTTCCAAGCTTAGAAGCTTGGAATATGTTTCTCTATCCTAAAATTTCATAAAAAACACTTTATCGAATAAAACAAATCAATACAAGTTTGTTTTATTTTTTATTACACATCAATCATATTCATTTTCTCTAATAACTATAGGAATAAATTCTGGAATAGGTTTGTCATATGTTTTATGAATCTTTAATGTTTTCAAACTTTTAGGAAGTTTGTTTAATGAATAATTAAAATCTCCACCTGTCAGATGCAATACTTGTAAATTGTTAGGTAAACGATTAATAGGTTGATTAAAATCTCCTTTGGTTATGAATGTATGTAATCTTTCAGGAAGATGATCAATATTCATTCTTATATAAGGAGTTTCGTCTCCTAATATTAAAGTATGTAAATTTCTTGGAAGATTGTATAAATAATAAGTTTCTCCGCATCCATTGCCAGTATTTAATGTATGTAAATTTGTCGGTAAATGATTAAGATCTTTATCGAAACAATGACCAAGTATTAATGTGTGCAAATTTAGAGGAAGCTTATTGATAAGTTGATCAAATTGTTCACCTACAATTAATGTATGTAAATTTTTTGGAAGTTTATGCACAGGATAATTAAATTTATCTCCTAATATCAATGTATATAAATTTGGCGGAAGTTTATCAATAGGTTGATTAAATATATCACCTATTTTTAATTTGTATAGATTCTTTGGTAAATGATCTATACATTGATCAAAATTATTATCTAATTTTAAAGTATGTAAATTTTCAGGAAGATTATCTACTGGAAAATCAAATCGTTTGCCTGCTATAAATGTATGCAAATTCTTAGGAAAAATTGGAATTGGTTTATCATAATCATCACATAATATCAATGTGTGCAAATTAATAGGAAGATTTTCTAATGAGCCTGTAAAATTACATTCTAATTTTAAAATATGTAAATTTTCAGGAAGATGATCAAGAGGATGATCAAACATACTTGATAATTTTAATATATGTAAATTTTTAGGAAGATTATCAATTGGATGATCAAAATCAAAACCTAAATCTAAAGTATGTAAATTTTCTGGCAGATTAAAAAGTTGACATGTATATGATTGTGATAATTTCAATGTATGTAAATTTTTCGGATAGCTGCTAATTGATTGATTGAAATCATATCCTAAATCTAAAGTATGTAAATTTTCTGGAAAATCTACATGTCTTATACAATTATACAATCCCGTCAATTTTAATGTATGCAACTCTTCAAATCTATCAATATGTACATTGTTAAAGTAATCATACCAAGATATTGATAAACATTTACACTTAAATGATGTATATTGCACATTATAAATATTATATACTTCTTTGAGTTCGGTTTTTGGTGCTAATGTTTTACAATCATGCACATTTGTTGTATATAAATAAAATTTACTCTTATCATCAAGCATATCATTCAATATATAGAGTAAGATATCTTTATGAATTAAATGTGTAATACTATTCATTTTGTAATGTCAAATAAGGTTGATTTTTATAGAGGTGCATTTCACTTTTTAATTACTATATAATCAATAATTATAACTAAGTAAAAGACATTATCTAAAATGCGGGACTATACATTTAATAACGGGACGAGCACACAAAAGAAAAAAATGTTCATTTTGTTTTGTATCGATTTCAGAAAAGAATATATATACAATTAATTAATAAAACAATACTATTATTTTATACAAAAAAATGGCTCAAACAATCGTTGATGAAGATGTTAATATGCTCGTTGGTTTAGATGACGAAAAATCTCCAGTTGATGATATTATCCTTGTTTCGTCTGAAAATAATGAATTTAAAGTATCAAAAGCATATGCATCTCAATCTAAATATTTACAAGCAATTTTAGAAGATCCTGAAGCTACTAATATTCGTATACCTGTTCAAGCTACAGATGATATAGTAAAGATAATTGTTTCCTATTTGGGGCATCATCACGAGAATAAAGCAGAAGATATACCCAGACCCGTTCCGAGTGGTAATCTTAGAGATTTCGTAAGCATTTGGGATGCCGATTTAATTGATAATTTAGAAAATGATGTCATCTTCAAATTAATTGATTGTGTAAACAAACTTGATATTGAACGATTATTAGAATTAGCAGTAGCCAAACTTGCAACATTAATTCGCGGACAAAGTACAGAATCACTTCGTAAAATGTTCAATATTGTTAACGACTTTACACCAGAAGAAGAAGCAAAAGTCATTGAAGATAACAAGTGGGCAATGGCTGATCCATAAATCATATTAAGTTATTCTTAATATGATTTTCTATTGTATTTCAATCTAATATAAGAATGTTTACAAATAAAAATATAAATTTGTTCTATTGATTTTATTATTTTTTACATTCATGTTCCTTATATTCTTTATGCCCCATATTAAACAATATTATACACGGGCATTGAGCACCGGGCATCTTAAATCCAAAAATGTAATATTTTGCATGTGCTATGTTGTCATATTGATTATATAACAACAAAAACAATACAACAAAAATTATAATCATGAAGAATATACTTTATTATTGCGCTATAAATCCATTATATAAACCTTCTCCAGTAAATGAATTATTTATTGAACATATAATTTTTGATGATCATTATAATGCAACAATCGATAATATACAATATTATAAAAATTTAAAATCAATCAAGTTTGGAAAAGCATTCGATCAACCAATTACAGCTTTAACATCATTATCCAAATATAACTTATTAACATCTATATCTTTTGGAGAATCATTTTCACAAGATCTATCAGCAATACAAGATTTATCATTGCAATCAATATCATTTGATAGTCCTCGATTTATCAAAGGTTTTATTCCACTATACAAATCCATATATACACTTTCGAAGATGGCATTATCTTATAAAACATTAAAGCTATGGAATTATTGCAATTTTTCACGAATGCAACAAATACATATTAAATGTCCCAATAATTATTCTGATTTTACTACAGATGATATATATGAGTTGCGAACATTAATTTTATTTGCTGCACGAAAAGTACAATTGTCATTACATTCCAACAAACCAGAAGAACAATCTATGCAACAAGTGCAATTATATGGTATATCAGAAACATTCTTAGAACAAATATTAATCAATGACAATGTAAGTGTTAATGACCTAATCGAATTGAATATTATTCCATAAATAAAAAAATCTTGTTATTGTGATGTCAATCTTTGTAAAAATAAATTTTTTATTTTCTTGATTCTTTATAAAATGTCAGATTCTCGTACAGATTTTCTCAAAGTTGCAAATGAATATCCTACATCAACATCTAATAATATGTCAGGCAGTGATGGAACTAAACGATTGATTCGATTAGTATTATTGTTAGGATTATTGTTCTTTTTACTTGCTAGTTCATGGGCGTATAATAAAGTAGCCAATTATCTCAAATTTCCTGATACTAACATTAATATTCCTTATCAATTAACTATGGTACAAGCTGCATTATTTGCCATTGTTGTCTTTATTGTTTTTATCTTGTTCAAATAAACCATAAAAAAATGTATTTAATGAAATAACAAAATGAAAACAAAACATAACAAAAGTAAAATATGAGTTCGTCAACTTGCAATTTTATTGTGAAGACTACTAAACGCAATTGTAAATTGAAACCGAAAGCAAACGGATATTGTGCAAGACATAATCCTGAATCAACTACTACTGATATTGATACAATAACAAATACACTTGATAATTTTGTTATTGTTGAAAATAATCCTAAGAAGAAAGAACGTAAATCAAAAGCTGCCGCATCATCTTCTTCCACTTCAAAAAAGAATATTAATGCTAACACATTAAATCCAAAGTTAACGAATCAATTGATTACAACACATTTTCCACGTTTAGCTCATAGACATACACTTGGATATTATATTGAAATAGAAGGTAAAAAGTTTATTATTAATTCCGCAAGAGAAATTATTTGGGGATTAGATGAGAATGATAATAATGTACTCTTAACATATTCAGATATTATCTTGTGTAAAAATAATGGATTAACCAAAATTAATCTGGAAAATTTGGATAAATCATCCGTTCAAAGTTCTTCATCTTCTGATAAAGAATACAAAATTGAATTATGTGATCCATCATTAATTGCAGCAGACGAAGAAGATGATAATATAAGTGATCCAGATGACTAAAAAAGATTATGTAAAATAATATAAATTTTAATCAATTAATACAAATGCTTGCAATTTGTGCAGTTTTATTTGTATTAATTATAGTTGTGTTGACAATATATGTTTATAGAATCTGCAAGAAATACATTCGATATAGTGAAAATAGGCCTATCATTGCTCGTTTGAAGGCAGATTTATCTAAAATTGAACCTCGTGTAGCAGAATTAGAAATATATCCTAGTACTGAAAGTTATACTTATGATAAAAAGATTATTTATTTATGTTTACGAGATTCAAATGGAAATGTATATGATTATAATATGTTAATGTATGTAACATTACATGAATTGGGACATTTCTTTTCTCCAGTAGTTGATCCACAACATAAATCAGAAGAATTTACAGATACATTCAAAATGTATTTAGATAAAGCTACTGCAGCTAAAATTTATGATCCAAGTAAACCATTAATAAAAAATTACTGTGGCGTTGTTCCAACTTAATCTTTGAACGTTGTATTTTCAACTTAATCTTCATATACTGCAAATGAGTACAATTCAAAATAAGCTACAACATGATCCATAATTTCATTAATAACACCTGCATTGGATAACTTTTGATAAGCAACACTTTGTTTTGATTGTACTGCTTCATAAAAATCATAATGAAATGTATTATTTACACTTTCTTTCGTAACATGTTCAAGTAATGGTTCAATTGTTTTCTTACCTACACCGACAGGTAATGCTCCACTGCCAAATATCCATTCAGCTAAAGTTGGATGAATACTTGCAATACTTTTACGTATATTGGCAATATTTGGAATATGATTATATAATTCACTATATTTGCCGCTCATACATTCTTCCATAAAATCATATCGATCATATTCTTTTACTTCCAATAATTTTCGTACAGTTTGTTTGCCCAGATGTTTTGCTCCAATTGTTGAATAGAAGTGAATTTCTATTTGTACATTCTGTTCTGGATCATTGCCATTTGAAATCAACATCATATCTACACCTTTCTTTTCAAGAGTGCCGAATTTACAAAGTTCTGCTGGAATCTGTGCACCTTCTTTTTCGTCACATTTCACAATTGATTCAATATATGGAATAACATCACCAGATCGACTGATTTCAACAACAGTTCCAACATTGATTTTATGTTTTTGAATATAATCATAATTATGACCTGTAACATTCTTGATTTTAGCACCATTAAGAACAATTGGATCTAATTTGATTTTTGGTTTGAAGATTGAATGTCTAGATAAATTCCATTCTATACCTACAACAGTAGTTAAAACTTTCAATACATTTTCTTTGTACGCAATACTTGCTTTTGTATTTTTACCAATTGCAATATCAATATTATTTTTTGTTGAAGAATGAATAACTAATCCATCAATTGGATAAGGAAGTGTTGATTTCCATGAACGTAATACATTACTTAAATCATCAATATTAAAAGTTTTTGGTTTCGTGTCCGCAACAAAAGTTAATCCTTTTGTGACAATACCGAAATTATCCATAGATACAATTTGTTTGTCTGTTGATACTTCATATGGAATAAATTTAATCATCTTCATTAACTTTTTATCTTTCACATTTGTATGAAGAATGCCAACTAACATATTGCGAGGATTTTCATACTTATCTTTCATTTTCTCGAAATCTTTATGCATAATCACCAATTCACCTCGTACAAAATGATCTTTTTGTATGAATGTATTTTTAGGTAAAATAAAAGGTAATAGATAATCAACATTAGATCCTTTTGTGCCATTGCCTCGAGTCCATGCATGTTCATTGGTAACAAGTATACTAACACCATCAATTTTTGGTTGAATTGTATAAAATTCTGAAGAATGAGTACGTTTTAAAAAAGTATCAAGTTCAGATTGTGTTTTAATTTTATCCAATGAACCCATATATCTAGGAAGAACAACGGAATCACCACGTAAGTTTGTTTGTGTATGATCAAATTCGATTCCATTCTTTTCTACGAGTAAATCATATTCTTCATCTGTTAATTTTGAAGAAGAAATAGTATCATCATAATAAGCTTGAGCATTTTCTTTCAATTGTGTTTGCACTTCTATTTCCGTTTTTGTTTTCATTTCTGTTGCGAGTTGCGTTTTAGTTTTAGTCTTTGTATTCTTTTTTAATGTTGATGCCATTTTTGAATTTTTAATAAAAATGTTTAAGTGTATAAACTTTTAGAAATAAAAATTAGAGAGAACATTTTTTTTATAATCTTGATATTAATATAAAATGCCAAATCCTAATCCACAGCCAATTGATGATGAAGAATCAGAATGGGAAGATGAAAATGAAATACAACTAACGGGAGATTTTGGTGACCCTACAATTGATAGAGATATGGAACTTTTACGTATACATGGCAATGAGATAATTGATGCACATAATAATAGTTTTGCAACAGAACATCAAAGTGAAAGTGAAGAAGAAAACAATGAAGATGACGAAGAAGAAAACAATGAAAATATACCAACTGATGCTTCTAATACTCTCATTCGATTTACTATCAATACTGATAATATAAATAACCAATCCAGTTGGCCTAATAATATTGGGTCTTTAGTTTGGGATATTCATGCACCATTTCGTACATCTTCAAAATTTGATAACATTACCGAATTTGTGATGATGTCAAATCAAAATATAAATGATATTGTAACTTGCAAAAAACTTCAATCTGTTAAATTAGTTGGAGATTATAATATGAATGTATTACTTTCAGAACAATTAACAAATGTAATAGAATTAACACTTGGCGAAAATTACAAACAATCCTTTGCAATTCTAAGTAATTTTCCATTTATTCAACATCTTCATATTGGTGCATATGTTACACTGGGCAATCCAAATCAAACAATAGAATCACTTTTACCTTATGAACATTTACAAACAGTTGCAATCAATACAGGTTTTATAATGCATTATGAATTATATAAATTTCATGGCAGAAATATTAAATTCCATATCAATGAAATATATGATTTATTCGACAGCGCTAGTCGTCCTCCATACTATGTAATTCCCGTTGAGGAATTGGAGCAAATAGTACATTATCTTGAAGACGAACACAAATCAGATGAAATTGGTAATGCATATTATATGACTCCTGTTACAGAAGAAAATCAAAATGTAATTGAAAATATTGACAAGTTACTAAAAATCAGAGGAATATGGACACACAAAGAAATTGATAATATAAAAAGTACAAAATACCCAACACTACATATAGGTTTACCAAATAATCCTAAATTCACAAAAACATCTCTACCTTATTTACCTAATCTTGCAGATATTCAAAATACCGATTTTGTTAATACAATTGAAACGTTCAATGAACTTCTTTTTACATCTAATCAATTAGATGAACAAATTAGTGCAGGAAATATGGAATATGCAAATGTTATGAATTTATTACGAATAAATCAAAATAAAGGATTAAATAGTGGAATTGATACATTTCAATACCGTGAAACAATACTCAATGAATTGAAAACAAAGTTTACTAATTTTGTAGATCCTTCTATGATGGAAATCATAAATTTATTAAACAATACAATTGAGAAGATGCGTATACTTGAAGAAAGTGTAAATGTTGCTTTCGATGTTGCGAATGAACAAAAAGAAAATGCTTATAATTATAATATTTCATGTAGTATTTATACGACCAACATATTAAGATTAGAAATGACACAACGTGCATATAATCATTGGTTACCTATTTTCAAAATAAGAAGTGAAACAACAAAACTATTTATTCATGAAATGTTAGCATTGGATACAGAAGTGAAAAGTATTAGAACACGTAGAGCAACGGAACGAAATAGAACAATTCGTTCAACATCAACACAAATTAACAAAAAAATAATATAAAACATTAACAATAATAAAATTGCCGCTACACATAATGGATAATTTAAATCAATCAACCAATGATTATGATCAATATATTACATTAACAGTTGATGATGATAATTATGAAGAATTAAGTAGTGTTCCAAACAATATAACAACTTTAATTTGGAAAGCGGATACGCCTTTTGTTTATTATCCTCAATTTGAAGAGCTAATCGAATTCAAAATGATGACAGATAATTCTATAACTGATTTAATACATTGTCGCAATCTTATAGCAATAGAATTATTAGGAGATTATGATTTATGCGAAGAATTCGATCATCCCATGCCAAGTGTAACTACATTAACGATTGGAGAATCTTATATAGATAGTTTTGATATAGTAACTAATTTTCCAAATGTTGAAATACTCACATTGGGATTTTATTCGACACTGTATCGCCCGTTTCAACCAATTGATCCTTTATTTCTTTTACAACGATTGAAACTAATTGTACTCAAACGAGGGTCAATATCAACAGATGAACTTTCTCAATTTGCAGATAAAGAGATTGATTATGTTGTCGATGAAAAATATAGTATTCTTTCAGATCTTGCCAAAAGAAATCCAATGTTGCCTGGAACAAATGGAATTAATCTAATGATATATGCATTAGAAGAATCCAAAGAACAAACAATGCCTGATGTTTATTATGCTGTTTTTGATACAGATGAAAATAGAGAATCAATTCATGAACTAGATGAACTTATTGCATCTAGAGGCGGTTTGACTCGTCAACAAATAAATCAAATAGTGGATCCAGAATTTAATGTATTATCTATAGGTGATCCTGGAAATAAATCTTATTATAAAGATCGTATTCCTTATTTAGCTGATCCTGTAGATATTCGTGATTACGATTTAAAAAATATAGTAGATATATATAAATCTTTGCAAGAAACTTCTATCGAATTATTCATTAAAGGGGATAATTATAGAGAATATGATCGAGTAATGTATATGATATGGAATTTTAGAAATGGTATTACTGTAAATGTTGATTCATTGGAATATCGTATTGAATTGAAGGATGAATTGGAAAAGTTACTTCAGAATGAGATATTGAATCTATATGAATTTACGAGAAGTGAAATGATCAAAGTATTAAGAAATATAGACAACTACAAAAGAAATATTAATATTTATTACACGGAAGCTCAATCTGTCAATAACTTGTCCAACGAAGAATTTCGAAATATATGTAGTGCATATACAACTTATATAAATATATTGGAAATAACACAAAATGAATACAACACTTGGATACCTATTTACAAAGTACGAAAGGAACGAGCCACGGTATGTGCAAGAGAATTAATTCTATTGGAAAATGAAATCAAACAAATTAATAGAAGACGACAGATTAAAAGAAATGCAACAATTCGTCCAATGTCTATACCTATATCTCAACGTGGCACCATTCTTATAAGAAGAAACGCCAACATATAAACAAAAAAAATTTTTAAGAGTAACAATAATAAAACTCAATGGATAATAATCATGATCATGAATCAACTTCAGACAGCGAGGAAACTCCTGAATTTAATATAGATGAATTAGATCTTAATTGGTCTGGTGATGATTTTGCATTTGCTGACGACGATGGTAGAGAAATACCATATGAAGAAGAAGATTATGCACAAGTATTACCAGAAACGGTTGAATTCACAGTTGATGATAATAATTATAATCACCCCGAAACTTTTCCGTCCAATATAACAACATTAATTTGGAAAGCGAATGCTTCTTTTAGATTTTATACTCAATTTGATAATATCATTGAATTTACAATGATGACTAATTATTCTGTACGAAATTTATTTTGTTGTGAAGATCTTTTATTAGTGGAATTACTAGGAGATTATAATATAAATGAAAAATTTAGTGAACCTTTACAAAATGTAAATACAGTTAGTATTGGCGAATCATATACAGAAGATTTGGATATATTATCCAATTTTCCAAATGTTCAAATTCTGAAGTTGGAATTTTATTCAACATTATATAATCCTTTGCAAACACTTGATGTTTTATCAACTTTGGAAAAATTAGTTGTTATTTTACTTAAACGAGGTTCAATATCCAGAGATGAATTGTCGCGACTTGTTAATGCAAAAAATATTGATTATCAAGTTGAAGAAGAATATAGTGTTCTTTCTGATCTTGTACAACCAAATACAATGTTATTGGACGCACGTGGCATTTATCATATGGCAACAGAATTACAAGAATTCAAAGATTCCGAAGCAAGTATTCCTGATGTATATTATGCAACACCTCTTACGAATGAAAATGTAAGTGCAATAAGAACTCTTGATAGACTTATATCATTAAGAGGTGGATGGACATATAAAGAAATAAATGAAATGATTGATACTGAATTTACATTACAACCAATTGGAGATCCGGGTAATAAATCTTATTATAAAGATCATATACCATATTTAACAGATCCATCATATATACGAGATACCGATCTGAAATACATTATCAGCACTTATAATTTTCTACGTGAAACTTCAAATGAAATATTTCTTGAAGGAAATGAACATAGAGAATATGATCGAGTAATGTATATGATATGGAATTTTAGAAATGGTATTACACGAAATGTTGATATGTTGGATTATCGTATTACCTTGAAGAATGAATTGTCAAATTTACTTGAAACATATACATCATATTTATACGAGTTTACAAGAACTGAACTGACCAAAACATTAAAGAATATTAATAGATACAAAGAAGATATCAATTTGTGTTATACAGATGCTCGTTCCAAACAAATGGATGAAGATATTACAGATCCAGATAAATATGATGAGTTTATTGAAGCATGTAGTGCATATACAACCTATATAAATGTATTGGAAATCACACAAAATGAGTATAATACTTGGATACCAGTCTATAAAATACGAAAAGAACGAACTGCATTATGCGCACGAGAATTAGTTCTATTGGAAAATGAAATCAAAGAAATACAAAGAATACGCCAAGAAAAAAGAACTGTAACAATTCGTCCAATGTCTAAACCTGTAACACAACGTAGTGGTATAATCATCAGAAGAGGAAATATATAAAGTTAGTTATATTATTAAACAAAACATGAGAATTTTGTTTAATACTTTTTTATTATGTTAGAATAGTCTTGATACTATTGACTATTTTATTGATTGTTGCTTCACTTAATTTGATTTGTTTGCAATATTCTTCCATTGGTATATCAATTTGAATTATATGAACAAAGAAATGATAAATTAATCCTGCAATTACACTCTTTATATTACTTCGATTTAATATTTCAGTTTTATTATGAATGATATCATGCATTTGCATCAATTCATCAATATATAAATATATTTTCTTGCAATCAATCAAATCTCGAAATAAATATAATCCATTGCGAATATATGATTCGGCAGACATTGCTTCTTTATTATCGTTTGGATAGAAGGTATAATATACACAAAATCCTTTACTCACTTGTTTATCTGTTAATTTGAACATTGTTGTTAATTCATCTAATGAAGCAAAATCATAAAGAATATTAGAATTGTTATTGTTGGCCGTATTATGAGATGTACGATTCAATTTATTATTCTTTAAAATTGCATGATGTAAACAAGCAACAATTACAGCTAATCGATTTTGTCCACGTTTTATTAAACCTTTGGTGATTTCAATATACATATTATTCGCTAATTCTCTCACTTCTGGCGAAAATGGTTTGCCTTCCAATTCTTTTATAATCGATGTTTTTTTATCTTCAGATGCACGTTTCAAATGTCGTCTGTTTTTATCTTTATATAAATCACTATATGAATTTGTAGATACAGGTGTATCAACGGTTGCACCACATTCTATACACATATAACATGTGTTGATTTTTATGATATCTAAATGTAAGCATTCCATTTTCTTTTAAATTATTTTAATTGATAGATATATACTTAAAGAAAATCAAAGCTTTAACTACTATTTAATTCGCATTTTTTATTTTAATTTATTTTTGATAAAAATATTTGATCAAATTCTTGAATAATATTTTTCAATCTAAATTCTTCAATATTTGGATAAATTACACTTGTAGGATTGAATGATAACAAAATATGTTTCAATTCATCTTGATTATTATATATATGTGCCAAATCTCCAAGATGTTTTAAATGTTGACGAAATCCTAATGTATTGTTGTATGTAATTATAGGTTTTTGTCGTATCATAAATTCAAGTATACTTAATCCAAAACTTTCACCAATAGATGAAGCATGTATCATTGCATCACACATATCAATGAAATCAAGTTTAATATTTGTGTCATTTGTTTTTGGTAAGATATGAATTCGTGGATGAGAAAAATCCAAAGGAATAACAAATGGTCGTATCATAAATACAAAATGAACATTCTCTTTTTCATTCAATGTATCAATTATAGCATTGAAAGTAAAATCAACATCAAAAGTATCAGTTCCTCCATGACGACCAAAAACAATATGATCATTCGGAATTCCTAATTCTTTTCTCATACTTGTTTTATTTACAATTCGATCGTAAAAGATATCATCAATTGCATGTCGGACAACATGTATATTTTTATTATCACCTTTGACTGCATCAGATACAGCAGCATATACATGTCCATGTGGAAATGCAATTGTATATACACAATGAACAAGTAATGGAATTGAAACTACCCGTAGGCGTTCATATCCTGCATGAATAACATAAATAGCATCAAACTTATTTTCATATAAATAACGATCTAACAATTTAAGATCAACAATATCTACAGGAAAATGATTTGTATATCTTTTCATAACTTCTTCATCATAATCAGTTTTATTGGTTACAATAACAATTTCATGGTTAAGAATATATTTACATCCAATAGCATATTGATAAATGCATTGCGAAGTTCCTCTTATACAGAAGTCGTATTCCATCATAGCGATTTTCATTGTAGTTTAATATTGAATTAAACATGAAAGAATTTTTAACTCTATTTCTTTTATTACAAAAACAAATTGAATTTGTAATAAAAATATTTATTGCATTGGTGCTGAATTTACTTGAATCAATGCTATAGTTGCACCAAGTTCTCTTACTTGATCTCGTAATTCTAATATCATTTTGTGTAAACTAAATACATCAATATATTCAGGCATATCTTTTGCTAATGTAGGTGATTTTGGAGTTGGAAATAATCTATCATCAATTGGTTCATCAAAATCTGAATCAACATCTGTAGCATTATCTTCATCAGTTGTATCAAAATTTTCTTCATTTGCAAAATAAGTTTTATTTAATCGTTGTAAAATTGAATCATTATGTGCACTTGAAGTAATAATCAATCCAGGACCATTAGGCACTCGCACCTTCCATTCTTTTTTTCCTTTAAAACTTTTAGTAATAATACTTCTGAATTCTGTGTCCTTTATTAATCGCGAATGAGTAATAATTTGTCGATCATTGTCTAATTTGAACGAATTCATTTTTCCAAGTGGTTATACACATTTATATTTCGCTTTAAGTAACATTTTTATTTAGAATTTCCAATTAATTATACATTGATATGTATCTAATGCAGAACGAACAGTTCCACTATGTGCATATGATTTGATTTTTGGTGGAACATATAACAATTGAATATCAATAGGTAAATTTGAATCAGGATCTGTTACAGTATATTCTTGTCGATCATTTAAAATCGAAGTTAAAGAAATCTTATCTGTAAGAAGACCACTTGTTGCTTGTTTTATTTTTTCTGCCTTGATCATTTGTTTATTGGGCAATTCATCTAACGTTCTTGTTTGAAAAGATATCCATTGTAATTCAGATAATCTTCTAGTTTCGGAAAGAGGAGTATAATCGTTTGTTGTTATAACTACAAGAAATTGATTATTTTTTGCCATTAAATTATCTATTCTTGCATAAAAAAACGAATATTGATTTTTATAATCTAATTTTGTCATTAATACATCACCAAAATATTCTACAAATAATTCTCTTGCATTTTGTTTCTTTATTAATGGAGAATCTTGATGAAAATACAACGATGATGACATCTTCTTCTTTACAATCAAATAATATATCTTTAACACCACGTTCGTATTCAACACAAACTGTTATTGTACGAACAAATCTAAAATTTAATTTACATAATGTATTTACATATTTGCCTACTACTCCGTATACTCATATTCTCAAACGTAGAGGAAGAAAACCAATTGGTGCATCAAATACAAATGCAACAGCTGACAATCCAGAAAGTTGGATACATCTTCCTGTAGGATCTATTTTAGGAATTAAATACAAATGGGAAAGTAAAGGCGATTTCAAATTCAAACAAAAATTCTTTTTAAATTGTACAACTATTGTAATATTAGTTGAACCAGGAAAGACTGTAAATGCAAAAATTAATAACAATGGTAAAATTCAAATGACTGGATGCAAAACGGAAAATCATTTTATCGATGCAATGAAATTTATTTACAAACATTGTATGGATGCAGCTACGTTTTCAAATGAATCTTTATTTGATATAATTGAAGGCGAACAAACAACGCCCTATGCTGTATTTCATATTGTTATGAAAAATATGGATTTTAAACTTGGATTCAACATTCAAAGAGATAAATTGTATACCTTCATTTCAGAAAATACATCATACAATGCAATGTATCTCAATATGTTAACTCCAAGTGTGAATATAAAAATTCCTTATGTATCAAAACAAGAAGAAAATATCCATCTCGATCTTTCAACCAATGAACAAAAAATTATACTCATGGATCCTATTCTCACAAAGAAAGTTAAAAATCACACATTCCTTGTATTTTCTTCAGGATGTGTAATTCAATCGGGATCAGGTTCTGATATGGAAAAAGTTTATAATGAATTTTATAAAATCATTATGGACAATAAGGATAAATTTATTGAAAATAATTTATCTTAATTCTTCTACCATTTTATTCAAAGTTCCTAAAAGTAATCTATATGCATTAGGTGTATCTACTTTGAGATTTTCATATGTTTTCACACGTTCAAATGATAATGTTGGAATATTTGTTGCGAATCCAATGATTAATGATGGTATTAATGATAAATCCATATTCTTTACAAATTGTGGATTAACTGTAATTGTAGTATACATAAACAATATATTTTTAAACGAATTTGCTAAAGCAAACAATTGATTAAGGAATGGTACATCCCATTCGTTGATTATACATAGTACTATAATTTTCTTTTTGTTTTTATTTATATCGAATTTGAGATATTCTTTTGTTTGAGCAAGATCTATTACATATTCAATTGTACTTGATCCATAACGAGGATATGAATAGATATGTGTATCTTTTTCATGTGCTGCTGCAATCCAATTTGTAAATGATCTCATGCCTTCTAAAATAATTGAATGTGATCTTTCAAAATCCAATGCATTGGTATAATAATTTTTTAGAAAAACTTTTGATTGATATGACAATATAATATTTTTGTTTCTTCGCAATTGTAAATAACTAACATACCATAATTTGTTACGTGTAGTAATATTCTGAACAACAATTTGATGTATATTTGAACGTTGATTATGTCTGATTATACCACCATTTATTCCAGTTTCAAGATTAAATGTTGGACTAGGTGTAAAATATCTTACATTCTTATCAATCAATATATTTGTATAAACAAAATCTTTCAAATCTTTTTCTGTTGGAGAATGATTATTATTCATCAATAATGATAATGAAAAAAGATAAAGTGTATATTCTGTAAGTGCATTTGCCAACTTTCTCAATTCATTTAATGCTTCTTGTTGCGAATTAATTTGTGGTTGCATGATTACAAAAGTTGTATTATCTTTGACGAATTGTAAAGTGGATCGATTTATTTGTACATTCTCTTCCAATTCGAATTGCAATAATTGTGTTTCAGTTACATTGTGTTCTATTTCGGGAATTGTATTTTGTTTCCAATCTTCAACATATGAATCCAACATGATTCCATCAATTAATGAAAATATAACAAGTTTAGTCTTTTCAAATTTTATCCAACGAACTTTGAAAAAGAAATCTGTATATGCAGAATATATTTTACCTTTGAACTGAATTCTTGGAACATATTGTGTATTGATCATTGAATCACGTAAAGTAGATAAATTATTATATATTATATGATCTTCAAATACAGAAACGAATGTTGTAGCTTTAGCAGAATTTTTACCTATAATAAGTTCACAATGTGGATACAATTCATTAGCAATACTTTTATTTTTAAAGAATGTTTCTGTTCCACTATGAACGAATAAAGCAATCGTTTTAGTACGATTAGCTGATGGACGAGATGCAAGTAAAATACGTTTAGCAATAGGTATTGTTAATGTTCCATTTGGGTTATTGTCATTTCTTGTAAAGATAAATATATTAACATTAAATACTTCTTCCAATATAGAATGAAATGCTACAGGATCCATATATTTTTTGTCATCATCAACAATAGATAATAATTCTTGTTTTGTATAATTATATGTATTTTGTAAATGCAACGTTGAATGTTTAATAATAGATTTGATACGAGATTGAATATTTGTGATATTGAAATCATTATTCTTATGTAACAAACAATCTAGTACAGTTCTGGAAGAATGTTTTACACCCATACGAAAAAATAATGCAGATGTAGATCTACCAGGAGAAAATGCTAATGTTGATCTATATTGAGTTGGAAGATAAGTCGGATACATAAATTTAAAAAGTCTTTCTAACGATTCTGGAAGAATAGCAAATCCTCCACTTTCTACAATCTTGTTTGTAATATAAACATATTTGGCAACTTTACTAACTTTTTCATCTTCTTTGGCTTCAATTATTTCTTTTTCGATAGGTAAATCCTTGTTATATCTATCTATCTTTTCTGTTTGTTCATTTTGATAACAACATGGAATATACTCGTATGAAATTGTATTTCCCAACATACTTTTCTTCAAACCAATATAAGGATACTTTTTATTTTTTGAACAATCAAATATATATTGTTTTTCATTTATATTTATTTGTGTGAGTGGAAATACTATTTGTGAATTTGCTTTCTTTTGTGGAACTACATAACCATCTGGTTTCAATTTAGTTGTAGGTTGCCGATCTGTTCCACATGCTGCACGATTATAACGTGCAGCATTCATAAAACTAGGTCTATTTGGATCTTGTTTTGTTTTCTCTGTAATATCTGTTTCAGTATAATCTGCAATTATTGTATTATATGCAGTTGTTCCAATAATATTTTTGTAATCTGATGAATATGAATCAAATTTGAAATTATAAAAAGATAATGCATTTGCTAAAACTTTTAATAATGATGTGATGTCATCATAATTTGTAATATGTGATAATGTTCCAGAAATTATTCCATTCTTAATAAAAATACTAGCTAAACAATTCTTATCATTATAATGTATACGAAAATAAGAACGAAATTTCATTCGTCTATTTGAAAACATATCATTATGTATGATTACTGGTGAATAAAGTTTATCTGTGAGAAGAAACAATTTCCAAGTTGGTGTATTAAATTTGCATGGAGTAGTGGACGAAACATTAAATGAAATATTTCGTTTTGATATATAATCATTGCTTATATTGATCTTTAATGATGTACGAATTGCATTTAGAATTTCAATTTCTGCATTTTGTAAATGAATAGTTACAGGAAAATTGATAAATATTTTACGATTAGGTAATATCCATACAGATATATATTCTTTGTAATATTTATTATTGACTTTTACTAACAATGAATGTGGACTAGAAAGTTTTACATCTGGAGATTCGCGTGACCAATTGTATGAAGGAGTGGTATCTGGAAGAATTTTATAGAATGTAGTATTATTATCACCTTTGACAAGTGCAAATGGTACATTTTCCAAAAGATTAAGATTGTCGAATACTTCAAATATATTCAATTCTTTAGAATTTTCAACACTAGAAGGATAATTTAAATTATAATCATATGATTTTTGAATACTAATTGTTTCGAATGGATCAAAAATAATCGGCTGAATGGATCTAGATGTATATACATTAACAAATTCGACATCTGATCGTTTAGCATTTGATATTTGTTGATTGAGTAATATTTTCAAACGTTCTACATCAATTGTAAATGCATTCCAATTGTAATCTGGATCATCTAAGAAACGAATAGCTATATCTAATGTATCATAATCATCAAGTTTATGATTATATATTGCCCAATATTGAATAAACTTAATTTTATTTGTTGTACTAAAATATTTATTGTACAATTCTATATAATCATTACGAGGAGTTTTTATAATTTCATGTTTTAAATCCAACAAATCTATAGTATCATCTGATAACCATTTGATTTGTAATAATTCAAGAGGTGTTTGTAGAGATGCAACAATTCGATTTAAAATTGTATGTTGTGTATCTTGTAAATAAATATCTATTGAATGAACATTAACATTTGCAGTTTGTATTTTAAGTTTCACCATATTTATTATATATGTTTTTTTTATCAACTCGATTTGATTAACAAGTTGATAAAAAATTTTAATTTGGTTTTCTCTTACGCATTAGCATAGATGCTAATCCCGTATTATTTGGCGGTTCAACATAATGTTTATGTTTCTTCGAAGGAGATAATGTGCGAAGCAAATCAACTAAATTGCCACGAGAATTACTTTTAAATTTAGATCCTTGTTGTATTTCAACACAATCTGTACTACCTGCAGCCCAACATCCAACAACAATACTCATTCCTTTTCCCCATCGAATATATAAATTTCTGCTATCATGAATTCGTTTACATACAGGACACATTGATGATGTTATACGTTTCAATAGATTGAAACCAATATTATTTTTTCCACCATATATATAATTTCCACGTAAACAATCTGTCGATTGAATTAATTGATTGATTGTGTCAATAGAAATTTCAGGATATTTGAAATTAGTTTTGTCATTCTTATGATCATCAATTGCATTGATTATTCTTTTTTCTGGCATACGTAGAAGATATCGATTATCATAAACCAATATACTTGATTTATTCCAATCAAATTCATTTTCATTTATACATTTGTATATACCTTTAGTAGTTTCATATTTTTTTGTTTCTATGTTGTATTTATATGCAAATGGCATACGAAGTCCAGATGATGCCTTATCTACCCATACTTTAATTTTAGGATCCAATTGTTCATGAATTGCTTTGAATATATCACGATTGATATAGATATGATCAAAAATAATATGTCTTTTGTAATTGTATTTATTATTCACATATTCATTGTACGTCCATTGCAATGATTCTCCATTAATTGTAACTGGATTATCATTTCGTCGAGTGATAAAATTAATGCATTGTTTAACTGAATTGATAATTTCTTCTGTAGAAGGAGGATGAACAATATCATTTGTTTCATCATTTGTTGATGATGAAACCATACCATCGATATCAAGAAATAATTTGAAAAATTCACCTACATTTTCCATAAGATTAAACTTTCGTTTATGTTTTATTTCAGTCGATAAAATATCATATAAACGTGGTAATTGTGTATTGGGAATAAAATATTTTCCTCCTTTTTGTGATACAAAATTTGTATACGTTTCATTATCTGTCACACGATGTGATTGCAAAAAGATATCAAGTGTATTATTCGTTGTTTTATTTGTTGTATTATTCATTATTATAGTAGTTTATTCCTCTAATTGTAATAATGCTCCATAAAATGTTTTATTTTCAAAATTATAAACCATTAAAACGTTTTTACCTTCGCCTTGAATATCACTGACTTTATTATCTTCAATATAATAAACAATTGTATCTGGAAGATATTCAACATTTTTATCATATGATTCATTGCTATAATCATTAATATGTTTAATATTCCAAATGTTACTAATATGATATGCATGTGAAAGATTATCTGCGCGTTGATATAAATAAATTTTATTGTTTAATCGAAAATAATAAGGATCAGTGCCTAATAATGGCAATCTTGGTATTTCAAATATATTAGGAGCACTTAATGGTTGATTACGAAGCCATTTAGTTGATCCGCGAAACATTTTATTTTTAATATAAGCTTTATTATATATTTAACAAAATTCATTTCAAGATAAAAATAAAAACTTAATTATAAAATGAACACAAGTGTATCATTACTTAATAATGAATATGTATTTGATATATATAAAAATCCTGTTACTATCACTTTACCTGTATCATTAAATAGTACAACAAGTAGTTCTGCTTTTGAATTATGGATTTATTTTGCATTTTCTAATCCTTTAGCATTAACACAAATTCAACTTAGATGTACAAATGGATACATTACACCAACTGCAAGTACAATAGTTTCATCTGCATATACATATCCTTATTCATTTGCTAAATTTGATTTTGCATTTGATTTTATACAATCTATTTCACGATATATATTTACTATAGGAGCAAATAGTCCTACATTTCTATTTGGTGGAAATGGTACACCTTATTTTGTTTTACGTAATACATCTGGAATTGTTTATACAAACGATTTTATTCCATCTTTATCAAATAAAACTTTCGAAAACTTTACATTCAATACACCTGAATTATTATCATCAAATGCAACTTTGATTGTTACACAACCAGGATTTACAGATACAGATAATACTCAAGGAATAATAGATTTATATGAAACATCTTCTCCATCTACTCCTATATATACTGCTACAAATGTATCTATAACGAATACATTTGATGGTACAGGTATTACATATTCAATTAATATTCCTAGTATTCTAAATCCAAATACTTCTTATTTTTTAAACTTTTCAAATGTAACTACTCCAGCAAATTCATTATTAACATTCTTTGGATCTACTGTTAATGGAATATTTCTTCCTAAAGGATCTGTTGTAGTTTATGCAAATATGAGAACTATACAACCTGTAACATTTACACCACAAGCAAATAATCCTGTTGAAGTTATATCTTTGCCAACTACATTAACTGTTAATGCTGTAGGCACTGGTGTTATTCTTGGAGGTTTATTTTATGGGAATGCACCTGCAATAGGCGGCGGATCATTCAATGTTGAATTGTATGATAATACAAGTATATTATTGGATTCAGCATTAATAACTGTACCTGAAAGTTGGGCACCAATTATTCTTCCATTTCAATTCTTTGTAGGTTCATTTATGCGTAAACATCTTCAATATACATTTGAATTAACACCAGCATCTGGAATTATTGAATTATATGGAGAAAATAATATTCCAAAATTTACAATCAATACAACATCTTATATTGTAAATATATTACCATCAATGCAATTAACTGGATTTGTAGGTGATAGTACCGATGTTGTTGAATTTAATTCGAAAGCAGTAGAGAATGCATTTAGTTTAACAACGAATGTTACACGTGTATTTGCAAATAAAGATCGTAATTATTATCGTGTAAAATTAGTAAATTTAGTTATACCCGTAGGTAATCTTACAATTGGTTATTCAACTAAAGATTTGCCTTATATTTATGTTGATTTATATAATAATGGATTTTTGGGTAATCAATCAAAGATTGCATCCAATAATCCTTCATCTATTTATACAACATTCAAATTAGCGTTGACTCATAAAACAAATTGGACTACATTCATTACATTGAGTTCAGATGATGAAGTTGTATTGTTGTTCAAACCAGATTTGGATATTCAATTGAATGTACGAGGACCAGACGGCCAAATATTGAAATGGTCAACAACAGATTCATTTTCACCATTATATCCAAATCAATTCTTGCAAATATCTGCATTTATTCATATTGCACCATATGTTGAAGAAATACAAGAAGAATAAAATAAAAAATATTTTGTTATGCCTAGGTCATCTAAATGAAAAAAATATTTTTTATTTTTTAATACTACCTAGTATTAAAATGTCATTCACTCAACCAATCAATCCTTTCTATGGCAACTTTCGCGTACGTGGTCCACAACACTATCCATTTACTCAACTTACCTCATTAGGTAATACTGGTACAAATGTTCCAGTAACACATGTTCAAGCTGGTACAATCACCATTTCTCCAACTGCTGCAGGACAAACTTTTGTTTTACCACAAGCAACTCAAATCATCAATGCTATTGGTAATCAAAATGTCAATGTTGGTACTACCAATGTTTCTTCCAATACTGTTTTTCCATTAACTGTTTATAACTTTGGTACTCAACCAGCTATTCTTGCAGCTAATCAAACAGGTAGCAGCGGTGAAGCTATTATGATTCCAGCTGCATCAGCATTATCTGCAACAGGTGCAGCAACATTAGCAGGTGCAACTACTCAACTTCATGTTCGTTTAACTAATGTCAGTTCATCTGCTAATGGTATGACTGGTTCTTATACATTATTTTAAATTAAGTTAGTTTTATAATTCAAAGAAAAATTTGTCTTTTTTGTTTGAATTGAAAAATATTATTTATTGTGTTGTGTACATACACGATTAAAAAAAAAGGATAAATCATCCTATATATTAATTGTATTTAGGCAGTTGCTGCTTCTGCTTTTGGTTGTTTAACTTTAACAACTTTTGGTGGATAATGATGACTTAACATTCCTTGCATACTGAAGAATGTAATTGGTTTTGGAGTCGTTTCTCCATTTTCATCTTCAGGTTGTCTAAATAATGGTGCCAATTTTGCATCTGGAATAATATTGCGTCTGTTCGGTTTAGACGGATCTGTCTTGTCATAATTTTCATTCTTCATAATATATTCATGTAAAAATTTATTGACATCTTGACGAGAAACTTTGAATCCAGGCTTTTGTCCCATAAATTCTGCAAGTTGATTACTAACAACTAAAGGATTATTGAACCCCGAATTTGGACGAGTTGATTTTGGAGCTTTAATATTCAATGCTTTGCGACATTCACGTAAACGAGTACTATTCTTAGTAACAAGACTTTTCAATTTGGCAAATTCAACAAAAGATAATTGTTCTTTAGAAAGCATTGGAAGAACTGCAGAGATAGCACTATTTAATTCAAGAATATAATTATAAGCATTTTGTTTCTTAAGAGTTCGTGGATTAACATCTCCAACAATTTCACATACATTATTATTGCATTCAAGTACAACTGCTGGTTCAGGTGCAACAACTTCTTGTACAACAGGTGCAGCAACAACAGCTTTAGAACGTTTACTACGAGATGGTTTAACTTCTTCGACAACAACTGGTGCTGCTTCTACAACTACAGGAGTTTCTTCGACAGCTTTTACTTTTTTACGAGATACTTTGGATGGGGCAATCATTTCAGTTGGAATAACAATAGTAGATTCAGTTGAAGTAGAGGCAGCAGTTGAAGTTTTTCCACGAGGCATTTTTGTGTATAGTTTTTCAATCTTTTAAGCTTAAATTTTATTGTTACATTTTTTTATTATTTATTTCCATGGAGTAAAAGATTAATGTCGAAAGAAAATATTCATTATTATACAATTGCAGGAATATCAGGTATAGCTCTTGGATTAATTTTGTGCAATCAATTTACAAAAGATAAAAACAAATACAACATTGATGATGAATATAAAGAAAAATACAATGCACTTGAATATTATGATCATTCAAATCAACAACAACAATCTTCTACTTTTGTTACTAAATCATTAGGTGCACTTCTTCGTGATTTTCCTGCTGTTGTAGAAGAATCAAAGAAATTTGCAGCAGCTCGTCCATTTACTGCTCCAGGAATAACTTTACCAACAAATTTAGATGGAAGAATAATTTGGAAAGGATATTTACCAGATATTATGAACCAAGGAATATGTGGAGGATGTGCAATGTATGCATTAAGTTATGTACTTGCAGCAAGATTTGCTATAATGACTTTGGGGCAAATTAAATTTCAACCTTCTCCAGCAAGTGTATTATTATGTGCAAATTTATTTACAGATATTCAATCACAATGGGGCGATATAAAACAATTGGAATTAATGGATGATTATCTTCATGGTGCAAAAGTTGATCCAAATAATACATTACAAACATCTGCATGCGAAGGTACGAGTTTATATACAGTAATGAATATAGCTTATCAAACAGGTATTACAACAATAAATTGTTTTCCAATTCAAGGCGAAGTAAATGGAATAAAATATAATATTCCTGCAACAGATCCTGAAAAATCAAGTTCATTACCATATTGTTATAAACTTGCAGGATTAGATTTGGATACATGCATTGATGGCAAAACAGCAATGAGAAGATATAGAGCTAGTACAGTTTACAATATTGGCGATCCTAATAAAGATTCAGATGATCAATTGGAAAAAGATTTGATGACTGAATTATATAAATATGGTCCTGTGCAAGTTGGTATGATGGTATTTTCAGATTTTATGAATTGGGACGGCAAGGGAATATATACAGGTCCATCATCAGGTTCGACGCAAGCAGGTGGTCATTCTGTTGCACTTGTTGGATATGGAACGGATAATGGAATAGATTATTGGATTATTGCAAATTCTTGGGGTCCTACATGGGGCGAACAAGGTTATTGTAAAATTAAACGTAAAATAAAACAATTGCAACTTGAACGAAATGCTGTAGCAATGTTACCTGATTTTGCAGGATTTGCAATAAGTGATCCAAATATTGTTCCTGTACAAACAGAACAATGGGATTTATCTCGTAATTATGCTGGACATTATATGGATATAAATACAGGTTATTATTTATCTGCAATAGATAAAGTTGAGAATTGTCAATTAAACTCAGATGGTGGAACAAATATTACAAATGATGAAAATCAATTCAAGAAAGTATATCCATATTTTAGTCAATCATCATCATTGCCAAATTATAATAATAATTTTTATGCAGGCACAATAACAGCACCAGTTCTTCAATTGCCATCTACGAATGTTGCACAATGTAAAACATTATCAACACAAACAACTACATCATCGACTCAACCTAAAAGTGGATTAGTTGTTAATCCAAGTGGATATATTCCTCCTGCATCGGATAACAATCAACCAACAACTCAAAATGTAACTACACAAAATAATAATCAACCATCTACAATAATTCCTGAACATCATAACTATCCACCAGAAAGATGTCATAATGATAATATTGATATGGCAACTGGCAATAAAATCTTAACAAACTTTGCAATCTATGTAATTGTTATACCTATACTTGTTGCATTTGGATTCATAATAGCATCAATGATTCTAAAATTCAAGAATCGAAAATAAATAATATTTTTTACGATCATTTCAATCGGCGAAGATGATTAATGACAATATATACATTTAATCGACGACAAACGTATTGATTGCAACAATGAACAATCTAATCTATTCTATCATCCAAAATATTTTGGATTCAAAAATAAATAATATTTTTTTTATAAAAAACTTTTTGAAATTATTTTTTATAAAAAATTTTTAAACAAATGTATTTTTCAATTGATTTTCTAATTCATCAATCATAGATTCTGATTCTCCAATGATATTATTATCTAATATAGGTTCTTTTGTATCATCTTCAGATTTTGATTCGCCATGACATTCAAAATCAAATGTTAACATTTCATTTATCCAATTGATTAATACACGATAATTGTTATTTCTTGTTGTTACATCGATTGGCATAACAAAATCAAAATGAACATGATCCAATTCACATTCAGATGAATGTAAAGGATTTGCAGAACTTGATATAGATGTATCTAATCTTATAAATTTTACTATATCTTCTTTTGCATTGCGATATTGATAATTTTCCAACATATTATACTCATATTGATATCGTAAATCAGATATAAAAACTATATCTATATTTCTTCTCTTGTTTGTTTCCAACATAAAATCAATATATTTTCCAAACATTTGAGTATGTAAATATTGATCACCAGTTGTTGTTAATAAATTACGAATAGGAGGAGATTTGTAAATAATAATATCATCTAAACATTCTTTACATTCTGATGCGAATCTTGTAGTTTTTGTTGTTGATGATGTTGATATATGATTGCATAATGTATCATTATGTTGATTCAAAGCTAAAAATTTTAAAAGATCACCAAAAGCTAAGATTGCACAATTGAAATTAGCAAACCATGGAATGAGAATTTGTTCGATAGTATAATTTTTACCACAACCAGCTTTACCACTAAATGCAAATATTTTCATTCTTGTTAAATTATAAGAATAAACAAACTAACTTTAAACGAATATTTTATTGTGATTTGGGGTTAATGGAACTCGTAGATGTTTGTAATGTTGGTACAACTCTATTAATTCCTCCAGCTTCTATTGTATCTCTTAAACTTTGTATAAACATAGGAAATTGTTTTCTTCGTTGAACTTGTTGAATTGGTCTATCATAAAAACTACTGTTATATGTTTGTGCTTGTTCATAATCTGCGTTTTTATCAATGTATTGCTCTTGCCACATTTTATCTTTTGAAAATGGTTTTTTTATTTATTTTATATTTTATATTTTTTTAGGAAAGCATAATATAAATGAATTATATCATTTCCATTATTTACGTCATACTAACAGTAGTATTTGTTATTCAATTGGGAACAATTAAAAAGTCAACTGATCTTAAACGAACATTCGGTGCTATGGTAGCAACATTATTATTACTTCTTGGACTTAGTATTTATTTTGTTACATGTGGAGCAACTACATTTCTTGTTACTGTAGCTTTATTAGCAGTAATTCTTGCTAATGTAGGCAATTTATACATTATGGCACGCGAAGGTCAAGTAATTAATTCTAATTGTATTAATGCACTTGCATTCATTAGTGGATTATATATTGCAGTAACTTCAGGATTATTAATTGCAGAATCAGTATCTAGACGAGGAATTGCAGGCAATCGTACATCTATGTCGGTTCTTACTGGAAGAAGATAAATGTGTATAAATTTGCATATCTTAAAATAATAAATAGCTTATAGAATGAAAATAAATAATGCTAAAGTTTTGTGTGAAGAAGACTTACTTTGTTCAAATCGTTTTATTCGTATCGATAAAATATAAAAAATAATATTAAATTAAAAAAGTTGTGATCGAAAAATATTGTGCTGAAGTTTTTTAGACACAATATTTATCATGAGAAAGACAAACTATAATTTATACATGTATTTTACTTGTTGTATATATGTATAAATTTTTTATTGAGGATTTAATTTGGATACATCGTTGACCGGTGTATTGTGTTTTCCTTTTGTATTAGACCAAGCTAAATTTTCAACCCTATTGTCTGATTTTATACCATTTATATGATTCACAAAAGGTTTATCATCTGTATTTTCAAGAAAAGCTTGTGCAACTAATTTGTGTACATATAATGTAATACGATCATTATTTTTTCGTAATGAAATACATTGATATCCATTTAAGTGAGTGGCTAATTTCATATAATTTTTAAGACGTGACGAATAAATTGAACCTTCTTTAGTGATCCAATAGTTGGAGAAATCGACAATTTGTATGCAATTATTTGGGCGCGGTATAGTTATTCGTTCAACTGCATATCTCCATGTATAAAATTTTCCATCTGCTAGTTTGTACGGAGAATTTTTAACATTGCCTCTTAATCGATTGTGTATATGATCTTCTGGTAAATTTCGTGCTTTACGTGCAGCTTCTATACTTTTGTATATGATTTCCGTTCCGTCGGTAATATTTATTTCGACGATTGATTTTTTATTAGAAATTATTAAATTATTGTTATGAAAATGTTGTGAATTTTCAGAATGCGTACACCATTCAAGATTACTATAATGATTGTTTAATTTATTTTCATCAATATGATTTACAATTGTTTTATTTGTAGGATCATCATTAAATACATAGCATTCAGCAACGAGTCTATGAACGCGTAGTTTTTTACCTAGTATATCTGCTGTGAGATAACCAGTATTTACAACAGGATTTAAAAAAGCATTACTAATTTCACTAAACATACTACCATCTTTGTAAATACGATAATTGTTGTTTAGAGAACAAATTACAAATTCTTTATCTTCATTGATATAAGTTGCCATTCTTATAAATTATTCTGATATTACAAATTTAATATCACATTTTTAAACGAAATATTTTATGTACAAACTTTGTACATAAAATAATAATTCTGTAGTATTTTTTATTGAGGATTTAATTTAGCCACATCGTTGACGTTTTGGTACTCGTCACTAGATGAAAACATATTACGTTCTAAATTAACTGGTGTTAATTGTGAAGGAGGAATAATGATATTTGAAGTTCTCATTTCAAATGCTGGAGTTGGACTAAACCATTGTTGTGCACTTGCTGTCAATTGCATATTTGATGCAGATGTATATGGACGTTCAGATCCAACAACTGAATAATCACCTAATGTGGCATAACCATTTGCTGCAGCACCATTTGCAATCGGATTGTATGAATCTCGATATAATTGATAAGACATTTAATAGTAACAAAAAGAAAAAAATAAAAATATTTTTGAAGAATGAAAACGATAGCTCTAATTGAATATATTCCTTTTACTTGTGTTGATGACAAATCAGCTGAACTAGGTATTCATCCAAAATCTAATAATATTCACAAAGAAACAACATCATCAGCAACAATTTATAATCATGAACAAGATAGTACAAAATTTTTATACAATAAAATTTATATTTATGAATTTCAAAAAATATTTGAAAAGTTGGGATTATCAACAAAAATTTTAACATATGATGAATGGTTGAACAATCCGAATATATTTTCATTTGTATTCTTTTTGTCCAAAACATGCAATGATATACTAAAGAATCCATTTGAACATATTATAGGAATATATTATTCATTTGGATCATATACACCTAATACATCAAGAAAAATGGGAAGTGAACATAATAATTTTTGGATACCATATCAAACTAATTTGTATCCATTTAAATTTGGACGAACATTAGTATTACCAACTATTCCGAATCCAAAAGTTATCACAGAAGAATGTACAACAGAAGTAACATTTAATAATCAACCATGTTATATGAATCTCAAAAGTTTATATAATATATCTTTGAATAAACATGTTATTGGTTTATATAATGTACATTGTCCAACTACTATCGAAAAATATCGTAAACATAAAAATACAGATGAAGTAATTATTTGTTTCAATACACGTCCATTTTCGACTGCAAAGAATGTAATACATTTACCAACTAATGTAGATATGTATTTTTCTTTTGTTGCTTCTTGTGATGTATTTGTTACAGATGTATATGATGAATTATTCATATCACATATTCATACATCTTATCCAAATAAAAAAATAGTAGGAATTGAATTCAACAATACGTTTGATATATCTTTATCTACATTACAAATACTTTCATGGATATTGATGTGTCAACAATCATCTATACATCATAATGTATATTTTGATTTAATCAAATCATCAAATTTAAAATTTCTTTGTTTACCAAACGAAAATAAAAAACCAATCGTTAATTTTGGAGAAGAATTTTCAATAACTTCAGCTTATAATATTATCGAAATCGGTGCTGCATTCGGATTGTATACAGATGCATTAATAATACAATATCCAAATTCATCCATTTATGCAATCGAATGTCATCATGAAAAATCACTTGTACTTGAACGTAATGCAGCAAACATGGAAACAAAAGATAATAATCAAATTCATATATTTCATAATGCTATTGGTTCAATTGAAAAGAAAGTTTATTCTCATTTACAATGGAATATACCAATAACTCATTCAGGAATAGAATGTTCGCAAATTACATTGGAAACATTCAATAGACAATATGTAAATACAAGTATTGATATTATTATCATTCATAGTTCGATCAATGCTACAGATATTTTAATGAGTGGATTAGCATTAATAAATCGCTTGAAACCTGTTATAATCGTCAAAGAAAATAAAGAAAATCAAATGTTACATCATATATCTTATGATGTTTATAATAAAGTAAATGGATATAGTTATTACAAATATAAACTAGGTGTGAACTTTTTATTCAATTGGGAATCAACTACAGAAGTATTAAATCATTGGAAAAAGATCATAGGATATAAATATATATTTGATGCCTCAAATCAATCACCACAATTTAATTATGTTGTAAATGCTCCACCTCCAATAACATCACATCCGCAAAATCAATTAATATCAAATATACCTACATGGTTAATTCATATGGAACCAAATGATTGGGACTCGGTATGGAATGATTGGCATAAACATACAACACTTGCAGTGAATGGTAAACATACTATTATACATAATTCATGCGAATGGCACCTAGATAAAACATATTCAAAATTGATTGATTCAATAGGTAAAATAGAAAAACAGAAAAATTTAGGAATTGTCATGAGTTCAGAATATGTATTAAGTGGACATCAATATCGTGTGAAATTGTTAAAATTATTAAATCAATCAAATGTTGAATTTGATCTATATGGCAGAGATAATAAATACAATTTGAAAGAATATAAATGTTCACTTCCATATCACAACAAAGATTTAGGATTAGAACAATATAGATATACTGTAGCTATAGAAAATACATTCAAAGGTGGATATTTCACAGAAAAAATTCTTGATGGAATATTATCTGAATGTGTAGTATTTTATTTAGGATGTACGAATATCAGTTCATATATAAATCCAGAAGCATTTATTCAATTAAGTGGTGATTTACAAAATGATTTGGATACAATTACTCTTTATACAAAAGATGATACATTATGGAACGAGAAAAAATATATAATACGTGATGAAAAACAACGTATACTCAAACGTATGAATTTATTTGATCGTATTATTAATATTGATCGTATATTGCAATTTAAATATTTTGTTTTGAATCTTGATCGTAGACCAGATCGTTTAATAAATTTTATAAATCAATTCAAACCATCTGATTCTTTAATAAAATTTAATCGAGTAAGTGCAATTGATGGTAAAACTCTTGATATAGATGCATTAAACCATAAATTCAAAGGTAAATTCAAAAGAGGAGAATTAGGTGTAATGTTATCTTATTTTAATTTATGGACTCATATTAAACAACCTTCTATAATATTTGAAGATGATACAGTTCCAACAGATATGTTTCTCAATCATTTGATTTATATTAGTGATCAATTGGGCGAATATGATTTAGTATTCTTGCAATATATCCACAATAAAAATACAAATAAACCTATTGAAATTGAAAATGCAAAAATATATGATAATAAAATTATTAATGTATATGATGTTATAAAAGAAACAGGTACAGCTGATCATCCATATGGTATTCATGGAGGAAGTTTAGCATGTTATTATATTACACCTGAATGTGCACAATTACTTGTAGAAGCATTTTATCATCAATCTTATATTCAAATGCCAATTGATTATTGGTTATTGGAAATGATTCGTCTACGTAAAATAAAGGCTGGAATGACTACTGTTCGATTAACTGAATGTTCATTTTACGAAGAAGGAAATAGTGTAGATACAGATATTCAAAAAGATGAAATACTTATCTTACAATAAATCATTTATCTAATTTATAACAAACAAATTTGGATTGTTTGTTATAAATAATAATATTTTTTAATATTCTACAAAGTCATCTTGTGAAGCATTTAAATTTTGACGAACTTCAAAATAATTAGTTCCTATACCAGGTTTTCTTCCAACAATAATTTCAGATCCAATATCATTAAGATAATCTTTTGTTCCTTTCAATGCATGATCTATAATATGTTTATATGTTCGTTCGAATGCCATTAAACCTATTGCACTATTTGAAATTTTACTGATACCACTTACATTAATAGGAGTAATTACTCCTTTATGTAACATAACAGCTTGTACCAATAATTTAATATGATTTTCATTTATATTTGCTCCACCAAATGCAAGCGTTTGAGTTATTTCAGTCATTAAAAATTCACATGTGGCATCTGTACCTAAAATAGAATATACTTCATGCATATCATTTGAAGTGACACTTGAAGAATCAATTAAATGATGTGAAAGTAATGCACGTAGATTTTTTCCATTTACTTCCACGCGTTTATCTTTTTGAATAAACGTTTCAGTTATACCAACAATTCCACTTAGTTGAATATCCAATATGAATTCGATCAACACATAATGAATAAAAATATAATCATCATCCAACAAAGATGCTTTTCTACCTTTGATTTTTTTGAACGAAAGAATCTTTTCAATTGTAGGAATAATATTCAAATCAAAATATAAATCCAATGTTCGTTCATGTATATTGGATGCAACTGGCAAGATAAATGGAATATTTGCTTGAATTTTTTGTCCTAATTGATAAGGTGTAATGTTATACAATACTATATCTTTTCGTGATAATATTAATCGAATACAATAATTGTAATGAATATATTTTTTTCCAAACAATCGATCAAAAATATTATAAAATAATTTAGATGATTGTATCAACCAAGGTTTTTCATTTGTATTGTCATCTATTGTAAAATATTGTATATCTTCAACAATCTTTTTCACATTGCAATATTCAATATGTTGTTTTGCTAAACACATAGCTTCATAAATAGAAAGGCGATCTATATCTTTGAATCTAAAAGTACTTACTGAAGTTTTTTGATTAAGTTTTGCAGAAATAATTTCATTGAATCGTGGTACACCTTTTATAGTTACAGCAGATGAATTAGCAGAACCAGTTGAATGAAATGTATTCAATGTAGATTGTGACAATGGTTCTCCTATAGATAAACTTGCTTGAACACCAACACATTCTCCAGGTGATATTTGCGATTTGAACCAATGTCTTTGTATAATATTGGAAAGTTTATCTAATTTATGTTCTGGAATAGTTTGTCCAACAAGAGAAGTTAAAATATTTTCTTTATGTTTTAATTTTTGTGCAACAATAAAAGGTAAATCTTTTTCTGTTATATCAAGAAAAGATGTAATAGCATCTACATGTTCTTTTGTTAATGTTAACATTGTCATGATTTTTTATTCAACAAAAAGTTTGTTTGTTGAATAAAAACATTTTTTAAACTTTGCATTTGCTTCGTTGATTGTAAACTTTGTATTCACTCCGTTAGTTGTAACTTAATTCATATTTTTCCAATAAGCTGGAAATGAATGTGCATAATTAATCCATTGAATGAATATTTTGAATTGCATATTATCATGAATAGGTTGTTCATATTCGACCTCTTCATCATTATCCTTTTCTTCAGATGTATTATTTGAAACAATTCTAACATTTACAAACATAGTTAAATTACTATCATAAATAATATCCTTGACATGATCAATTTCATTATCTACCAATATAACATCTTTCGATTCATGTGTTTTGAGTACAGTGAATGCATTATGCCATATTTTTTTTATACCACATGTATTTTCCCAACTCAATGCATATTTACTTTGCATTTTGAAAATGAATTTAGTCATAATAATATCACGAATTGATTTTTTACGTACTTCTTTCCATTCTTTGTATGTATGATTGGATAAGATATCTTCTTTACTTGCTTCAATAAGCGCCTTTGAATCATGTTCACTTCCAAGAGTAGTTATAGTGATTAAAAGTTGTTTGATGTTATTAAAGATGGTTGTATAAATGATATGATCATCATTTCCATTTTCTTTCAAAGTTTTATAATCTTCTAAAAAATTATATTGTTCAATCTTTTTCTTATTGGTAATATGAATAATACCATCTCTAATATATACTTGTCTTGTGCATCGATCGCATGCCAAATCCATAAATACACTCTTCCAATATGAATCAGTAGGTATATCTACACATTTGCCAAGAATTTCATGTTTAATGGTATAAACAATAGTTTTTCTAGGTTTGATTGGTTTCATTGTGTTGTATATTAATTGTGGTTTATGGTTTATATATGTATTTCTCTTTTAGCTTGAACATTTTTTATTCAATATGCATTCTCATCAATAAACTCTTGATCATTTAATTTGTGAAAACTGTTATCTTTATTCACTTCTGTTAATATATCTTGTATGAATTGATTTATATCATCAATTGTAATTGTAATACGTTCACTTGTAACTATATTGACAATTTTATATGTGTATTCAGGATCATTAAATAAATAAAGATATAATCCAAGTTGTAAAAGATGTGAATTCTTCAAATTGCCTTTAATGCATTTGAATTCATAAATGGTTTTATTTTCATAATCAATCATATCAATTGCACCTGAAAGAAATAATTCTTGATTAGTTTTTTGATCTATAATACTTGTCGATATTTTTAATTCAAATCTTAAATCTTTACCAAGATGAAGTTTTTTGATTCGTTCAACACATTCTTCTACAACACTTTCACTCAACCAATTGAAACGATTAATTTGTTTGGTTTTGAAATTGAAACCGGTACCATAAGCTGCATTCACAATAATAAGTTGAATAATAACTTGTAATCTTTTATTAAAATCAAGAGTTAAAATATCACATGATGCACATTTCTTCATTAAATCATATAATCCAACAGATGCACACAAATTGATAAGTGTAGATCTATCCGGATCAAATGGGGTAGTAGTTGGAGATGTTACAATTGTTCTAATATTATCATATAATTGTATACTTTTACAAGATATTAATTCATAATACATTGGAATTAAACTTCCATTAATATCACTAATATTTTCTTTGAGATCTATACCATATTTTTTAACATTTAATACAGGAGGTAAATATAAATGTTTTTTGTTGAGTATTGTTTTGCGTCTACGAACAACAATATGTTTGTTTACTATTTTGTCCAGTATATCACTCTTTAATTTTTGAACTAATTGTGTAACATTAAATTTACGTGGAGCTCGAGGTCGATCTTCTAACAATAACAAAGGAATATTTTCATTTATATAATCTACATACATTTTATAATTGGAAGATAAGAATGGTAATTCATTTCTAGAAGTATGATGAAAGAGTGATAAACGTTCACAAGATCGAGTACAAGCAACATATAATTCGTTTGGACATATGTTTGGATTGCTATCTGATTTGAAATAATGAAAGAAAGAATCATCAAATCCAAAAATAATAACTACTTTACGTTCCAATCCTTTTGATTGATGAAATGTAGTAAACACAATTTTACCTGCAATAATATCATTATTGATTCTTTCGTCATCTCCTGATGGCACAAATACAGGTGCTTTTAATTTTGCAATGATTTTATTTTCAAGTTTAGAAATAGGAGTTCCTCCTTTTACACTATAAGCAAGAATAAAAATATCATCAGGTTTATAACCTGCATCAATATACATTTTCACTTCTTCAAAAGGCTTGTTACTTTTGTAGGTATCACAAACTATATATCTTGGTTTATATTTATGATCAACAACAGGAGTTAACTTTTGTTCTTTCAACATACATACATTTACAAAATCACATATATTTTTTGGAACACGATAAGTATGTGAAAGTTTATTCTTTTCCCACATAATATCTGAATTTGTAAGATAAATATAAGATGCAAAAGTTAGATAACGTGTATCAGCACCATCGTATTCATAAATAGATTGTCTTTCATCACCTAAAATACAAAGATGAACAGAATCTTGAATATTACAATCATATATTACTTTCTTTATAAATTTATGCAAAATTGATCGAAGATCTTGACATTCATCTAAAATAATAATATCTGGTTGTCGCTTTTTAGCATGAGAATACATAGAGATATTTTTATTTATTACATTGGTTATACCTGCATCATCAATACAATCATCTGAATAATATGTTCTACAAAATGAATGAAATGTATGAACATCTACATTTGTGAATTCTTTTAATTTAGCTTTCGTTTCATAACGTAATCGAGTATTATATGAAAATAATAAAATATTTTTATTTGGATATGTACTTGCAATATATTTACATGTAGTAGTTTTGCCACTACCTGCACATGCGGATACTTGTACATGACTATGTTTAATATTAGATACAATTGCCTGTTGTTCAGTAGACATCATTTTAGTTTTATATCATAGTATATCTTAATGTTTAACTATTAGTTGTATTTCTTAAAATTAATCTATCTTCTACTGTCAAATCATTATCATCAAGTAAACCTTTGGAAATATAAAATTCCAATTCTTTCTTGCGTGCACGAGTCCATTCATTTTGTGTTTGTTCAAAACTAGTATGCGATTCCATGTAATTCATAATATATGCACCTTGTTGTTGAGCTAATAAATAACGTTCAGGATTATCTCGTTTCATTGCTTCAACCATTCGATCAATGATAGTAGTAGTTTCTTTATTTGTATTATTCACTTGTTGTGCATATTCAGCATATTGTTCGTCAGTTGGATGCATTTGATCAACATTGGTTGAATCGATTGATTTTGTTTCGTCGTTGCTATTCATCATTTTATTTTATAATCTTTATGTTTCTTTTATATGACTTCGTTATCAATTTCTCTATATATCTCAATATTGGATGTCGATTTTTATTTAAGATATATAAAGGGAAAGATATCAACTTTTAAAAACACAATCAACGCTTAAATTACAATTCCCATATATATCAACAATCAAAATGATGACTATGAATGCATCCGACGAAGATGAATATTCTCAAGATGAATGTATTAGCAACAATGAAACTTTTCAAGAATTGATTAATGATGTTTCTTTATCATTTCCTAATCAACCATATTATGATTTAGATTCAGATACACTTTATTTTCCCTGGAATTATAATCATTCTCTTGATCCTGAACTATTTTATTACAATGGAAAAATCATTCCAAATATTGTTTTTGGATATGCATTTAATTGGAGTATTGATTATCATACATTTCCTTTAGGAATAAAATCAATTATATTTGGAGATCAATTCAATGCATATATTCCTCCTTTTACTTTGCCCAAAACAATTGAAATTTTACATTTTGGTGATAATTTCAATAGACCTTTATTAGGATTACCAGCTGCATTGAAAGAATTGTATTTCTATGGTCGATCTTTCAATAATGAATTACATTTATTAGGTACTCAATTGGAAAAGTTATATCTATCCAAAAAATTCAATAGACCATTACACGATTTGCCATCAACATTAAAACTTATCGAGTTTGGTAACGAATTCAATTGTTATTTAGATTTATCGCATACAAACGTAGAATACATTTCATTCAAATCAAAATTTAATAATACAATAATTTTACCTGAAACATTGCAATCCATTATCTTTGGAGATTCATTCAATCGAATATTCAATATACCACAAAATTTAAGACATTTATATTTTGGAAAGAATTTCAATCAATCGTTTGAAAAATTATATAATCATACAAATAATAACTATCAATTAGAGAAGATTGTATTTGGGGCAAAATACAATTGTCCAATTGATTCTTTACAGAGTTTTCAAAATTTGCAATCAATTGTATTTAACGAAAGATATACACATGTTTATCCTTTTGTTCCACAAAGTATGAAAATGATACATATTCCAAAATCAAGATTTGATGAAGTTAGATATCTAGAAACAAGACTTTTGATATTCAAATTTTAAATGAATACATCTGTCGTTTACGAATTTGACACATCTCAAGAGGTAACTATTGATACCAGAGATTATATTTGTATGAATATTGAAGCTATAGGTGCTGGAGGGGCAGGCGGCAATTGGCATCAATCAAAAAATATTATTTTTCCAGGAGGAGGTGGTGGCGCAGGCCAATATATTTATCTTGCAAATATTGATGTTGCAAATGAAGATGAAATGGCCATTAATATACGAATTGGTGCTGGTGGAAATGAACATTCTCTCAATGGTGAATTAACAACTATACATTTTGATAAATACACAGTTGAAATTCGAGGAGGACAAGGGAGTACAAGTAGTATTGGTGGTTTAAGTGGCCAAGATAATCCTAATCTTGCAGATGGAATAGTATTTACAAAATTTGCACCACAAAGAGGACGAGATGCAACAATCTCTCATGATATGAATAAAGCTTTTGGAGGAGAAGGTGGACATGTTATTTTAACACAAGGTGGATGTGTTCAAGGTACAGCATTGTCACCAAATGGTATTCGTGGCGGAGGAGGATATGGTGGTAATATGTTTAAACCTGCAGGCAAAGGTGGTAATGGATTTGTACGTGTAATTCTTCATAATGAAAAGAATTTAACATTGCCACAATCATAAATTGAATTTTTTTCAAAAAACTTTTTATCTTTTTTGAAAAAAATATATTTCTTTTCTTAATCTTCTTTATCATCCATAAAATCTTTTGGTGGACCTTTCATTATTTTTACTCCAGAAGCTGGTTGTTGTGTATTCGTTGTACTACTGGAAGAATTATTGCCAATAACACTACTCATAATTGTTTTACTTCCAATAAAGATAATTGTATTGATTACAATCATCATTAATAATCGTACTTCTACAGGCATATTATTCATTCCACTTAAATATGTCTTTTCTCCTAATTCTACTAACAATTGATCATATTGATCCATATAAGTAGAATGACATGCTGCTAATCCTTCAGCACTTTCAAATTTGAAATATCGTACAAGCATTACTTCCAATCCCATAAATCCCATGGTTAAATATTGTTTGTAACTATTCACACTTGCATCCAATTTTAAATTTCGTAAAGTATCATCATATGCACTTTGCATCATATCAACATCAGAATATTCTGTAAATTCAGGAATAGATTGGCCTTTGTATCCTTTCCGAAGAATATTAAAACGAAACAATAATTCTTTTCTACGTGTAGCAACATCTTGTTCATTTTGTTCTTTTTTGATTTTATCTGAATCAACTGTATTAAGGCTTGGTGGAATAAATGTAGGATTATTATTATTTATATTATTTTCAGTAGATTGAGTTGGTAATGTTTCCTGATGCTCATCAGATTCATCATCATAATCATATTCTTTTTCATCATCATCGTAATCATCTTCATCCATATCACTTTCTTCATCAGCTACATCGTCATCATTATTATTTGTATTATTGTTATTATTGTTATTATTGTTATAACTATTATTAGATGTTAATGTTGTTGACACTGAAATTGGTGCCTGCACATGAGCACTATAAGCATTGTTATTGTTGTTTGTTGTATTTGTAGTCATAGCTTTCAATTTTTCTGTTGCATTCATACTATCATATTGTTTGGTCCGCAATTCTGGTACTACTTTATCTTTATTTTCTAAAAGTTCTAAATACAATACTGGCATTGGTTTAAACTTTATTGGTGGAACTGGATTTTGTCGAGCCAATGGATGTTTAGTAACAATTACCTTTTTATCTGTATTCTGCATTTTAACGATTTGAGCATTATTCGTTTAAGGCCATAAAAAATAAACAAAAAATTTTTATTTTTATTTTGTTTATTTTACATTTATTTGTTTTTTTTATTGCAATTGAACATCTTGTTCCCATGTCAAAAAATCTAATAATCCACTTGCAATTTCTTCCAAATGTTCACCAATACCAACAATAAAATTGGATTTACTTTTCGTGTCACCTGTCACAAATACATTTGCTAATGCAATCAAAGCTTGTAATTTTACTACTTGATTGTTATATTCTTCTGCAGTATAAAATTCTAATGAATAATCTGCTAATCCATTGTTTTGTTTTATAACAGATAATATATCTATAAAATGTTTAACTATAGGATGCAATGCTAATTCATTATATGAACGAATTCCTAGTAAAATATTGTTTAATATTATTGTATATTGTTGTGAAATATATTCTTTTCTATCTTCGATATATGTATCAATATATGTATCATTTGAAACATTTCTTACTTTTGATAACTGATGTGCAACAGAACCTATAATATCTAATTGTTCTGACCATAATTTCAAATTGTCTAATCCTTGTTCTATAGGATTCAATCTTAAAATTTCAGCATCCATATTTGCTATCAACAATTCAATATGAAATGTATTTGCAACATCAATTACATGATCACCCGAATTATTATAATTTGAAAGAATTGTTTCAAAAGAAATATTTTCTGGTAAACTTGTAGGAAAATTCATAAGAAGTGCTTCTATATTTGTTATGGTTTCTAATGATGCAATATCATCTTCAGTAAATTGAATCATTCCAGAATTAGGTTCATTGACATATACAGGCGAAACATTTTCTAAATTCAATAATGATAATTCTGATTCATCTGTTGGTTGAATACGAATAGTATTGGGATTTATTACATCATAATTTTTAGCTGTAAACTTTTGTCTTTTTTGAACATCAAGTGGTTGTATATCCGCAGGCAATTCGGCGTCATACTGATTCATATTACCAGCAGTACGTAATGCAATCATTGAATTGAATATATTAATATTTTGTTCCCAATCTAATACACGTATCATACAAAATTGCAATCTGCCAAGATATGCTCCTAAAGATTTTACAGTATTTTTAGGACTTGACAAATATTTTCGTATTAATCCAGATAATGAATCTACAATTCCTTTCGCTGTTTTATATTCTGTAACATTATACAATAAATTTTTCTGCAATGTATATTTATTGGAAATATTTTTGTTGATTATATCAAAATGTTCTAATATTTCTTTTAATGTTATACGAATATTTACTTGTGTATGACTAACAAGTTGTTCAAGTGCATCCAAATATTCAGTTGTCAAGAATTGTTTATTAGAGAGAATTGTCTTTTCGATATTTGATTTTTCACTTGCTGATAAATTATTCGATGGAACAACAAGTGATAATTTATGTGCAGCTAATGGAATAAAATATTCTATTAATTTCAATAGAATTATTAAATCGGAATCATTAGGTTCTGGTTCAAAACTAACAACAATATCAATGATTGTTGATATATCACTTGGATCATTTGCTACAATTGGTTCATTTGAATCAGCAATGGATGTAGAATAAATTTCTTCAAATTCAATATCTTGAGGAATATGAATTTTATATTCATTTTCATTTGTTAATATATTATCTACTGCAATAAATTTTATTAAATTGTACACATTCTTAGGAACAATTACAGTATCAAATTGTTGTTCAGCAATATTTGTTGTAAGTCTACTTTCCAACATTGGGGATACAGGAGTAGGTGTTCTAGTTATATCAAAATCTTGTCCTTCTTCTATATAAGAATCACTAATATTTATGATTTGTTCACGGTCTTTCAAAAAATTGATTGCATTTTTAATTCTCTGTTTTACATAATATTCACAATTGTATCCAGCAATTATGTTTACCATATATGTATTACTACAATATATATCATAATCTAATTTTCTATATGCTTCTTCAAGATCTACAATAATTTGCTCCACAATATTAGAATTTTCTTCAGTTTGAGCATCAATAGCTAATTTTAAGATAAGTGCATATTTGAAACTCATTGACAATTTATATAAATATTGCAATTTCAAAAAAGTTGATACAAGTCTATTTTGTGTTTCTCTGAATAGATTAATTTTATCTAGATCACCGGAGGATAACAAAATATTTTCGTATAAATGCATACGATGTACCATTTTAATGATTGCTATCAATTCTAATACAATAAATTGTAAATCTTCATTACCATGATATCCATTGAGTATAGAATTTGCTAATTCATCAAAATTACGTTCTATATCTAATGATTTTAAAACATCATCCGAAAAATATTCTTCTGCACTTTCTTTGTTATATACAATTGGGTATTGATGTCCTTGGATTTCATAATCATATTTAGTTGGTATAGAATGATCATCTGAAATATCAATTTCGATTTCTGGATAATTCATATCTACTAATTTCAATTCATTTATTTGATCAAATACTAAATCATAATCAATATTATCTGGTCCAAGTTTTTTATCCATTTCATCTAAAATCTTTGATTTATTATCATGTAAATATACTTGAGTATTTTCAACAATGCCAGTATCATTAACATTAGAAATATTTAATTCATTGTCTGTATCACTAATACTATGAACAAAACTAATATCAATTGGATCAACAATCGGACTAGGCATATCTACCAATGATTTAGGAGATGCAATCATTTCTTCAACTTCTTCATCTTCGGGAGTTATTACGCGAGTTACTTTTTTTTTAGTTGTATTAAATTTGCTTGAATAAGTACTTCTCTTACTTCTTTCATCAAATCAAGATAAATTAAACTTCGTTTATCTTTGTAATTTGCAAACCGTTTAATTAAAATATCATCCAATATATCAATAGCACCATTTATGTATCTTTCGAATTTCAAAGTAGCATTATTAGATGGATTTTCTAAACTACGATATGCTCTTGACATATTTGTAATAAATTCATGTATACCTTTTAGAAATAAACTATACTTTTGAATTACTGCATTATCTATATTGTTTTCGTCATAACTATTTTTTAATGCTTCATATTGAAATTTAATTGTATCAAATTCATTATCGAAATCAAATTCATCTTCTTTAACAAATGAAGTTGCTGGAGTTAACACGTCATGCTGAGAAACATCAAATACCGATGTCACTGAACTTTCTGGTGTGGTTGGAAAGACCATACTTGACATAGATTCACGAGTTGGATGTTTGGATACAGATTGTTGTTCAAACTGTGATATTAGACTTTTTCTAGTTGTACTATCTCCTGTTTTTGATGTTATTTGAGAAAGTGGACGACTGCCTGGTGCTGCAGATCTTGAAAAATATGAAGGTGGTGCACGAGAGATTGGAGTTTGTCCTCTAGGAGGAGATGATGTTGGTGGAGTAAATTGAACTGTTCTTTGTGGAGTTTGTAATTCTTGTAAACGTTCTTCTTGTTGTCGTATTATATTCTCAATATTTCTTTTAGCAGCAGATTTTTCTGCCGGTGTAGCAGCTTGTGGTGCAGCAGGTGTAGGAGTAGAACGAATTAAACTTTGTGATGATTCATAATATCCACCTGCAGGAGTAATTTCTGCTTCAGGCAAATTATCACCACCTGGAGTAATTAATTGTTCAACTACTTGAGGAATAGGTTCTGAAATTCTCTCTTCAGGATGTTCTATTTCTTCTTCAGGTTGAGGTGTAATTAATTGTTCAACTACTTGAGGAATAGGTTCTGCTGCAATTTCTTGTGGTACTTCCTCTTCAGGTTGTTTTACTTCTTCTTCAGTTTGTACACCTTCAGTTACTTGAACTGGAGCTGCACTAGGTGCAGGTGTAAATAATGAAGGTTGCGGAATAACCTTTTTGCCAATTGATTTTGCTGCACTTGATAAAGAAGATAAAAATCTTTGTGTTGCACTAGGAGGAGTAGGTGTTATAATTGTAGGTTCAGCATCTGTTTGTGTGTCAGCATTTATAGTAGATCTTTGCAATAAAGTTGGTTGTGATGGACGAGTTTGCTGAATTTGAATTTGTTCTGGTTGAGTTTGTCTTGATGGCAATGGCTGAATTGGTGATAATGGTCGTGGCTGTTGAATTTGAATTTGTTCTGGTGGCTGAGGTTGTTGATATTGAATTTGTTGAATTGGTGATAATGGTTCTGGTTGATATTGGATTTGAGTTTGAGTAGGTTGAATTTCTCTTGGTTGAAATTGAACTTGTCGTTGTCTAGGTTGTTGATATTGCATTTGTGGTTGAACATCTCTTGATCTAGTTTGAGTTTGTGTTTGTGTTCCTCTTGGTAAATATTGAGTTTGTGTTTGAGTTTCACGAATACGTGTTGGTTGTTGAGCAGTTGTTCTTGGTTGCAAAGGTTGTACAGGTGTAGGTGGAGCATATGGATAATAATTAGGTACAACAGCTATAGTGCCATCTGGATTATAAATTGTTTGTACATTTGCTGGTATGACTGGATATGGATATTCATTATGAACCATACCTGGATAACGACGAGAATCTCTAAATAATGCATTCTTGATCACACCTAATAATTCATTTGATTTTGCTGGACTTTGATATTCTACAATTTTACGAATGTCATCAAGTGTTTTAATATCTCGTGTATGAGGATCTTTAGCTAAAACTTTTTGTAATTCATCAAATGATCGAATACCTCTTGCTTCCAAAAATTTAGACAATTCATCAATTGTACGTATACCTGCAGGAGATTTATCACGACGTAATATTGAAAGAAATTCTTTGATTGTATTATCTTCACTACGTGGAAATATATCTCCATTTTTAAGAAGAATATCATTGATTTTTGATTTTGCCTTTCGTAATCGTTCTTTTTCACTATCTACAGCATTTCTAGTTTCTTCCAACATTCGAATTGTTCTATCAACATCTTTTTCTTTATTATCTGCATCATATATATTACGACGAAGTAATTGCAATTCAGTATTATCACGTTCAATACGAACAAAATCATTTGGATTAGTACGTCTTAATCGACGATCAATATCTGCAACTTTTGCATAATTTGCTTGACGTTCTTTATGTAACTTTTCACGAACAATTTGCAATCCATCTTTGTGATTTTCAATTTCTCTAAGCTGATCTTCTTTTTCATAAATAATCTTGTCAATATTTTGTTTTTCTAAATGTAATATTTTATCTGTTTCTTCAAGACCTTGTATTGCACGTAAATTATTTGGTCTTTTTAATAAATTTCTACGATCATCTTTACTTTGTTCATCTAAACGAGTTAATTCCGTGAAATATCTTTTATTAAGTGCATCAATTTTAGCTTTTTCTTGTGTTTGAATAAGTTTCAAATCTGTAGTTAGAATATCATTCTTTCCTGCACGTAATGGTATTTGATCCAATGATTTCAATTTATTCATTCTCCAAGCATTCACTGTATTTTGAATAGCATTGAATGGAATCTTTTTTGTTTTATCTGTGATATTGTATGCACGTGATGCTTCAAAATCAGCATAACATTCTGGTCCACAAAATACAGCTTCATTTATATTCACTTTATTAATTGGTGCTGCTTCATCTACATATTTAGTGCGAATAACATCTTCTGGTTCAATATTTTCTTGACAATTTTCACAAATTGGAGTAGGTTCATTTAATGCATCTACAGCTAATCGTTTTGCTTCTAAAGGTGCAACAACTTCAGGTGGAGTAAGTAATTGAATAGGTTGTGTTTTTATAATTTCTTTCCATTGTTTGACTTCTGGATAAAGTTTTTCTTTTTGTGGATTAAATGCATTGGCGACAGCTGCCATTTTAGTAGCAAATTCTCCAAGATTTGTACTTTGTGCAATAGCATTAATGGTTACAGCTTCTGCATGTTGTTTTGGAAGTTGTGTTAAGGTAGATAAATATGATTGCATACGTGAAATATAAGGTGTAGCAAATGGTGAATAAATTGGTATATCTATTGTTGGACATTGTGCCATTTTGAACCATGCACACATATCTTCATAATCTTTATCTTGTAAAATATATAACTGATTTGAATCTTTAAAGATTACTGCATGTTTGTATCCTGCAACACGTAATGCATTGATAATTTTACTTGCATTACATGCATATGTTGCACCTCCTTCATTGAATGTTGTACACATAAGATACCAAAATTCATCAGGTGGCACAAACCAATTTTGATTAGTTTGTTTAATTTGTTCATATTCACTTGACAATATAGGAATATATTGTTTTGTATTACAACAACCTGGTCCAGAAAGTAAATTTATTTTAACTTCCCGATTCATCCACGGTTTATATTTGAAATGTAAAATGCATTGAGGATATGTTTTTCCTGTAGTATAATCAATTGGCGTTTGGGATGCAGTAATATCTCTAAATCTTGGTCTTACAGATGATGTGTTTCCCATTTTTATAAGATAAAATAATTTTTAAAAAAAAATTAAACAATTCTTAAATAGAAAATGTCGCAAATATTTATGGCGGACTGTATTCGCCCAATTTATCTTATGGAAGATGAAAGGAATATACAATTATGTGGATTATACAAAGGAATTGTAGTCGGAGCTGTTATATTTATATTAGGTTTATTAATCACATTAATGTTTACAATACCTTATCGGAATTTATTTATTGTCTTCTTTACATTATTAAGTATAACATCTATTGGTCTTGTATACAAATGGAATATGAATAAATGGACTGCTTATCGTTCAATTGCTGAAACATTAAAAGAACGAGGATTAACTTCGTTTCAAATTATTATGTTTATATCTCAATTGGATGCAACATCATATCCAGGAGTAACAGGATCGGCATCATTTTCATCATTAGCAGGAATAATTACATAAAGTAAAAGAAAGAATAAAACAACAAATGTTTGTTATATCTTTAACTATATAAATTGCATTTCAATCTAAAGACATCCAAACCCTTATTTTAAATATACAAAATGGCACCAGAAGCATTGAAAATATTTACTAAAGAAGGATATGCAATCAAATTACTTGTAGAATTAATTCAAAAATCAATTACAAATACAGGTTTCTTTTTTGTTACAGAAGATGAAATACGTTTCGAAGGTGTCGATAAATCCAACAATAGTAAATTTATTTACGTTATATTGAAGCGTATTAATTTTCCTAAATATTTTTATAATAAAGAAATTCTAGGCGAACGGTTTGTGATTGGTGTAAATATTGCATATATGTATACCATTTTAAAAGGCGTTCGTAAGAAAGATTATATTACATTAAATGTACGTGAAGATTCATTGGAAGAACTTGAAATATGTGTACATCATGGAGGAGAAGAAGAAAGTAAAGCTACAGTTAGTTATTTAGCTATGATTAAACGTGAAATTATACAAGAATCACAAAACACACAATTATGTTTCGATTTATATAATGATAAGGAAGCGATTACTGTAGATGTCGCCGAATTTCAAAAATTAAAACCATTAGGCAAGGAAGGACTTATACAAGTCAAGAGTAAACCTAGATATATTAAATTTGAAGTAAGTAATCAAACATTATATTCCAGTAATGTACATTTTGGAGAAATTAGTTCACAACATACAGATACTCCATTTCTAATACAAAATTATGATATTGGTATAATTTGCAATATTGTCAAAACAAGTTCAATTTCAAAAGATGTTAAAATTTATAGTTCATATGATAGTCCATTACGATTTACATTATCTATAGGACCATTAGGCACAATGGATATATTTATCAAAGCATCAACATCATCCACATAAAAATAATAAAATTTTTTCAGAAAGTTTATATTACTTTATGAAAAAATGTTTATCGAAGGCAATATACTTACACCTATTCAATTAAATGTAATTGTTTTATTCTTCGAAGTAAAATATTTGTTTTTTTTTGATATATATAATAGTATTTAAAAATAAATTCTTTATGGTAAAGAATGCATATAACATTATCTTCTTCTCCTGTAGAGGATGCAATGCCTGTAAATTCATTTAGTCAAGTGACATCTATTACTTTTGATAGTGAATCTAACTGTATTATACCCACATTGTCACAGTGTGTAAATTTACACACTGTGACAATTGCTTCTGAGTATGGAAGTCGAAATATCGATTTTCTTCCTTTCACAATCAAAACTTTGATTTTTAAAATCCCAATTGCAGGATACAAATATGATTCTTATATTCTAAAACGTATCAAACGATTTACAAATCTTGAACATTTAACATTAGGCGAGAATTTTACACAACCAATAGATGAAATTTTTGATGTTCCGTTTCCTCATTTGAAAACATTGATCTTTGGTGTTGGGTTCAATCATTCAATTAGCTCATTAAGCAACTGTCCTAATTTGCAAACCATAAAATTTGGCAAATATTTTAATCAGCCAATTGATGCCTTGAAGCACTGTACTGGCCTAAAAACTGTTATCTTTGATGATAATGCATTTAGCTTGGTGCCTATTGCATCGTCAGGAGACTGTTCAGGACATATTGGTTTACCCTCAAGAGAATCATTTAGTCAATTCATTGAAATCTTGAAAACATTGCCCTCGCTTGAAGACATTTATCTACCATCTGATTACATTGGCAATATATCTTCATTTTCTCCCAATGTAAATATTCATCTATTAGATAATTTTATGAGACAATGTTAGGTTTTAACGTGTGGTAAAATGATTCGCCCACATAAAAAATAACAAAATTTTTTCAGAAAGTTTACATTACTTTCTGAAAAAATGCTTGTCATGATAAATACACAAATAATAAAATCATTTGTGTATTTATAATGTCGATTGATTTGTTACAATCAGTTTTGGAATTAGATTATCCATCGTATGATTCGATGCTGCCTGATCTTTTTGATCAACCTCACTCTGCACTTCCAATATATGAAGGAATGCATGATATATTTGCACATTATCCACAAATCGTAATAGATGTTATAGGTACTATACGTACAAATGAATTGATTCAATATATTTATCGTAGAGATGTCAATTTACAATTGCAATTTCCATTTAATATACGTGCAACAACCAATTTGCATGTTCCATGTGCTGATTATATATCCTTTATTGTTTATCATCATCATTTACCAATCCCACGAGGATTTCTTCCTTTGAATTTATATGCATTAAAAATTACTTCTGATATTCCTTGTCCATTTCATTTACCACAAAATTTAGAATTATTTATTGTTGATGATAAATTTAATTCTAAACTATCTATCTTACCCCAAAAGTTAGATAGTTTATTTTTGAATGGATCATATAATAAACCTATTGATAAATTAGTATTACCATTCAATTTACGTATTTTAGTTACTGGGAAAAAGTTTAATCATCCTATATTACATGATATATTACCAAAGAATTTACATACATTAGTTTTGGGAGATTCATACAATTATTCTATAGATGCAAATATTTTACCTCCGCATCTTCATACTTTAATTATTGGAAGTGGGTATCATCAAAAATTAGTTATTGGATCACTTCCTTCATCATTGAAAATATTTTCAATTGGTAATAATTTTACATATTCATTAGATTCTATTTTGCCCGATTCAATTGAAATATTATTACTAGGAAATAATGTAAAACGATTAAATACAATTCCAAAATCAACAGTGTATATATATGCACCAAATCAAGAATGTTATGATCAATTAACTCTTCTAAATGATGGTATATGTTTTATCGAAAATGAATATCGTACTATTCCAGAAATTTGTCAGTTGATGAATCACTTTCGAATAGTAGTAGCAGATCGCAAACGAAGGAAAAGAAATATGAAAAATAAAACATTAAAGTAAATCAAATGATTTCATATACATTATTAATTGCGATAATTAAAGTAGCTTTCGTTTATAATGATATTTATTTTCTATACACAAGTATGCGTATGTTTTGTAAACCTATATGTTTGATTTGTAATATAATTTATTCGTATACTTGTAAGAAAAAATGAAGTTGTATAAATACAAATAGTATTACACATATAAAGATAAGAAATATGTGTAATATAACAAAATCCATCATTTAATAATCATGGTGTATCGATGTAAATTTATTTTATCTGGCAAACGCGCAGGACAATTGTGTGACATTACAAATTGTAGAAACAAAACACATTATTATAAATCAAATGTTAGAATACCTGTCATTTGCAACATTCAAATACAACGCGGACCACGAAAAGGACAACCTTGTGGCAAAAAAGATTGTAAAAAACATAACACATCTAATCTTGATAATGATGATACTAATGCATGTACACACATCATTACTCGAGGCAAATACAAAGGAGTAGAATGCGGAAAAACAAATTGTGCTAAACATTATAATATTGGAGTAAATCATCCAGAATGTTTATGTGAACATATATTGGCTCGCGGAAAAAATAAAGGATTTTCTTGTCATAAATTATTTTGTCCAAAACATGATATAGCTGTAGATCAAATTGGTGATCGTTGTGTACATACAAATGCCGAAGGTAAAGTGTGTAAACGATTATTATGCATGAAACATGATCCAAGATTTATTCCAAGATATCAACAAGTTGGACCAATTATCCAATTTGATGTAAATTCATCAAATAACAGATATATTAGTGGAAATGATGCCGACGGCGAAGATTATACTGATAATGAAAGTTCAAATGAAGATGAAGAAAAAGATATTGAAGATGAAATTGAAGAACAAAAAGACGAAGAAGAACAAGAAATTGAAAATGTGATTGAAGAGAAAGAAAATGAAGGCGAATCAATTTTGGAAATTGAAATAATTACAGATGGCAATACATCTTCAGAAATTGAAATAATTGAAGATACAACAGATGATGAACATACTCCAATTGTATCTGAATGCAAAATTGATGATATTCCAATTGTTGAAGTATCTCAGCCAATTGAAACTACAATATCTTCTTCTATTTCTATTCCTACTATTAACAAATCAAAATCTTCTCGGCCTTCTAATCGTGCAACAAAATCAATTAAAAAGAAACTTCCCCCATTACCTAAGCGTAAAAATGAAACAGATATGATGAAAATTATGAATGAAAAGCGAAAGAAACGTGACAGTTATAATCCATCTCAAAATTCATCTGGAAAAAAATCCAAGAAAGAACAGCATCCACTTCTTCATCAATATGAATTGCCCGATGAACGTACAAACAAACATGGAGAAGATCTCGATATAGAACATTATCGATTAGATCAATTAGGTGTTGATTATTATTATGAAAATGAAGAAGATAACAATCAACGATACAATAATGAATATGATTTGAAGGAACTTTTCTGTGAAATAGAAATTGAGGAAGATATTGATTCGGAAGATGAAGATTATATAGAATTAGATGAAACAGAAAAAGAAATAAAGAAACAATTTGATGAAGAATACTTTGCATGCAAGAAATTAGCAAAACAATATTTCAATACATGTGATACAGATTATATTCCTGATCGAGAAAATTTATTCAAAGGTTATCGTAATGAATTTAGTTGGGGTGTATATCCTATGCCAATGCATTATAAATTAAATCCAAATGATGAAATTGAAAAATTCTTTTATCCTTATGAAACGCGTCAATGTTCATATCGTTCATTGGATAAAGAAACTAGATGTATTGAAGTGTGTACTATGAATAATATTCGATGTCGTACACATTCAATGTATTTAGGTAAGAACAATAGTTGTTTAGAAGGAGAACATCCTGAAAGTTTCAAACATTATCGGCAATGGTTAGAGAAACGCAGACAAGTTTTATATGATATTAATCATAAATATAAACCACATTGGTATCGCTCGGAATTCAATTCATGTAATGCGAAAACTTTATTTCATTATAGAACAGAATTGGCAAAATCATATGTTCCTATATCTACTAGCAACAATGAAATATGGGATACAATACAAAATAAAATTAAAGAATCTGTAGATCTTCCTCTTGATATTGAAGAATATAGTGCATGGAAAATTCGTGACATCGAACGAAGAAAAAGTTTAGCTTTAAGAAATTTATAATTTGTTCAATTAAAGATATTATATTACTACATATAATTCACCTTTTTGTTGTGCAAAAGAAATTTTTTTTATTAAGCACACACATATAATATATCTACAATAAAAATGAAAATAACAACAAATTTACCACCATTATGTTCAACTGTTTTATATAATAAAATACCTACATATAAAAATTATATCAAGTATAAGGATTATGATCTTTATAGGCCTCGAGCAATTACTAGTTATGGTATAATTCTCTATACAATCAAATTTAATAAGATTATGTTTCAAATTGTTCAACGAAGAGATACTATAGCTTATATTAATTTTATACGAAGTCAATTGTCTTCAAAAGAAATAGCTAAATATGTTCGTTTAATGACATCAAGAGAACAACAACGTTGCATATATGCTTATCGAAATAATGATTTTTCTTTTGTTTGGAATGATTTATGGGTTGCACATTCTAAAATATATTATGATGAAAAAGAAAAGAGTGAATTTATCTTTATGAAGAATATGAATAGATGGATTGAAGAATTCGAATATTGTCAAGAACATAATATATGTAATACTCTTACTTGGGGATTTCCAAAGGGTAGAAAATTTCGTAATGAAACTGAACTTGAATGTGCACTTCGTGAATTCGAAGAAGAAACAACAATTCCACGTTCAAAAATTTCATTGTGGAATAGTCCACCTTGTGAAGAAATATATTTTGGTACTAATGGTCTTCCTTATCGTACTATATATTTCCCAGCATATATCAATTATATGCCATCCATACCAAAATTCATACGAGATGGAAATTTGCCTTACATATCTGAAGAAATTGCACAAACTAAATGGATTCGATTTAATGAACTTGAATTACTTGATGCAGCTAAATGTAATATATTGCATCTATTGCATTCAAATATAAACAAATATTATTACAAAATGTGAAAAAAAATGTTTTCATCATTTGAATGTTTAAACATTTGATTGTGCAAATTACAAGAAATGAATATTATATCCTTTTTCTCTTCTAGATCAGAACAAGGTATTGCCGGATTGTGTGCATTAAAACCATACAATCCTCTTGATAATAAACAATATGCATTCAAATTATCGAAATATCCAGATACAGTTATTGAAAATGAATGTCGTATAATGGATACATTACATGAATTGCCAAATTATCTTCGTAAAGTTAAAGAATTTCATGTAAAAGTTACACGTAAGTTTTTACGTTCGCCATCTAAGGAAAATTTTCATCCTAAACCTAAAGAAGAAACATTTTCTCGATTGGTTGTGATTATGGAATATATTCCAGACGAAGATGCACATGCATGGATGTCGAATACAACTTCAATTGCTGCACATACATCGTTTACGATTCAATCCTTATATGCATTATTAAATGCACAACAATTATGTAAGTTTACACATTATGATATTCATTTAGGAAATATTTTCGCTAAATCTGTAGATAATAATACTATTCAAGTTTTAAAAGGAGTCAACAATGAAAATATTTTAATTCCTACATTTGGAAAAATTCCAATTATCTTTGATTTTGGAAACTCGTATGCTGAAATTGCACTTACAAAACACACACCATTTTTCAATTCAATTCACTTTTATCAATATGGATTTGTATCTGGTATACCAGATAGAATTTTCGATATTCATCGTTTGTTAGAGAATGTATTTAGTACTTCTTCAACAGATTTATACAAATATTATGCAATCCTTATGAATGATTTCGTAGATATGAATATATGCAAACGAACAGGTTGGAAAGAATTGCCTACATTTGATATTTGTGAGAATGTATTCAAACTTATTGAAGCAAATTGCAACAAAGATATTACAAATATTTTTGGTGATCATATAACATTAGGTCCATTTCTTGATTTATTTACACGAATGATTCCTATAGTAGGAAGTGATATAAATGAAGATGCTCCAGATTTTTCATTGAATATTAATTTATTATTTGAAACACTCAAGAATGAATGTAAAATTAATTATCATCATTTACAAGAAGAAATATTTTTGGAGAAACTAAATATCATCATAATTAATATTATGAGTGGTAAACAAGATATTTATTCTGATAATTTAATTTTATCTATTCAAAGTATTGCACTTGAATTAGGAAAGGTATATCGACGAGTACATGAATTATATATACAAAATGTTCAAAGTAGATATCCAGATTATATATCATTTCAGCGAACTATTTTACTTTTGATTCAAAATATTACACCTGCATTTACATATATTGCAAACACTGAATATGAATTTTTATTAGGTTCAAATAGTACAAGAAAGTTAATATTGACATCTGAACAAGTAAAAGAAATGAATGAATTGCCATTCATACATAAATCGAAAGTAATTGCTCATCTACTAAATTGAATTGAAATAATTTATAAATAAAAAAAATGAATGATGAGTAAAGAAGTCATTATACTTTTTTATTTATAAACGGAAATGGATTATGATACTACTAGTATTCGATTGAAATTTATTGGCAAAATAGCCAATGGACAACGAATTAATACAACTAATTTGTCTATTGTATCACCTGGATGGATATCTACAATTTATCGTATAACATTGGGAGAATCACGTAAACATACATTAACTTTTATATCTGATACAATTGATCGAGCAATCGAATTAATGACATTATCACCTATATATAAAGATGATATTATTCATGATCTTCTTGCAAGCGAAAATGGTATGAAAGCATTATGTTATACATATAAAGATGATTTGCATTTTGATTCTAGTATGAAAAATATTATAGAACGAATTCATCGTGCAACAAATAATAAAAAACAACAACTATCATGATTTAAAATTATTATATAACAATATAAATAAATAAAGAACAATGAGTGGCAATGTAATTATGCTTAATTCAACAAATGTTAATCCTGCAAATGGTTCACTTGTAGGAGATCTTAGTAAAGGAACTGTATATGTTTTGTTTTATGCAGATTGGTGTGGACATTGTACTCGACTAAAACCACAATATCAAAGAAAATCTAAACAATCAGCAACTAATTTTGGAAATAATCGTTTTCCATATCTATTGACAGCAGTAGATTGTACAAATAGAACTACACCTAATCCTGTTGCAAATTTATTATCTAGAAATAAATATAATCAAAATTACTTTCCTTATATTGCTAGATATTGCAATGGAGTATATCATTCAACTTTTGATTCAACAAAAGATACACTTGATTCATTTATTGTTCCTAGATGTTAAAGTGTTGTGTAAAAAAATAAAATAAAAAAATTCATTATAAAAATATTTTTATAATGAATTAAAACTAAAACGAATGCCTAAACAACAAATGCATCCAATTCATAATGTTATTCTTGATTTAGATAATACATTGTTGTATTCAGTTCCTTTAGCGAATAAAGCAGAATTAAAACGTATTGATGATTTGAAAACATATGAATCATTTCTATTAGATAAAGATTATCGTGTATATTTACGTCCATATGTAGATAATTTATTGAGTTTTTTATTTGAACATAAATATAGAGTAATTATATGGACTGCAGCAGATTGTCATTATGGATCATTTATCGTCAAAGAATTAATTAAACGCAATTTGAATCCATATCTTGTGTTATGTAATCGTGCATGTGATCGTAGTCAAACAATGTATGGAAATGGTACATTCAAAAATCTCAAATATTTAGCACATATTGATAAAACAATTGATTTAGATAATACTATTATTGTGGATGATCAACCCGATGTACAAAAAATCAATGGTAAAACTAGAGTTATTCTTGCTCCAGCATTTCTAGCAAAACCTACACAAACAAATGATACTTTTCTATTAGATGTTATTTCTAAATTAGAACAACGATCAGGTGGACATCCAAAGATGATTAATTGGCATGCATTGCAGAAATTGAATGAATGATTTGTATTTTAGTATGTTGAAAGTTAAAGAATACAATAATGTTTTAAAAACGATGAATTATTTATTTTATTCGAAATATTCTCCTATGTGTGATACATTCATTCGACAACTAGGACAAAAAGTAGATCAATTTAAAATGGTTTGTATTGATTTTCCACATATACGAGAAAATATAATCAAATCGAAAAATCTTAAAATTCATACCGTGCCATGTATTGTATTTATTAGAGAAGAAAATGATCATTATTCTGTTCAAAAATACGAAGGTAGTGAATTAAACAATTTTCTAAAAGCAACAATACCGAAAGAACAAGAAAATAATAATCAACAAGAATATATCGATCCATTTGATATGATCGATAGTAATGAAAATAATGAAGAAGATGAGCAGTTCGATGATGATATACCTATTGCAAAGAAATCACGTGCTAAAAGTATAGCATTGGATATGCAAGAAAATCGAGATATTGATGCGCGACCAAAGCCCCCTCCAAATTCTGGAGGAGATGCTCCTGTTCCTTCTACAACAGATTTAACAGAAGATATTCCAGATATTTCAAATAATCGTAATCCATCAACATCTCGTGGAAAAGCACAAGTTAAAAATGCTGCAAGTCAAATGGAATTAGAACGAAGACAAGCATTAGACAGAGAAGATCCACGTAAACGAATGAGTGTAGGTAGATAAAAAACATTTTTCATCAAATGAAAATATACTAATTATTAAGGGAAATTGAACCCTGGGTATATATTTTTCATTTGATGAAAAAAAATGATCATTTATAAAATAATCATATGGATATAATTTTACTCTCATCAATATGCCTTTAGTTAATACAACTATTGACGTTGAACATTTATCCATATTTGCACTTACAACAGCAAGATCAATACCAACAGAAGAAACATCATCTTCTTCTTCAAATGAAAATTATAATGATAATCCTAGATTCAAACAATTAAATTATAGTTACAATGATGATATTGATCCATCCATTATGACAGATATTATGAATAGAACATCCTTTGCAGTTTCATTAATGAAGCATCAAGCTATATCTATTCGTTTAATGGAAGAAGCTGAAAATAATTCATTAACTCCTATTGATACAATTTACAATAAAACTGAATGCAAAGTACATATTAGAACAGCAATTTTAGGTAATAAAGTTGGGAGTGGTAAAACATTTTGTGCTATTTCATTAATTTTACGTAATCGTTTTACACCTATAAATATTTCTTCTACAAGTACAAATAATGCATGTTTTGGAGGATTGGCAATCACTCAAACAATTACTAAACCTTATATTGATACAACAATTATTCTTGTTCCTGTAACTATATTACATCAATGGCGAACAGAAATTGCTAAATTCGGCAAAGATATAGCATTAATTGTTTCTACAAATGCAGAAATGAATCAAGTTATTCAAAAAATAACACATAATGAAACATTACCACCTATTATTTTATGTAGTTCTTCATTTAGTAGTTGGATTGAAAATTATAGATTCAAACGTTTAATTATGGATGAAGTGAATACATTACAATCATCACTTCGATGTACTATTTATGCAAATTGTCAAGATTTCAAATTTATTTGGTGTTTACAAGCAGATATGAGTATTAGATATAATATGCAAAGATCGACAAGAGTTGTTAAATTTTCAAACTTGATGTTTACTTATCAAATGTTTAGTAAACATATTGCAAGAATTGTTATGCCATATGATCCCTCAGATGAATTTGCATCAAATATTCATCGAAAAGAATATCTTATTAAGAAGAATGTATTGTTGAATAATAATGATATGTTATCATTATTAGATGAAAGTATTGTTAATCAAATGAAACAATTCTCTTATGAGGCTGAAACAGAAGGTGAAAATGTAATTGAACATCAAAAGAAATTATACAATCAACGAATAGTAGTACATAATAGAAATATTCAAGTAGAATTACTTCTCAAACCTGAAATAACATTGGAACAACCAAACGAATTTATTCTTGCACAACAAAAATTAATTGAAGAATTGAATTCAAAAATACGTTTAATTGATATTAAATTAATGGAAGCATTAACATCTGAATGTAAAATTTGTTGTGAACTCAAACACAAATCGATTATTACACCATGTTGTTGTGATATGGTTTGTCTAGATTGTGTTTTTAGTATTACACGATCTAGATATGAACAAAGAATAGTACCTTGTCCATTCTGTCGTACACCTATGAATTTACCAACATTAACAATTTACAAAGGTACTTTGAAACGTAAATCTCCAGAACGAAATACAACAACTAATACTCCAGAAGAACCTCAAATATTAACTCGTCCTGAACATATTAATAATATTATAGCTGCTAATCCGAATGGCAAATTTATTGTAGCATCTGATGGTTGTCATATGGATCATATTATGAATAATTTAACAAAAGATCCTGCAATATGTCGTCCAGGATCTATTATGAAAAGAGGCGCAACTGCACAAGAATCAATATTAAAACAATTTGCTATGGCCAATCGATTTAAGAAATCTATTAATGTATTATTTTTAACAATTGAACGAAGTGGTGCAGGTGTGAATCTTCAACATGTTACAGATATTATATTTTATCATCCTGTATCAGTATCTATGGCGAAACAATTGATTGGCAGAGGAATACGAATTGGGCGCAGAGCAAATACAGATTTGCATGTTCATGAATTCACCGAAGTATAAAAAAAAGTATGTATAATTTCTTTTTTGTAATAAATAAAATTTTATTTATTACAAAATGCATCAATTGGATTTATTGCCAGATGATATTATGTATAATATAAGTAAATTTAATAATAGAATTGATAATAAAAGTTTGGCTAGTATTTCCAAATCTTCTTATAAAACATATGAAAATATAATTAATTTAATTGTAATTACTGCAGATACAGATTTGACACGACCCTTGAATTTTCAAAGTAATATAAGAATATTAGAATTTGATTATGGTTTTAATCGAATGATTCTTCCTAGTATAATTCCAAATCATATTCATAAAATAAAATTTGGTTCTACATTCAATCAGCCAATTGAACAAAATGTATTTCCAACAAGTTTACATTCATTGGAATTTGGTCGTTCATTTAATCAGCCACTCAATCCAGGTGTATTACCTCAAAATTTACAAACATTAAAATTCGGATCTGATTTTAATAAACCTATTGGTATAGATACATTGCCTAATAGTTTACTCAAGTTAACATTTAATATTGTATCTCTATTTAATCAACCAATCAATCCAGGCGTATTGTCGGAAAATCTACAAACATTAAAATTTGGATATAGTTATAATTATCCTTTTGTTCAAGAAGTATTACCAAAAAGTTTAAAAGTTTTATTTCTTAGTAGTAGATTTAATTATCCTTTAGAAGAAGGAATATTGCCTAAAGATTTACATACATTAAAATTTGGATATAGTTTTGACCAACCGATCCATTTTGGAATATTACCAGAAAATTTACATACATTAAAATTTGGATACAGTTTCAATCGACGTATAGGGGATTTAGGTTTAGCATTGCCAACAAATTTACATACATTAAGATTATCAGATACATTTGATAGTATTATAGAATCAGAAACATTACCTGAAACATTAATTAAATTAACATTTGGTCTTACATATAATCAACCAATCAATCCAGGCGTATTACCAGAAAATTTACATACATTAAAATTTTCAGATGCATTTAATCAACCAATTCGTCCAAAAGTATTACCAGAAAGTCTACAAACATTAAAATTTGGATATAGATTCAATCAACCTATAGGATTGAAAGTATTGCCAGAAAATTTACATACATTAATTTTTGGTACAACATTTGATCAGCCAATTGATCCTGAAGTATTACCAGAAAGTTTACATACTTTAGAATTTGGGTATAGATTTAATCAATATATTCAACCAAATGTAATACCTACGAAATTAAAACGTTTAGTTTTTGGAGAAGGATATTTTAGACCTATAGCTTCTGGTACATTGCCTGAAGGATTGAATACTTTTATACCTAGGTATAAAAGTATGTTTTCTATATCATATTAATAAAAATAAATTCTATTTTGTATATTAAAGTGAGAATATACAAAATGTCTACTCACAAACTAGATACTTTACCAGATGATATTATATATAATATAAGTAGATTCAATACCAGATATGACAATAGAAATTTATCTGACATATCTACTTCATTACACAAAATGTTTGAAAATATAATTAATATAGTTGTAATAACAGAAGATGTTGATTTATCTCAACCTATGGATTTTCCACACAATATAAAAATTATAGAATTTGAAGATAGATTTAATCAAATTATTCCTCCTAATATTATTCCAAATTTTATTTACAAAATTATATTTGGTGCAAATTATAATCAATATATTAATACAAATGTCTTACCGATAAATTTACACACTTTAGAATTTGGATATCAGTTTGATCAATCTATAGATATAGAAATATTACCGGAAAATTTACACACATTAAGTTTTGGACAAAATTTTAATCAGCCTATCAATCCAAATGTATTGCCTGAAAACTTACATACATTGATTTTTGGATTCTGGTTTAATCAGCCTATTCATATAAATACATTATCAGAAAACTTACATACATTAATCTTTGGCAGTAATTTCAATCAACCAATTGATCAAAATGTATTGCCTAAAAATTTACATACTCTTATATTCGGCAGTAATTTCAATCAACCAATTGATCAAAATGTATTGCCAACAAATTTACAGGTATTGGAATTAGGAAATCGTTTTGATCAACCTGTTGCTCCAGGTATATTACCAGAAAATTTACATACATTAATATATAGATTAAATCGAATGATTTTGCCAGGTATATTACCAGAAAATTTACACACCTTAAAATTTGGACTTCAATTCAATCAACCTATTGATATAAATACATTACCAAATAATTTACACACATTAATTTTTGGAATTGATTTTAATCAACCAATTGAAAGAGACGTATTACCTACAAATTTACATACATTAGAATTCGGATATCGTTTTAATCAACCTATCAATCAAGGTGTATTACCTCAAAATTTACGAATATTAAAATTTGGATTTATGTTTGATCAACCATTAGACGAACATATATTACCTGCAGGATTGCAGAATTTATATTTCATGGAGGATTAGATTAATTTTTTTCATTTGTAAAAAAATCTCTAGTGTAAAAATAAAATGCCAATTCGTGGAGTAGACTTTTTGAATCCAAGCAAATTAGGATTTGCACGCAGAGTATTAGGTAATAATCTTATCGATACTTATATTAGAAGATATAAATATGCTGTAAAAAAAGGTAATCCGACTACTGGAATCACACGACGATTCAATCAATTATATGAACATGCAATTGCTCAATTTTATGCCAATAAGAAAAAGGCAAATAAATAAAGATATGTTAATTTTTACTATGTAAATATATATGTATAGTAAAAATAAAGTTATTATAAATGTTTTGTTCGAATGAATGAAGATGTTTCAGGTTTATCTGTCAAGATTGCATTTACTGCACTTTGCGATTTAAGAATACATGTTTTTGGTGCACCTTCTGTTGCAGTATCTAATTCGTATGCTGTACATCTATTGTTTTGTTTACATCTTTGTGCACATTCATCATCAGATGCAACTGTATTTGAACCTAATACATTACCAGTAATACTTTTGCCATCAATTTGAACAAATGATACTGTATCAGTACAATCTCCTCCGCCTGCACATTCTGTAGTTGTTCTTATAGGAATAGATGTTTGTTGAATAGAAGTAATTGTTCCAGCACTATCTATGAATTCAAATTTAGGAAATGTAGGAATATCTTTCAATGTACATGAACCAGAATGAAATTCAGATGCTTTACAATTTGCCGTTTTAGAACAATCAATTGCACAAACATTTGAACTATCTGCGGGTGAAGTTTTGATTATATTTCCATTGGATACACTATAATTTGCTATAGTTGATATAGAACAATTATCTCCTGTACATCCATATCCAAAGAATTTATCATCTCCTGTATCTGTAGGTAAGAAATTATCTAAACAAGGAACTGCTGGACAAGATGAACAATCTTGATAGCATGGTGGACATACTTGATTTGAATCACCAAATGTTAATGATTTGTTATCAGGATCTGTATTGGGTTTTGTATTATCTTCGTCACCTCTATTTTTACGAGAATAATAGATAAGTAATCCGATGATTGTTCCAACAATTGCTACAATAAGCAATCCAGTTGCAATCATGAAAAATGTTTCAGCCATAGTAGTTTACTTTACAATTTAATGCTTAATAAAAAAATAAATCAAAAAATGAATGATGTTATTTGACATCTAATTATTGATGTGTAAGAAAAAAATAAACAAAGATGAATAAATACGAAGAATTAATTATCATTAATGGAACTCTTCATGATAATGATAAATTAAATGATAAACGTTTTCGTAAAGCATTGGATGTATTAACTGAAAAACCACAAAAAACATCCTATTATTCTTCCTCATTAAATATATTAGGTGGAGCATTATTTGTAGCAAGTGGACTAGTTTTGCTACAAAAGTATAAACGAAATTGAAAAAAAATGTAATTATTTCTTTTCATTCATGATGATTATTATTATACACAATTCAATTCAACATGATTATGAATGAACATATACGCGAAGGTGATCTTACTTTTTATGATAATCTTATTACTACAAATGATCATCAATATATAGATACAAACAAATCTGATATGTATATTGTAGATTATTCTGATGTATGTAACAAAGATAAAGATACAAGATTATGCATTGATGAGTTGAAATTAATGTACAGATGGGAAGAAAATAATGGAATTGAAACAATTAATATAGAATTTAGAAATATTGAAGATATGAATAAATATTTATCCACTTTGTACAAAACGATTTATGTTTATTATCGTGCTAAATCCAATGTTTATTTATCTAGTCTTTCATCATTGCCGAATTTATCTTGTATACAATTTGCAGAATCGTTCGATGATAAAATATGCAAACTTCACACATTTCCTTCATTAATATATATAGAATTTGCAAATCCAAATTATAAACACAAATTGAATGGATTGTCTGAATGTTCGAATCTACAATACCTTGTATTAAATTCATCCTATAAAAAAGAAATTCCTATGTGGTTATTGCCTTGTACATTCAAAAATAAGAATGGATCTGCTTCATGGTGGGATCCAGCATTCGATGATAATTCATAATTGTAAATGTCAAAATAAACAAATAAAAATTAAAAAAATTTAAACTTGATCACAATTCAATAAAAGAAAATGTTAGATGTTTTATATATAATGGCTAAGGTAAAACCTACAGAATATAAATATTTTAAATGTATTATAGATAGTATTATTATTCTTTTACCTAACACAAGATTCATTCATTTATTAAATACATTTCAAAATGATTATCCTATTGATTCACATACTATGTTATTCAAATGGGTATTCAAACTTGATCAATATATATGTTTTATAGAAAGATGTTCAACTCCTCCTAAATTTGATATGATTGAAGAACGTTATTCAAAAAATAAAATAGATAAAACAAGATGGGCTAGACCATATTGGAAATTAATTCATATGGTTAGTGATCATATTCCAAGAAATCCTAATGAAAATATTAGAATAGTGTATACTGCATTTGTTGTATCTATTCGACAAATGATTCCATGTGAGAAATGTAGATTTCATATGCAACAATATATAGCTAGTCATCCTATTTTCAAATCATGGAATGATATAGGAGGATATATGGTTGATTTTCATAATGATGTGAATAAACGATTAGGTAAACCAAAATTTGTACGACGTTGAGAAATGAAACCAAAACATTCTATTTAAACATATCATCCATCGAATAGTAAAAATACAAGAATGACACAATTTACTATATTTCGTACAATTAAAGCATTTGTTAATGCACTAGATGAAATATATGGAAAAGATTATAAATCTCTACATATTTATAGTACATTAATTGGAAAGATCAAAATCGATATGAAGAAAAATATTGAACGACATGTTAAATTGCATGAAGAATTTATGCGTGCAAATCAAGCACAAATTGGTTCAAAATCTCTTCCATTAACTATGCCAATTATTGAATATAGTATTAATGCAAATATTCCTCTTAATATTATTATGCTTCAAGCTGATGTAAACAATCGAGATGTTATTTGGAGTCATTTACGCAATGTAGCTGAAGCAATGGGTATAGTTATTACGAATAGTAATTCTGCCTTGCCGACATCAGATATTATGAATAAATTATTACCTGCAGGCAATTCTCAAGAAAATGAATTATTACGTAATTTATTTACATCTACTGAATCTAAAATGAGAGCAAACCCTACTACAGATATGAATTCATTAATTCAAACTGGTATGAGTTCTGCATTTATGGGTGATTTGATGAATGCAGATCCAAAGAAATTATTACGTACAGTAAAGAGTATGTTAGCTAACTTGGATAGTATTGTAGGCGGAGACGACGAAGATGACTCTGAACGTCGTAATACTGCACTCGAATCAGTGGATTAATGTAAAATAATTCAACCTAGGTAATAGAAAAAATAAAAAAATAAAAATAACCTATTATAATACTAAAAACATGGTAACTACTCGACGCACTCCACCTAAACCAGCATCTCCACCAAGACGATCTCCTCGACTTAAATTAAAACCACCAGTTCCAAGACAAGCTACAAGAGCAACTGCACCAAAGAAACCATCTGTTCCTCGTCAAGCAGCAAGAAAACCAGTAGCAGCTCCAGCTGTTGCTCCTCGTCGTTCTCCACGATTACAAGCAGCTGCAGCTACACGAAAATCTCCAAGTGTAGCACGTAAATCCCCAACTACTAAATATAAAGCGCCTGAAGTCTTTTCTGTCTCTAAACCATTTCCTCCAAGAATGAGAGGTTTACAAAAGAAACGTGTTGTAGATGCACGATTAGCTGAAGTATTAAATAAAGCTGCTAGTGGATCTGCACGTATTATTAATAATGTAGTTAGTACTCCTACTCTTAATCGTTTAATCAATTTATATATTAAAAAGTTTATGACAAATAAAGGTCAATTTATTGTATTCAAAGACAAGAAAGATCCTCTAATTAAATGGGTAGGAGAAGCTGGATATCTTACATATTTTAATATTCGTACACCAATATTTGCCAATACATATTCCAAATAAAAAATTACTTTTTCTTATTGATTTATTTTCAAACAAACATTCTTTGAAAATAAAAATAAAATACATTTTACATTACCCATTTTGCTCCACATTTCAAACAAGTAATAAATGTAGTTGATGCTTCATCCATTGAACGAGTTTGTGCTTGAAATGAATGTGTTTTCTTGGATTTACATTTACGACATTCAAATACACCTTCTTCGCTCATTACAGGAGTTTCAATTTCAATTGCTTTCTGATAACAACTCATAATTTCATTTTCTAACTCTTCAATTCGATACATTAATGGAATGCCTTTAGATTTCTTTTGAAGAAAATCTATAATATGATTGTTGGTTTTATTATGTTGAATCATTGATAATACTTCAATCATTTCTTCATAATTATCATTTTCAATAAAAGTTGTATACGTTGGTTCTTTTAACAATTCAAGTTGTTTACTATTGGATAAAGGAGGATGTTCTTCTATTGTAGGAATTTCAATTGAATTTAATATATTAAGAACATTCTTGGATATACGATAAGGATTTGTTTTTTGTGTAGATTGCAATGTATGCAATATTGGTTCATCATCTTCATCTTTGTTTGTATTTGAATGTATATTATGTAATGCTTCGTATTCATTATCTGATGTATCATCATATTCATGGAATTGTGAAATAATTTCACCTTCATCCATTTTATTGTAATATTTGTTGAATGAATATAATATATCTTGCAATAGATAATTTTTCACCTTTACTTTTTGTTTCAATAATATTAATCTTATCGTTCTTACGTTTAGCACCAAATTCTGTATAATGTGCGGCTGCTGCTAATAATTTTGGAGATAATGTAAATAAATTACGCGAATTGTTATGCATATACATTTTTACTTCTTTAAGTAATGTGGCAATATGTGGATTTGCGGCATCTTTCGCTTGATCTCTATATTTTTGTAATTCAGATCGAAATGCTTTTTCAAATACAATATATCTTCTACGATTTATATCATCAAGATCAGATAATGTATCCAATGCTAATTGTTCACGATGAGCAAATGCAACTACAAATGGTTGATCTTCATCAATGTTGTAATCATGTTCATCTTCGAAATTAAATTCATCATCATAATCTTCAACATTTTCTTCTCCATAATAATCATCATTATCTTGATATTTTTCATCTTCTCCTTCAAATACAAATTGATCGTAATAATCGCCCATTTTGTTAATATAATATTTTTATAAATATTTTTACAGAAATATTATGTAGGCCGAAAATATTTATGTTCAATTTTAGAAAAAATGCTACTGTTAATTTGTGACAATATTATAAAAAAATAAAATGAGTTCTGCATTGCATATTGATGTCGATGAAAGTATTCGTTGTTTCGATAATCCAAATTATTATATATATCCAGATGGGCGAATTTATACTCTAAAACATAGAAAATTCCTTTTGCCAAATACATCACAAAAGTATACAACAGTATCCATTGTTTATGATATTGGAGAAAAAACAAAATCTACATTTCTTCATAGAATTATAGCAAAGCATTTTATTATTAATATGGACTGTGATGCAACTATTGTAAAACATAAGAATTCAGATAGACGTGACAATAATGCATCAAATTTAGAATGGACATCACACAGTGCAAGTTCCGCACAATATGTTAATTCAGAAAATTATAAGCCTGCACGCGGAAAAGCTGTAGATTTGATCGATGAAGAGGAAAATATTATCCAATCATTTAATTATGTAAAGGATGCAGCAAATTTTGCAGGCATTTCTGGAAAATCTATTTCAGATTGTTGCAAACATATTATTGATAAAACTACAAATAAAGAAAATGAAATATTTATTTGGCGGTATTCTGTACCAGAAATAATTATTCCATTGCCTGCAGGAGCATTGATGATAGAAAATTATTCAAAATATTATGCAACAAAAGATGGTAAGATTTATTCAATGTTTAAGCAAAATTATTTGATTACTACTTTAAATAAAGGATATGAAAGTGTAAATCTTGTCCGAGATGGTTCCAACAAATTTGATCGCTGGCTTGTACACAGATTGATTTATAGTACGTTTAATCCTAATGCGCTTAATGATATTAATTTGCAAGTAAATCATATAAATTCTAATCGTGCTGACAATAGATTAGAGAATCTTGAAGTTGTCACTCCATCCGGAAATATTTTGCATTCGTATACAAATGGAAATCTACAAAAAATAAAAAGACCTGTTAACATGGTTGATATGAAAACCTTGAAAGTAATAAAACGATTTGATTCTATGACAGATGCACAGAATGAAACAGGTATTGATAAACGACATATTTCCAAATGTGTTTTAGGAACAGAAAAATCAGCAGGAGGATATTTTTGGGAATGTGCAAAAGATACGAAGAATATGTAATTTTTATAAACTATTTTTTTCAGGGTTTATAAAAATTTTAATTGTAAATTCTATATGAATTAATACCATGTATCACGTGCAGCACGATGGTCCATTTCATTATAAAATGGATTTTGTGCAGCTGTCATTTTTACATCATTTTGTTCAAATGGGCGACCAAAAGCTAATTTTGGAGTTGTAATATCTTTAGTAATTGTATCAATAACTGATTGTAATTTTTGATTTGTATCAGCTGGAGCAAAATGCCCATTGTCTCCATCGACTTTATCATAAACAATATCTTGAATATTCATCATTTGTTCGTTATCTAACCCCCAAGACAAATAACCTTTTTGAAGATCAACGCTTGGTAGAATAGAAACATCAAAATTTCCATACTTTACAGGTTCAATATTCAAGTCTCCACGAATATAATCTGGTGCACTTCTTAAGCGGGATTTCAACGGAGCAAAAATTGCCCGATCGAATAGGAAGTTACTTGGATTAGTAATATCTTCATTTACAGTTAATGCCATGCTTGGTTGTGGCAATAATTGTGCAGGTGATAAGTATTCTTGTAAATTCATATTTCCTTTTGGTGCTTCATCACGATTTACTTGAACCATGTTTGCAAAATCACTTCCATCTTGAGAAATGGCAAATGCACTTGGATCTGGACGTAATGCAGAAACAGTTTCGCCTGTAAGAGTACCTACATTTGGACCACTGCCGGAATTGGCAGTATCATTTCCCCATTGATTGGTTGCAGCTAAATTTCCAACTGCTGGACTATCTCCGCGAATGAATCCGCCATATGCATATGGATCAGATCGCATATTCATATTGTTTGGATCTAAATTGGACATAAATTGTGGACGACTGACAGTGGGCATATTTTGATTATAATATAAATCTTGATATCCTTCTTTGGCTGGTACACGAGTATACCACATATAAATAAGAACAATTGCAACAATGGCTAAGCCTACCATGACAATATTTATTTTAATCATGTCTTTTATTGTGTGTAGTTAAAAAAATTTATTTTATTTAATTTTTATGTAATAGTAAAAACAGAACTTTATGTCTTGTAACGTACGTGATTATTTATACGCTAACAATTTGCCCAATGAGGTAAGTTTATTAAATTCCAATACATTTATGAAAATTGGTTTACTTGTGTTTACAGCAGCATTAATTTCTGTAATCTTATTTCTATTAATTAAAATCTGGATGTCTGTAAGCAATATCAATAAAGATTGCAAAGGCAGACGAAGACATCATGGTGATGATACTGTAACTTCTCCAATTGTTCCTTATTCATCTTCATATAAAGGAAGTAGTACATTTTCATCTTCTCGTCCAAAATCAACTCGTCGAGTATATTATCCTAATAGAGGTGAAGGGTATAGTGATACATTATCATATACATCTAAAGAACCTAAACGTGAAGGATTTATGGTAGGTGCACAAGAACAATTATATCCATCAAATAGTACAACAACATCTGGAGGTAGTTGTTATGTTAGTAAAGATGATCCAGCATTTTATTCGGATGCACGTGCTAACGTATGTTAAATTTCATACACACGTTAAACTTTATGCAAATATATGTGTGTTAAAGAAAAAGAAAATCAAAAATATATATATATTTTTCTTTAACAATAAAAAATTTTTACAAAATGAAATTCGCATCTTTTGATATTGGAACAAAAAATCTTGGAGTTTATTTTGAAGAAAATGATCATACACCTTATGTTTATGAAGTTGTATGTTTATGTGATTCGACAACTAAATCCAAATATAGTTATACAATTCTTGATAATCTTTCTGCATATTTAGAAAAACATAAAGAATTTTTAGAACAATGTGATTATATCATTATAGAAAAACAATTGCGAGTAAATAAAATAGCTCAACGAGTTGAAGGACATTTAATAAGTTGGCTTTTGATTACATTGAAATGTGGACAGAAAATCAAATCTATTTCTTCCAAAGAGAAAACTAGACAATTTAATGCACCATTAAAGATGACTAAACCTCAACGAAAGAAATGGGCTGTAATGTTTGTAAAAGAAATGGTATTCAGCAATATGCATTGTGATATGCTTCATTTGTTAGAAACTACAAAAAAAGCAGATGATATTTGTGATGCGTATCTACAATGTCAAGCATTCAAAAAAATACATAAATTAAATTTGTGTTAAATTTTCAGTTGTAGCGAAAAAGGAATCTACATCATTCTTTGGTGCCACATAAGCTTCTCCAAATAACAATTGAGCATATTGTTCAGGTGTACATTCTTCATAATCTATAATACAATCTTTTTGATTGTTGTTGATATTATTATCACTTTCATTATATGATATGACACAATTATTTTGTAATTTAATGAAATTATTCATAGATGGGTGTATATAATTTCGTGAAATTGTTATTTCAAATTGTGAATCTCCAATAATAGAACTACATAATGGAAGTAAACTGCATTTGAATGAATAACCAAATGTAACATTGCACAACGATAATAAATGTGACAATGCAAATATTTCTTGATTGAATGTATTACCGAATATTAAGCATCCAAGATTTGCACAACGTGATAATGTTTCAATAGATCCATTATATTCAGCTAAATTTAACCAACTTAAATTTGGTAAATGTTCTAAAACAGTTATAGGCTGATTGAAATAATATCCTAATGCTAACGTTGTTAATTCTTTACATTCTTTGAGTGGTTCAATGGATTGATTAAAATGAATATGAAATGATACTATTCGTAATTTTTTACAATTGGCTAGTGCATCGATTGGTTGATTGAATGTACATACTTGATGATCGAATTCATGTTCTAAACGTTCACGATCATCTTCATTAAGAATATATCCAGTTGTTTCTTCAATAAGATAATTTCCAAAATAAACTTCTTCCAAATGTTCACAAATTGCTAAACGATCAATAGGTTCATTAAATGTAGTATCAAAAGAAATCAATTGAACAAATTTTAATAATGAATCACTAATAGTAGTGAGAGTCTTAACATCTTCTAAAATATTGGCAATCATTTTCATATATTATATATGTATGTTATACATTCATAAATATTAAGTACAAATAAAACAACATTTTTGCATTTAACATGCCCTATTTTGATGTCCCAAAAAATAGGGCATGTTAAATGTTTTTCATTTAATCATCAATAGTATATTTTGATCCTAGTATATTCGTAGGTTTATTATTACTAGAAGATGTTTCTTCTTTTGTATGATTATTATCATCTTCAATTACTCCATTTAATGATTGATATACTTTCAATCGTTGTTTATAATGTGATTTCATTATATTATTGTTATCTACAATATCATATATCCACGGAAGATTTTCTAGATCAATTTTTCGTTTAGCTCTTCCTATTGCTTGTTCGACACTTATACTTTCTGCAAGATCTGCACACAAAATAATAGTATTAATTTTTGGATGATCAAATCCTATACCCATTTTGGAATAAGTACCAATAAGTACTCTTGCTTCATCATTATATGTTTTATCTGAAGATAAATAAGTAGATGAATTAGGTATAGCTTCTTGTAATAATTTAGCATGTTCTACACGTTTTACCATTGCTAAAACATATCGTTTAGGATTACTATTCACAATGGATTGAATCAAATTGATTAACATTTCATTTCTTGATTTATTTGTAGATTGTTGATTCAAAATATCATTCCAATCAATTGTATTTTTTCCACCTGCTCGTTCAATATATTTATGAAAATATTTATATTCAGTAGGAATATATTTAACAATAAATGGAGCTTCTTTTGGAAGAGATATTATAGATGAATAGAAATAATCACGAATTTCAGGACATTTCTGTGGAGTAGCACTTAATCCTAAAAGATATTTAGGTGTAAAATGAAGTAATTGAAAAATATGATTTTGTGTCATAATTGCATGACATTCATCTACAAGAACTGTACCAATATGATTCCAATTGGAAAATTTATGAATATTACCTACCATAATGATTGTAAAATCAAATGTATCATCAATATGTTTATTTTTTGTATTAGGCAAGTGAATAGTTGCATTTGGACATACTTTTTGAATTGCATCTACCCATTGTTGTAAAAGACATAATCGATGAACTACTATTGCACATTTTCGTTGAAGTTTATGTGCAATATATATTGCTGTAATTGTTTTGCCTCCACCGGTTTCTAAAGATAAAATTGCACTACGTTGTGAATGTAATGCAGAAATAACTTTAGGTACTATTAATGCTTGTGAATCACGTAATGTTCCTACAAATTCAAAACCACTATCTTTTATTGAGTCTGATGCAATCCTTGAACTTAATTTTCTACCATAGAAATGTGGCAATCGATATGTTTTATGAATGATTGCAGATAAAATAACAGAGTGAACATTTCCTTCTTTATCTGTAATATTAACATCTAATGGATGAGAAGTAGATGATGCAGTAGCCATTTTAATTAAATGTATATGAAAACAAAATTAATTATACTGATGGCAATACACTTTTTTATTTTCTTTTCACTTTTCGTTTTTCTAATAATGCATCTAATTCAGATCCCATAATCCACCATTTTGGATCACTTCTGCGCACTAATACAGGTGCTATTGATGGTTTATGTGGATTATTTTGTTGAAAGTGAATCATTGCACCTGATTTTCCTTTTGGTGGTGGACCAGTATATATTTCTACTTTTGAATCAATATATGAAGGTCTACGTACCATTGCATTTATCTTTTGTCTTTGAAGTTGTTTTCTGTATGCTGGCGATTTTGGTCTAAGTTTAGGAAGAATATAATTCTTTTTTCGTGGTGATTTACGAATTGGTGTATTTTTTCCTCTTTTAGGTGTCTTCTTACGAATAGGACTATTTCTCTTTTTAGGTGATTTTTTAATAGATTTGCGACGAGGGGATTTAGAAGGCATTTGTTTAACTTAGAGTAAAATATAAAAAAAATATCATTTTCTATTTTTTTTGAATTCAATCATCTTCAAAAAAAACTTTTTATAAAAAGTTTTTTCAATTGATCTTTGAAATTTATTTGAAGATAGATTGTTTGATCTTTGCGGCAATTGTTTAATTGAATGAATACAAAAAAAAAGTGTTGACTTTAAAACTAGACATATCAAATATAATACTTCATATCTGATTAAAATGCGTGCATCAACGATGTATTCAGCGAACAATATAGTTAATGTGAAATCTGTAGATTTTGGTCTATATACAGATGCAGAAATCACAGCACTTGCCGTTACTGATATTACAAAAACAGATTATAAAATTGAACAAGGATCAATCTATGATCCATTGATGGGTGTAATTGATAAAGCAGATCGACAATTATGTAAAACATGCAATCTATCATATGCTGCATGTCCAGGCCATTATGGTAAAATTGATTTGCATACATATATTATTCATCCGTTATATGTACAAGATGTGATTAAAATTTTGAATTGTATTTGTTATGATTGTAAAAATTTAATCATTTCTTTTGATCGTATGCGGTTGAATGAACTTAACAAATTACATGGTACATCAAGATTCAAAGAAATTTTAGGATTCGTAGACAAAACTACTCATTGTGAACATTGTTCTATTCCTAAAAACAAATATGCTTATATTGATGGTGTTGTACGTGCATATACGTATAGAGATAAAGAACAATCAGTAAATATTTCGAATGAATATATTTACAAAATCTTTGAGAAAATTTCTCCTGAAACAATTGAAATTATGGGATGGACTAGTGGCAATAAACCTATTGATTTCTTAATGAACAAATATTTAGTTATTCCAACATGTGCACGTCCATATGTTAAATCATACAAAGGTAATTGTGATGATAGTATTTCTCAAAAATATATTGATATTGTAAAAGTTGCAAATGCATTGAAAGATGAAACAAGTGAAAAGATTATCAATGAAGGTATTGAAAAGATTGAATCCAATATTCATTTGATGATTGATAATAATAATGGTAAATATAAACAAGTCAATACTCGTCCAATTCAATCTATTAAAGATAGATTAACTGGAAAAGGTGGATTATTTAGGCACAATTTATTAGGTAAACGTAATGATTTTACTGGCAGAAGTGTGATTGGTCCAGATCCAATGTTACGTGCAGATGAAATTGCTATTCCTGAATATTTTTCGCGTACATTAACATATCCAGATATAGTTACTGTATATAATATTGATAAACTTTCCAAAATGATCAAGGATAATCGTGCAATTAATGTTATTCGTAACAAAAATATGATGAATGTAGCTTATTTCAATAGTACAATTCCATTTTACAAAACAAATGGTTTTATTCTTAAACCTGGTGATATTGTTCATCGAACAATTATTGGTCGTGGATCAGTTGATATTCAAATTACTACTGCAAATGAAAAATCATTCAATTTATCGAAAGGAGATACAGTTACACGCGAAGGTAAATTAAACAAAGATATTGTTATACCTGAACGAGTATGTTTTTTCGAAGAACCTTCAGATATCATTATTCGTAATGGTAAACGGTTGATTGAATTGAATGCAAAATGGATTCATGGAGATATTGTTATTCGTAATGGTGTACAACTTGATATACAATATTTTTCCAATCCAAATTTCAAATTACAACTTGGTGATATTGTTGAACGATTTCTTGAAACAGGAGATTATGTATTAACTGGTCGTCAACCTACTCTACATAAAGGATCATTATTAGGTAGGCGTATTCGTATTATTCGTAATGATCCAACTCGGAGCATTAATGCTGGACGAGAAATACAAACAATTCGTTTAAACTTGGCACAAACAAAAAGTTTAAACGCTGACTTTTAAGAACAAAAAATTGGACGAAAAAATGTTAATCGAAAATTAAGATTTAAAAATATTAATCATCACACTAATCACCTTATATATACAAAACAAATGTCAACTCAACTTGAATCTGAATCCGAAACTATCAATTATTATAGTAATAGACACGACAAGATTGTCAAAACTATTATTTATAAAATTACAAATAAATTGAATGGGAAATCTTATATTGGGCAAGTACAATCACATCGCGAGAGAACTAAAAATGGTAAACCTTATCTTTCTGCTTATGGTATTAAAGAACGATGGTCCTGTCATCAGCGTCATGCATTAGTTGGAAAAGGTAATGGTGCAAAGTCTAATAATCCATTACATTTTGCTATTGATGCAGACAAGCCAGAAAATTTTAGTATTATTGAAGTAGAAAATTGTTATAGAGAACTTGCAGATAAACGCGAACAATATTGGATTGCTAAAGAATGCACACTTGTACCAAAAGGATATAATTCAGATATAGGTGGAAATTCTAGTGCTTCTAATTCTTCGCTTCACCGTAAAATCAAAGAATTTTCAGATTTAGGTGCCAAAACTTTTAATATCAAGAAAGCATCTGACTATTACGAATTTAGATTTATTGGTCCTAATATTGATCGAACATATACTATTTTTGGCGACGAATTAGAAAGAAGAATGAATATCATTACAGCTATCATAGCAGCTCAAACGGATATTACAAAAGATGATGATATTGATGCAGTTTGTTTTACACTTTCCAAATTAGATATAAAGAAAGATAATGGATCGTCCAGTCAATTATATTTGAATAGACATGAACAAATTGATGAAAAATTCAAAAACCTTACAATTACCCATATAACTATTTCTTATATTGAAAGTAAACAAAAACCAAATGGTGGCATTTCACTTCGTATACATTCTAAAGAACAACCTGTTATTCCTAAAATATTTGGAGGAAAATCAGCAACTCTTCAAGAAGCTTACGATTCTGCTATTAAATTTCTTATTGAAGACATTTGTATTATCACAAAGAATATTAAACTTACAGCAAACAAAACATTCGAAACAATTACTTATAAATTAACATTAAACAATGAAATCCAAACATACCTTCGAAGTCAACAGTAGACTGCTCTACAGGTTATATATGCATACCTGTAGAGGCAAACAAGTGTAAGCATATATAGCTTTTAATATTTCGTCAATATTAAAAAGTTTATATAATCTGCTAGTCAATATATAACATATTTGTAAATATATCTATGTATATATAACATATTTATATATTGGCGAGATTTTCGAATTGCGGGAAGTTCCTTAGAGCTCTTTTCACTACCTTCTTTTCGAAAGATTAGAAAGGCACCCGGGGTAATGACCTAGGGAGTAAAAGCAAAAGAGATTGGATAATCCGCAGCCAAGTGCCTAAAATTTAATATTGCGAGCAATATTAAATCATGGTGAAGGTTCAGAGACTAAGCGGAAATCGGCTGAATAATCAATCTAATTATTTGGCATAAGATATAGTCCAGACTGCATAGAAATATGCAGAATCCTTAATAATCTAGTTGGGGATTAAAACAGATGGAGACGAGAACAATGTATATATACCTCAGACTGCAGAAACTGTAGCTGAATTAAAATATTTAATGTCGACAGAAGAATGTATCAAAAGTTCACAATCTTCTCGATTATTATTATGCCTAGTTCAAGATGCACTTATTGGTGGTTACATTTTGACACAATCTGCAGGCAAAAATAATACATGGTACCATTTATCCAAATCAACATTCAATGATGCATTATGCATTTATGATTTGGATATAATTATTAACAAATTCGAACATATCGAAATGAATTTTAATCTTAACAAACAAACACGTACATCACTTATTCCAAATTTAACTTATGATGCATTTGAATATAGTGGGCATCATTTATTAAGTTTTTTATTCCCAAATGATTTCTATTTCAATAATGGAAGTATATTGATTGCACATGGTATATTTATCAAAGGTACATTAAATAAATCCAATTTAGGTGATAGTTATTCTTCTATTGTTCATAAACTTGAAAAAGATTACAATGGTAGAATTGCAGTAGATTTTGTATCTGAATACCAATTTCTTATCAACAAAGTATTAATTGATGAAGGATTTTCTGTAGGTATTGATGATTGTTTACCTATACAATCTGAACAAATTGCACAAAAAATATCTTCTAATTTCATTACTGCATCAAATTGTTTAGAAGAATCTCATATAACCAATCAATTGAATTCAGCAACCTCAACTATTCAGAAAATTATTCAAGATAATATTCCAAAAAATAATGGTTATCGTGTACTTATTGATTCTGGTGCAAAAGGTAATTATGTAAATGCTACACAAATTATGGCAATGTTAGGTCAACAAAATATCAATGGAACTCGAGCATTACCAGAATATGATGGAAGAACATTACCTTATTATGATTTTGAAGAAGATGAATTGGATAAACATTTCGAAAGTCAAGGATTCATTCAGAATTCTTATATTCATGGATTAACTCCAGGAGAAATGTGGCATCATTTAGCTAGTACACGTGTAGGAGTAACAGATTCAGCATTGAAAACAGCAAATTCAGGATATGCAATGAGAAAATTATCTAAAGCATTAGAAAATATCAAATCAACCTATATTCCAGGTTTATGTATGGATAATGAAAAGAATGTATTATCCTTTAATTATGGAGGAATGATTGCGCCAGAATGCACTGTAAAAGATAATGATCGAATTGATTTCATTGATATGACTTCATTATTGAAACAATTAAACATTGAAGATTAAAAAAAACAATATATGTAGTGTGATTGATTGTGTATAAAAAATAAAGATTTTAAAATTTTACAAAAAATGTAATTACGATTTATACAAATGTTATTATTCATTATAAATATGAGTTCTCCTAATAAAAAACAAGCACAATTAAAAAAACTTAAAACATCTGCAGCACTATTAGCTAATGATATGGAAACTATGGACACCAATATCAATATTCTTGCTAAAGCTGATATTAGTAAAACTATAAAGAATACTGATATAAGATCAGCATTAGAAATTATTTTAGATTTTGTACATGATTATAAACAAGAAAAATACAAACTTCATTCAAAACTTCTTGGGCAAATTGAGACTTTGGAAGAATCATTGGAGTAAAAAATGATACAATATTTTTTGTACGCAAAAAAAAACGTTATTGAAATAAATACAATTATTCTTTTTTGATTCTATTACTATATTTTCACTTAAAATGAGTTTAACACCTACACAAGAAAGATATCTCTCACTCAAAAAGGCATCCTTTATACTTCGTAATGAATTGACATCAATGAATGGACAATTAAATATTTTAACTAATTATAAGGATAGTGGAAATATACAAGATGTGAATGTTCATTCTGCTTTAGAATGTGTATTAGATTTCGTTCGTGAACATAGACAACAAAAATCTAATAAATATTCACAAATATGTGATCAACTTGTAAGTGTAATAGATGAAGATGAAAGTTTACAAGATTAATAATAATGTTATTCTATTGTAATACAAAATTTACGTACCATAAATAAACAAAATATTTTTCAATTCATAATTCTACAAGAAAAAGTGTATCTTGTAGAATTAACTTACTTTTATATTTTAACATTAAACAATCATGACGAATCTAACTAATCTACCAGAAGATATACTTATATTCATGTTATCTCCTATGTTGGATGATAATTCGAATGTAAATTTATTTCAAATGGATAAAAGAATGAGTACATTTATACCTAAAATTTCTATAAGAGAAAAATCGATTGAAATTTTTTCAGACAATTGTTTTGATAACAAATCTTTTAGAAAAACAAAGGTAGAAATTAAACTTCAATCGCAATTTACAAATCTGCTCCCAAATTATGTTGAAAGTGTAAATTGTTGGCATATAAAAGAATTGAATAATATTCTTCCAAAAAATCTTACTAAATTAACAATAACAGATTATGTTGGAGATACAAAAATAACTACGCTTCCAATTAATTTAAAATGTTTAGACATTACAGGTAGTAATTGTTCAAGTGTAATAAAATTAGCGCCAGAAAATTTAAATGAATTATCAATTTTTGCGGCATCGCCTGATTCTCCTATTAAAAATTTGCCCAAACATTTAAAGAAATTGCATATTATTGGACATTCTATATTTCCACTTAACTTCCCCAACGAATTAGAATATTTACATATTTCATGTCATCCATTTGATCATGATTTATTGTTGCCTAACTCATTAAAAGAATTATATTTGGGGTGTGGAACTAAACGTATTATTCAGTTACCATTGCAATTGGAATCATTGTATATTCGGTATGAAAATATAAATACTCCTGATTCTTCATTAATTTCACTTAAGAAATATAAACAATTAAAAATATTACAAATTAAAGGAGAATGCAACAAACCGATTGAATTTCCTGACCAGTTGAAAGAATTACAAATTTGTAGTATATATAATCATCCATTAGAATTGCCTGAAAGTTTAGAAAAATTTACCTTAGAATTATTGGAACAATATTATGATTATTCTTTACAATTACCAAAATCATTAAAAATGTTATATATAGATGCAAAATTTACAAATCCAAATATTATATTGCCAGAAAGTTTGGAGCATTTAATATTAGAAAATAAATTTAATCATCCTATACAATTGCCTAAGAATTTGAAAACGTTGGAGATTTATGGGCAATTTAATCAATTAATTGAATTACCTCATACATTAAAAGAATTGATTGTTGGAGGAATGTTCAACATGCCCATTACATTACCAACTAGTTTACAATCATTTATAACAAATGGAAAATTTAATTATCCTATTGTTTTTCCTAATACTTTGAAAAAATTAATTATTGGAAATGGAGATTTTGATCAACGTATAAATATTCCTCCAAATTTAGACCGACTTGAAATTGATACAGATTATAAACGGCCTATAGAATTCATTACATCCAAGAAAATAAAAGTTATGAATAGTGACGATATAATTGTTTATAATTTTACTTGAAAAAAATGTGTGTTTTAAAATTACTTTATTTATAAAACATAAATAATCATGTCTTTTGCAAATTTATCAGAAGATATACTTGTATTCATGTTATCTCCTATGTTGGATGACAACTCGAATGTAAATTTATTTCAAATGAATAAAGGAATGACTTCATTTATACCTAAAATTTCTATAAAAGAGAAAATGATTACAATTTTAACAGACAATTGTTTTCATAACAAATCATTTAGAAAAACCAATGTACGAATTACTGCTGTATCTAAATTGTTAAATACAATGCCAAACTATGTAAATCGTGTATACATTAGTAATAGAAGATATTTAGATAATATTCTTCCTAAAAATCTTCATGAATTAATAGTAGAAAATGAATTGGAACAACCAATAATAACAACATCTCTTCCTGAAAATCTCAAAGTTTTAAGAATACATAAAGTGAAACAAACTTATTCTCAATTAATACGTTTAGCACCTCCAAATTTGGAAGAATTGCATATTATGTCGAATGCCAATTCACTTATTAAAAAGTTGCCAACAAACTTAAAAGTATTATGCATCAATGGATATTATACACATCCTTTATGTTTACCTAATACATTAAAGAAATTGACCATTTTAGAAGGATTTAATAGTACACTTGAAATGCCAGATGGATTAGAATATTTTGAAATTAATAATCATTTTGATCAACTAATTGTATTTCCAGATTCATTAAAACAATTAATTTTTAAAGGTAAATCTAATCATCCTATTACTTTGCCTTTAAAAATTGAAAAGTTGCACATTACATGGGGATCTTTATATTCAGGCGATGCTCCTACAATATCGTTTACAAAATATGAACATTTACGAGAATTGGTTATTAGTGGGCAATATAATAACAAACCTATAGAATTGCCTGATAACTTGGAAGTATTTGAATCTCTATCGTATTTCGATTATAATCATCCAATTATATTACCAAAAAAATTAAAGAGACTTAAAATATCTAACAAATTTAATCAACTTCTTGATTTGCCAAATACTTTAGAAGAATTCTATTTAGATTGTTTCAAGTATAATTGTTCTTTACAATTGCCAGAATCATTGAAAATATTTTATATATGTGCAACTCTTACAGATCCAAATATTATCTTGCCATCTAATTTGAAACATCTTATATTAATAGGAAATTTTAATCATCCTATTGTATTGCCAAAATATTTGGAAAAATTAGAAATCTATAATGATTTTAATCATCCTATTGAATTGCCTGATTTACTCAAACATCTATCTCTTGGAGGTTGTTTCAACAAACAAATTGCATTGCCAAACAGTTTAGAATCATTCAGAACAACTGGAAATTTTAATCATCCTGTAATATTTCCAAATAGTTTAAAAACAATATTTATTCGTGGGTGTTTTGATCAACAAATTAATATTCCTCCAAATCTAATACAAATTGAAATAGATGGTAAGTTCAATGCACCTTTGGAATTTACAACTCCAAAGAAAATTAAACTAATGAGTACAGGAATGTCACGTATTAAGATGTCATTTCATTAAAGGAAAAAATGTAAATTGCATTCATGCATAAATATAGAATACAATAAAAAAACAATACTTCTCCTTCAATTATACACAACATACAACAATGAAAATAATTCTTAAAAACTTTCGATGCTTTGCAGATAAAACATTTATACTTCCAAATTCAGGATTGATTTTATTACAAGGTAATTCTGGTGCAGGAAAGTCAACCTTGATTAATTCGATTCTTTTTGCATTGTATGGAACAGGTAAAAAAGTTACACGTAAAGGAACTAAATCTTGTTCTGTAACAATTGAATATAAATACAAAGATGCGAATGATAAAGATATCAATTTTATTATTACACGCACGAAAGGACCTATTCGTTTAACTATTAACATTGATAATACTCGTATATTGGAAGATGATTCTGCACAAGCATATATTGATTCTAAATTCGGAAGATTTTTCAATGTTATACAACAAAAGTCTACTAATTCATTTCTTACTATTCAACCTATTGAACGAATGAAAGTATTAGAAGAACTTTTATTAAAAGATTATGATGTTCGTGCATTGAAAGAAAAAGTAAAAGAATTCATTGCAACAAAGAAAAAATCTATTGATGTTACCAAAGGTGAAATAAATACATTGGAACGATTGAATCCAAAGTTTATATGCAATAAGCCAAATGAATTAATACCACCAAATCAATTTGAACAATATCAATCAAATATCAACAAATTGATTTCAGATTATCAAGTATCAATGGATGAAATTGAACAACTCAAACAACAATCACATAATATTGAGAATATTCGACATCAATTAGCTACATTGGAAAAATTAAGTATTGATTTTATCTGTGAATCTACGCCAACTGAAATCGTTGATAATATTGATGCATACAAACAAGTGTTAGATGAACAAATCAATACATATAATAACTTTCTTCAAAAATTAGAAACTTTTGAAGAAAAACAAAAAGAACAAGAAAATTTAGTTCATAAACTTGGTACATTGAATACTACACGTTATTCATTAGCACCAAATTTCACGCATACTAAACAATTAACAGCTGATGAATTGAAAGAACTTGAACAAAATCTCAATGAATACAAAAAGTATTATACATATATACAACCAATAGAGCAATATGATCCAAAATCAATCAAATTGAATTTAGCTTTTAAACTTCAACAACAAAATAAAGAACATACTCGCTTATCAAATGAAATCGCTACAATGATGAAAAATAATGATGAATATGAAAAGCGCGTAGATATCAAGAATGAATATGATTCATTATGCAAACAAAATTTATCATTGCCTGCAAAGAATTGTCCAAAATGTTTTACAAAATTAATTGAATTGGATGACAAACTTGTTGAATGCTCGTCTGATCATAATACAAATAATCAAATTGAACAAGATAGTTCAAAAATTAAAGAGATATACAAACGCAAGATATATTTGGAACAAACACTCAAAGATAAAACGAATGACCAACGTCCAATTGATTATGCACAACTTTATCGTCTTCAAAATGAATTGAGGAAAACACCTTATATTCATTCACCTTTAGAATCATTAATGATTAGCGATAATGAATTTGACAATATTGATTTATCTATTAATGAATTGCAAGAAATACATAATACGTTAACCAAATATAATGACAAATATTGGCAAGCAAGACAATATTTAATTAGTTGTTGTATTAAGTTTGATATCATAGAGTTTCCTCCCAGTGATTCATTTATGATTAATCAACATACTTCACTTAAATTTCAAAATGAAATTGACAAATTAGATCAACAAATCAATACATTAACATCTGAATTACATGCATTGCAACAAACATTCGATCCAAATGAAATGAATATAATCGAAGAAGAAATTGATACACTTGATAAGAATATAACTTTATGTGAACGTATTTATCAGGAAAATAAGAAATATATTAAATGGATTGAATACAAACAAACAATGGACAAATTAAAAGTTGAACTTGAATCTATGAATGATATTCCTCGTAGGTTGAAAGAATGTATTGAAGCGTCCAATGTTACTAAACATATAATTGAATGTTCAAAACAATCATTGGAAGATAACAAAAAATACAATGAATGGTTAGAACATAAAGCTCTTATTGATAAATCTACAAAAGATTACAAAACATATGAACAAGAATTATTAAGCACAATGAATTATTCCAAAATGATTACTGAAGCTGAATCAATTACTTTGAATAAAATTTTAGAATATATTAACATTACAACCAATGATATTTTACATGAATTTGGAATGAATATACAATTTACATTAGCTATGCTCAATCACAAAATCGATTTAGATGTAATGATGCCATCCGGAACTGAAGATATTGAAAGTTTATCTGGAGGTGAATTTGATCGATTGAATTTAGCTTTAACAATTGCATTGAATTCGTTAGATACAACTAATCCAATTTGTATGTACGATGAAAGTATTGCTTCATTAGATGAAGAGAATTGTGGAATCGTATTAAGTGTTCTTCGTAATAGAACTGCAACTCAAAGTAAACTTGTGTTGGTTGTTCTTCATCAAGGATCTATGGAAAGTAAATTTGATGAAATAATCAATGTAAGTGTGTAAGAGTACGTTTATAATTAATATTTTTGTTTACAACTTTACATTTCTTTATAACGATAACAATGTTACATTGATCACAACAATAACTTCAATCAATGTAATCAATATGTTTGTCGTCGATTGAATATATTCTCTATTGTTTAAAAATATTTTGGATTCAGAAATTAAAACTAAAAATAAATTTATAAAAACTTTTTACAAAAAAATTTTAGAATTTTTTTGTAAACTATGATGATCATTTCAATTGATAAAGATAATCAATGTTATTCTGATCACAATACATTCAATCAATGACAACCGTATTGATTACATTGATAGAATAGATTCTATCATTCAAAAATATTTTGGATTCAAAAAATAAAACTAAAAATAAATTTATAAAAACTTTTTACAAAAAAATTTTAGAATTTTTTTACAATCAATGCCAATCATTTTAATCAACGGCAAACGTATTGATTGCAACAATGAACATAAATCTATTCTATCATCAAAAATAAATTTATAAAACAATTTTACGTTTCTTTGAAGGTATTTCTTCCAATTTATTAAGTAATTCCAATACATGTTTCAATTTATCTATAGCATTCTCTTCAAGATCTTCTCTTGCTTCATCCATATCTAAAGCATCATAGATTGGTCCATCCAATAACATAATCACACTTTCAATTGTTTCTTTAATTGTATTCATTTTGTTTTATTGATAACATGATTGTTGTGTGTGTGTACATCATAAAACAAACATTTTTGGATTTAAAGTGCCCTCTCGATTTTAATGGGGACTTTTACTTTTCATTTACATTTGATTTGTCCATTTTGATTCGTTTATTATCTTGTGTATCTGGCAACATTTCCAATACTTTCTTCAATTTTGTTATAGCTTTATCATCAAGATCTTCATCTATTGAAGTATCTAATTTACGAAGCAAATCAACAATTGGATGTTCATCGAAATCTACACTAGTTTCACACAAATCATTTAATAATTTGTATATAGGTCCTTCTAATAGATCAATAACTTCTTGAATTAATACTTTTGGATCACTACTCATTTTTATTGTAAAATATGAATTTTTATACTTGTGACATTTTACAATAAACATTTTTGGATTTAAAACGCCCTCCCCCTCTGGTGGCATAGAAGGCTGAACGCCTTCTTTAATTGTGCCCTGCCCATTTTATGCTTGGTTATTCAATGTATTCAACAGTTGTTTTAATTGTTCAATTGCATTGTTTTTATTGGCAATATCAAACAAGATTCTATCTTTAATTTCTTTTAATATTTTATTAGTTTCATTTGCATTGTTTTGAAGTACAAGTAAATCTTGTTTCAGTGAATTATGCTGATCATCATTTGCTAAAGGCAATAGAGTAATGTTTTCCTTATATTCATTTGCATCATCATAATATGGAGTTTGAAGTAAATTGATAACATTTTGGATTGATGAACGAATATCAATGGATTCTGACATTTTCTTAAAGATAATATTATATATAAAACAAAAGTAACATTTTTCTAATCTCATTTTTTCTTGTGTGTTAATTGTGGCACTATTTGAGGTCTGAATGTAGGTGCACGTAAAAATACAGTTGTATCTATTGTATAATACATACCAAATCCTTCTACGAATCGTTTACTTGTAAATGGAATATATCTCATTTTATCATCTAATATTCCATCTTTATCAATTAATAAACGTTGAACTGCAATATTCGTATAATAAGCTATTGGTCCTAATGAAAAATTATATGGACGATCAAATGTATATTTATGAACAACATCACGAGGATCTTCTCCTAAACGAACAAGCATTTCTAAATCTCTTCTAGGTGGATCAATAATTGTACCATAAATTGGAATTAATTCTAATATTTTATGTTCTATTGCAAACTTTGCAAGATTGGTATCTGACAATTGCATTCCTGCATATTTGAATGGTACAATGATTTTATCTTCATAAGAGAATCCATTGAGATATAATCCAATATCATCTAGGGCTTCATAGCCTGTGAATACAACTGGAACTGACATTTTATTCAACATGCAATTAATTAAAAAAAATGAAAATACAAAATTAAAATGAAAAAGTTTAAAACAAATTCAACAATGTTATCTTTTCCATCTTATCTTGTTAACAATGCAAACAAAGCTCTTCATAAATTCTATAAGAGTGGACAATTATCTTCAAATGTTTGTCGTCATCGTGAAGAAAATTATGTAGCAATCAAAAGTACAACTTCAAAACGATTTACGAATCCTCATGTTCATAAATCAATGTTAACTATGAAACCTAATGTAATTGTACGCAATTTACAAGAATAAAAATATGTTAATAAAATAATATAATTTTTTTTACAATGATTGTTTCTTCATTATAAAAAAATTTTTATTCATAGAATGATACTACATTAGTATTAAATCCTTTTGTGTTTCCACGATAACTTTTATGTAATACAATTTCACGTAACTTTGGTAATTTTTTCAATGCAAATAAAGGTTGATCAAAATTTTCTCCAAATTCGACACATTCAAGAGATACACATCCATGTAATGGAAGAATATCCTTGTTAAAATGTTCACCAAATTTCAATGTCTTCAATTTTGTACATCCTTTGAGACTTTCAATAGATTGATTAAATTCATCTCCAAAGGATAGATATTCCAATTGTTTTAAAACAGTAAATACTGCTATAGATTGATTAAAAAGTAATCCAAATTCAATATGTTCTACATTGGGACATCCTCTTAATGGAGATATATTACCATTGAATAAATCTCCAAATATAATACGTGTAATGTTAGGACAACCATTGCCACGATTAGCTTGAATTAATGCTGTAATATTTTCAGTAGGTGAATTTATTGCAATAGTTTTAATACTATTAGGACAAACATTAATAGGTAAAGGTTCATCAACTTCATAAACAAGTTCAGTAATATTGTTTGGTAAATTTATTAATTTATTTACATCAACTGAATCCATAATAATTACTCGTCCATTACCTTCATATGGTACTCGTCTATATAATTCTCCTGAGAAAAAGTTATCGCCATTGTCTTCTTCGTCGTAATCGTCAAAATAATCTTCTTCGTTATAATAACTAGATGGATCAGAATGATAATAATATCTATTTTTTTCGTATGACATTCTTGTTTATAAAAAAATAAGAAGTTTAATGTTGTTCAAATAAAAAAATATTTTTTTATTTGAACATAATTATTTTTTTTTGATATAATGATTATATATCATTTATTGAACATTTTATCATTTATTCAATATGTTCAATAAACGTATCATGATCTATGGTATATTTGTGATTAATTCTCCCTTTGCGTATAAACGTTGGATATTTTTCGCGTAATGTATCATAATCCAAATTTGTATTTGCTACCACAATAAGATTTTCAGTCTTTTCAAGTTTGTCAAAGAAATTGTTGATTTTAATCTTGTTGTCTACAGGTTTATCATTTTCTTTCATAAGAGATTTATCATTTAGTATAGTAATGGCAGTATTATTTTCTACTTTTCGTTCTGTAGCTTCATCAAAGACCACATCGATTTCGTTTAATAACAATATAAATACATGAGAACTTGCATATCTGTGTATAAGTAAAAATAATTTTTTCGCATGTATTATATCATAATCATAAATAATTACGGGTTTTAATGTATTAAATTTATCAATTGTTGAAATTCGTGCAGCAAAATATGCTGCTATATTCGATTTGCCTACACCTGGAGTTCCATGAACTAGTACACTTAAATTAATTCGATCATCATTAATACGTTTCATTAAATTATCAAACATAGAATCCAATACTTTACCTTGTCCAACTCGTTCGATAGAAGAAGGTAAATATTCTTTGAGTAATAATAGTCCATTACTATAACTACTATCATCATAATAAAATGCTAAAGTCGAATTAATCTTTTTGGGATTAACTGTTGGTTTTACATCACTTTCTAAAAGTTTTATAATCATTTCGATATTTTTATCACTTCCATATATATCATATAATCCAACATTTCCAGTGAATTTCGAATTTTGAGTGCGTACGAAAATAATAAAGTTGAATGTAAAATATGCTGTACATAAATCCATAAGAGTATTGCATTTATCTTGTAATAAAACTAAATGCCATGTATTAAGAGGAGTCTTGACTGATGTCCCCAAGGTAATATGTTTGTTTGTCCCATTATGTTCGATAATAAATTTATCTATAGTTTCTGACATTGAATATTCATTCACATTAATATTGTTGAACAAATATTTCACAACGACATCAAAAACAACACGTTTAATATAATAAATTGTGCCCAATACTATTGGAAGAATAAACATTTCGTGAAGCATTGTTGTATGTATGTTAAAAAGATATAGTGACCTTTTTCAATATTTACAAAAAATATCAGATTGCATTTTTTGTAAATATTTATCAAGTGAATTTTATATAGTTGTAGCAAATTCTGCTGCATCTTCTCCTAAATCAATTAATGCATCTGTGAATGCAGATCTTATTGTTCCTGTTCCGGGCGTATATAATATAGATGAATCATATTCTTTGTGTTCGCTTCGCTCGTATTGTTTATCTTGATCGCTTTGTTCAGGCAAATACATTTCTGCAGGTGTAGTAGTGGGTGTACTATGAATATAATTGATATTATCTTTATTAGCATTATTACCATTTTCTATATATCGGACAGGTATACCTCTATCTTGCATATTTGCATTATGAGAATAATCTGTTTTCTCAAGACACGAAGGGTCTTCGTCGTATACATCATAATCTATATAATCATGTGGAATCACAGATTCTAATATTAATTCATTGTTATTATTTACACCCCAACTGTATCCTGGATTTATATTGTTCAAATAAGTCCATTTTATAATGTAATCAATACGATCAGCAGGAATAGAATATTCTCGTTGAAATGTACAATTGTCAATATTTTTATTATTAAATATAACTCGATTTACACCAATATATTTGAGCATACATAAATAGGTTTGATATAAATAATTAGGATTATTTACAATCAATAACTCTAATGGAGAATATGTATTTAATTTGCTCTGTTCAAATAACAAATTAAATATAGGTCGAATATCCACTTCACTTTCCATTCCTAAAACTAATTTCTTCAAATGAGGATATATACCAAGATACAATTGATCAAAATTATCGATAGTATGTGTAAATAATCGTAATGTTTGTAAATTTGAACACATTCGAAGGTTATCTATTTGCCAAGAATTATGTATAGTTACTTCTATAATTCTTGGATCACATAAATTTAAAGGATAAGTAGAACTGGATTTATAAATGATATGTATTTTATTAGCGCGATATGTATCCAAATTTATATTTATAACTTGGGCGGATTTAGTCACAACAATATGTACTAAATCATCCATATTTCATTTAACTATCAGAAAAGTTTTTATAATATTATTTTATTCAAACTTGTACTTTTTATACAATAATGTATATCATTTCATATACATTATTGGTTCCATAGTAGGATTTGTTATTATGCGCTGCAAGAAAAGCAAGTGTCTGTCTCTTCATCGTAGTTTGTGCACCCAAATGGTTTCTTTGTATTTTCAGTTTTTTCTTCAATATAGCTTACTGGAGTTGCAACTGGTCTAGATTTGAGATAATACGATAATGTTTTTAACCCTTTTTTCCATGCATAAATATACATCGAAGTTAAACTTGCAGTAGTCGGATTAGCCATGAATATGTTCATACTACTCGCCTGATCAATGAACGGGGAACGAACTGCCACAAAATCAATAAAGGTACGTTTGCTGACTTCCCATGCCGTTTTATACATATTTTTCAAATGTATAGGTATATTTAATTGCTGAACACTTCCTTGATTGACAATAATATTATTAATAACATTATCATTTAATATTCCCAATTCTTTGAATTTCTTATACATATACTTGTTAACAATAACGAATTCACCATTCAATGCTTTCTTTGTATAAATGTTAGAATTAACAACCGAGAATGATTCGGATAAATCAGATAATACACTAGTTGTTTTACTAGGCATATGTGCAATTAATAAACTATTACGCAATCCATATAGTTTGACATCTTCAATGAGTGCATTCCAATCCAAATAAACTTCACAATATTGAGAAGATGTTAATGGAGTAACATTCGACATATGATATTGTAGAATACCTTTTGATGCTGGCGACCCTTTAAATTCTGAATAAGTATTTTTTCTTAAAGCAAGTTCACACGATTTTTTAACTGCTGCATAATACATACATTCTGCAATAAGCGTATTTACTTTTAATGCTTCTTGATTAGGTTTACCATGTTCATCTTCCCATGCAAGATCCATTTCCATAAATGCATCGTGTAATCCTTGAATTCCTAATCCAATTGGACGCATGCGACTATTGTTATCTTTGATCTTATTTGTTGAATAATAAGTAATATCAATTGTCTTGTCTAAATTTTCAATTGCAATTCCAGTTGTTTCCATTAATGCAGCATAATCAAACTTTTTATCTTCGGTAACAAATTTGGTAATGCAAATTGAAGCTAAATTGCATGCAGATATAGATGTAGCAGTTTGAGTTTGCATAATTTCAGTACATTGTCCAGTTAATGTACCACCAAATACACCCATATGTCTTTTTGGTTCAGTAAAACAATATGTATCTACACCTTTCTGCCCTGGTTCAACAGATTGAATTCGGACAAATTTGGATACACTTCTAGATGGAATACCTGGTGTATATTCTGTCGATTTTGGTTCTAATCCTAAAGTATACAATGTATGTACATCTGCAGAATTAATAGATAATGTATAAATATTATCATGTTCAGGATGATGTATCATATTACTTTCAACACCTAATGTTTGTAACATCAACATTACTTTGATGAAGAAATCCTTTTGATAAGAAGTAATATGCAAAGTGCCATATACTTTATGAATAACACCACTTGCATCAACTAATCCAGAAAGCCAATCAATGCGATCTTTAATAGATGAATGCAATGGAACATCGAATTGTGAACGAATATCTTCTGGTAAATGTACATCAATTGTTTTTGGTAAATAACCAATGGCAGAATGTGTATATACTAGATGTTTCATTACTTTTTGTAATTTTGCATCTAATGCAATTGTATTGTCAATTTTACCACCAGATCCACAAAATACACCATGAGTATATGCATACTTGAATTTTTCTGGACTATGTATTTCAATTGGTTTATTAGGAAGTTTCAATTTGATTAATTTATCTTGTAAACTCAATTGATGTGCTTCTTTCATAACATAATCTTCTGGAGTAATATTATTACGTTTACCAAATGGCATAACATAGAATTTATGTTGAGGAGTGCATTCTAATTCAAAACCATTGGTAAAGGTAATTTTCAATAAATCTTGATTTGTATTTGTTTTCTTAGGAATTACTTTAGACCATTCGGCGCCATTCCAGACATTAACAGGAATATCAACCAATGATTTAATATCAATTTGTCCTTGATCTGTTAATATATGTGTTTCGCCAGATACACACAAGTTAGAACATGTAATAGGTCCAGCATTCATTTGAGCATTCTTTCGATTAACTGCATCTTTTGAACACATATATGGTAAACCACATTCACTTAATGATTTAACGACCTTATGCCATAATTCACTCATTGATACTTGTTTATAAAATAATCCTTTTGATTCCAATTCAAGATATCGTTTTTCAAATTCTTCAGAATGCAAAGTAATTAATTCTGGAAAGTTTTTAGGAGAAAATAAACTCCATTTTGTATCAGGTTCAATTTGACATTTTTCCAATCGTTTGAAAAATAAATCTGGTATCCATAAAGCAATAAAAATATCACGTGCTCTTTGTTCTTCTGTACCTCCAGGCAATCTTGCTTCTAAAAATTCTTCAATATCAGGATGCCAAGGTTGCAGGTAACATGCTACGGCTCCGAGTCTTTTGCCACTTTGATTGACGTATCGTGCAATACAGTTAAATACTTGCATTAATGGAATTATTCCTGTAGATTCTCCTCCTGTTCCTTCAATAAATTCACCTTTTCCCCGTACATGAGTTAAATCTACACCAATGCCACCAGCATATTTACTAATTGCAGCACAATCTGCCCAACATTCAGGAATTGAAGGTGATTCAACCATTGAATCTGGACAAGTTAATAAATTGCAACTTGCCAATTGCCCATTATGCATTCCTGCATTGAATAATGTTGGTGATGCATGCGTATATTTCAAAGTAGATAACAATTCATATGTTTTCAAAACATCAGTAATTCTACGATCCACAATATTAATACCACATGCTACACGCATATATAAATATTGTGGACATTCAATAAATTCACTAGGATAAGTTGCACCTTTCACTTCACTTGTTCGTTTGAGAAATGAACGAATAAACATTTTATATGAGGGATAACTGAATTGATAATCCCGATTAAGATCAATTGCATTATCCAATATAGTTTCATTTTCTTTAATAAATTCTACAACATTTGGATTCATTGCAGGAGAAAGAATATCAATTGCATCAGTAAACGTTTTAGGAATATCTCTATGCAATTGTCCCCATACAATTCTAGATGCAAATGTAGCATAATCAATATTATAAGTACTAATACTATAAGCAACTTCAGACAATAAAGTAGTTAATTGTTTTACAGATACTTTTTCTGGTAATTCATTAATAATTTTATTTGTTAAATGATCGATGTCAATATTCAACCCTTTAGATTTTCGCTCGATAAAGTTTTTCAATTTGTCTCTAGAGAAATTCTCGATAGTATTTTCCTGGGTAATAACGAACATAATTTGATTAATTAAGGTACTCATAATTTTTTTTAATTTGGCAAAAAGTTTATTTGAGATTTTTTTTATTATTTACTTTTTCTTTTAATGATATTTTTATATCTACATTTTTTTCGAGTATGTTTTAGTATGTTCCATTTTATTTCACTGATGTTCCATTTTAGATTTCACTTCATTTAATTACACAACGATAACTTATTTCATGTGGACGAGATTTAGGTGTAATTTCTAACACATTTCCAACAGTATATCCATATAAACGAATAAGTGGATCACTCACTTTAACTTTAGGAAATCCAGATCGATGAATGCCTAATGATTTCATCAAGCTCATCAATTCCCATCCACCTATTAAACGATAAGATGGCACCCATGGATGCGTAGTAATATCATATGTTAATTCACTTTCCGAGAAAATTTCAATCCCTGGCCATGTTTTAATAATCGTTTGAATTTGAACAGATAATTCATGTTTGTATATTAAAAGTACACGTGTGATTTCATTTGTTTCAATGATAGTAGAATAATTATTGATATCTTCTAAATTCTCACGATGATGTTTGCTCCAAATTACTAATACTCCATAATCTTCTAAAATGATATATGACTCATTTAATAGATTAGAAATATCAACATCTTCAATTGATCGAAAATGCAATATTTTCTTAATCATTGTTAATATGATTTCAGAATGATGATCTGCCATCTTTAATTGATTGTGTATCTTATGCTTTTAGTTTTCATTTGATTTCATTGTCAACCGTTTTTTTATTTTAATAAAATCGAGAAGAGAAACAATTTTAAATAAAACATATAAAGTAATCAAATATGGATCCTAGTGAATATAAAAGTCGCGAAGATTATAAACAAGATGAACCAAATGATATTATTTCTTCAATGATCGCAAAACCATTTTATATGGATTTAGATTCCACACATAGAAATCGAAATACAAATAATAATCCTTTAAGTTTTTCCATTCCATACAAATATTCAGGCACAAAAGAAAATACATACAGAGATGTAGTTTTATTATCAAGCCCGTATTCTGGATCTACTCAGCCAATTGGAACATTGGCCGTTCAATCTATTGTTTCTCCCACTCAAATCCAATTGTCACAATTGGATTCAAGTATAGATAATTTCTATACCAATTCAACTTTACAAGTTGGAGAAGAATTTCGTACAATACTTAATTATATTGGAAGCACTCGAATTGCAACAATTGATTTTGCATTTGATGAAATCATTACTGTTGGACAAATGTATTATACTAGACATTTACCTGCATTCTTCAATTCAAGATTTCTTATTGATGATTTTAATACATCAACGAATGCTGTATCTAGTTTATCTTTATTAAGTACTTTGGTTTCTCCAGAAAGAGATTTCTACAAGAATGCATATTTGAGATTTTCTAATGGTGGTCATGTAGGTGATATTGTTAATATTACACAATATGATCCAATCCCTAGAAATGTTGCATATACACAAGGAGCAGCTCCAGGTAATGTATTTGTTATTACTGGCAATACAAATGGAATTGTAATGATTAATACATATAGTTCAAACATTGAACTTACATCAATGGATATTGTTCTTGCACCATTATCTCCAACATCTAAATCAATTACAATAGAAGTAATTCAATTCAATGTAACTTTATATTCTTCTACACAACAATTATTGTCAAATACAATCACTTTTCCTAATGTTCAAGTTGCTTCAGGCAAATACACAATTGCATTCACAGATTCATCTAATGTTTCACCTTATTATCGTTTATATGGAGCTAAAATGAATACATATATGACTCCTTCATTTAGTAATCTTATTGGAGATGATTGGACAACAGGTATAACTAATCAAATCAATGATATCGGCGAAAATAATATTAATGATCCAAATAGTGAATTTATTATCAGTATACCTACTTGTACCATTCATGCTGAAATAGTTACAGTAGGTATACAACAAATTACAAGTGTAGATTCCACAGATGATGTTACAGATAATATTGATTATCCTTATGATACAAATTCAACCTTGTCCAATTTAGTTTCAAATGGATCTGTATCCAATGTATTTTCTATTCGTAAAGTTAGTGCAAATAGTATTACAAATAAAGTTTTCGAATTAATTCGAAAAGATGGTGTAATTAAAGAAATTACATTCACAAATTCTCGTGTAGGTGTACAACAACTTTTTGATTTTGCTTCTGAAATAGATTTCTTAGGTACACAAGATGTATATTTGAAAACTTGGTATGATCAATTGAGAGATAATGCATATTTAGCTTCGGGTGGAAATTATTATCCATCAATCATTCAAAATGGAATATTATTATCAGATGGAGGAGATAATGGTATTAATGATTTTAGTGTTGATTTGTATTATCCATCAAATCCATCTCCATTGGTTTATCAATCAAATAATGGAATTGTCAATTGGTTAAATAAATGTGTATTTGTTAGTACGAAAAATATCAGTGCTGCACACAATTATATTCCTATTGTAGATATGTTAGGTGGAAGTGTATACAAGAAATCGAATGGAATAGGATTAAATTCATCTGATATGGTTGATGCACTTATTCCTGGTTATGTAATTGGATATGAGTCTGAATCATCGAATATATTAGGCGAAGCAGGAGGAGAATCAAGTGTGTTTTATGTTGCACCTGCTGGACGAGCTACAGAAGATGGATTAATTGTGTTAACAGATGAAAATGATAATATATTAAATACATTTACTCCATCTGATTATGGAACAACAATAATGCTTAATACATCCAATATATTCAATGTTCATCTATTTGGTGCTGGATCACCTAGTTCAACTGGTGGAGGTGGAGCCTACGTTAAAATTAGTGTATCAAATCCTTCTGTAGTAGGTAATTATATGACCTTCTATCCGGGTGCATCTAATTCTTCAGGTGTATTTGGGCCCGGCTCGGCCAGTGGATTAAAAGGTGGACAAGCATCAACTGTAATTTTAAACGGAACGATGATTGTCGGTATAGCTGCAGGTGGAGGAAGTCAATCGAATGGAAATACTATTAATCCAATTTATTCAACTACATCAACATCTGAGATGCAAGTTAATACAGGGAATTTTCCTAATAGCAACAGTGCTTCAGGAGGAGGTTGGTATGCTGGTAATGTGAACGAAGGTGGTATTTCTTATGGATTAAGTTTGATAACTAGTATTACACCTTCTACGTTTAAAAATACTTCTAATAATTTATTACTCATTGATAGTACTACCAATTACATGAATATATATAATACACAATCTTCTAGTATAGATTGTAATATTCAGAAATCTGGATCTAATAGTAATTATACACAATTGCATTTGCTTAATGGACGATTCAATGAAATCGTTACTTTTAATAATCAAGGTATATTAGCTATACCTAATGCATTGTATACTACTCGAATTCAATAAAAAATGATGATCAAATCATTAAAAACAAAAAATGTAATTATGTATATATAATATCGATTTTCTTGCAATGTTATACAATGACTGAAATAAATATTGAAACTTTACCTCTATATCCTAATAACAAAGAAGATAGAATTAAAAATAATATTTATCGACTTGATAATAAAATCGTTAAATGGGAAGGTAAAAAATGCAGATTATGGTGTGCACACAACAAACGAAAAGAAAATTGCAAAGAATGTGGTGGTTCAAGTATATGTATACATAACAAACAAAAAGATATTTGCAAAGAATGTGGCGGGTCAAGAATTTGCGTACACAATAAATACAAAAGTCGATGCAAAGATTGCGACGGTTCTGCTCTTTGTGTACACAACAAAGATAAACGTACATGTAAAGAATGCGGCGGTTCTGCTATTTGTGTGCATAATCAAAACAAACATACATGCAAAAAATGCGGCGGATCAGGTATTTGTGTACATAATAAAAGAAAACGTAATTGCAGAGAATGCGACGGTTCTGCTCTTTGTGTACACAACAAAGATAAACGTACATGTAAAGAATGCGGCGGTTCTGCTATTTGTGTGCATAATAATTACAAAAACTCGTGCAAAGAATGTGGTGGCTTAGGTATTTGCAAACATAATAAAAACAAAAGTATATGCAGAGAATGTGGTGGATCGCGATTTTGTATGCACAATAAACACAAAAGTCGATGCAAAGAATGCGGCGGTTCTGCTCTTTGTGTACATAATAAAAGAAAATATGCATGCAGATTATGTGCAACAAATCGAAATAATTTTTGTAATAATTGTGATTTTACATCAGTGAACAAAAGTACGAATTGTTATCCTTATTGTCAATCATGTTATTATCAGCTTAATCCAGATGCTAAAAAGCCAACAAGATTCAAATTGAAGGAAAGTTTCTTTTATGAATTAATCAATGAAGATTTTGAAATAACTTCTTATGACAAAACGTTAAATGGATGTTCGAAAAGAAGACCTGATTTCTTATTCGAGTGCCTCACTCATACAGTTATTTTAGAAATCGATGAAGATCAACATATTTCATATGATTCACAATGTGAAATCAATCGATTAAATGAAATATTTATTGATTTGGCAGATAGACCAATTGTGATGATTCGATTTAATCCGGATAAATATGCAAATAAGAATAGCTGTTTCAAGTTTAATGATAAAAATATTATCATTCCAGATAAAGATGAAATCGAAGAACGATATTCTATCTTAAAAGAAAGATTAGAATATCATTTGTATAACAAACCAACTGAATTATCTACTATAGAATATCTTTTCTTTGACGAAAAGAACAAAATTTTACAATAATTTTATTTCATAAAAACTGAAAGTGTTTCTTTATGAAATAAAACCCCATCCATTTTTAGATGCCCGAATTTAAGTTAACTTAAATTCGGGCACAATAAATACAAAAATGTAATTTTATACATGTTATATTTTATCATATTCAATTGTATACATCATGACGAAAGTAAATATTGAAACTTTGCCTGTTTATCCTGATAACATAACAGATAGAATTAAAAATTATTTTTATCGTCTTGACGACAAAATTGTTAAATACGAAGGCAAACGATATAGCTTGTGGTGTAAACACAATAAAAGAAAACATTATTGCAAAGAATGCGGAGGAACAAGTTTATGTATACACAATAAACGGAAAGATCGCTGCAAAGTATGCAATGGTTCAAATTTTTGCTTGCATAATAGACAAAAAAATCAATGCAGGGAATGTGGAGGTTCTAGTATTTGCATACACAATTCACGAAGAAGCGAATGCAAAAAATGCAAAGGTTCAAGTATTTGTCTGCATAATAGACAAAAAAGTCAATGTAGAGAATGCGATGGTTCAAATATTTGTACACACAATAATCGTAGAAATCAATGCAAGAAATGTGAAGGCTCGAGTATTTGTTTGCACAATATACAGAAAAGTACATGCAGAAAATGTGGAGGATCTAGTATATGTTTACACAATAAACGAAAAAATATATGCAGATTATGTGCAATAAATCGAAACAAATTTTGTAAAAATTGTGATTTCACAATATCAAACAAAAAATCTAATTATTATCCATATTGTCAGTCGTGCTTCTATCAATTGAATCCAGATGTTAAGATTCCTACACGTTTTAAATTGAAACAAAATTTCTTTTATGAATTGATTAAGGGAGACTTTGAAATCACTTCTTATGACAAAATTCTCAACGGTTGTTCGCGCAAAAGACCAGATCTGTTTTTCGAATGTTTGACTCATTCTGTAATACTTGAGATTGATGAAGATCAACATATTTCGTATGATTCGCAATGTGAAATCACACGATTGAATGAGCTTTTTATTGATCTAGCTGATCGACCAATGGTTATGATTCGTTTTAATCCAGACAAATATTCGAACACCCCCAGTTGTTTCAAATTCAATGATAAGAATATTATTATTCCCGACAAGGATGAAATTGAACACAGATATTCTATGCTGAAAGAAAGATTAGAATTTTATATTTACAACATACCCACACAATTGTCTACAATCGAATATCTATTCTTTGATGATAATAAGAAAATTTTACAATAAATTATACAACATTAAAAAATTCTTTTATATCCGAATCAATTTTAAATAAAACTTGTTTTTTCCTTGTCATTTTTCCAGCTATAGTCAATTGTGTAAGTATATAATATGCACATTTATCTATAGCGTCCGTGTAACAACTTTCAGAATAATATTCTTTTCCTTCATAGTATATACTGCATCTATAATACCCTTTCAGTGTTGATTTTTCAAACTTGGGACAAGGAATGTTTTTATCTTGACAAAATTTGTTTAATGTATCAATATCCATTTTGTTTATTAGTTGAACTTTTTAATTCATGAGATTGATACAAATAACATTTTTATCGCCGAAATGGATAAACTTTTATTACACTCAAATCATATTCTTTCATTGTTATTTTCTTGTCAATCAACAATTGATTGATAATCTTATATGCACATTCATCTACACATTTCATATGCGAACTTTCTGCAGAATATTTTTTACCTTCATATTGAATAGTACATTCATATGTATCTTCTGGAAACCATTCGGAAGGTGAAAATTTAGGATAAGGGATATTTTTATCCTCGCAAAATTTATTTAATTTATCGATATACATTTCTTCTTTGTATGAATCGAATTAGTACAAATAATACATCAAACACTTTTTTTTCAAAATAAAAAAAAGTTTTTATTTTGAAAATCATTTGTAATAATAAAATCATTATGAGCAAAATGACAGATGAAGAAATTGTTATATCCATTCCTAATACAGACGAAGAAATGGATATAGAAACAGATACAGAAGATGAAGATAATGGTGTAACATTAAAGAGTTTACAACATAAAGATAATGATGACGAAGATGAAATTTTTGTAACTATTTCAGATACAGATGAAGAATTAACGGATACAGATTATGATACTGAAACAGAAAATGAAGACAATGGATTTGCAATATTTCCATTACATAACAAAGATGACGAAAAAATAAATGATGATGATGCTACTGATACAGAAGATGAAAATGATGATGCAGAAATTTGTGGATCTGTTTATCAAATGGATAGAATGAAAGATGGAATATATGTAGAAAGTACTGCAGATATGAAACAAGTAGATTTATTTAACAATCGTATTATTGATAGTGTATATCTGAAGAATGTGTCAGGTAATATTGTTCCAAACAAAACATTACCTCAGAATCTAAAGAATCTAACTATAGAACATCATGGTGTATACAATGTTGATCCAAGTGTTCTGCCATCTACATTAGAAACTCTTACATTAATAGGTAAATATGTACGTTTATTGCCAAATTTACCTGTTCCTTCAACTTTACAAGTATTTTATTTGAATTGTAATACAGCTAATGCCAACAAATTTTATATCATAGATCATAGTGCTGATGTCAATCAAATCAATTTATATGACAACAATATAATTAACAGTGTATATTTCAAAAACAATCCTGGAAGTATTATTCCTAATCGAACATTACCTAAGAAATTGAATCATTTAACCATTGAAGCTGACGACGGAATGGTTAATCCACAAATATTACCAGAAAATTTAAAAAGTATTACATTAGTTGGAAAAAATCTAAGATTTTCTACAACAGATCCTTTTCCTAAATCATTAAAGAAATTAGAAGTAAATCATATAGTACAATAATTAAATCTGTGTTTGCACAGTGAGTTTAGTGTAAGGTAAATTTTTTTGTAACATTAATGATTCTTCGAAATTTGTAAATATTCCACGTGTAATCTTTTCTAAATTATAACAAGTATATAATGGTGCTAATGATTGTGTGAATGAACTACCTAAATGAATTTCTCTTAATTGAATAAAATCAGTTAATGGTTCTAATGATTGATTGAATGCATTTCCAATTTTCAATATACGTAAAGTATGTTTGCATGCATTTAATTGATCCAATGGAAGATTATATGAATCACCCAATACTAATTCTTCTAATTTAGTACATTCTTGTATAGGTAAAACTTGATTATAATAATCTTCTAAATATAAAACAGGAATTGTTGATGGTAATATTGGAGGTATTTTATGACAATACCATTGAAGTTTTAATATTTCAAGATTAGGTGGCAAATCTCCAGAAAGACTATGAGTATTACATGTTAATGATTTTAATGAACGTGGCAATTTTGTTTCATGTGTAACTGCTGCATCATCAGATAACCAATATATTTCTAAAGATTCTAAATGTTCAAGAGTACTAATCCATTGTGTTCGTAAATGCGATACATATAGATGTTTGATTGATAAAACTTTCAATTTAGTAAACATTTTCAAAAATTCTACATTATAATAATAGTCTAGTTCAGGAATATACAATTCTTCTAAATCATTGCATCCAGATAATGCAAGTTCTACACATCCGTAAAACTTGGCATAAATCAAATTAAGAGTTTTTAATTTCTTGGGCAATTGTATATTCCATGCTCGGTCATAATATGACCATGTATATCCATCAAATTTGAAATTTTCAACAGATAAATTGCTCATGTCTATATGTCCAGATCGAAAGTTTCGAACAGTCAATGATTTCAATTGTTTGCATTGTTCAAGTACTTCACAATGATCTGTATCTAATGTGCCCAATTGCAAATGTGTTAATAAAGTGCATTTTAATAGATTTGTTAAATCTATTGATCCTAAATTTTTATCAATAATTAATGTATGAAGTTGAGGACAATGATCAACAAAAGAAATATCATCAATTTGACATTTATTTAATGTAAGTGTTTTTAATTTTTGTGATTGTAATGGAAAATTTAATACTGGTAATATTTCTACAGATACGTATAAAGTTTCAAGATTTAATAAATGTTGAAAAGATTTTTTCCATGGAAGTATAGGTCTATTCTCTTGATTTATATGTAATGATTCCAATTGATTCAATGTTTTTATCGACATTGATATCAATGTATTTGTAGTTATATGTTTCAATTGTGTATATTTTTGTTCATCTGGCGATTCAATACAAATATTAATAGGATTCATATATCTCAAATAAAAAGGATCAATTGATAAATGAGATATATCTAGAGGTATAGGATCGAAACAAGGTCGTGACCGATTTTCACTATCTGGCATAGTTAAGTTACATGGAGCCAACATGATATGTTTAGCTTTAAATTTTAAAGGTTTTTTGTGACATGACGATTGATAAGGAGTTTTTGTAATATAAATTGGAATTTTATTTTTTGATTCGATGATTAATTGTTCATAATATTTACAAGTCGAAGATAAATGAATCAAATCTGATGTAGATATGAATTCAAATAATTCAAACTTTAAAACATCTATGGGAATAATAATCATCTTATATCGAATATGTATAATAAATCAAGCAAGAAAAAATGCAAGTACATTTTTTCTTGCTTGATTAAATGAAATATAAAAGAATGCCTCCTATATATTTTTATGAACCGGAAGATAATAAATATGGATGTTTTTCCAACTTTGCACTTTATCCTATAGTTGTGAATGATGTATTTTATCCTACATGTGAACATTATATACAATGTGCAAAGTTTGATTATGTCCACGATGATCCATCTGTTCAAACTGCATTAAATAAATATAAATCTGTAATTCATAATTCTTCTACACCTATTCAATCTTATTTATATGGATTGCAAAAAATCAATGCCCGATGTTATATAACTGATATGAATGAAATTATTCGTGAAAGTATTGAATCTGGTGCAATTTGTCGTCCAGATTGGGAAGTTATTAAAATGGATGTAATACGTTCAGCAATTGAATATAAAGTAGATCAACATCCATTTATTCGAAAATTATTATTAACAACTTATCCACATAAAATTTTTCATAATTCTCCAATGAATTCATTATGTGATAATCAATTAGGAAAATTATGGACAACCATTCGTAATGAAATTTCATTAACTTCTAATTCTATTTCAATTCATTCAATGATGTCTATATCATCGCCCAATAAAATCGCAAGCAATGAAGATCCAATTAAAGAAATGCCTTTATCATCTCTTGAGAATGAACCACAAAAAGTACAATCAATTGAAACAATTAAAGAAGAATTAATGAATATTCCGGTTCCTACAAATACATGCAATTGGATTGATAAACAAATATTAGTAGGTGGTTATCCTGGTAGTTATGAACAACAAACACATATTACAATTGTGAATGATTTATTAAATGCTGGAATTACACATTTTATTTCATTACAAGAAGTAGAAGAATCAAAACGATTTAATGATTATAAATCTGTAGCAAATGTATTAGCATCATCAAAAACAATTCATTATCTTCATTTTCCTACATGTGATCGTGGTGATAATCTTCTTCCAAAAGATATTTTAACTATTGTTAATATTATGAATGTAATTGTTGCATCAGATAAGAACAATATCATTTATTTACATTGTTATGGTGGTCATGGACGTTCTGGATTAATTAGTACATTATATCTATGGAAAAAATATCATTATTCCAAAACTGATGCATTGAATCTATGGTATGCATTACATGACAATCGTAAATTAATCAAGAGAAGAAATACACATATTCATCATTTGACGAAAAAACAATATAACTTCTTAACTAAAATTGTTGAAGGAGAAAATTAAAATATTATTATTCTAATAAAAATAAATAAACAAATGAGTTCGGAAGATAATAAAAAAGAACTAACAGATGATGTTACTACAATCTTCACTAAACCTCTTGTATTTCCAGAAGATGATGTAGAAAATTTGTATGGTGGAAGTGATATAGATAAATACAATCAATCTTTATTTGAAAATGATTTTAAAATCAATGAAGATCCGGAAATTTTAAAACAAGAATATTATGACTATATAGATGAAAATTATAGTGATATTATTCCTGATAAGAAATCAAAAGAACAATTAAGTGAACTTCTTTCAGAACAACCTACAGAAGATGCAGCAATATTTATAACACCCTCTCGCCCAAATCGATCATCAATGCGTTATCCAACTAGCATAACCCGAAATAGAAATTTATCTTTTCGAAGTAGACGATCGTCATCTACAACTCCTTTACGATCAAGACGTAGACTTTATACACCACCAATAGAAGAACAAGATATTCCTCTTCCAATGCCTGCAATTGTTCGATCAAGAAGTGCAATTTCTCATACAGTTCGGCAATTTAATTCACATGAAATTAAACGAATTGAATCCACTGATAATATTTCTGAAATAAATTTATATGACCGTACAGATATTGTATCTATCATATATGAAAATGATCATCCATTTATTGTTAATCAAACATTTCCTGCAAATTTGAAACATTTATATATTCGTATGAATAGACCATATGAAATTGACCCAAGATCATTTCCACAAACATTGCAAACTCTTATATTAAGTGGAGAACATGTTCGATTGAAACCTATAGCAACTTTACCACAAACATTAACATATTTGAAAGTAGAATATCAACATTTTAATCCGGTAGTGTTACCTATAGGAATTGTTCATCTTAATATTCGAAATTATGAATATAAACTTAATGCAGCTAAAACTCAATTGATATTAAATACAAAGAGAATGCAATCTTAAGTAAAAAATGTAAATATACACTTTATCATATACTTTTTATATATTATACATATACATACATATTTTGGACTTAATAATATATAAAAACAAATAACAATCAATTGAAAATGTCACAAGTCAAAGAATTAACATTACATGAACAAATTTTAGCTCGACCAGATACATATATTGGATCTATTATTCCTGAAGAGAATATAGAATATTGGATTGCTGAATCCAATGATAAAATTATTAAAAAAACAATTACTGCTAGTGAAGGATCAATTCGTATATTTCTTGAAGTGTTATCTAATGCATTGGATAGTGTATGGAGAAGTGTTAGTACAGATACACCTTGTAAATATATCAAAGTGAATATTGATCCTGATACATTTAAGATTAAAGTTGAAAATGATGGAGCAGGTATTTCCTTTGATAAATTCGATGAAAATAGATATATACCTACTGTTATTTTTGGTAATTTACTTACATCAACTAATTTTAATGATGCAGAGAAACGTAAAACTTCAGGAAAGAATGGTTATGGTGCTAAACTTACCAATATATTTTCTACATTGTTTGAAATAACATTAGAGAATAATGAACAATCATTTTATCAACAATGGACAAATAATATGAAGACAAAAACTGAACCAAAGTTTGGAAAAAATAAACGTAAATCAAATCGTACATGTGTGGAATTTATTCCAGATTTTACGAAATTAAATTTGATCAAATCTTCTTATATTGAAGTTATTCGCAAATATGTCATTGATGCAGCAATGATAGCTAGTAAATATAAAGTAAAAGTATATTTCAATGATGAATTGATTGGTATGAAAAAATTTGAAGATTATGTTGGAATGTATTATTCTACAGAATTGAAAAATTTAGATTATGTATCCATTGTATATGGTGATAGTCGAGTTGCATTAGTTGGTAACTTAACAGGTAATATTGGAGGTAATATTTCTTTTGTAAATGGTATTTATACAAAGAAAGGTGGAGTACATGTAGATGCTTGGAGAGAAGCATTATTTCAACCTATTCAAAAGAAAATGACAGAATTAACTGCAAATGATATTAAGAAATATTTTACATTGTTTGTTGAAATTGAAGTTGACAATCCAACATTTCATTCACAAACAAAAGATAAATTAGCTGGACCAACTAAACTTGAAGTCAAAGTGAATCCATCAACTATTGCAAATATTACGAAATGGTCTATTATTCAAACAATCAAAGAAGCTCACGAAAATAAATCTCTTGCATCCATGAGTAAAAATACTACAAGAAATAAAAAGAATGTGAATGTTGAGGGATTAAGTGATTCTAATTATGCACGTTTAGGAAAATATAATTCGGAATGCATTTTATGCATTACAGAAGGATTGTCTGCCAAAACGTATGTAATCAAAGGTATTAATCAAGGATTAATGGGCAAAAAGGGAAAAGATTGGATAGGCGTTTTGCCCATTCGTGGAAAATTCATTAATCCTCAGGGTCGTGCAGCAGATACAGTTGCAAAGAATAAAGAAGTTAGTTCATTAATCGAAGCATTAGGTTTACAAATGAAAAAAGATTATTCCAAAGATATTTCTTCATTAAGATATGGAAAATTAGTTATATTTGCAGATGCTGATGTTGATGGATTGCATATTGTAGGATTAGTATATAATTTTTTATATTATTATTTTCCATCTTTATTGGCTAGAGAAGGGTTTATTTCATTTGTTCGTACACCTATCGTTAAGATCAAGAATTACAAACTTACATTTTATTCACTTGAAGATGCTAAACAATGGTTATCAGACAATCCAAATAAACATCCAAAAGTAAAATATTACAAAGGATTAGGCACATCAACTGCTGAAGATATACAGGAAGATTTTGGTAAATATATTGCTAAATTAAATCATACAGATCAAACAAAAGAATCAATTGATTTAGCATTTGGAAAAGACTCATCCAATAAACGAAAAGAATGGCTAAAAGCATATTCTCCTAGCGAATCCTCTATAAATTCATTATCAAAACAAATGGATTCATTTACTATTGAAGATATTCCAACAGAAGATTTTATTAATAAGGAATTGATTAAATTTTCTATTGAAAATTGTAAACGTAGTATTCCGCATTTATTAGATGGATTGAAAGAATCTCAACGAAAAATCTTATATGCAATGTTTTATCGTGCAAATAGTGAAATCAAAGTTGCACAATTGTCTGGATATGTTGCACAATTAACTCATTATTTACATGGCGAAGATTCTCTTGCTGATACAACTGTTAAAATGGCACAACGATATGTAGGTTCAAACAATATTCCATTATTTTGTGAACATGGACAATTTGGTTCACGTTTAGAAAATGGAGTTGATGCAGCAAGTTCAAGATATATCTTTACAGAATTGGAAAAATATACACGTTTATTATTTCCAACAGCAGATGATGCATATCTACCCAATGTGATCAGCGAGGGTGATATTATTGAAAAAGAATATTATGTTCCAATTATTCCAATGGTATTAGTGAACGGAATTGTTGGAATTGCAACGGCCTATAGTACGAATATTCCTCCATGTAATCCAAATGTATTGATTGATTGGGTTGAATGTAAAATGAATGATACTGAATTGCCTGTAATTCGCCCATATTATAATGGGTTCAAAGGCGAAATAACAATTGATTCTGATAATCCAAAGAAATACAATGTGAAAGGTTGTTTTACAGTTGACAAAAATAAAATCGTAGTTACAGAAATTCCATTGAAATATAGTGTTGATTCATACAAAGCCAAATTGCAAACAAAATATCCAACGGTATTGGATAAAAGTACAAGTGTTGAAGAAATTAATTTAGTTATTCCAAAAGTCGAGAATGCAAAAGATATCACACTTGCAGATTTATTTCTAACAGATACATTATCATTGAACAATTTAGTATTATATGACACAAAAGGAAATATACATGTATATGAGAATTTAAATGAAATTATGGAAGAATATTATGCATTCAGATTAAATTTATATGGTATACGAAAAGAAGGAGAAATTAAAGAATTTGAACATCTTATTGCTTTTACTCAAGCAAAGATTAGATTTCTCCAAAATGTTAATCCAAGAGATTATACAACATTGGAAGCTCTTGTAGAATTTTTAATTAAAGAAAATTATTACAAAAATCCTAAAGATGAAAAAACACCTTTTGCATATCTTACTGATCTTAAAATATTTATGAGTACAGTTGATAATATCAATAAACTTATCAAGTTGGTTGAAACATATACTCATGATTTAGAAATCTTGAGAAAAAATGCTCCTCAAGATTTATGGAAAAAGGAACTTAAAATTATTAAGAAAGCAATTAACTAAATCAATCAATCATGGGTATATCATCTTCTAAAATTCTAGATGTAAATGAATTGCCATGTACTACAATAAATAAAAATGATTTAATTTTGAATGATACAACTACATTCACACTTGAAAAAAGTAAAAATATTAATATTCCTACATACAATGCATATAGTGATAACGAATTCGATGATTCAGAAAATGAATCTCCTTGTCATTCAAATGAAACAATGGATAATGATTTTTTATACCTTGCTGCTCATAATGTTGTACACGAGTATCGTAAAAACAATCCAATTATTGAAACGAATAATGTTGGACCGTTCCACTTACATGATACACTTCAAAATATCAATCCTATTCGTTTATCTGTACCTACTAACAATGCAAATATGTTACATTCGAATGAGAAACAATGGTCTGTATATCCAGATTGTACAAGAAATTTACCTATTCAGTTGAATTTTGATTCAACTCATAACAATTATGTAGATAGTATTATGATTGATAAATTGAAAGTTGCATTGGATAATATTATAAATCAACCAAAAATTATTGAAAAAGTTGTTAAAGAATATCCAAAGAATGAAAAATTTATTGTAGAATCATATAATCCTAGAACTAATCGTCGTCGTATTGTTTGTATTACATGCAAACGTGTATTGGAATCATTTAATTCCAATTTGAATGCAATATGTGCTGTATGTATGAAACCTGAACATGATAAATATTATGGTTTAACTGAAAAGTTTGAATCAAATGGTTATATTGTTAATTCTATTCGTGGACAAGATCAATTTGATATATCATGTAAAACTTGTGATGCACAAAAAATTATTAAATTATATCACAAGATGGATTTTTTCTTTCCAAAATGTACATGCACAAATGAACCTTGGAAAAGATTACAAACATTAAAGAAAAAAATGTAATTGTATTTGTATTTGTAACATTATTTGGAATATTATTATTCGTGTGAACAACATGACTACTATATATACAATTCCGACGATCAATCTTAAATTTGATAGTCCATTATGTACATTAATACCTTTATCGTTTGATAAAATTAAATTTTCTAAACATGGATCAAATTTATCTCTTGTGCGTAAAGCATCATTAACTATTCATAGTGTTAACATTAAAAACTTTGATATCAATATTGAAGATATCAATGAAATAAAATTATTCATTGTAAACAAAATCAAATCAGAAGTACATCCTTTGCAAATTAAAAAACATAATATGATTAAGAATAAACATGAAATCGAAATGGAACTTGCACAATCTAAAATCGTTCATGATGCAGCTGCATATTTATTTCGAGGAAGTTATGATTTCTATATTCTATTTTCAAATAGATATGGAGTAACTTTATTTCCTGGGCATAATACTACTATCCAATTTAGCGGTGTATCTATTGCACAAAATTTTGAAGATAAAAATACAAAGATAGATATACCTATTGGTGTTATGCCCAGATTGGAAAAAGTATATGAAGAATTTAAGATGGAAGAAGGAGGTGGTACACGAATGAGTGTAATATTAATAGGCATGTTGAGTTTTGTTTGGGTTATTATTATTGTGATTATGTTAATATTGATGCCATATGCACAATTAAATAAAAGTTGAGCAAAAAAATGTAAAATGATTTTTTTATCAAACAATATATTCATAATTATGAGTATTTTACGCTTTGATAAAGTTAAACGCCTTTACACCAAAACTGCATTAATTACATATCATCATATTGGTAATAATCAACCTATATTAGGATGTGAACATTATGCTAGTAATGCTGCAATTGTAGCACCATGTTGTAATGATGTATATACATGCAGATTATGTCACGATGAACGTAATGAACATAAAATTGATCGATCAACTATTAAACATATGGTTTGTTTAATTTGTGCTTCATATGATAAGATAACTATACAACCAATATCATCACATTGTAAAGATTGTAAAACTCGTATAGCAATCTATTTCTGTAAAATTTGCAACTTTTTTGATAATGATTCTACTCATAATAACTATCATTGTGAGAAATGTAAATTTTGCAGAAATGGAAAATCAAATGAATATATTCATTGTGCTTCATGTGATTGTTGTTATAATATAGATATATATAATTCTCATGTATGCGAAGAAAATTGTACCGATTCGATTTGTCCAATTTGTTTGGATGATTTACAAGCAACGATATATGAGGTGTATAAACCATCATGTGGACATTTAGTTCATACAAAATGTGCAAAAGTGGACAAGGAAAGAAATGCTAAATGTTATCTTTGTAATGAACTTTTATTACCAAAAGTATAAATATGCCAAGTTAAATGTGTATACATAAAGATAAAATTTTATTTTAAAAATAACAATAGTAATATTATAAATAAATAGTGTTAATAAACGATGCCTTATAAACTTATCGTTCCGACTAGTAAAGCGAATGCTAAATTATCAAGACCTCCTATAATGGTTCCATTACCCTATAGCTCGGCGTGGTATAATCCCGGACATGCACATTCTAGTACCAATTCTGCCACAAAACAATTTATGGAACCATTATATTCAATTGAAAATACACAAGAATTTAATATGGATATGCAATATCAAGACTTAACTGCAGATATTCCACCTGTTCGTATTGGCGATTTCTATTATAAAGATCGTATCGATAAATATATGACTGATAGTAATAAATATCCATTGCCTAGACCTATTAACCCTCCAACTACTAATGATAATAATTACAATGGCGGAGTGAGTGGTAATAATAAATACACACCACTAGATTATGATGAAGGAGTCACATCAATTGACCCGAATGCTGAAGTTCTAATGCCATCTGCTCGCGAAGGTGGATATTTTATGCAGCCGACATATTATAATGCTGTAGATTCACAAGGTCGTCCGCGAAGTGTGCCATATGATTGGAAAATAGAAGGGTTTGATTTACCTACAACTAACACTGTTGCATCACCACCTGCATGGGACTCACACAATGCACAAAAAGAGCTGAATTCCAAAAAGACAAGCTTTTTGGATATAATTGGAATTGGTGACAAAACCACTAAACCAAAGTTAACACCACAGCAACAACAAGATCAAAACATAAATAAGAAATCTATATTAACAGACATAGAACCCAATGTATTTCAAAGACAAAATATGATGTATCCAATTAATAATAATTTGGGACAAAGTTGGGTAACAGAAAAACCTATTATTGTATTCAACCCGGCTGATCAATCTAATAACCCTTATGGAAATACAGTGTTATACAATTCGTACGATCCTCAATTGATTCGGGACGATCTTCCAAAATATGCTCAGGCCGAGATGCCAGTTCGTACACCATATTCAGATAGATATGGAACTTGGAACAAAGAAGCTGCAGGAAGTGTAGATTGGACGAATGTTTATGATTACAGATTTAATTCATACGGGGCAGGAACGCGTGCCTATGAAAATATAAATACTGGAAATATTGAGTATTATGTAGCTGATATTGATGCGTATAGAAAACCCAATTTTATAACTAAAAGTAAAGTTGATCATATTTACTTCAAAACACCCTTAGGCGAGGAGTGGCCTCGTTATGAACGCAATATAAGTTTACAAGATATGCGCAACGAAGCCGAGAGTAGATTTATTAATGATACTACTTTCTTTCGCGAAAATTTATCTGCCAGTCAATCTGCTAAAGCAAATGCAAGATCGATTCAACTTACACTAGGGCCGTTACAACAGGGCGGCAGTAATATGCAACATTCAACGTATAGAATATAAATCGATATATTTTTATACGAAATTAATAGAGATTTATAAAAATGCAGATCGATTTAAACATCTACTAATTTCATATAATATTAAGAATGAATATAACAAAATATAAAAATTTAGATAAAGAGTATATACCACACACGTCAAACGAAAATTATCATATTTATAAAGATGGTCGAGTATTTACAAATAATCTACGCAAAAAATTTTTGTCTAATCATTTGATTAATGGGTATCATTATATTAATATAATGAGAAAACCATATCTTTTGCATCGTATTGTTGCTGAATATTTCATAATAAATGATGATCCTGCAAATAAAACTGTTGTTAATCATATCGATGGCATTAAAACACACAATCATTATACAAATCTTGAATGGGTCACATCTTCAGAAAATTCAAAACACTATCATAAAATAAAAACATCTGGACATAATGAGATGCCAATAATAGAAATGAATGTTACAGATAATATAGAAACCAAATTTAAAAGCATCAATGAGGCAGCAAATGCGAGAAAAATTCATAGAAGCATAGTTTCAAGAAGATTACACGGAATGTATAAAAATAGTTTCTATAAAAGTAAAATTGATGGAAAGTTTTATACTTGGAAATATATAAATATTCCAGAAAGTGTGCATGATGCACCAATCGATTCAATACGTTTAATAAATCATCCGGCGTATTTTATAACCAGAGAAGGCAAGATATATTCCGAAAATATTAAAGCATATTTGAAGCTCACGACAACAACCGATGGATATAAGAGAGCATCTCTAACAACAAATAGCAAATCTTTTTATTTTTTAGTTCATAGACTTGTTGCAAAAGTTTTCATTGAAAATCTTGAAAATAAGCCATTAATAAATCATATTAATAATATAAAAGGTGATAACCGCGTTGAAAATTTAGAATGGTGCAATGCTAAAGAAAATGCAACACATTATTTTGCACAAGACCATAGTAAAACAACAAGAGTACATCAATATTGTAAGATTACAAAGAAAATTATTAATACTTTTAAATCTATGTCATTAGCAGAAGAAGCTACTAAAGTAAATATGTCAACAATTCGTCGTAGTTGCAATGGAGGAAATACCAGAACTCCTTGGTATTGGCGATATGTCGATAAATAGAAAATGTTTTGGTATTTTAAAACTTCAAAATTTATATATTTTTCCAATTAAAGATGTCATGCATCTATATAATATACACATACTTTTTACATATATGTTCACATTGATCAAATACAAAATGTTTGAAAAAGCAAAACCTTCCATGTTTATTTCTAATAATAATCATGGAAAAGATATCGACAATAAACCATATATCATCACAATAAATAACCTAGATAACAATACATTTAATAATCCCATGTCGCCACCTAGCATTCCACAAATTCAAGTCCAATTATTCAATGATAAAGAAGAGGAAATCTATTCCCAGAATAAAAGTACACAATTACAACCATTACGAATTTGTTCCAATTGTTATAGAAGAGAATGTAATAATCTATGTTTTCGCTGGGACAATTCCATTGTGTAATATTCGTTTTCTAATTTCTTTCAAAAATGTATATTTATATACAATGAATAATTTCAATAACAAATGCCTTATTGTAAACCTGTTATTGAAATTAATGTTGCAAAAAATAACGCACAAACACGATACGCTAGTATTACAGAAGCTGCTAGAGCAAGAAAAATTCCTCCACTCTTTTTAATTAGAAGAGTAAAAGGCAATTACAAAAATATTAAATACAATATAGGAAGCGATTCGTTCATTTGGAAACTTGTAGATTTACCTAAACATGGAAACTATACCACATGATATTATCATTTATATACTCATGCCTCTTTTAGAAGACAAAGATAAATTATCTTTTATGCAGCAAAATAAAATTACAAGCACACACATACGTAGTAAAACAATTTTAGATACAAAATATTATGAAGTACAATATATCCCCCCAAATGCATATATTAAGAAAGCATTGATTGTTTATAATGTAGACTTGCATACTATCATTTTGCCACAAAGTGTAACAATGATAAAATTTGATGATGCTATCGATCGATATATTCCTCCAATATTTTTTGAAAACAATAAAAATATTCAAGATATTATATTTGGAGCACGATTTAATCAAACAATTAAACCAGATGTATTACCAGCAACATTAAATAAACTTGAATTTGGACACGACTATGATCAATATATTGAAGTAGGTGTATTGCCTGTGAATCTGAAAAAATTAATATTTAAACATCATTATTCACAATGTATAAGTGCAGGAGTATTACCATCTAATCTTGAATCTCTTGAATTTTGGGGATGGGTTTATGATCAACAATTAGACATGACTATATTACCTATTTCATTAAAAACACTTGTAATAGATCGTAATTTAATATCATTTGCACTCCTTCCTTCAATTGAAATAATACATCCTAATAATATTAAAGAGTGTGATTGTTTTGATTATGATTATGAGAATTCCTATTTTTACTTTGATTCAAATTCTTATATTGATTCTGACGATTATGATAATGATTACAATGATTAAAAACTGTTCATAAATTTTTCCATTTTAAATATTTAATGACATACATAATACTAAAATGGAAAAATTATCACATGATACTATAGCCCATGATATAATGCCATATTTATCTGATAAAGATCGATTATCTTTTATGCAACAAAATAAACTTGCAAACACTACAATTCGTAACAAAACTATATTGGATTCAAATTATTATGATCCAGAAAGTGTTTCAGAAAATACACATATTCGAAAAGCAATCATTCTTGATAGTGTTAATTTATATACACTTGTTTTACCAAGAACTGTAATAATGATAAGATTCGACGATGAATTTGATAAACCAATTCCAGCTATATTTTTTGATAACAATAGAAATATCAAAGATATTATCTTTGGAATGTATTTTGATCAAATAATCGAACCAAATGTTTTGCCTAGTAAATTAAATAGACTTGAATTTGGATTTGATTATAATAAACCTATTCAGCCTGGAGTATTACCTGAAGATTTGAAAGAACTCAAATTTGGGAATCAATTTAATCAACGAATAGATATAGGAGTATTACCTTCTAATCTTGATTGTATTGAATTCGGTGATAAATTCAATCAGCCATTAGATATGAGAATATTACCTCAAGGATTGAGAACATTAGTAATAAGTACGTATTATAATTTTGCTATCAATGATGTTCCACCAACTTTAAAAATAATACGTAGTAATAATGACGAAGAAGATCATTTTAGAGAATATAGCAATAATAGAGAGGATGATGAAGCAGATTATAATGATCGTTATGATGATTATCAAGATGAATATGAATATTAATGTGCAGAAAAAATGTGTATCAATATTTACATGAATAAAAATATTCAATATTAATAATGTCTGAAGATATTTCTTTGAGTAATATTGCCGTTGATACTATTGTTTCACCAGAGAACGATAAGTGGTATACACTTATTTGGAATGAAAATACATCTACAATTCGTATGAGTGATACATTCAATATACCAATTCGCCACAATACATTTCCAGATAATATTAAAAATATTGATTTTGGTAATAGTTTTAATCAACCTTTATATCATAATACTCTTCCAAGTAAATTAGAATATCTTATTTTAGGTGATAAGTTTAATCAATATATTAAACCTAATACATTTCCAAATACATTGAAAGTACTTAGACTTGGAAAAGGATTTGATCAGCCTATATTGCCTGGTACACTTCCAAAATCATTAAAACGTTTACAAATATCAGGTAATAATTTTAATCATCTTATTACAACAGGTACTCTTCCAGATGGTTTAGTTGAACTTTACATTACAAGTACCAAATTTAATGAACCTATATTTCCATTTGTATTGCCTAAAAAATTGAGAATTTTAGAAATAGGAAATGGATACAATTATCCAATTGAATTAAATACTTTTCCTTCTACATTAAAAGTTCTTATTATTGGAAATTCATTTAATCAACCAATTGATGTAGGAGTTTTGCCTAAAAATTTGCATACACTCAAGTTAGGATCTTCATTCAATCAAATTCTCCATATACCAACTAAATTAAATATACTCGTAATTACAGGTGAAAATAGAATCATACAATCGAATGTTGCATCAACAAAATTAACTAAATGTCATATTGGAGATACTATTTTTTCGGCGGGAAATGCGAATAAGATATTAATAAATCGTTATATAAATCAGTGTTCCACACAGTCAAATTTATGCAACAGCATAATTATTTTAATGATAATTGCAATTATAATATTATTTACAGTCCTTGGAGTATATTATGGCAAATAATAATCTTTTAAATTCAAACAAGTAAACCTTGCCATTTGTTTGAATTGTTTTTTTTATTTCAATGTCAAATTGAACATGTTGTATACAGTTAAAAAAAATGATTCTTTTTAAAGATCACTACAATTTCATAACAAACAAAATACAAAGATGTTATCAGATGCTATTGTTATTCATTTGTTAGCTCCAATGCTAGCTGATAAAGATGTATTATCTCTATCAATTACGAATAAATATGGATATAATATTCTTGCTCCTAAAATAAAATTAAAGAATCGATATTCATATACATCTGTGATCAAAACAAACTTTATAGTTGAACGTATATCATTGAATACTAAAAAATTTGATAAAGGTATCATTAGTAAAGCAAAAGAAGTTTATTCTGAATACGTAAATGCTACAATATTATATTCATGTAAAAATTTAAACACATTAACATTAACTTATTCGGATGAAGATGATGATATATTATATTTGCCAACAAATACACATACACTTATCGTAGGATATAATTTTGAAAGTCGAATTGTATTACCTTCAAATCTTAAAGTATTGAAATCATATGTAAGTCGTTGCGATTATGATTTTAGTTTCGAAAAGTTACCTCCTGCACTCGAAAATTTACGTATGGTTGAAAATGTTCTTTTATCAAGTGAATTTCCAAGTACTCTTCATACATTAAAAATTGGAAGACAATGGAGACACGAATTAACCAATCTTCCCATCAATCTTAAAAAACTTTCATTAAAAAGTAGATTTCCAATTAATGTAGATTTCCCTCCAAATCTTGAAGAACTAACTTTTGATAATGCTGAACATTATAATATATTAGCAAATAAAATACCAATAGGTCTTAAGAGTTTAAAAATAAAGTCTTTTCTCGGAAACTTTATTGATATATTTCCACCAAATTTGCATACATTAAAACTAGGTCATGGATTTGAACATTCTGATCCATTTCCTTCATCTCTTCATACTTTAGAAATTGGAAATTTTTTTAATGCTCCAGTTAATAATCTTCCACCAAATTTACATACATTAAAATTTGGAAATCATTTTAATCAACCTATTAATCATCTTCCTGTATCACTTTATAGTTTACAATTAGGAAGAGAATTTGATTATCTTATAAATGTATTGCCTCCAAATCTTAAGAAATTATATTTGCATCCAAATTACAAATATATAAATGAAATTAAATGCCAATTCAAACATATATCTATCATGTACAAGAATGAAGAATAAATTCTTTCTGATATAACAAAATTTCAATTGATAAATTTATTGTCTTTTATGTAAAGATTCCAAATACATATATTTGTTGAGTAGGGAAAACAATTTCATTTACATATTTTCCATAATGCATCTTTACATAAAGTTCTTGAATAGATATTGGCAAAATTTCTTCTCCTAAGGGTTGATTAAAGCACCATCCAAAATGTAATATTTGCAATTTGTTGGGCAAAACTCCTTTTTCTATTGGTTGATTAAAATCGTGTCCAAAATATAATGTTTGTAATGTATCAGGTAAAACTCCTTTTTCTATAGGTTGATTAAATCGAGCTCCAAACTCGAGTATTTGCAAATTAGGAGGTAATATATTCTTTCTAATAGGTTGATCATAATGTCTTCCTACATTTAATGTATGTAAACCTAGAGGTAAAACACCTTCATTTAATGGATGATCGAATATAGCTCCAAAATCAAGTGTGTGCAAATTTGGAGGAAATGCATCTTTATTCACAGGTTGATCAAAATAACTTCCTAAACGAAGTGTATGTAAATTTGGAGGAAAGATATAATTGTTAATAAATTCATTGAAATTATCATATATTCTAAGCTCCTGCACTTCTGTTGGTATTTTTGTTTGTGGATTATACACTTTGAATCTTTTTATTTTATAAATTTTACGTTCAGAAATTGATTTATATACTTTTTCATTGAGAAATATATTAGTTCTACATTTGCCTAGCATAGAATTACTACTGAATAATGCAAGTTTATCATTATCATTAAGCATATCTGCTAATACATGGATAATTAAATCTTTTGGGAACGAGTTCATATTGGAAGAGCAAAAATATTTTATTGAAAAAATGTAAATCAAACATTTTTTCAATAATTGTTTGTATAAATATTGAGTGATGTCACATATTACATTTCTTAGGCATGCAGAAAGTATATTTAACGTAGATTGCAAATCAAATTTAAGAGATTGTTCATTAACCACATTTGGAATATTACAAGCATCTACTCTTAATGGACATTATGATTTAATAATTGTTTCTCCTTTATTGCGTGCAAAACAAACATTATTGCATTCAAATATAACTTATGATCATTGCATTATCAACAATTTGATTAGAGAATTTAAAACAGATCCATGTGATTTTTTTGAAGATGAAGAATATAAATTGGAAACAGAAGATGAACTCATGGATAGAGGAAATGAATTTATAAATGAATTGAAACGATTGAATTCAAACATACTTGTTATATCACATTGTGAATTCATATTTTCTATCACCGGAACATCTCTTCATAATATTGAAAAGTTATCAATAGAAATTGTGTAAACAAAAATGTATATTACTTGCATAATTTATCAATTCATTTTATATATTCAATCATGTCTCAATCTTTCAAATTTGATACATCTACTTGTGATATTAATATTCTAATTGATGGAATAATCAAACCAAAACTTCCCATAACTTTTAACAAACTTGTCAATCCAATTTTTAATGGATCTATTGTGATTGAAGTATCAGATCCAACCGAATTGATTAATGATCAACTTGTTGTATATATTAATGGAACTGAAAATTCTATGTTTTATTTTCTTGAACAAATAAAAACTTTAGATTCAAACAATGTACAAATTTATACATCAGAATATAAGCAAAGTTTAATTACTTCATATTGTTCAGCAGGCCCAAAGAATAAACAAGTTAAGCCTTGGCCTAGAGATGTTGAATTTCTTGAAGTTAAACCAGCTATTCCTTGGATGACATCAATTGAAAATATTGAAGTTAAACGTTTTGAATCTGGCAATGCATATCCGATACATGTAAAAATCAAGGATATTAATTTTACATTGTCGATCAATGAATAAATCTTTCCTTAATTTTGACAAAATACATTGTATATAAAAATGTAAAATTTATATACAATGGAATATATCTCTATTAATATATCAAATAAAATGACATCCTGCATATAAATACAGTGGAGATATAAATGATACATACAAACATATTTATGTTTAAAAATAGTTACAACTAAATTAAAATAAAATGTCAATTATTAGATTGAAAAATGATGCTAATACTTTATGTTCATATGATTTGGATGAACATAAAGTATTAAAAATAACGTTAAGGAAAGATGCTACATTAACTGGATTAAAACAATTAAATCACTTGAACGAAATTCATATTTTCAATTGGAGAAGTGATTTATATTATGATCCATGTGATGTTATACCTGAAAATGAAAATCTCACAACTTTATTAATGTGGGGGCATTTTCATCCTAATTTATCTACATTTAAAAATTGTCCTAACCTCAAAACACTATACATTGAGACATGGGAATATTGTCCAAAAGGAACTTTATTGGTACCACATCATTCTTCTCCTATAGATTTATATTCATTGCGACAATCTCATATAGAAACCTTATTTTTACACGAAATGTATCCTTATCGAGATTTAGCTGGATTAATATGCATCAAAAATTTAAAATATCTTACATTAGAAGGAGGCACAAAAGATACTATTTTATATGGTATGAATGTATTTAAAAATCTTTATAATTTGACAACATTGAATATTTGTTATTCTTGTGAAAATCTACAAGAAGTTATAGACCATATTAAATATATTCCGAATTTGAAAATTTTAGCAATAAGGTTTTTTTACTCGATAGAAGCATATAATTTTTCTAACATGTGGGAGTGCAAAACATTAGAAAAATTATATGTTAATCGGGATTGTATAGATATTATATCAAAATATAAATCAAGTGATTGTAATATTAAACTTCTTGATTACAATGAGAAATACGTTGGCGACGATGTATCAAAACAAAATTCATAGTTGAACGTATATTGTTGAATACTAAAAAATTCGATAAAGATATCATTAGTGTAAAACAAAAGAAGTTTATTTTGACGAAGATGATGATATATTATATTTATCAGCAAATACACATACACTTATCGTAGGATATAATTTTGAAAGTCGAATTGTATTACTTTCAAATCTTAAAGTATTGAAATCATATGTGAATCATTATGATTATGATTTTAGTTTTGAAAATAATCTTCGTTAATTTTAACAAAATACATTACATATAAAAATGTAAGATTTATATGTAATGAAATATATCCCTACTAATTTATCAAATAAAATGACAACAAATGTTATCTCAGATGATATTATCATTCATGTATTAGCTCCAATGTTATGTGATAAAGATAATTTTTCTATATTGACCACAAACAAATACAGTTATAATAGTATAGCTTCAAAGATCAAACTAAAAAATCGATATAACTATACAACTATCGATAAAACAACATTCATTCCAGAATATATTATGCTGGACACTGAAGAATTCAAAAAGGATATTATAACTTCTGCAAAAAATATTTATACTAAGCGTACAAATTCATTATCATCATGCGAAAGTCTTAATTTCATAGCAGTATTCGATGGAAATGAATATGATGATGCTATGTATTTACCAAAAAATACACATACACTTATATTAGGACACAAATTCAAAAGTCAAATCTTTTTGCCTGAGAATCTTAAAGTATTTAAATGTTATGTCGATCCAGATGAATATCATTATAGTTTTGATGATTTACCTTCTACTCTTGAAATACTAAATATAAATGATGTCTTTATTGTATCACAACAATTTCCATCTACTCTTCATACTTTGAAAGTTGGATATAGGTATACATGGCTATTAACTCATCTTCCTATAAATCTCAAAAAATTATCAGTAAATAGTATATTTCCTATTGATATAAACTTTCCTCCAAATCTTGAAGAATTAACATTTGCATATAGTGATCATTATAACAGATTTGCAAACAAAATTCCTACATCACTCAAAAGTCTGAAAATAAAATATTTTTGTGACGAAAAACCAATTAAAACATATCCACCAAATTTACACACTTTAAAACTTGGAGAACAATTTACTGGATCTGTTGATCATCTTCCTTCATCACTTCATACTTTAGAAATAGGTTACTATTTTAATAATTCTGTGAGTCATCTTCCACCAAATTTACATACATTAAAATTCGGAAGCTGTTTTAATCAATCTATTAATCATCTTCCTAAAAATTTACATATATTAGAGTTAGGAAAATATTTTGGTCTTTCAATAGATACATTGCCTTCAAATCTCAAGAAATTATATTTACATCAGGATTATAAATACAAAAAAGAAGTTGAAAGTCAATTCAAACATGTAAAAATTGTATATAATGTTTGAATTATAAATCATTAATAGTATTCATATTTGAATTAAATGTTATCAATAGATTTTTTGGTAAAGTTTGTTTATTTAAAAGTTGATCAAAACATTCTCCCAAATGCAATGTATATAATGTTTTGGGTATATATTCCATTTTGATAGGATGATTGAAAAGTCTTCCAAAGTATAATATATATAAATTTGGAGGTAACACATCTTCATCTAAAGGTCGGTTGAAATATTTTCCAAATCTAAGTGTATGTAAATTTGAAGGAAAATCATGTTTGTTTAAAGGTTGATTAAACCATAATCCAAATTTAAGTGTATGCAAATGTATAGGAAATACAACTTCATTCAAAGGTTGATTGAAATACCATCCAAAATTAAGAGTATGTAAATTTGGAGGTAATACGCCTTCTTTTATTGAACGATTAAAATGTCTACTTAATGTTAATGTATGCAAGCGTTCGGGCAAACTGCCAACTATTAAAGGTTGATTGAATCGTGTTCCTAAATCAAGTGTATGCAAATTATCTGGAAGAACACCTTTATTAATTAACTGATTGAAATAACATCCTACATCAAGTATACGCAAACTAGAAGGAAGAACTCCTTTATTAATAGGTTTATTAAATGGCCAAGTTAAACGTAATGTATGTAAATGAATAGGAAAAATATATTGATTAATGCATCCATTCATTCCTGTATTAAATCTAAGTTCGCGTGCTTCTGGTGGCACATTTGAATATGGAACATCATCAAATGGATAAAGCATATCAAATTTTTTTATTTTATAAATTTTACGTTCAGGAATTGATTTATATACTTTTTCATTGAGATAAATATCAGTTCTACATTTACTCAACATAGAATTGCTGCTAAATAATGCAAGTTTATCATTATCATTAAGCATATCTGCTAATACATGAATAATTAAATCTTTTGAGAATGAATTCATAATTGAAAGATTATTTTTGTACACATTGCATTAGAATTAACATTTTTATTGTATTACAATTATTCATTCATCACTTCTCCGAAATTCATCATCCTTAGTATATCATAAGTAAATTCATTAGATAAAGGTAAATCTTCTTCGATGCGCTGATTATAACCATTCCCTAAATAAATTCTTTTTAATGCGACAGGCATAACTCCTTTTTTAATAGGTTGGTTGAACCAGCGTCCAAAATGTAATATTCGTAATGTATCAGGTAAAACTTCTTTCTCAATAGGTTGATTGAAATCGCGGCCAAAATGTAATATTCGTAATGTAGCAGGTAAAACTTCTTTCTCAATAGGTTGATTAAAATAATCTCCAAATTCGAGTCTTTTCAAGTTTGGAGGTAAAACATTCTTTTTAATAGGCTGATTAAATTCAATAGTCATATATAGTGTATGCAAACTTGCCGGAAAAATACCTTCTTCTAAGGGTTGATTGAAATACCATCCTAAATTTAATGTGTGCAAATTTGGTGGCAAAACTCCTTTGCCGATAGGATGATCAAAATGTCTTCCCATAGTTAATGTGTGTAAACCTATAGGTAAAACACCTTTACCTATAGGTTTATCAAAACTAGTTTCAAAATGAAGTGTATGTAAATTTGCAGGAAAAATATAGTTATCAATAAATTCATTAAATTTATCATGAAATCTAAGTTCATATACTTCTGGTGGTATTTTTATGCACGGATTATCTACAATAAACTTTTTTATTTTATATGTTCTACGTGTAGGCAATGATGAATATATAATTTCATCAAGATATACTTCTATTCTATATTTACTCAGCGTAGAATTGCTACTAAATAATTCAATTTTATCATTATCAAATAACATATCTGCCAATATATGGACAATTATATCTTTTGGTAATGAATTCATTTTCAAATATATTTTATTAGAGAATACAATATATAACATTTTTAGATTGAAAGTTCCCAGTGCCCTTTATTTATGCATAACGTTCTTCAAGTATAGTACATATTTCAATAACATTGTTATCACCTACAATAGCAATTTGATTTTTATCTAAATTTTTAGTAGCTTCATCTAATTTTGCTTGAAACTCTGGACTTATAATGAATGAAGGCCCTGCTTGGTTGCGTGCCTCATCTTCTTCTTTTAATAATGTATTAAATTCATGAAGTTTATCTTGATTTATTTCAAGTTTCTGTAATATATTTAATACAGATTGTTTCCAACGTGGTGTCATTCGAAATTGAGGTAACCGAAGTTGATTTACAAATGGCATAACATCATTGGAGTTTTCATATACTATTTCAAAATATTTTAATAATCTTGACATGTATACACGAGAGCTTCTATTACTCTTTAATATTGCTAAAATATGTGGATGCATTTTATTCATATTTATTATTTTATGTTAAACTTATGCTATTTAACATAAAATATATACAATTCATTTTTTTAACAAAATTGTGGTGATAATATTAATTTTAATTGTGATTCCCAAGCTTCCTCCAAACTTTCATTGACTTCTATCTTGTTTATTAACACAGATGGGATATAAAATGCAGCTGCATGAGTTTTGTTCATATATATTGTTTTAAGATTATTACATTCAATTAATGGTATAAGTGAATGTTTGAAATTATCACTTAATCCAATTATTTCTAAATTAGGTAATTCTTTTAATGGATCAAGTGGTTGATTGAACGAATTACCAAAGTTTATCATTTTTATATTATTGCAATTTGGTAATTCATTCAAAGGTCCATTAAATTTATGTCCAAAATACATATATCCTATATCTTTGGCATGAGGTAAAGGCAACATTATTTCTAGAGATTGTGTATTAATGTAAGATGCCCACAAATTGGGATTATACAATTTGGAATTCATGTTTATGTGTTGATAAATCAAAAGGTAAAATTACTTCACTTTTAATATATGTAATAATTTTGTGTCTAAATATAAAATATTCATTTTTGTTATTTGAATATCCGAAATGTTACATTAATCCTAGGCTCTTTTACTTTAAGTTGTTTGGGCACTCCATGCTTATAATACTTTTGCATTTCCTTTTCCATGCATAACATAGTATTATTCTTTAAAGGAAGTTCATATTTCTTTGTCTTATCTTTAATAGAAGTGATGATAAATCTTCTTGTTGCACCAAAAGAAAAAGAATAGATAGATGAATTGGGTACAAGTTGTCGTTCATCATCGGAATGATTCGATATATATTGTTCTCCGGATTCATAAAAGTTAATCATACATTGATTATAATTTTTGTCAGAATGTTCATTCACAAATGCATTTAATTTCAATAGATAAGGATCAGTAAGTTCAACACTTGGATGAGTAGAACCAGAAAAATAATAGGATCTTCCATAAAATCGTTGATAACGAGGAATTTCAACTTCTTTACCATATATTTGCATTTTATCTTTTGTATTAGGTTTCAATGACCATAATTGTTTAAATCCTTCGTTGTTAAGACATAATTCTTCAGGCAAATCCATAAATGAAATCTGTGAATCTCCCTCGTCCAATTTAAGAATATTATTTTCTGTCATTATTGTATTATGCAATTGTTCGTTAAATTGATTTGTATTCTTTCATTTACATTTTTTTACATTAAAATGATATATTTCTTCTCCTATAGTTAATTTCTGCAAACTATTTGGATAATGTTCGATAAGTGTATTGAAATCGGTATTATAAATTCTTAAATCCTTGAGAGTTGAAGGTAAAGTTCTAATGACACAAGAAAAACGGCAAGAAATTGTCAATGATTGAAGTTTTGGTGGAAGTTTTTCAATTGGATAATTGAATTCTCGAGGGAATGATAATGTTAATTTTCGTAAATTGCATGGAAGATTATCAATTGGGCGATTATAATTCCATGATAAATGCAATTCATACAAATTATTAGGAAGATGATCAATAGATTGGTTGAAATTCTCTGGCAAAAATAATATATGAAGATTGCCAGGAAGATGATCAATAGATTGATTGAAATTGCGGCCAGGTGCTAAATCTAATAATTGAAGATTAATAGGAAGATGATCAATTGGGTGATTAAAATTATATCCTACTGTTAAATCTCGAAGACTTTGAGGAAGATGATTGATAGGTTGATTGAATTTATTAGGCAATTCCAATGTCTGAATGTTAGCGAGTTGCAAATTATCAATTGATCCATTTAATACACAATATGATAAATCTAATACTTCAATCGATGAAGGAAGATCTTCAAAGTTAATTGGATATTCATGTCTGAGATTTCTGACAAATCTATTCAATTCAAGAGATGCTGTAAGATATTTAGGTTTAACCATAATTCTCATTAATTCTTTCGAAAATCCCGAGCCTAATATTAACTTTTTAAGATTAGGTGGAAGTTTATTCAAATACACTTCAAATGCATATCGAAATTTTAATGTTTCTATATTATGTGAAAGTTTATCTATACCTTCATTAATTAAAATACGAATATCGTTTAATATTGTTATTAATGTTTCGTTTTCTAGATTCATTGTATCAACAAGTGGACAATCTTTACGTACAACATCATATACATCAATAGATATATTTGTAGGTATAAATTTTGTATTCAAAACATTTTCTAAACGATGTTGTTCTTTCAATTTTACTTTTGAAACTAAATTGTATATATATTTATTAGTTGTAAATAAACGATAATTGCTAATATCATTCAATATAGGAGATAATTTGTATAAAGTTATATCATGTGTTAACAATTGGATAAAATTATTCATCTTTGTTTATATATAGATTTCAATACATAAGAAAATATTACATTACATTTTTTCACAAACAAAAATATTCATTGCATTACATTTTCAACTTCAATTTTAGTTGTCAATTCAAAAGGAACATACATTTTACGTGCAAGTGCTTTACTCATATGAATTTTCTTAAAATTTTTGCATTCAATTAATGGCACAATAGAATGTTTGAAATTATCTTCAAGATTGATTTCTTCTAGATTTGGTAATTCTTTTAATACATCAAGTGGTTGATTGAAATTTGTACCAAACCAAATGATTCTTATATGTTTATATTTGACCAATTTATCTAATGATCCATTGAAATTAGGTCCACAAAATACATATTCCATATCATCCGAGAGTGTTAAACAATCTTCTAATGTTTCTTCATAGATTGGAAATAATGTTAAATCATCATTGTCATAATCAATATCATCGGCAACCATTGTCATTTTTGAATTTATATTCTTGATTTGTATATAAACTTTATGGATAAATACATATACAAATCATTACATTTTTGGATTTAAAACGCCCTTCAGCCTTCTTTTATTATGCCCCCTTTAGTTTACTGTTATTCGGGGACTACATAATTTTAAGTTCAAATCATAACTCTTATTATAAATATGTAAATGTTCTAACCTAGTTGGAATATGTCCAACAAGAGAATCAAATTGAAATGGTAATTTCAATATAGAAAGAGTTGATGGCAATTTATTTATAGGCTGATTAAATGATCCGAAAAAATATACTTCTAAAGTATGTAAATTATTAGGAAGATTATCAATTGATTGATCAAATCCACTTCCTAATTTCAAATGTTTCAAAGTTGATGGAAGATGATTAATTGGATAATTGAAAGTATGCGAATGCAACATATGCAATATATGCAAATTGTGTGGAAGATTATCAATGGATT